AGTTCGTCGAAGTCAGCGACGACGGAACGTTCTACGACCGCCGTCTCCGCTTCCTTACCGCAGCAAGCCTGTTCTTCCAGAACCTCGTGAACTACTGGGCCCGCGAAGAAATCGAACGCGGCATACACGAAGACAACGCCCGCCGCAACGCGGCATGCGCCCCGCAAGCGCTTGGGTAAACATGTTCACGGGATATTTCGACAGGACCAGCCGCTATATCGCGCTCGGCTACACCCCGGTGTCAATCGCCCTGTACACGCCCGCGTGGTTCAGCGGCTTCCGCTACCCGAAGCTCGCCCCGAAGAAAGGTTTCTTCAAGGAGTGGAAATACGGCAGCCACAAGGGCGACAACAAGTATTACATCGAGCGCTTCAACGAGGAAGTCCTGATGCCGATTTGCCAGCGCGGCGTCGCCATCAGGGAACTCGAAGCCCTCACCAAAGTCCCCCATTCGAAGATAGTCCTCCTGTGCTACGAGAAGCCGGGGGACTTCTGTCACAGGCACCTGGTGGCCGACTGGTTCGGCAAAGAGTGGTGCAAGGAACTCAACCTGGAGAAACCAAGATGAACGAACGCAGCGAACTGGACTACAACGAGAACGTCATGTTCGACGGCATTTTGACACGCATCGTCGGAAAGACGTGCATCATAATCGAGGATCCGAGGGAACTGGACATCCTCAAACGCCTGGCAGAAAAAGAGCCGCTTCGTCTCAGCCAATACGGGCTCACCCTCGAAGGCAACCTGCTGAGGTCGGGACAGCATGCAACCCCGCCGGACGGCAACTATACCCCGCTGGACTACGCCAGGACGGGTCTGTGCTGCGACCTGGTGAACCTCAAATATACCGGCAGCAAGACGACCGAGGAGCGCTGCAAGCTGCTCGCCGGCATCATCAACAAGGTCATCCCGGAAAAGCTGCACCGCTTCATCGAGATGTCCCAGGACATGGCCTGGGGCGGGTTCGGGCACGCGGAAATCCCGGAGCACATGCTGATGGGCATGAAGATGGAACTGCTCCAGTTCATCTCGAAACTTTAACCTTCATGAAAACAGAAAAGACGCGGGCGACCGCGTCTTTTTTGTATTTTCGGGAACCTATATCTCCTCGTAGTAGTATTCCCCAATCTTCTTGCCTTTCTTCTCCTGCTCGATGGCCGCGTGGATAAACGTGAGCGCATCCGCATACAGGAGGAAGAACACCGGGTCCTGGAACACGGAATACAGGATGAGTGAACCCATTGCCGTATCTATCGAGTAGGACTTGTACCGGTGCCAGAAGAACCGACCCTTCCACTGGGGATAGGCGTTCATCAACAGCTTGTTACAGACGATGCGGTGCTTCTTGTCGATCTGCATCACGCACCGCCCGCGGAACTTGCGCTCGACCTTGGCTTCGTCAGGAGACCTTAGCATTCTTGTCCTCTACTTCGACGACTGGCGTTTCACCGTTGGAGGCCTTCCGCAAGCCATCCGCGGCCCGGATATAGGTGGCAGCGATGTTCGAGAGGAACACGGCGTTCTTGAAGTCCGTCGCATAGGTGAGGAGCGCCCCGAGGCCGGTGACGGAACCGTAAGTATTGTAGCGGTCGAGCTTCCCGGAACTGAAATACAGCGAAGTGATGTCCGCGGTCAGGAACCTGCATTTTTCGAGGTCGGACGGGGACCATTCATAGTGGACGCGCTTGACGCTGCCTTCCCCGGTAAGCCCCTTGTTGCACAGCTTCTCGAACTCGCTCGCCTTGACCGAGGAGAACCTGACCCCGCGGAAGTTTTCCGGCCAGGACGGGCCGAGGACCAGGCAGAGCTCGTTGAGCACGCCGCGGTCGTTCTTGGTATTGCGCGTAGTCGCCACGAACTCGATGTCCAGGCTCTTGAAGGTGTGACGCATGAAGTCGGAAAAGTCTCCGACGCAGTTGGAAAATTCCCTGCGGGACAGGTCCGCAGCCAGCGACATACTGGAAGTTTCTTGTTTCTTATTGCTCATAGTAATCTCCTTGCAGGAAAAATACAAAATTAGGCGCCAGGTTCCACGCCGTCATCCGGCTTTTCTCGATGGCTGCCGATCCGCATGACGACGGCGAACACGATGGCGACCCACAGGACGGTGGACGGGATGCCGACAACCAGATAGGCGAACCCGGGCGGGAACCACCCGTTGCAGTTTCCGTATATGCACAGGAGCAACGGCCATACGCACAGGGCGATGACCGTGGCCAGCGTCGGAAACAGGAGGGCGACGCCGGTCACAAAATCCAGCGGAGGGCCGAATATCGAGACGACCCGGTCAACGACGAGGCTAATCCTTTTCATCGGGGAGCTCCAGGCCGCGTTCCTTCAAGTACCAGAACCTTGCGGAATAGTATTCCGGCGTATACCCGCCCTCGGCGTTGGCGTCGTTACAGGTCCCGTGGGACCCGAACCAATCGACCTCGAACTCGTAGAGGGCCTCCTTCAACCGGTCGTCCGTGTCGGTTGCGGAACCGTCATTCCGGTCAAGCCAGTCGCGACACTTTTCGGCTTGCCAGTCGACCCGGCCGTTCCTCACTTCATCAGACATCGTGTTCATCCTCCCTCGCGACAGTCTCCATCTGTTCGTGGTATGCGCGATAGGAAGTGAGGAAATTTTCCGCATAGATTGCCGCGCGGACAAGGTCCGGGTGGAGCCCGGGGATGTTGGAGATTTCGCGCAAAACGGTGGTCGCGTAGTCAATTTCACCGATCTTGTTGTCGGTCCCCCAGCTCATCGCCGTGGCCACGGTGTTCTCGATGCGGGTGCGGACGATTTCCGCGTCCGGGCAGTTGCCGTTGAGGAAGGCGCACATCGCGCGGGCTTCTTCCTCGTCCTGGTAGAAGCGACGGTCGAAGCAGTGGTTGTCCGCCCAGTTCTTCGCGCACTTCAAGGTCGGTTCGTCACGCTTGAGCGTGTAGGGCTTGAACCTGAACTTTCCGCCGGCACCGACATAGATGTAGTACACGGTGGATTCCTTGATCTTGTTCTTCACCGCGTTCTCCAAGTCGAACGGGGCAATGGGGCCGCGTTCGCGGCATGCCTGGATGAAGGCTTCCGAGTTGATTTTCGGCAGCTTTGCCAGACGTTCGCGAAGTTCACTGATTGATGCGTATTCGCTCATCATCTTCTCCTTATGAAAACTCTGTAATAGATGCACTTCGGCATCCCGTTCTCGTCGAGCAGGTAGCTGTTCTGCACCCGCCAGTTCTTGTAGTAGGCCTTGTACGCCTTCTGCCGTTCCTCCGGCGGGGGCGTAAAGAACTCGCACTCGCCGAATACCCACGCGGTGTCCCCGCTCCGGCCAAGGACCTCGAACTGCTTCGGGTCGAAATGGTCGAAGAACGTAATCGGGACGCCCATCACCCCGTAGTAGTCCTTCGGGATGTCGGAAACCCTGTCGACGTTGATCGCGTCGAAGTTCTCGAACTTGGGGTATTTCGCCGGGTCGTAGGTGGCCCGCAGACAGATGCCTCGCTCGTCTTCCGTCCGGGGGACGAACATGTTCGTGTACCACCGGCAAAGGCCGGTGACCTTCTCGGTCTCGCCTTCCGGCGTCTCGAACTCGTCCGGGGAGGTGATGCCGAGCTGGATCCTGCCGGAACGCATCTTGCGGAACACCTCGTTGTAGTTGACGCAGTTCTTGTTGCCGATGACATAGAAGTCCCTGTCGGCGCCGTCGGCCCAGTCCACGAAGTCCCGGAAGCAGTTCCCGCACCAGGTCGCCAGGCCGTTCCTGCGGACGAGCATGGTATGGTTGCGGTCGAGTTCCAGGCAGTGCACGGTCCCGTCATACTGGACCTTCTCCGGCACTGGATAGTCCGTATTGCGCTTCTTGGTCTCGATTGCCCAGTTCGCCATCCAGTAGGGGTTTCCCTTGGACTTGCGCTGGATGAACTGCACGAGCACGCCGCGCACTTTCAGGATGAGCTCCTGCAGGCCCTCGCACAGCTTCGGGGCGGTGCTGCCGATTGCCTGGCTCACCTTCCCGCCGATGTGGGAGAGATGGGAGTTGCCCTTCATGTAGCCGTCGAGGAAGCGGGCCATGTAGGCCGGTTCCATGTAGAGGACTTCCGTCGGGAACTTCTTCTCGATGCCCTTGCCGAACTTCGCGAGGTAGGTCCACAGCTGCTTGCTGTAAACGGTGTAGTTGTGGTTCCTAGTCTTGGAGGAACGCTCGACCTTGCACGGGAAGCCTATCTTGGCGTAGAGGTCGATGACGTACTTCTCGTTCTCCTCGTTCTGCTTGATGCTGATCGTGTAGCGGGGATTGCCGTTGACATTGTTGCCGAAACGGACGCAGCCGTCGGCGAGCCAGAACCCGAGGAACTCCAGCCAGTCGCCCATCGGGATTTTCTTTTCCGGGACGGTGATGTCCTTGTGGGTGTAGCGCTCGTTCTGCATGACGCTCGGGAGAGTGAAGAACTCCTCGTGGATGCCGCTCCAGTCGTATTCCAGCCCGCGGATAGGCACCGAGTGGTAGTGGGGGACCACCTCGTCGGCGCGGCAGAACAGGTCCTTGCGCTCGTTGCAGATCATGCGGTGGTTTCCGGTCACCATGAGGTCCATGCCGGACTTCTTGAAGTGGAACAGCTCGCCCTTGTACGGGGTGTCGTAGAAACGAACGATGCGGGCGTATTCGACCTTGCGGGTTGCCGGGTCCATGCTGAGGACGAGGTCGCCCGGCTTGACGGCGGTAAACAGCTTCCAGCCTCCGTCGGTGAGCACCTCGGTATCTGAAGAGAAACAGCTGAAAGGGGGGTTGGTCACGACCAGGTCGGAATGCTGCATGAACTTCGTGATTTCCGGGGAACGGAAGTCCCCGTCGCCATCCAGCACCCAGCGGACGACGTTGACGCTACCGTCCTGTTTGAGCGTAACCGTCTCCGCGTGGCCGCGATGGCCCGGGACATAGCTGGTACAGGTGAGCCTGCGGAGACCCAGACCCTGGAAGTTGTCGATGAAGAAGTCACGGAACCCCGTATGTTCGAGGTCGTTACACGGGCACAGGACGGTGCGGTTGGCGAAGAAGCCGGGGTCACGCTCGAACAGCGCCTTCATTTCATGGGAGACTGCGCTGTAACTGGTGTAGAACTCGTCATTCTTGGCCGTCTTGGCCTCTCTCAAATTGCGGTTCTTGGACATCATACCCTGAAATCGTTGAGTGTATTGACGATGAAGAACAGCCTGAGCATCCTGGCCTGTTCGATTGCCTTGTTGACGCGGTCGTGCTTGTCATAAATGGTAGTGTCGCTGCCCGCATTACGGATTTCTTCCAGGCATGCGGCATCACCAATCGCGTCGCCGAGGTTCTTGCCGACGTAGCTGGCGTTGAGCGCCGCCTTGAGGGCGCACGCGATGTTCTTGGCGAGGAGCTTCGCGGTATGGCTACCGGTGCCCTGGTTTGTGTTGATTGCGACATAGCGCTTCGCGTCGCGATTGATTCGGAGGGCAGCCATGGCGAGGGCCTTGATGTCCATGTCGGGAGTGATCGAAGTGGATGCGTTGGAAACGTCAACGCCGGGGATTTCGCTCGGGAGGAACGGCCAGTCGGCAGCGAACGGCGGGCGTTCGAGTTCGCCTTCATACGGCTTCTTTTCGGTTACGAGCATCTTGGAGAGCGGGACAACAACGGTTTCATTTTCGTTTGACATATTTTTACCTCTGCCTGAAATATAGCAAAAACCCACCGTATGCGGTGGGTTCCTGTAAAAATCTGCCGATTTACGCTAATCGGCGGGTCCGAGGTCGGTAAACCCGATAACATCCGTGACAGTCAGGGCGCTGTCGTTCGATTGTTCATGCACCTGGCAGCAGAGGTCGTCGTACAGGGCAGCGCCGGTCTTGTTGCTTTTCAGCCGATAGGGCAGCCCGTCCTTCGTCGGGATCGAACCTTCATGGTCCGGGTTCACCGCACGGATGCGCGTATTCACCAGATAGAGATGCGGCGCCGGGCCGTCGCTAATCTTGGTGAAGCGGTATTTCGCGGTAGCTTCCGGGTAGGCCGCACGGTCAACCTCGGAAAGGAACATTTCCTTCGGTCGGGCGTAGATGCCGTCCTTGTGGTTGGTCTTCCCCGCGTTGCCCATGCACTTGTAGATGACGAGTTCCTCGCCTGTCTCGGAGTGCTTGGCGACGGTAATCACCTGGGAAGTGGCGCCCTTGAAGTGCGCCCAGGTGCTGCCGGGGGTGATAGTTCTGTCTTTGTTTTCTTCGTTAGTCATTGCTGTACCCTGTTGAATAGAGGACCGGATCGTCGTTGAACTCCTTCCCGGTGTCCTTGGCAAGCTGTTTTGCGATTTCTTCCGCCGCGGAAAAATCTTCCTTTGCCTGGCGATCGTGGATTGCGCAATACGCTTCGAACGACCACGGGCGGATGACCGGAACGTAGATGCTTACCGAACTCATCTTTTCATGCGTCTTAATCTGGTGGCGGAACGATTCGGTGCAGTATGCTTTCCAGTTTTCAAAAAGCTCCTTGCGTTCGGTATCGGCACATACCTTGCATACCTGGGCAAAGCCTGCCGGAGTAAGGGTAATGCGTCCCACCATGTCCAGGTCGCGGTCAAAGTCCACGTTTGTGACGGATTTCACCACGCGCTGGGTAGTTGCGTCAAAATACGAACCGAAACGGTCGGCATACTTTTCTTCTATCGACGAAACGATGGCGTTGAAAACGTCGCGTGCCGTTTCGCCAAGATTGCGTTCAAGCTGGTCGCGAATGTAGCTAATCTTCAGTTTTTCTTCCGCGTTTTCCAGGCACTTGTCGAGCGGGGCGTCATTGAAGAAACGCTTGCTTCCCGCGGCCGGGTTAAAGAATCCGTGTGCCCAGTGAATGGAACTGAGGTGGGTCTGCAACCATCCATGGTAATTGGTTTTCTGTTCGTAGTCCACGGAGGCGTTCCAGTCGCGAATGCCACTGCCGTCGCCAATGCGGGGAGACCTGACCTGGTAAGTGTGCCCGCCGACAGAAACGGATGTGTCGTAGATGTCATACAGGACCTTGTTATCGGTCGTCCAGCAATAATTGTTGTTGTTGTCGCCGATTTCCGCAGAAATCAGCAAATAGATATTGTAGATGCGGAAACGGCCAACCTCGCGGCGTTCGTCCGTTCCGAGGGCGTCACGCGCCGTAATCGAATAGCTGGGGATGTCCAAGTTTTCAATCTTGAACATGCGGGTGCGCTTGGTCTGTGTGTGCATCGTGAAGCCGGGGACCTGCACTTCTTTCAGGTCAAGGCCGGCAAAATGGAATTGTTCTGACATGTGTAACCTCTTTCGTTGACTGAAATATAGCAAAAACGAAAATTGCTATATTTCAGTTATCAAAGAGGTAACTACTATGGATATTGGAAGCAACAACTCATACCCGGCAGGAACCCTCAGCAACTTCGCCCCTCACCCGTTCACGTTCGACGGGGTGGAGTGCGCCTCGATGGAAGGCTTCCTGCAATCGCTCAAGTTCTCCAACCCGGAGATGCAGATCTACGTATGCTCTCTCGTGGGCATCAAGGCAAAGCACAAGGGCAAGCACAAGAACTGGTACCGCGACCAGACGCTCTACTGGAAGGGCATCCCCATCAAGCGTGACTCCGAAGCATACCAGATCCTGCTGAACCGCGCATACAACCAGCTGAACAAGAACCCCGGGTTCCGCAGCGCACTGCTCGCGACCAACAAGGCGACGCTCACCCACTCCGTGGGAAAGCACGACACCCACCACACGGTGCTGACCGTCCAGGAGTTCTGCTCCCGCCTCACATACTTGCGTGACGTGGGAGACCTCCCGGAGACATCCGCAAAGGCCTAGTCCTTGGCCTCTTGCTTGACGAGCTGACTATCAATGGTCGGCTCGTTTCTTTTTATTGTGGCGGCAAGGTAGGCGAATGCGGTCGCCAGCGTATTCTTTACGTAGTTGAACAGTGCGATGTAGTCGGCATCGCAGAACTTGTCCAGTTCGACGCCGACTATCGCGTTCTCGTTCTCCCCGTTCTTGTCGCAGGGAACGACGGCAAAACCGCTCGCGCTCACGATCACCGGGGAGGCAAGGGACTTGCGCCTGGCCAGTGCAAGGCGGATTGCCGGAATGAACGCGACCCCGTCTTCGTTGATTACGAAGAACTCGCCGAGCGTGTCGTCCAGGTGGGTGTATATGCGCTTGGCGTTCCATTTCCCGGTATGGACCTTGATGAACTCGCGCAGCTGGGAAACCACCCTCTCCACGTCGGCATCGGTAACATCCGCCCACTCCCTGTGCTTGTTCTCGCCGTATGAAAGACGGAACAGGTGGCTACCGCCATCCTTCCCGACAATGTCGGTGAACATGCCTTTGTGCCCGGCGATGTCAAGCGTCCAGCCCCTTGTGTGCATGTCGCTCGCGGCACCCGGGCCGACATACCGGATGGTCGTCATGTTGAACTCGAACAGGCCGTCGAAGTCGCCCTTCTTCGGGTCACCGAACTCCTTGACCATCCGCTCGGCGAACGTGTCGAGTTCCCATTTCGGCAGTATTTCCGCACAGTCGGAATAGAACTCCTGCTTGCCGTCCTCGGTCTTCACCACTACGGGCATGGCGAGCGCCGGGACGAGTGCACAGACCTGTGCCACCTTGACCTCGGTCTTCTTGCCGGCAATCGGCCCGTTCCCGACCAGCATGCCGTGCGGCGTAAAGTTTTTCTCATCCCGCTTGATGTCCACCGGCAACAGGCGCATGCCGTCCCGCTCGAACGGGGTGCGGTCGTCATGGCAGAACCTGTAGTATTCGCGTTGAAATGCTTGAAGTGTTCGCATATATGCCTCCGTCCCAAATATACATTTTTCCTGCCGGATAACCTAGTTTCATCGCATGAGCAAACACATCAAACGCAAATCCTTACGAGCACGCCTGGTTGATACGTTCATCCGCCCGTTCATCCCCGAAGTCGTCATCCCGGACCTTTCCGACAGCGTAGTCGAATGCGGCTACAAGGGCGACTACTTCCAGCTCCGGTTCCTCAACCGGAAGAAAAGGCGTTAATCGCTTGGACCGGCGCCGGCATTTTTGTATATTTAATGTCACAGCCGTTTCTAGAGCGGACCGAAACATCCCACCGAACCTAAGACGGCAGGCATTAGCTCCTCCCCTGGTAGCGAAATCGTCTGCGCGGTCGGACGTGCAAACTGTGCGTCACGTAGTGGCCGGATCGTAAGCCGGACGAGTTGGCAGCCTCGGGATGATCAAACCCGGTAACGGAAAACTGCCACCCCTTTTATACGGAGACATCATGAACGACGCAGAAAGACTTGCAGAACTTGCCAATCTCCCGGCAATCGAACGCGTTTACAAGACCCACCTTCAGGAATTTGAACGAATGACTCTTGCGGCAGGCGTCCGCGGCTGCCCCGTCGACATCATGAAGAAGAACTTCTTCGAGATGCAGTTCGCCGGTGCCGGCCAGAAGGCGGACGACATCCGCGTGAACGAGATGTACCAGATGCAGCATGACCTCATCCAGAAGCTCAAGGACAACGGGTTCAAGGTCACGGAAGACAAGCCGTCCAACATCATCACCCTCGACAATGCGGCATCTGACCCGCGCGTACAGCAGAAGAAGGAATTCGAGAAGCGCTTTCTCGAGACCCGCTTCATCGTCGAATGGTAACCAAAAGTCATTCCGGGTGCCGGAACGAAAAACGCCGCAGTTTCCTGCGGCGTCTTTGTTTTATTTGTACAGGTGCGGGACCATGACATCGTTGCGTATTGTGACGCCAGGCCTAATTATGTCCCCGTAGTCAATGAACGCCGGGTCAATATCGTCCCCGCCCAGGGTTTCCATGCCGAATTGCAACGAGACTGCACGCGTATTATAGCCCTCATTGCGGCTTCTCCCGCAGGAATGGCAATCATCGCAGTCGCAAATTACCACATGGAGCAACCACTGGCGAGGACCGGCAAAGACGCTCTTGATCGCCATGTCCCCGCTGGGCCCGTAGATTATCGCACGTTCCTCATCGGTGAACTTGGCATACACCGTGCAGGCAATCGAGGGCGCTTCGCAGCTGAGCGGGAGACCGCCCAAGCCGTGCTTCTCCACGAACTCGGTAACCATGGCCTTGTCCCACTTGATGAGCGGGAACGTATAGGACGGCTTGCGGGCAACCTGGCTCTCGAACTCCGGTGCATGGTTTCCGTACAGGTGACTGAGCGCAAACGTGCCGTCATAAAGTTTCCGCATGTCCTCGATGAACGTCTCGGACTGGTCCCCCTTGACAATTCCCATCTGCACCTCGTCCAGCAGGGACGTGATTTGCGGGTTGATGTAGGCAAGGCTGAACGTATTGACCGGCTGCTGGATGAAACCCTCGAACTTGCCGCCATAGTTACACGTCCCGGCAGGGAAATTGATGCCACGATACATAGGCATCAGGATGCCCGGGCCCTTGTAGGTCTTCGATATTGCGGCAAGCATCGTATATGCGAGTATCGGGGCAACTTTAAACTCGGAGTTAATCCAGTTGTAAATCGGTAAGACGACCTTTCCCTCGTCCAGGTTCTTGAGGACTAGCGCCGTGCTGTCCAGGCCTCCGGTAAACAGGACGCCTACCGCATTGGTCGGCTGGCCATATTCCCAATCGGGATTGAGCGTCCTGATTGCCGACGTGAGCCGGTCCGGGTAGCCATCCGTCCTGGAAAACGCATTCTTGACCATGTCCTCGACCACATCCACTTGCGGGTAGCTCGTGCTCCAAAAATCGTAGGTATCTTTCTGCATGTGGCTAATCATGGTGAACCCGAGCGCATCCATGACTTCCTGCTTGCGCTCGCGGTAGAGAATGGGTACCCGGCGGTCAAACACCTTGGTGTCGATGTCTAATCCCTGCATGCGGATGCCGAACCGCTCCCTGAATGGGAACCTGGCAACCCATTCATTCGCAAACTTTTCTGCACGAACGGGAAACCCGACGGAATTATTCGGTTCCATCAGTTCCATGTCAGCTTTACTACTCATCGGCTTCCTCCTTGAAGACAGTCTTGATGCCATCGTGGAAGTCGCCCTTGTTCATGTCGGCAGCCAGCTTGGTAATGCGTGTCCAGGCAATCTCGAAGTATTCCTTGTCGATTTCCATGCCGATGAACGTGCGTCCTTCCTTCAGCGCGGCAAGGCCTGTACTGCCGCATCCCATGCAGTTGTCAAGGACGACATCGCCCGGTTCCGTGTAGGAACGGATAAGCCAGGAAAGAAGTTCCACGGGCTTTTCCGTGCGGTGTTCGGACTTGGACGGGTGCGGTTTCGGGATGTCGATGATGGACACCGGGTATTTCTGGGTGCTACCCTTGCGGACGTCGTCCGTGGCCTTGAACTTGCCGTAGTTGTTGTTCACCATGTCCTTAGACATGTAGGACTTGCCGCGGCCGTGGAGGGGCTTCCCTTCATGGAACTGCGGGTGGAACTTCGGCATGGTCTTGTAGAACACGGCGAGCTGCTCGTGGGAGCGGAGAGGCATGCGCTTGGCGTTCAGGAACCCGGTGACGAGTTTCTTGTTCCAGACCAGGTCGTAGCGGAACAGCTTGCGCTTGGACTGCACCAGGTCAACGTAGAACAGGCCCTGGGCGAACAGGACGATTGCCCCGTCGTCCTTGATGACGCGTTCATACTGTTCCCATAGGGGCGCGAAGGCAATACGCTTGTCGTGCGGGTTGTGCGTGACGCCGTAGGGGAGGTCACATAGGATCATATCGACCGACTTGGGGGCGAGCTTCTTCATCTCCTCCAGACAGTCACCGAAAAACAGCGAATAGGACATTTTCAAATTCCAAAAGAAAGCCGCGGGACGGAATTGCCCCGCGGCCGGGTTTCTTGGTTAGTTGTTACCAGGGGTTCTTGGGCGTAGCGTCTTGCCTGGGCTGCTGGACTGCATCGAGCACGGCGCCGGCGAGCTGCTTGACGTTTTCCTGGGAGAGCGCCTGCTGGGCCTGGTCCTGCTGGGCCTCCTGCATGCCCTTGCCAATCATCTTGCCGGCAAGAGCACCGCCGAGAAGGCTGTTGACCGCATTGGGAAGGCTGAACCCGAGCGAATCCGTAAGGCCGTCCGAGACCTGCTTGATGGTCTTGGTGACGCTTTCGGTGAGCTTTGCCGGACCGCCGTCGTAGATGGTGATGTTGCCAATCTTTTCCATCGGCTTTGCGGCTGCAGCGGTCATTGCCGGGAGCTGTTCGAAGAACTTTTCCGTGGCCTTGATGCGCATTTCGGTAATCGGGGCTTCGCCATACTTGTTCATGGCGTCGGCCTTCTTGTCGATTGCTTCGGCTTCGGCAAGACCCTTGGCCTTGATTGCGTCAGCTTCGGCGAGACCGGTTGCCTTGATTGCGTTGGCTTCGTTGGTTGCCTTGTGGAGGTTTGCGTCTGCGATTGCGGTGATACCCTTTGCCTTCTGTTCCTGGTCGTAGAGGTCACCTTCAGCGGACTTCTGGCGCTGGACGAGGCCTGCGTCTGCATCCTTGGAGCGGCGATAAAGGTCGGCTTCGGCGTCCGTCTTTGCCTTGTAAAGTTCGGCATCGGCGTCCTTCTGTGCCTTATAGTAGGCAGCGTCGGAATCGTGGATCTGTGCCTTGTAGTTGGCTTCGGCCTTCTTTTCGATTTCGGCCTGGAGTTCACGTTCGCGGACAGACACCTTGCGTTCGCTGAGCTCGATATTCTTTTCTTCCGCCGCGATGTTCGCTTCCGCGTCGGCGATGTTGATGAGCTTCTGCTGCTGTTTCAGCTTGATTTCGTAAGCGGTGTCTGCATCGGCCTTCTTAGTCTGTTCAATCTGGGCGAGTTCGTGCTTCTTGACTTCGAGGTCGTTCTGGCGCTTGGCAATGGCAAGACCGTTTTCGACTTCGACATCGTTTGCACGCTTGTCGGCTTCGGCCTTTGCGATACGGATGTCCGCATCCGCAGCTGCCCTTGCGTTGGCGGCTGTCTTAAGAATGGCCGTGGCGCGTTCCGTACCGAGTTCCTTGATCATGCTGTGCTTGACACCTTCGCCGTCGATGTATTCGTCGTCGAACTTCTGGATGTTGAAGGTATCGAGACGGATGCCGAGCTTTTGGAGGTCCTTGGTTGCACTTGCGTTCACGAGGCGGGTGATTTCATCGCGCTTGCTGACGAGGTCCTCAATCTTGATCTGGCCGATAACTTCACGCAGCGAACCATCCAAAATATTGTCAATCATGCTCGCGATGCTGCTATTGACCTTCCTGGACGAAAATTCGGACTTGTCACTAATCTTGCTCGTATCGCCGGATTCCATGTTAAGGAAGTTCTGTGCGGCGATTGCAATATGTTCCGCGGTCGCATCAACCTTTGCCGTAGCAACCGCATCAACCTTGACGAACATGCAGTCGATGGTCGGGACCGGATCGGTCTTGTTGATGAGGATGGTCATGATCTTCAAGTCAACGATGTCAAGTCGTTCGATGAACGGGATGCGGAAGCCGGCGCGGCCCACGAGGACCTTCGGTTTTTCACGCCAACCGGAAATGATAAATGCCTTGTCAGGCGGTGCCTTGACGTAGCCGACCATGAAAATGATTGCCAGGATTACTGCTCCGGCAATGATACAGATGAGTGGGATAGACATTGATTGTCCTCTTTTGTTGAAGTGTCTAGCTCCCCGACCGCAACCACGGAAAGTTCGTCACGGTTCATCCCCCTGCGCTTCATGATACGGTCGACGAGAAGGTCTGCGTCGCCCCGTGTCCGCGAAGACGCGGTATGCCCCATGTAAAACTTACCGAACGTGCACGTGCCGCTATCCACCAGGTATAGCCCGTCCGAGTTACGCTTGACTAGATAGAATAACACTTTGTCGGCTCGCATGCGTGAAATATAGCAAAATTCAAGATAGGAAAACTGGCCCGAAATTGCTATATTTTGTGTAGGAGATACGCAAATGCAGACACACGCCCGGGAAGCCTATTTAAGCTCGTTAAAAGAAAAATATTCCGTCGAAATCGCCAGGACGCGGGACAGCATAGTCCAGCTCTCCGGCAACGACGCGGCAAAGACCACCAAGCTGTTTCTCGAATCCAGGCTGGGCCGACTGGAACGCAGGCACAAGGAACTCGACATGGAGGTTTCCTCGGCGCCAGACAAGGAAATCAAGATCGCCGAGCCGGAAGTCACCCCATACGAGACAGATTTCGACGCAATCCGGGATGCCGTATATGGCTTGACCGGGGAACTGGTCCCGTATTCAATGATGCCGAAATACTGGAAGGACCTGGCCAACCGGTATGCTGAAATCAAATCGTTCGAAGGCAAATACGCCTCCCCGAACACGCTCGAGAAACTGAAAAGGATGCAACGAGACCTCGGCGACCTGGTAAACGACATCAAAAACGAGGCATCGGTGAACCCGTATGGGTACAATGCCGCATTTTGCGGAGTTTCATTGGAACCGGGCCTATCATTCGAAGCCAAACCGCAGGATAGACGACCCGCGTACAGCAAAAAACGTCGCAGGAGGATGTCCTACGACGAGAGGAAGGCTGCGTTCGATGCAGGTGTCAAGGTGTCGGTCCAGGACAACTCCCCGTTATGTAACGTTCCAGGCGGTCTCAGACTCGAGTCGGAATCGAACTGGTAGCGTCTTCCACAAAGCGGCCATCCTTCTTGCGGAGGATGCGCTGGTTGGAACTTCCACGGAACCTCAGTGCGAGGTCCCGTTTTTGTTGGATGAACGGGCCGTCAACGAGCACGTCGGCCAGTTTCAGGATTTCCCCGGTAACGCCAGGCACATGCTTCCTTCCGCCCGGATAGAGGTCGCGCTCCATCACGTAGCCGGTATAGAGCCAGATGTTCTTCTCCGGGAGCTCCGCCCTGAACTTCCTGAGAAGTTCGAGCACGGCCGGCTGGTTCTCCTCCTCCATCGGTTCACCGCCGAGGACTGTAATGCCCGCGATATAGGGCTTCCGGCACGCCTCGATAATCTCGTTAGCCTCGATTTCGGTGAACTCCTTGCCGTATGAGAAGTCCCACGTAGCCTCGTTGAAGCACCCGGGACAATGGTTCCGGCAGCCTGACACGAACAGCGTCACGCGGCAGCCTTCGCCGTCCACGATGGACATCGGATCAATCTTTGAAAAGTTCATATACCATCCTTATATAATGAAATTCCAACCTTTCGTTTAAATAGGCCACAACGGTTCTTGCCGTCATCGACTTCTGGGCCAATAAATATGTAATTCGGTGCAATGACATGCTCCTTAATCAAGGAAACCCATTGTTTAAATGTAATATCCGACATTTCGTCCGGTGTTCCCTTCCAGTGCTCATACTGCTTTCCAAACGGCGGGCAAACAACAACCACCTTGTTCGTGTGCACCACCTGTGCCAAAACATCACGCCTAGTCCACCCATACCAATTACAGAACCGGTCATTGATGTCATAGGCCTCAATATCTCCGCACATACCGCGAGTTTCAAACCACCGTCTGACACCGCGAACTATGCCGCCAAACCCAGCCATTGGGCAATACACACCGGGGCTTAAATCTACACCGGATTCCTCAATAATTCGCAACAGTTCGGTTTCGTGTAATGCAGTTACTTTCGGCGCGATCTTTGCAATAGTAAACCTATCCAGGACCTTATCAAAGTAATTTCCACTCAGCAGAGATTTGATATATCTTGTGCAGAATGCCGGATATTTTCCAGAAACGAGAGCGTCGTTCAATGTCTTTACTAAATTAAGAACACCTTTACGAACCAACACCGGGTCTGCCCATGCAGTGCGGGGATCAGTATGCCCGGGAACAAAGCAATCCCAAATGGGATGTGATGCAGGCCATTTCGCATTGCCCGGGAACTCGGTATGCAAGCATTGCTCAACGATAGCATCAATACTCAACGATTTTCCAAATACGGCATCAATAAACGCAAATACATCGCATTTTGTTATAAGTGTGATATTGTTTGCTAAAATGCACTCCAGTTTCGCATGCTCCTTAGTGTTCGGGGTCTGCATATATTTATACAGGTGCTCGCCCTTAACCTCGTAAAAATGGCCATTTATTTTGAAATCTGGAAAGAACATGTGTTCTTTACCGGCATATTCATAACGAATAGATTCCTTCGGATGATAAATAAATGGCAATTTAGCGGCATTCAAGAAATTATATAGTGCATACTCATACGACGAGTCAAATGTAATTTCACCCACCTTGAATTTATGCCACATTTTTGATTGAAACGAAACAGTCTGCGAAAACGACCTAACGCCAAACCGTTCTGTGCAAGTATTCTGCATTTGCGCAACATTATGGTAATTCCGATCGCCATATAGTGCCTTGCATGTGGCGTACTGGCCAGCCTCACGCAGTTCGGGGGAACTCCAATTATGCCGATACCCAAAGCGTGCCAAGCAAGTTTGCTCCACCTTTTCGCGAATTGCCCGCTTTTTTTCGTCCGGCAATGCAATTAGCGCATCCCTCGCTTTTTTGCGGTAGACCGGGTTATTCATTGCATTATTCTTGCCACGCAATACGCTAGTACACTCCGGGCATCCGCAAACATTATGGTAATGCGTTCCCAACCACTTTGCTCGGCCACCGCATACCTCACATACTTGTGGTTTAACTCCCAGATATGTATTATAGTAGTTTTCAATATCTACATCAGGGTGATATTTTTTCAGATGCCTATTCAGCATCGGCAAATTCTTTGTGCCTTGACCACATATTTCGCAATGGTATGGATAGTCAATAATTGGTTTTACCTTAATTTTGTCTGGGTGGCGACAGGCCTTACCATATCGAGCATACATTGTCCGGTGCTGCGCCTTTCTGACACATGTGGGATCACAACAAGTTTCGTAATAACCATAATGGCTAACAAACCCACACTCTTTGCCGCAATAGGGACACAGGTGCTCGCTTCCATCAATGAAAGTGTCATAATACTCCTTATATGACATTTTATGGGTGCGCTGGATGTGATTAGTCAACCCGGTTTTGCCAAACGGCTTATTACAAATTTTACAAATGAAATTGAGCTCCATAGGTATCCCCGAAAATCAATTATCTTCTCATGGAAATATAGCAAAATACAGTTTAGAAACCAAACAAAAAGTGCAGCCGTTCGACGGCTGCACTTATTTTAAGTAAAAATACGCTAGATATTGTGCCGATCGATGAGCTCCTTCTTCTTTCCATCGCACCAAGCATCCAGAATACTCTTCCGCGGTGAACCGGTTAAATATCCGGTAATTCGCCTGACACGGACGAAATAGCGTTCATCCTTGCAGCCGCACTTCGGGCATACATTGTCGATGATGCCATGGTAGCCGCACTTGAGACAGTCGTCCGAATCCATCGTGACGGTGAAGTACCCAAGGTTGCCGTCATACATGGCGTCGATGGCAGCCTTCACTGCCGGGATGTTCTTCGTCAAGTCGCCGTTCAACTTGTAGTAGAATATATGCCCGGCATTGGTGAGGGCATGGAACGGGGCTTCCACCTTGATCTTCTCGTCGAGGGAGACATCGAGAGAGAAGTCCATCATGTGGGAATTGGTGTAGTAGCCCTTTCCGAAGATGCGTTCAAGGTTCACATCGGCAAGTTTCTTGTTGTCGGCGAACTTGTTGGCGTCGATGGTGGCGAACCGGCCCGCGACCGCTTCTGCCGGGGTGGCGAAGCAGGACCAGTTCATGTGGGTCTTCTTCTGGGTAGCGTCGCAGAAGTCACGGATGTGCTTCACGATGGCCACCGCAAGTCCATCCACCTCATGATCGACACCGTAAATCTTGCCGGTAAGGAGGTTGATCGTCTCGGCGATGCCGATATAGCCGATGGAGAGCGTGGACTGCTTCATCACCTCGGCGATGGTATCGGACAGTTCATGCTTCTTGTCATCGGAAGTGAGGTACAAACCTTCCTGCATCGTGAACGGATAGCGCTCGTAGGTCTTCTGGCACACGAGGTTAAAGCGTTCAACAAGGCTTTCCTTGGCATCGTCGAGCAATGCGTCGAGCTTCTCGTAGAAGCGTGCGATGCGTTCGTCGGTACTGTCCTTCTCGATATGGGATTCGATGGCAAGGCGCGGGAGGTTCATCGTATGGAAGGCAAAGTTGCCACGGCCGGTAGTCTGTTCCGGGCCGTTGACATTGCCGATGACACGGGTGCGGCATCCCATCGTCGCAATGGTGGTGTTCTCGATCAGCTTGCGAAGGGAGAGCTTCTTTTCATCGTATTCGACGATTTCCCAGTATTCGCCCGGCTCCACCTCGTATTCATATTCCGGGCATTCGGAGCGTTCGATGATCCCGTGGTATTCAGCGAAACCCTCATCCTTTCCGCGGAGCTTGATGTTGCGCAACCCATCGGCGAGTTCGATTTCCTTGGTCCGGTACTTCACATAGGGCTTGTTGAAGGTGCTGTCCACCGACACGAAGTTCGGGTAGAAACGGCGGGCCAGACATTCGACGGCCTGTTCGTAAAGGTCGTAGTTCGGGTCGGTCGGGTTCTTGGTATAACCCTTCATGAGCTTGAAGATGAGGATCGGGAAGATGGCGGTCAGGCCGTCGCCCATGCCCTCATACTGGGCACGCATGAGGTTCTTGCTGACCATTCGTCCGCAGTTGGAAGTATCAAGGCCAAAGTTCAACGACGAGAACGGAACTTGGTTTCCAGAGCGAGACTGCAAGGAGTTCAAGTTGTGGACAAGGGCCTCCATTGCCTGATGCGTATCGGCATCGGTGTAGAGCCATGCGCGGTCGACGCACTTCTTCGGGAAACTGCAATAGAGCTTCTTCCTCGGCTGGTTCATGGACACATTGGCCTTGCCGAGCACCTTCGCGATACGCTTGACAGTCTTCTCGATGTCGTCGGACTCTTCGGGGAGCGTGCGATATTCGGCGAGGTTCTCATCCTCTTCCCGATATTCGGCCATCGCATTCAGTTCGATGGCAAGGTTCCTGCGGAAGGAACGGTCCACGAACGGGGCGAGCTCGAAATCGAAGTTGTCGCAGGCGATGCCGCCGTATTGCTGGTTGGACTGCAACTGGAGAATCACGGCGGTAAGCGCGGCAGCACTCTGGATGGTCTGTGCCGGACGCTGGAAGCCGGTACCGGAATCGAAGCCTGTCCTCAACTTCTTGCCTACCGGGGCAAAGAGGCAGTTGAAGGTCAGGTCATACATGTTGAGGTCGTGGATGTGGAGGTAGCCGTTGGTGTGCTCTTCCGCATACTTCCTGCTCACATTGTCGAGCAGGTTATACATCTTGTTGGTTTCGCCGGCGATCTTGCCGAACATGCCGGCCGGGGTGCCGCCAGCCTCGTTCGCGTTGTCGCGGAGGGTATTGGAGCTCTGCAACTCGGCATGCTTGATTTCGCGGACGGTCTTGATAAGGGGGGACTGGAGGGTGCGTTCGCGGTCGCGGTTGTTGCGGAAGATGACATAGGCATCATAGGCGGGCATGCTGACTTCGCGTAAAACTTTCTTTACAGCGATGGCAACCGATTCATTGCTCACGCACTTCTGCTTCAAGTCATACAGCAAATCAACCACATCACCGGTCATTTCCTCGATTTTTTCCTGGGGGAGCGTGCACTTCGCGTCATTGAGTGCGTGGGTGATGCAGCGTTCGATTTTAAGGGGATCAAACTTCTGCCGGGGGCCATCCTTCTTCTTGACCTGCTTCAAGAACGAGCGCTCCGACATTTTCGTGTCCTGTAATTCTTCCATGTAGGAATCCTTTAGGTTGAAGTTGGGCCGGCGGTGCGGGAGGACCGTTTCCGTCGGCGGGTAGTCATTGTTTATAATAAAAACGGTGCCAAGGTTAGTGCACAAATGTGCACAAAATCGGGGATTTTAGGCCCCCGCGTCCTGACTTGCGGTGGCGGTCTGTTGGACCGTTTGGGCACTGCACAAACGGCCATCACTTCCCGCGACGAGCATGCTGTTGTCCCGGCTTTCCATAGCGGACCGGACAGAGTCCTTGAAGTTCTTGAACGAATGGTCCCCGTCATAGAACGTCACCAGGTCGGAAATGATGCCGGTGATGTATGCCTGGGTAATACCCTTCTTCGCGAGGTCCTCGCAGGCCTTCCTGAACTGCTTGTTGCCGAGCGACGCCCATTTCGGCATCGCCACGTTCTCGTGGCGGAAGCGCTGCTTGATGACATCGAACACGTCTTCCGCGGTCTTCGGCGCAGTCACGACGATCACCTCGTCGATACGGCCCGGACGCGAACGGAACATGTGGTGGAGCTTCTGCGGCTCGTTCACGATGATAATGATGATATGGCCGCTGGATGTCTCGCGGAGCTCGTCGAGATAACCCATGAAGTCGGTGGCATACTCGTTCTTCTCGCTCATGTCGATGCCGTCGATGTCGTCGAACACGATAATCGACTTGTCGATGCGGGCGAGCGTCTCGAAAGTCTGGTCGATGCAGGCCTGCTGAATGGCTTCGAGCGGGACCCAGAACACCGGGTATTGCGGCACGCCTTCGAGCACCTTCTCGATGGACATGGTCTTGCCCACGCCCGGCTCGCCCTCTACAAGGAAGCTGCGGCTCTTGTTGTGCTCCAGGGTCTTCGAGATTGCCCTGCGCATGCGGGCCACGTCCAGGTTGCACACGTCGAAATCGACGATTTCGCGCTTGAACTTCGAGAAGAACACGTTGTCCATCTCGAACATGTACTTGGAAAGGTCAACGTTGCCGAGATATGCGGTATACAGGGTATGGACGGCATCCGTAATGACTTCCTCGTCATAGTCCTCGTTGCGCATGGCGACGCGGACATCGGCGTAACTGCTTTCCATGTAGTCTTCATGGTCCTTCCCGAGGTCGGCCTTGCTCGCGGCGTAGTTTTCCAGCTGCATGACGAAGTTGTGGCCGGCATGGCTGAACAGGACGGCGGACCGGAGCCGGTAGCCCTCTTCTTCGTCATCGTCGTCGCGGAGAAGGTTCTTGATCTTCTTGAAGTGGATGTCGTACTTTTCCTGGTCGGCCTGGCTCATGTTGAGGAGATAGCGGCACATGTCGCCGGAGGTCTTCACCTCGGCAACGGTAAGGCTACAGTCGTTGTCCTCGCCAATCACCTGGGCCATCGCGTCGAAGCGTCCGCGATACTCGTACTGCTCGGCGACAAATGCGTTCTTGACGATGAAATTGATGCGGAACAGGTCGAACGCGGTCTGTGCGAGACCGATATACTTGTGGGCGATACGGCTCTCGGACGCGTTGCGCAGGGTGTAGAACACCGCGTCGAGCAGCTTGGACCCGCTTTCGGCGAGCTCAATCTTGTCGTTGGAGCGCATGCGCTTCTTGAGGTAGGCCAGCTTTTCCTTGAAATTCTTCCCCACCCACTGGTCGGAGTCGATGTTGAAGCGTTTCAACATCGACTTCATGTCGAAAATCACGTCATTGCGGTTGGTCATCTGCACCCCTTACTTGGTTTCCTCGGTCTGAGCGCGGACATCGCCGGCTTCCCCGTTGCTTACCTTCACGAGGGTGGTCGTGCCCCCGTTGATCCAAATCTGGCGGATTACACGCGCGGTGCTGAACAGGAACACGGCGAACACGAGCACATAGAGGGCGCGGACGATATTTCCGTGCAGCGCGGCATTCTTGGCGGTAGCCGTGTACACGCTAAGTTGCGTTTCCAAGAATTTCAGCAACTTGTCTGACCGAAGCAAATTCTTCATTTCCAAACTCCTTTTCACAGAAAACGTCAATGGCCCCGGTACGCCTGCGATATTCGGCGAGCGAATGGAGCCACCCCCTGCCGCAGTGGCCGAGGTGGATGATGGCCGGTGCGCTCAGGTAGAGCGTCTCCAGGACCCTGGCCGGCATGTTCTGGCGCCTGAACACGACTTCGGCGCCCTCGTGGGAGAGGAACGCCGAAAGGTCGGCAAACACCCGTGCCGTGCCGGTAAAAACTGTATGGCAGACGAGGGCAACCTTCTTGAACCGGTTGGCGTCGAAAGCCTTCCGAAGGGCGTCCAGCGAGTTATCCCGCAGGGCTCCCCCGATTACCACGTCGTAGTCCATCGCCGTCGGCAGGTGGACGAACCGGTCAAGGTCGAGGGGAAACGACGGAAGGTCGATGCACTTCTTGCCAAAATCCGGGTGATCGAAACCGCCAAGGCACAGGACGTGCTTGGCGAGCAGCGCAGCCGGCTTGTAGTTGGGGAACCAGTCGTGCAGCACGGCGATGCGCGGGCCGTACCAGCCTCCCGGAACCTTCTGGATGTTGCCGTCCGCACACTGCACCACGACCGGCGCACGGGACGACATGTCGAAATATCTCGTATCGTGGAGATAGGACGCGACCGATGTCGCGAACATGTTCGTCTTGGAACACTCCTGGCCTATCTCTTGGCGGATGAACTGGATCATGCCTTGCCTCTAGCTTCCTTAGCCAGTTTAACGAGGCGCTCCCTGATACCGTTAAGCTCGGCGAGCTGTTCGGGCGTCTTCGGGTTGAGCGGCATGAGGATGTTGTCGAGGAACTGCACGGCAACTTCCGGCCCGTCCTCCTGGAGCACCACGTCCATGAGCTTCGTGAAGGTCAGGCTGTCCACGGTCTCGCCGTCGGCGAGGACATCGTAGATGGTGGTGTCGATTGTGAGGATCATTCCCGGGACGCACGGCCACTCGATGTGGGTAACCAGGGCGCCGCGGTCGCTATATCCCTGTGCAAGTCCGCCGAGGTCTTCCTCCCCGCGAAGGTAGCGTTCCCAGTCCTCGTCGGTCATCTTGCGGATGCAGGCGCACAGCTTGCGGTTCTCGCGGTAGTCCAGGGACTTGACATACTCCGGCGTGTTCACCTTCGGGTGGAACAGGTGCATCACGGCACCCCTGCCGGTGTTGTTGCGGATCACCTGGCGCCCGAGGCGCTTCACCTTGAAGCAGAAGGCATCGTCCTCCGCACCCCAGTTGATGAACTCCTCGTCGAAACCCTTGACCGCACGGTAAAGCTCCCCGGAGAACACGTTGCATAGACCCGTCTGGCGGGAAATCACCACGCCGTGGTTCTTTACGCCCGGACGCATCGGCTTGCCGCTGATGACGTTGCGGGTATCGCTCTCATCGAGGTAGAACACTTCCGCATACGGGAAGACAAGGTTATGGTCGTCCTTGTGGTCCCGGATATAGTCGAAGGCGCCCATGTCGAGGAACGCGTCGGCATCCGCGAGGATGTAGAACTTGTAGTTGGGGAACTTCTGGATGGCCTCGTTGAGGATGCGGGTCTTGTGGAACGCGTCGTAGTCGCACTCGACCATGATATGGGAAACCGTCCCGGCATCCACGAACTTCTCGGCATATCCGGCCCACCGGGCCTCGGCCTGCTCGACGGTCCCGCTACGGATCTGCTCCGTGACGACGATGTCCGCCTCCGGGAAGTTCCTGAGCCAGTTGTTCACCACCTCGATGAGGTTTCTGCGGCGGAAGTATGCCCCCGCCGACGGTTCCTTGTATGCTACGAGTGCGCAATAGTCGTTCATGGTCAAAATATACAAATTTACTGCGAAATTTGGCAGTTTTTGCTGCACAAAATGAGTTCTACCGTTTCGGAAGTCTTGCTCTTCTTGGCGGCCTTGTAAACGTGCGGGACTTCCGTCGTGTCGTACATTCCGCTGTCGCGGAGAGTCTCCACCAGTCGGGTAGTCTTCCCGTCCTTGCTGCAGCTGGACAGGACATACTTGTAGCCGGGATGCGATAGCATGAACGCGGAGAGCTTGTCGTCATCGGCGACAGTCCATGTGGAATTGTAGCCGGCTTCCGTGTTGGAATACGGCGGATCGAGATAGACGACGGTCCCTTCCGCCGGGATGCGCTGCGCCATGCTGTCGAGCACGCGGTCGAACGAGCCGTAGCCGAAGAACACCTTGCCCTTGGCGGACTGCAGGCGTTCGCACCATGCACGGATTTCCTTTTCCTTGTTGTCGGTGAGCTGGCGCTTGCCGCAGGTCTGGTTGAAACCGCCCTTGAGGTTGAAGCGCATCAGGTTGTTCGTGCAGGAGAGGATAAGTCCGTAAAGACGGTAGCCGCGGTCCGGGTCATTCGGCGGGAGCGCGTTGTAGGCGCTGCGCAATTCGGCATACTTTTCCGGGACCTTGGATGAAAGTTCCTTCAACCTGGCGATGACCTGGTCCGGGTCGTCGTTCTGGAGACTGCGGTGCATCTGCACGAGGTCGCGGAGTATATCCGTGACGCATACGTAGTTGAAGCGGTAGGAAAGGTTCACGCCGACCGCACCGGAACCGCCGAACACGTCAAAAAGGCGCTCGCCCTGCGGAATGAGCCGGTCAAGGTGGGTGAGCAGGTCATACTTGCAGCCTGCATACGGGAATGGGGAATTTATAAAGTCCATGACCAAAATATAGCAAAAATCAAAGTATTTCGTGCTCTATGGCATGGGCCACGCCGAGCTTTACCGCCTCCTCGGCGCTCAGATACACGTCCTCGGACTTCGCCCGGGAAATCAGGCGCCTCGGGATGCCGACGGACTTCATTATCTGGACGAACCTGTCGTCATAGAACTTCAAGTCCTTGTACAACTCCATCAGCCTCGCGCAGGTGACGTCGTTATCCTGCAACTCCGGGTAGCGGCTCATGTGGAACATCAGGCGCCCGTTCGGGTAGATTGTGCGGTAGTCGCCCATGCAGAATATGTAGGACGCCATCGAATAGGCCTTGCCCGTCAGTATGGTCCTTATCTTGAACCCGCTGTCTTTCAGCAGCCTGAACGCGTCGAGTATTCGGAACGCGTCCTCGGTGTCACCGCCGTCGCTGTGTATCACTACCGTGATGCCGCCATCGACGCCGGTGAGGGACATTTCCCGGAGACCCGCGAGAAAGTTCTCGGAGGCTTCCTCGTCAATCGAGCCGGTCAGCCGGACTATCTTTGAAGAATCGAAGCTAGGCATATCCATACAGATAGTTTAGCGCGGCATACCGCCCGCGGCAGTCCGGCCATGGCGCCCGCCACGAAATCTATAAACTACAGCCGGAAGCGTCCGGGCCCCCATACACCGGATGCAGAAAAGGCTCCCGGGTGTCCGGGAGCCTTCATATTTCCGTCGGGCGGCAGGTTAGCGAACCTTGGCCTTGAAACGGTCGGCCTTGGACATCATGTCCACGCCGGCGCGGAAGCCGACGCGCTTGGAAGCCTTGATCTTAATCTTCTGGCCGTTCTGCGGGTTGCGTCCGGTGCGTGCTGCGCGAGTGCGAACGCGGAAGGTGCCGAAACCGTACATCTGCACAACGCCGTCTTCCTTCAAGCCGTTCTGGATTGCGCCGAGAACTGCGTCAACCGTGCGGGTGGCGCTTGCACGGGAAGAGAGGCCGAGCTGCTTGTCAGCGAAAACCTTGTTGATGATGTCCTGCTTGTTCATGTAGAACTCCTTAAAAGCTGTTTGATTTCTTCTGGAACCGGAGGTATATCGAACCAGGCAATGACCTTGTCCTTGGTGCAAAGATAATCGTCGCCGTCCTCGGTGTCCCAGCAATCCTCGTGTTCGTTCCAGCAGGCAAATTCCTTGCCTTTGAACGGGGGATAGATTGCAACGGCCCGATCATGCGTCGCCGGTAGCTCATCCTTGCACAGTTTCCAGTCATTGTTGGCCATAAGAACCTCCGTGTTCATAATATATAAAATATTCGACCAGAATCAAACAAAATAATACAATTACCACGGCTGCGGATGAAGAATGTCGTCGCCTCGCCAGCGGTTCGTCACGCGGGCGAGCACGCACAGGACCGTTCCCGTCGCAACGTCGTCGAGCGTAAGGCCCATGTAGGCAAGGCCGTCCCGGCTCGCATGGAAAATTTCCTTCATCGTCTCGCGGTCGTAGAACGTGACCACGGTCCCGTCATCGACCCAGGTGACGCTGTCCGGGAATTTCGGGACACCGCCTTCCTTAATGCCGGCCCACAGGCCAGGGGTGACCGCCTTCACGGCTCCCGGCGAAAACAGCTCGTTATCCTGCTTCATAGGTTTCCATCTCCTTGCCGGCCTTGGCGATTGCCGTAAAATCGCAGTTCTTCACGGCAAGGCGGAGCCTGGCAATCATTATGGCGATTTCCCGCTGTTCGGCGACGACATAGGTCTTGTCGTCTTCGAGGTCCAGCGGCCCGTCCCAGTCCCACGTCTCCTTGATTTCTTCCTTCTGCCCCATCGGATTCGGATCGAGGTCAAGGGCGCCGAACGTATGCCCGGAAACATCCTTGCCGCAGGTGAGCATCCATCCTGCGTCGTTATAGGCGCACGGCGACCACTCGCGTATAAGCACGGGCGTGTCGAGCGCGAGAATTTCTGCTTTGGTCATTACTCGCATGGTCAGTTTTTCCTCGGTGAAAGTTGCGGGACGGCCTTGTGGAACGAACGCATCTTCCATTCCCATAGACGCTGCGCGGCATGGGTGGAATCGACACGGTAGTCGATATAATCGACTATGCAGCGGGACTCCAGGCTGTCCAACGAAACGGGGACACCGTCGCGGAGAAGACAGGACGGACGGTTCTGTTCATAGTATTCCACGCTGTTCTGGAACATCACCGGCTTGGGAGGAGCGACGATGTTCACGACAAGGAACACGGCGACACTGGTGCCGACAAGTGTCATCCATAACGGCCGCGGGTTGTTGCACATCAGGGTGAGCACACCAAACAGCATGCACAGCCCCGAAAGAACAATAAAGGAGGAATATATCTCGTATGTCATAATGGATTGGTCCGTCGGATTGTTTGGTATGGGATAATTCCGGCGTTTCCGGGGTTACCCATCCGACGGCCCTGATACAAAATATAGCAATTTTTGCTATATTTATGGCATGAATAACACAGAACGCGACCAAAAATTTGAAGAAACCATCGACTACCTCAAATCAAAGCAGGCACACTGCTCCGCCAACTACTACGATTGGCACGAGTTTGAGATTTCCCTCCCCCACGGAATTATCGAAATCAGGTTCCACCGTCTCAAATCCGGGAAGGGCTACAAGGATTGTCAAGCGATCCTGCGGTTCCCGTGGATCCATGACCGGTGCAAGCTGCCTGAACGCATCGAAATCGGCAAGGCCACCAAGGAACCGAGCCCGGCATACGTTGACGAGGTAATCGAAATCGCCACGAACATCCACAACAAGGTGATGGAACCAATCAACGCGGTCGCCACGATGCTCGCGGATTGGATCAACACAGCAAAATTTGTCAAATAAGGAGACACGATGAAATCCAGTATCAACTCCCGCTCCGCCGTCCTGAAGCGGCTTTCCGAACACATGGACGGCAAGGTGTCCGGCGCCGACACCCTCGCCTGGCTCGCCGACCACGGCTTCCTCAACATGGCCGCGGTCCACCGCAGCTTCGACGAAGTCCTCTACGACCCGAAGACCCCCTACATGGGAGTCATCACGGTGGACGACAACCTGTTCATCCGCTGGAACGAACATGTGCGGCGCACGGACGAGGACAATCCGCTCTCCCCGAAGGCCCTCATGACCACGGTGACCCTCGAAGGCAAGATGCCCGAGATGCCCGCACCCGACAACAACCCGAATGCAAACCGTTTCGCCGCGACCACGGTCTCCCGCCACCCGGACGACAAGCCGAACCGCCAGAAGGCAATCGCCATCGGCGTGATGAAGATTATCAGCAGTCTCTGGTCGTTCGGTGCCCACGGGAGCGCGGAAAAGTTCTACGAGCGCATCATCAACGGGAAGTGCAAGGATTGCCGCGCAGTAAAGCTCATGGCGGAAGGGACGCCAATCTACAAACGCTTCTTCGAGAAGGGTCTCCGCCGCTCGGACAAGCAAGACCTGAAAGCTCTCGACAAGGACATGCTCCAGAAGTCGATGACCGACGCGCTGCAGGCCGAAATCGCGACGGAAGTCAGTAAGGCATAGTCATTCCGACAACGACACCGCATGGCAGGGTCCGCGCTCCGGCGCGGGCCCGTTTTTCGTAAAACCTAGTTTTCGGATGTAACAACGACCACCGCGACATGGAAAACACCATCACCTGCTGGCTTGGCGTGAACGAGAACGGTTCCTTCACACCGCACAGCATCTTCGACTACTCCGACTGCATCCGCAACAAGTCGATAACCGACATCCTCGACTGGTCGTTCGCGGTTACCCTGAAGGAGACGTCCAACCGCGGGTGGAACTACATGTCGAAGTACATCCAGAAGGTCGTCTACTCCGATGACCCGCTGGTCCTGGCCGAGGTCGTGCGCCAGTCATCCGGCTATGAAATCGGGAAGATTTCCGTATTCGCCGACACGTCGATATTCAACGAGATGGTAAAGGCCGGTGTATTCTGCCCGCTCGAAATCATTTCTCCGCTCGAAAAGGTCGCCGTCCAGCTTTACAAGACGGTGGGCACAGAACAGCTGTCCGACAACCGATACCTGCACCATCTGGTGCCGGTTGGCCTCGCAGACGGCGGGGACGACGCAATCTCCACGGCAATCGCCGTCGAAGAGATGGGGATGAACCGGCAGGAGCTGACCAAGCGGTCGCAGAACTCCGTCATCAAGCAGCTTACCGAGCTCGAACGGATCAGCCGGGAATCCGAGGAGGACGCGCTCGCGTTCGACAACGACGGGGACATCGCGGTGGAAGAAAACACAAACCGGGCCCTGATAAGGCTTTCCGACATCGTGGACGACGTATGCGTCGATGTTGACCGGATGGAAGACGTAATCAACGGCTACGAGCCGAAAATCAACGAAATTTCGAAGAAGTCCAGTGCCGCACTCACGCTCGCGAACTCGGCCATCAAGCGTCTTACCTCGATGAACCTGGCATCCAAGCAGAGCGTGGAGGACCTGGCGGAACATGTCGGGACCGTCGTCAACGAGAAGAACGACCTGGAACAGAGCGTATCCCGCATGCGCAAGGCACTATATGCAATAACGGCAGTCACCGGAGGGGCGATTGCCGCATTGTTCTATCTCGTATTGTAGCTACTTGGAGGCGTTGAATTCCTTCTTCCACGCAGGCACCAGTTCGGAATGCCCGGCGAAGTTGAGCAGCGTCTCGATGCCCTTCATTCTCCCCATCCAGAATTTCAGGACAGTGTTCATGAGGAACAGGCGGACTTCCGGCCCGGTTGTCTTGTCGTCGATGACCTTCTGTGCATCGTCGTAGAACTTCCGGCACATGAGCCAGCCCTTGTGGATGCCTTCGATGTCCCCGAGGACATTGTCGTAGATCCGTTTCTGCTCCTCGGTAAACGAGCGGATAATGTCATCGCGCAGTGGCATCGCCTACCTCCCATCCCTTCAGGCGGATAAAGACATTCGCGACATGGAACCCTTCCGGGCAGTCCTTTTCCGGGTCGAGACCGAGAATCTTCGCGCCCTTCAAGTTGAGCGGGACCAGGTCCTCGACCTTGTCCTCGACGGCGTGGGTGATGGCGGAATCGACGACATCGTCGTCTGCCATCTTGTCAACCTTGGTCTCCTTCCCGAAGACCTTCTGCATCTCCTTCCTGAGACGCGCCATGAGGAACGGATCCGCGCCGTATTGCGGGGTGTCCTCGTCGCCCTTGCGGGCTTCCAGGTACTTGTCCACGAACCCGCGGAGTTCCTCGTCGATTTCGATGTCGAAGAGCTTCTTGATCGTGACCGGCGGGCGGAACAGCGGCAGGTCGGTCGCATTGGACTTCAGCATCGTCTGTGCTGTGAACGTAGTGGTTATTTGCATATAATTTTCTCGATGTCGGACCACTTCACCTTGCTGTACTTCATCACGTTGGCAAACGAGGTGTAGATGTTCCTGACGCGCTCTACCGTGGCCGGATGGGAGTCCATGCCGTCATAGGTTTCGCGCTTCTTGCTGGTAAACATGAGAGACGCCATCTGGCATACAAAAGCTACGGCACCCACTTCGCCCGTCCCGAGGGACTGGAGGACGGAGCATGCGAAAATGTCCGCGCTGCGTTCGTCGTTGCGGTTGGTAGCGCCAGCATCGGCGCCCTGGCCGCGGAACGAGTGCCACAGGCACACATGGCCAGCCTCGTGCGCAAGAACGCATGTCACCATCATCTGGAACATCCTGCGGGAAAGGTCGAGGAAGTAGCCGTCGGTCGGCAGGTTGAACTGGGCCATCATTTCGTTCATCACGTCGCCGGGGGAATTGAGGATGGAATCCACGCGGGCGCTCTGGAACCTGAGCATCTTCTTCACCTTGCCGGCGCTTTCGCCAACAAACAGTGCCGACGCGAACAGCGCGGAAACGCGGAGCCAGCACATGATGCCGCGGGTCATCCTGATGACCGGGTAATATCTGTGGGTCTTCTCATCGACGCGGAGACCGCCGTATGCGTTGATTACATCGGTCTTCTCGTCGTCAAATTCAAGCTGACACTTGCTTGCGGGTTCCGCATGGGCCGGATTGGCCATGACATAGGGACTTCCAAGGACAAGCGTCTTTGAGTCGTAGATAACCCGCATGAAGGATTTTTCAATCGCTTCGGAATCGTAGATTGGTTCAGCTAGGCAGGGCATGCGTCAATCCCCTTTTCCGTGAGGAAGTTGATAATGTATGCCTGGAGTTCGGACGACGGGCGCTTTTCCTTCATGAAGAGGGAAATCTGTCGGGAGATTTCGCCCTTGTTCACGGATAGCCATGTCTTCCACTCCTCGTCCGTCATCGAGCCACGGTCCACCTTGAAGTAGCCGTTGTAGTCGCCGGACCATTTCGGGACGACAATTCGCATCCCCTTTTCCTTCATCGCCGCGATGGTTGTAATCATTTCAGTTCCTTGGGTATAATAGTTTATGGAACGGCACGGGCCGCCCTTTAATGGAAATATAGCAAATTCCTCCCCGAAACTATAAACTATGGGCAAGATTTTACGGCAAATATCATGGATTGGAGCGTTTACAACACCATCGACGACATGAAACAGGGCGCTGACCTGCGCAAGGCGGCCATTCTCGAAAGCGTGCAGGAGGCCATGCTGGTCTCCGCACACAGCAAGGGTGAAATCCCGCAGGCCCAGTTCGAGAGCCTCCAGGACAAGCTGACCACCCTGAAAAGCGGTGTCGTCAAGGCGGGCAAGTTCATGCGCACCCTCCTTGCGGCAGGCGTCCTCGGGGCATCCCTCACGGCATGTGCCGGGAACCCGGGCCTCCAGGTGGACCCGTTGAAGACCGCGGAGTTCTCCGTCCAGGCCGACCGCGGCATGACTGACGAGCAGATTGCCGAACTCGGACAGGAATGTCTCGTGCTCATCACGCAGGAACTCGACCGCGACCAGGCGGACAACCCGAACCCGATCAACACGGAAGGGTGGCGCAAGGCGACCGACCTCTACAAGAAGATCGTCTCCGGCGAACTCCACAGCCCGGCTTTCGAGAAGGCGCAGAAGGCACTCGCCGCGGCAAAGGACACCAACGACACTGCCGCGATGGAACAGGCCGAGGCCGAACTCAAGCAGGCCAAGCAGCGCTCCATCGGCGCACTCGTCGCCCCCATCAACAAGATGTATCACCAGAAGCTCGCGATGGCCCCGGACTTCCAGACATGGTTCGAGGCCGACTCCAACATAGGCGGTTAATGATGAACGACCCACTCTACGATTACGACAGCGCGAACAACCTCGCCGCGGCATGTGACGCCGCGTCGGAGCAGTCCGAGGAAAAGCAGGAGAAACTTGACCCGAACCGGTTCAAGGCCTACGTCGAGACCCCGGACAAGATACCGGAAGAACGGCTGAACCAGCTCGTCGCAATCATCGACGGGAAGTATTCGTCCACGCCGAAGGATGCCGAGGTGGCGACCCGCCCGGTCCCGGCGACACTCGACCGTCTCCTCAACTCCGACACCGTCGTGTATATCTGCGACGCGGAGAACGGGGACAATCCCGTGGCGGTCGCGACAATCGTCGACCCGACGCAGGAATCCTACCAGGGCTTCCGCCCGGTGGAGATTTACTCCCTCCTCACGGACAAGAACTTCGACGGCATGCTCCAGCAGGAGTTCTTCGCAGTTGACGAGGGCTACCGCGGCATGGGCCTCGGGACGGAGCTCCGTGCGCAGATAGCGAAGCTCGGCATCACTACGTTCACCGTGGTTGACGCGGACGACCGCGAGACCATGGTCGGCATGATCAACAACGGTTACGAGATGGTCGCGGTAGTCCCCGACGACGGTTCCGGCCATCCCGTCCAAATCTGGGTAGGATAACATGAAGAAGCCTCCTTGCAGATGCAATCCCTCGCCGAACCCGTACCAGGACATCATGAGCCCAGCCTCGATGCCGTTCCTGCCGCCCGGCGCCTACGAGGAGGAAATCAACTTCGGCGTAAAGAAGTTCGTCGAGGTCCACGCGACCCCTGACCACGCGTTCGAGGCGGTCAAGCTGGCCGACGGGACCAACCGCCTCATCGCGCACGCCCACTGCCCGGGCGGGCATTGCCACAACAACGGGCCCCTGTTCATGCCGGGCAACGACGCCCACGGGGAAATCTCCAACAGCGAGGGGATGGACGCCCCGAACTACTGGTTCAACAATTCCGACTGCGGGCAAAATTTTTAACGACCGGGCCCTGGAATTCTTGGTTTTTCGTATCAAAAAACCTATTTTTAGACTCAAGAGTCCCGCCGGGACCCATGGCTTTAACGACTTTATCGGAGTTTTTAGATCTTAATGCGTTCACGCGACGAAATCAAGGCTTTCCTTAAACGAATGAACAGGTTCGACGGAAGCATGGTCCAGAAGGCATGCGAGTTCGCAACGTTCGCGCACGAGGGCCAGCTGGACAAGAGCGGCCAGGAATACGTGCAGCACCCGACCCGGGTGGCCAATGCGCTTGACCGCCAGTATGGGGACGACTCAATCACCGCCATCGCCTATCTCCACGATGTCATAGAGGAAGGGAACATGACCACATCGGACCTCATGCTCTATTTCCCGGAGGTCGTGTGGAAATGCGTAGAAATCCTCACCAGGCGCAAGAGCCTCGGCAGGGACGACTACATCAAGAAGGTCGGCGAGAACCTCATCACGACGAAGATCAAGCTGGCCGACCTCGAAGACAACATGACGATTGTCGGCAACAACTTGAAGAGCGACAAGGACTACGAGCGCTACGACAGGTACCAGAAGGAGTTCAACTACCTCAGCAGCCGCCTCGCGGAGTTCCGCGCAACCCTTTCCGAGGACGAACAGACCACCGAAATGTATGCAGATTTCTTCATGTAGGGGTCATTTTCTTACGGGAAACTTACACAAAACTTATTTATTTATTATTTCTTCAAAATGGGGTCAAAAACCCTTGCCGGACGAAAAATAAATTGCTAAACTTAATGGCAGAAAAGGAAAAACCCATGAAGCAACTATTTTCAGCATATCTCTCGAATGAACGCTTGGCATCCAGCAATGCCAGCCGTCATTTCGCATGCTATGCCGAAAGTGGCCTGACCGGGTGATAACCTCTTCTTCTTAGCCTTACTCGAAGAGAACCCCGGTACAGGAAAACTGAACCGGGGTTCTTTCGTTAGGCGGCAAACATTTGGGCTCGCATGATCCGCTTGGAGGCGAGCTGGCTTTGCAAGCCGGTTGTGGTGGGTTCGAGCCCCACCGGGTCCACGAAAAACAAATTTGGGCTGCCATGTTCCTCCGGTGGCGATCTACCTTCGCAAGGTAGGTGTGTAGGGTTCGAGCCCCTAGCGGTCCACGAACACGAATGGTTCGAGAAACCATTCAGCATATTGACATTACGGTGTTGATTTTATTTTGGGCTCGCATGATCCATGGTGGCGAGTGACTGTGGCACAGTTACTGTGATGGGATCGTTACCCACCGGGTCCATTACTTTCAGGCTATTAGCTCAGCCGGATTTTAGAGCGCGGGACTACGAATCCCGAGGTCACTGGTTCGATCCCAGTATAGCCTATATGGCCCCTTCGTCTAGTGGACTAGGACAGTTGGTTTTCAGCCAAGGAACGTCGGTTCGAATCCGGCAGGGGCTACTAAACTTTATGCCAGGATAGCCAAGATGGTCACGGCGGGGGTCTGAAAAGCCTCAGATACTGGTTCGAGTCCAGTTCCTGGCACTAAATGGAGATATTCTTATGGTTATCACTGAAAAACGAATAGCCGCAAATCGGCGAAATATTGAACTAGGCCGTGAAAAGGCCAAGTTGAGTATGCACCGCATAAAAGAATATAACCAAACAAAAACTGAACATACATTTACATGCACCAAATGCGATAAAGAATTTACAAAAGCGATACGAAATATCGACTATGAGAAAGGCAGATGGCCTCTCCACTGTTCACGCAGCTGTGCCAATGGTCGAGAACGAACACCTGAGTTAAGGCAAAAACTTAGCGAAAAACTCAAAAGAGTAACCATCGTTGCGGGAACCAGGATTTCGGTTCCGGTAACGCGCTGTAAAAACTGCGGCGCTGAAATACATCATAAATTGCACACCCGTGTATATTGTTCGGACCAATGCCGGATTGAGTACAGAAAACGGCAACGTGCAAATGCGTATTCCGCCGAGTTCATCAACTACAGGAACGCATGCAAATTTAAATTCAACCTTGCCGATTATCCAGACGAGTTTGATTTTGAATTGATAAAGAAACATGGGTGGTACAGCCCCGTCAATAAAGGCAACAACCCAGGCGGGGTATCACGCGACCACATGTATAGCGTAAAGGCGGGCTACATCAATAAAGTGCCCGCGACGATTATCGAGCATCCCGCGAATTGCAAACTGATTTTGCAAACCAAAAATACTTCCAAGGGTTCCAAATGCTCCATTACGCTAGAAGAATTGAAATCCCGGATTGCCGCCTGGGAGGCAAAATATGGCCCGTATAAATGTGGGATATGGGCAAATCCCAACCAATCAACACCGTAATGGACGTGATTTTTATTCCACCTTAGCTCAGTTGGTAGAGCGCCCGACTGTTAATCGGATGGTCCCTGGTTCGAGTCCAGGAGGTGGAGCTATGGAAGCGCAAGAGACTGGCGACTCAAGCGGTCTTGAAAACCGTGGTTCCGCAAGGGCTTGGGGGTTCGACTCCCTCCGCTTCCGCGAAGACATTTTGGGTAGGTATGCAAGCTGGTTTGAAGCAGCCTGACTGTAAATCAGGTCCCTTTGGGTAAACATCACAGGTTCGAATCCTGTCCTGCCCACTAAAAATTTGGAGACATGGCCGAGCTGGTTTAAGGCGCGGCGGTGCTAACGCCGTGGGGCCCTCAAAGCCCCCGCAGGTTCGAATCCTGCTGTCTCCTCTACGAATTTTTCTTACTAACGGAGTATCCTCATGGTACGCGGCAACATCACATTCTGGCTCCTGCTCCTCGCGGTCGTTTCCCTGACCGTGCTTGGCTTGCTATTACCGGGCCATTGTTGTCATCAAGTTACCGGAGCTCCGATTCTCCTACAATAAAAACATCGGCACTTATGGTGCGCCGTAGCTCAACTGGTGGAGCCCTGCCCTGTGAAGGCAGCCGTTGCGGGTTCGAGTCCCGTCGGTCACCCTATTCCTCGTCGTGGCGGAATTGGTAGACGCGCAGGTTTGAGGGGCCTGTGCCCGAAAGGGCGTGTGGGTTCGAGTCCCACCGACGAGATAATCGGCTATTGGCGGAATTGGCAGACGCGGACGATTTAAGATCGTCTGTCGCAAGACGTGTGGGTTCGATGCCCTCATGGCCGACTAATCGGCAGGTGGCGTAATTGGTAGCCGCGCCGCACTCAGGATGCGGTGTCCGAAAGGACGTGCGGGTTCGAGTCCCGCCCTGCCGACTAAAATTTTTGGGCCGTGGTGTAATGGTAGCACTAGGGGCTTTGAACCCCTCGGATGACGTTCGAGCCGTCACCGCCCAATACCCCTTCGTGGCGGAACTGGTAGACGCGCTCGGTTCAAACCCTTGTGCTGAAAGGCGTGGGAGTTCGATTCTCCCCGAAGGGACTACATCTTATGCACTCGTAGCCAAGTTGGTCAAGGCAGGGGCCTGCAAAGCCCCCATGCGAAGGTTCGAGCCCTTCCGAGTGCTCTACATTACCTTAGTGGGATCAAGGCCGTTGATGTATTCGACGGTCTTTTTCAGCGGCATGTCATAGAGCGACACGATCATGTCGAAGTCCGACACGCTGCCGTAATGGCCGTAGAAGGCGCCGACCAGCTTCGATATGACAAGGTCGCCCTGGATGCTGGGGGACAGTCCGAGTGCGGCCCGCAACGAATTGAAACATACCGTGCGCATGCGGTCACGGCAGAAACCGTTCATCTTCGCCGGGTTCATTTCCCCGTAGAACATGAACGTTTCCGAGATTATCTCGTGCGGGGTCTTCTGCGGTTCAGCGCCATCGCCGATCGGCGGGCTGGAAATCTCCCCACAGAACCTGTCATAGCCGGTAATTTCCCAATCCATACTAGAACCTCCTGTAATCGGACACCCTGTAACGGCATCCCCTGAAATAGTGTTCCATGAACTCGTTCGGATATAGATCCTTGTTACTTATCCCCCGATAGTCACGGGAAACCGCGCCACGGGCCATTTCCTCGTTGGCGCGTTCGCTGCCATACCGGATGACCCTGATGATGCGCTCGATAATGTCATCGTCCGTATACTGCACACCGCGGCATTTCGACAAGTATTTCGCTGCCTGCTCGATGCGGAAAAACTTTTCGTCCTCGTCCGTATCGTCAGTGGCCTCGATAATGTTCAGGCCAAGCGCATCATCCAGGTAACTCGCGACGCTACGCTCGTCATAATAGCTATGCTCATCGCCTTCGCCGTCATAGCAATCGTAATCCAGCCGGACCTGCAGCAAGAGGACATGCGGATTGCGCGTGGCCAGCCGCTGCTGCCTCCTGGCCTTCTGGTTCTTTGCCTTTTCCTCGGCAACGAACTTCTGGAAGTCCGCAAGCGCACCGGCGCCATACTTCTCGCTTATATATCGCTCGGAAAGCGTCATTTGTCACCCCCGAGAACCTTCTGGACATGCTCGGCGGTAATCAGGCGGATTTCTTTAAAGACATTGTTGAACTGGACGCTCGTCGGGCGACGGAGGGAAACGTCTTCCATGATACGCTTACCGAGTTCCGCGGAGATTTCCGATTTGAGAAGCATGGCCTTGGCCTTAGAAATCTGAGTAAACATGCTAATGTCGTCGATTGCCTTCTTGATCATCGCATGGAACGGGACCGGAAGCTGGAAACATGCCCCGGGCTCGACGGCTGCAGTGACCATGCCGACATTGAGACGGCACTTCGCCGTAAACGTGGCAGTGATATACTTCTCGTCAAGACCGGCAATGCGGCCATAGGTCTCCTCGGTCACATCCTTGCCGAGCATGTAGAGGATAATCTTGCGGGAATATGACGTTGCATACCCGAACAGGCACTTCTTGGCAAACTGGTCAAGCGGGAGCCTGGTCTTGGCATCTTTCAGCGTCTTCGTGTAGGTCTGCAGTTCCGGCATGACGACAGACATTACCCTGCGCGGTTCGATTGCAAAGTCAAACTCTTCCTGGGTAAGCATCCCGTCATCCACATGCGGGCGCAGCTTCGCAGCCACCATCCCGACGAGACATGCGGTAATACGCTCATTGGCGACCGGGAGGCCGGCCATGATGTCGTCATGGAGACCTTCGTCGGTGCAGGTGCGATATGCCGCCTGCAAGTCCGGGACGCCGGGCGCGGACTTTTCTGCGTCGGCGATGCTGCCGAACAGGACACCGAACACCTCACGCCATGCGTGGAACGTGAGCTTATTCAGGTCATGCGTGGCGAGTACGTCTTTTTTCGTTGCGAGTTTTCTCGCAAGGTCGTTGCATGCGCAATAGACGATGCCCTTGCGCAGGTCGCCGGACATCGAATAGCCCGGGTCAACATACTTGTCGAGCGCGTATTTTACGATAAGGTGCATCGTGTTACCGAGGACCGGATCGACGGGAGCCTCGTCAGCAAGGGTTGCCAACATTCCGAACACCTTATCAACATTTTCCGTCAGGACCGGATGGGTGAGCATGTCGATATACTCGGTCACCCCGCGGTCGATGATTGCGGCATTCACCACTCGGGTGACATAGCGGTCGGCGACTTCATACACATGGCGGATTTCGATTACGCGGTAAGTGGCCTTCAGCTGGCCGAGGGTAATGCGCATCATGCGGGTGGCCGTGTTGATGAACATTTCCCGGTCCTTCTCGGTGGCGCGGGTAAATGCGTATGCGCGGGCCACGCCGTCGGTAATCGCCATCATGAGGTTGCCTTTGAGATATTCCCCGACATTCTTCACCACGAGCTCGATTTCGCTCTCCATCCCGAGATGGATGACTTCGCCCGCCCTCATCTTGATGCCCGGGCCGACCGCCTGGTTTTCGTCGCTCTGGGTACTGACGACGAAGTGCTTGCTCAGCCCGTTAAGCGCGGACAGCCAGATCGGGAAGGACTGCTTGGTAATGAACGGAACCACGGACATTCCCGGGTTAGCCTCAGCGGCCCTTTCGCAGATCTGCTGGGAAAAGTCATCGGCAAGGGTCTTGGCCGTATCATTCAGCCACAGGCGGAACTTTCCGACACCGGCCTTGGCACGCTTTGCGCGTTTCGGGTCGATGCCGTTCTTCTGCATTGCGGCAATCTGACGCTTTGAAGTAAACCTGGTGAACTCGGGACATGCCTTGCGCCCGGTAAAGCGGTCAATCAGTTTGTGGGCGAACTGGTGGTCGCGGATGGAAAGGCGAACCAGGTTCTCCTCGCAGTCCTTGCCACCGTCCCCGAGCGGGATGATGTGGTGGAGGCTGGAATACAGTTCCGTAGTCGGGTGTGCCTTTCTGTCGGCAACGAAGATGTCATATATTCTCTTGTAGTCCATAAATACCTATAAAAATAATGTGCGACTATGTGCCGCACATTGAAATATAGCAAAACCCGGCAGTCGCCTGCCGGGCCGTAGCATGATGAAATCCTTAGAGGCTTTCGTCTTCGGGCGCCACTTCCGCGATTTCGGTATAGACGATCGGATTGCTGTCGCGCTTCCAGAACTCGAACTTCATCGGGACGAGGATCTTCTTGCCGGTCTGCGGGTTGGTTTCCTTGAAGTTGAGGAAGTGGCGGACCTTGCTGTCTTCCACGCCGTCTTCGTTCTTCAAGAGTTCCATCGTGGCGTCAACGGTATCTTCCACGCCATCGCCGACATCCTTGACCGTGTGGCGGAAGCTCACGCTGCGAAGCTGTGCGCTGAACGTGGCGACAGTTTCGAGCTCGGTCCCGAACGTGACGTCAAGGTAAATCTTATAGTCTTCGAGAGGGAGCTTGGCCGGCTTGAACTGGCAGCGGGATGTCACCATCGAGTAGGCATCCTCGACACCGAACTTGTTTTCAAGCACCTTGGCGAGTTCCTTCGCGTCGCTGGAACCGTTTACCTTGAAGTTGAACTTCGTGAGGGTAGTGTCCTTGATGGACACGCCGCTGCTGGACTTGAGCGTAACGATCAACGCAGCGAGGGATTTTTCTGTTTCTTCCATGTTTTGATCCTTTTGTTAATGAAAATTTACGAATTGGGTAACTTGATTGCGTTCCGGGGCTCGAACGAAACGTAGCACAGGCAGTAGTTCTTGATTACGCCCTTCTCACCGAGCGGCTCGCGTGTATAGCCGACGGGAAAGAAATAAAGGCCGCGGATGCCATGCGTGTCCAGCGCGGCCTTGAAGCGCTTCCCATACTTGGTGGTGCGTATCTCGAACGTGACCCACAAGACGCCATCTTCGAGACGGCAGGACACCGCATCGGCCATGATGCGTTCCTTCCAGACCTCGGTTTCGGAAATCCCCTCGACCTGCCGCGCAATCGGGTCGATTTCCTCCAACGCAAGCCCCTTGCCGGCGTTGATGTCGTCGGCGATACGTTGCAGCGTCTCGAGGTCATAGAAATGACCGCCCTCGGTGGGCTTGCTGTTGAACAGGACAATCTCGAAACTTTCCTTCGGTTTCTTGGCCCTCGGCATTTATCCCTCCGACGCCTTGAAGTTGTAGATCGGGCGGATGCGCTCGACGATGTCGGCGGTCGGCTCGATGTTGCGCATGATTTCGTCGAACGGCTTGTAGGCCATCGGGCTCTCGTCAATCGTCCCGGTCGAAACGCAGGTCGTATAAATGCCTTCCATGGAAGCCTTGAAGTCTTCCATCCTGAGCGTCTCCTTGGCCTTGGAACGGGACATGAGACGGCCGGCACCGTGCGGACCGGAACAGTTCCAGTCGGAGTTGCCCTTGCCGCGGACGATAAGGGAACCATCCCTCATGTTCATCGGAATTAGTGCAATCTCATCTTTCTGCAATGAGATTGCTCCCTTGCGCAAAATTCTATGTTCCAAGTCAACGTAATTGTGCATGGTACACCACTTATCCAGCACATACCTTGGCTTGATACCCAGGCCGTCAACCAACACGTCCATCATTGCCTCGCGGTTCCAGATGGCAAACTCCTGCGCAATCTTCATGTCATGCAGGTAGTCTTCCATGAGGGCGCCTTCGAGATAGGCGAGCTCGTTCGGGATTGCCGGACGGTCCGCGTTCATCTTCTGCAAGGTTTCCTCGATTTCGCGCTCGCGGCCAGCCTTCTTCAGCTGCTTGATGGCATCCTGCATCGCCGCACGGTCGTTGCGGTGATACTTGATAGCGAGGTCCTGGTAATAGCGGCATACCTCGATGCCGAGGTGCCGGGAACCGGAGTGGATGACGATGTAATGGTTGCCCGCATCATCTACGTTGATTTCGCCGAAGTGGTTGCCCCCGCCGAGTGTCCCGATGGACAGTTTCAGCTTGTCCACGTTCACCGGGGCTATCATGTTTTCGAGGTCAGCCTTGTCGGCATACTTGTGCTTGGACTTGCGGTGGTTCATGCCGGACGGGATGTCGCGGTGCCAAATCTTGTCCACCTGCTTCAGGTCGAACGCGAACGACTTGTCCACTTTGAGGACAAGCATAGAACACCCGATATCCACCCCCACCAGGTTCGGGACCACCTTGTCGGTAATCTTTGCTGTGAGGCCGATAACGCAACCCACGCCCGCGTGGCAGTCGGGCATGATTGCGCAGTTGGAACCCGCCGCAAACGGCTGGTTCATCAAGTTCATTATCTGTTTAAGCGCGGCCTCCTCGACATTGTCGGTATAGACCTTCGCCGTACAGTATTTTCCCGGAATTTCTATCATAATGCAAGAAATATAGCAAAAAATCGGAAACGTGTTTTGTAAACTCTATACGATAGAGGTGAAAGGACCTAACATGTGCGAACCGTGCAGACATCATGCTATGCTAAGGGGATATGCTGACCCGTTTTCTCCGATTACGCGTCCGTGCATATCGTACCTCCACATGATCCCCAAGGGACCGCTGTTCATACCGATGCAGCCGAAGCCGAGTGGCCCGTGCCAACCCCGTGAACCGCAGGCGGGCCCGTGGGAATACGTGCCTTCCCACCTCTACCCCGATTTCTGGAACCACCGTCCCGGAGACCCGGTGCCGTTCTGGTGGGGTCATGCCTGGGGCCCGTGGACACCCCGTCCGTGGCCGACTGTCCCCTACTGGTGGCTCCCGAAGGGCTGGATGCCCGGTCCGCTGTGCGGGTGCATGCCGAGGCAGGCGCCCGTCCCGCCGCGTTGCTGCTGCGGACCCAAGCCCCCGAGACAACCTCCTCCGCCCCGCAGGAGATAACAGAAACGCCACCCAGTTACGGGTGGCGTTCTGCTATGGCTACGTAATACTATCGCTGGATGCACATGAGGTCAACCGACCCCTTGGCGACGACGTTCTTGCCGTCGGTAACGAACACGAAGCTGGATGCCGGGTAGCTGCTGTGCAAGTTATGCACGGAGTATTCGCCTGGGCCAACGATGCTCGGGTTGAGATACACCGGGGTGTTCGTGCCGTAAAGCGCCATCTCGCCACCGATGTGCCAGTGGCCCATGATGACGGCATCGAAGTCCTGTTCCTCGTTGCCGGAGAACATGCCCTTGTCCTTGAAATTGTCGCGGACGACCGTGGAGAACGGGGACACGAACGCGGAACCGCCCTTGTAGCGGTCGCCGTGTTCCAGCTTCCAGAGCTGCTTGCCGACGCGGGCGAACTGCACCGTGCTTTCCGTCAGGTTGACGGTAACGTTGCTCGGGGAGCGGTCGCTCGAGTAGTAGTTGCGCATGAAGGCATAGAGGATGTATTCGTAGGAGTCCTTACCCTTGTTCTTGAACTGGAACTTTTCCGTATTGCGGGCATGGTTGCCTACGACGCAGGAAATCGTAATCTTCTTGTAGAGCTTGGAGTATTCGTCGATAAGGCCGATGATGAAGGAGTAGTAGTCGGTCACGCACTCGGTAATCACGGTCTCGTTCGTTTCGCGGAGCTCGGCATGGATGTTGCCGGAGAAGATGTCGCCAAGCATGAAGATGTGGAGTTCGTCGCAGCCATAGACCGAGGCAAACTCGTAGTTCTTCTTGAAGAGCAGCATGTGGCGCTTCTTGGAAATCGCCATGTTGTAGTTGTTGATGCCGTTAATCGTGCCGCCATTCACCACTTCGCCGTAGTGCACGTCGGAAATCGGCAGGATGTTGAAGAACTTGCCCTTCACGCGCCTGCTCTTTGCCGGCTTATCGACATTGATCGTGACGTTCGCGGGCTTGACCGTCTTGATTGAGCGTTCGAGAGCCTCGATGACCGTCTGCGCGATGAACTTGTCCGTCTTGGCCTCGTCGAGCACCTTCTGCTTCTTGGCGAGTTCCTGGCGGAGGACCGCAATCTGGCCTTCGGAAGCGAGGTGGATGCTGGAAAGGATGTCTTCGCCCTCGGTCTCGACGACGTTCGCGGTGTCCTTCAGGCGCTTGCATTGCTTGCGCACGTTGGAGCGGAAAGCGTCAGGTGCGTCCGTCACCCATCCGAGTTTCTTCAAGACAGCGTAATACGGATATACCTTGTTGTTGTCATAGCCGTAATGTTTGAGGAGTTTCTCGACCGGCGGAAGGTCAGTCTTTGTATATTGAGTGCCCGGGGTCGGTTTCCCGATAAGTGTCAATAGACGCTTGTCGGATAGTGCGGTTTCATGTTTGCTCAATTTACACCTGCGCGTTTTATGTAGTGATTATGCTACTAAAATATATTTTTTGAAAATTCATTCCAAGCATTTTGGAAAAATATTTGAAATTTGTATATTATTCTATGACAAAACTGAATGGTTGCACAATGCAAAAGCCCATTCTAGGCGGCACGCCGAAGACAATCTTTGCGGAACTTCACGCATGCAAAATCCTCGACGACGCCACCGAGCGCGAAATGTTCAGGATATACAAGAAGACCAGGAAGCGCTCATACCGCGAGACTATCAAGCTCCGCATAATGCAATCCCACCTGAGATTCGTTTTCCGCATGGCGACAGACTACGCCGCGCGTTACCAGCTCCCGGTGACGGATTTCTACGCAGCCGGGAAGCTCGGCCTCATGACCGCCATCAACACATACAACCCCGACGAGACGACGAAGTTCGGTAGCTACGCCGTATGGTACATCCGTTGGCAGATGCAGCAGTTCATCGACACGTCCGACCCGATACACCTCCCGCCGAAGGTGCGCCAGCGCGTCATCAAGGCAAAGAAGGAAGGCAAGCCGGCAAGCAGCGTCATGTTCGGCGAGGAAGCCGAGGCGGTGCTCTACAACACCTGCTCCACATACGACAGGGTGACGGAGGACGGCAGCGTGACGATAGAGGACACACTCACCGACACGACGGATGCCGACGTGGACACTACGTTCCTGGACCCGGCGGTCAGGGAAACCCTGCTCGCCGCGATGAAGGAAACCCTCGATGAGCGCGAGCTCAGCGTGGTATGTTCGTCCTTCGGCTTCAACGGCTACGACATGACGTCCAAGGACATCGCGGCCTGCACGGGGGTCTCCAAGGCCCACATCAGGACGATCAAGATGGCTGCCCTCGAAAAACTGCGAAAAAACGCAAATTTGCAGGAACTCTTCGAAGAATGTACCGGCATCGTAAAAACCTAGTTTTCGTTCAAACCAACTAACCGCTCATGGTACAAATGTGTCAGTTTTCACCAAATTGCTTAACCTGTTCGGGTTCGGCAAGAAGCCGGACAGCCATGACGCGCACGGGAGCGAAGAAATGCCTACAATTTTCCAGGACACGCTAGACGTAGACGGCCTGACCGGGATGCCGCTTGGTGGCGTCTCATACGGCGGTGACAACAGTGGACCGCGTATGGGATGGAACGAAACCATCAAAAACTCTCGCATCAACCAGGACTACGCCGACACGTTCGTAATCCCCGGACAGGTAAACGCCAGGAGACCAAACATGCAGCAACCTATGCAACCCATGCAATATCCACAGGGCTACCCGCAGCAACAGCCGCAGGGCTACCCGCAACAGCAGATGCAGATGCAGTATCAGCAAGGCTACCCGCAGCAGCAGGGGTTCCAGCAATATCCGCAGCAGGCGGCAATGCCCCCGCAGCAGATGCGCTATGCCCAGCCCCAGCCGCAGATGACCCCGCAGCAAATCCAGCAGATGCAGATGCAACAGCAGCAGATGCGTATGGCACAGCAGCAACAGGCGCAGGCAGCCCAGATGCAGCAACAGCAGGCACAGGCGCAGGCACCCGCCCCGCAGCAAGAACAGCCTGCCGAAGCGCATCAGGTGCGCGTCGTAGACGGGGAACCGTACTACGAAATGATCCTCCTGAACGACACCTATCACTTCTACGTTGACCTCCCGGGCGTGAACAAGTCCGCAGTCGATGTCCAGTATATCGACGGCGCCGTGGAAATCAGCGGCGTCAGGGAACTCCAGTCAACCCTCATGAAGAAGACGGCCAAGGGCGAAAAGGGACGGAGACCGACCTTCGAATCGCAGATTACCATACCGGATTACCTTTCCGGCAAGTTCAAGTTCAGCTTCCCCTTCCCGCTCCCCATCGACGAAAACTCGATCAAGGCCTCGTTCAAGGACGGCGTCCTCCATGTGACGATGAACCTCCGCGCAAGTGCCACGGGCGTGAAGGTCGCGGTCATGTAAACCTAACACAATCCCAGGCGGCCTTCGCGGGCCGCCTTTTTTGATGCCATGAAAGAAGAGCACAACCTGATACTTACGCTGGACCAGCAGGAATTCTGCGACCAGTGCACCCGTTTCGTAAAAGAAAACCTCCACGGCGCGACCATGGAGGTAAAGCTAAATGACAAGGGAATGCGTGGCTACCGCTATTCCGACTTCGTCGTGACCGTATGCGCGGACAAGACGAAGGACTATTTCGAGGTCACCCGGAACCGCGACGGCATGCTGGTCCTGGCGGTGTATAACCGAAAGCCAGTCAGCATAAACTGGGAGTTCATCTTCGTCCAGGAGCACATAAAGTCGCTCCTCGCGCCGCTACCTGACGAGGGTAAGGGTGCGCTGGCCGAGGTCAAGGGTGATCTTACCGTAGCGTGACACTATCTTCCGGTATTCGTCGTAGGTCTTCGCGTTCGTGCGGGTCAGCGGTATCTCGGTGATGCCGGTGCCGTAGAGCGTCTGCACGAGCTCGGATTCATACTTGTAGCAGCAGTCCCCGTCAATCATCAGGCCCCAGTATTCATGGAGCGGCGTGTAGTAGATGCCGTCCTTCGCGAGGGCGAGCAGCTTGGGGCATGCCGTCTGGGTACAGGTCATCTTGATGCGGTCGAACTGCCCGCAGACATAGTCGAAGAACTGGTCAACGCGGTTGTCCATGATATAGACCTCGCGGGAGTCATCCTTCTTCTTCACGAACTCGCCGACGGCCTCCGGGCGCATCTCCATCTGGTCGATGGCGCACCTTGCGAGCATCTGCGAGGCGATTTCCTCGAACGGGATGTTCGGCCTGGCGAACGCCTCGTCGAAATCCTCCCCGAAGTGTTCCAGGGGCATCTCGTAGAGGTAGCCATACATCGTGAGCGACGAGAGCGGGATGCCGCGCCAGCGGGTCAGCTGCATCGGGCGGATGAACGTATCGACGAACTCCTGCGGCATGTTCTTGCGCATGGCGGAAATGAGCATGGAGGGCGTCCCGGACTTGTCCCCGTAGGCCTTCTGGATGTCCGGGTGCTGCATGGCCTCGGCGAACTTCTTGCCTTCCTCCGGCGTGAACGTGCACTTGGAGAACGGGAGCCTGAATATGCCGTTGTCGCGGTTGGTGACGCTGACCTTGGAGAACGGGAGGTACATGTGCCTCGGGTTCCGGTAATACTTGTATTCCAGGCCCGGGAGGAACTGTTCCAGCACGGCGGCATAGTTCGTCGTCACCATGTCGTGGTAGGAGTCCATCGGTTCCGCCAGGACGCCCGTCCTGACGAATGTCACATCCTTGCCCTCCACGGCCAGGATGCACGCGTTGATTACCGCGTCGAGCGAGTAACCGATAACGTATGTCTTTAGTTCTGCCATTAGAAAATGCTCGCGTCCGACTGAAAGTAAGGGAGGATATTCTGCTCCAGCCATTTGACCTCCGGGAACATGAAGCGCTCGTCGATTATGCGCCCATGCTCGTCGCAATAGAGGAATAGCGGCAGCTTGGTTATCTCCCTGTCTCCCAGGATTCTGTTATTTTCGGGCTTGGTTTCGATTACGAGCCTGGCTGCCCGGGCCGGGTTCTCGAACAGATCGTACTTGTTGAACCACTCGATCATGTCCGCAAAGTCGGAACGGCACTTCTGGCACATGTTCTTCTCGTCAATCCAGGCGAAAATCCACATGATGACCCGCTGTTCCTTTTTCAGGTCAGCGTAGGCTTCCTGGCCATATTTGAGAAGCCGGGCACTCAGTGAAGAGTCCCCGGCCGTGATTATGGCCTTTCCGCAGCAGAAGTCCTTTCCGGCCATTACTTAGCCTTCTTGGTGGTCTTCTTGGCCGGCGCTGCCTTGGTGGTCTTTGCCGGCTTTGCCGTCTTCTTGGTGTCCGCGGCCTTCTTCGTAGAAGTCTTTGCCTTCTTCGGCGCAGTCACCTTCTTCGGCGTGGCCTTCGTGACCGTCCTTGCAGGGTTCTTCGTCTTGGCGAACGGGGCCTTGGCGGGAGCCTTCCTGACGCGCTTGCGGACGGGTTTTACCGGAGCATTTTCCACAGCAACCGTTTCCTTCGGCGGTTCCGGTTCTGTGGCAATCTGGGGTTCCGGCTGCGGTTCCGGGGTCACGGGAGTAAGTTCTACAGGCAATTCTTCAACGGGTTCGGCAGGGGCGGCATCGGGGGTAGTATCAGCAGGGGCGGCATCGGCGGGAGGCGCTTCCACGACAATCGGCTCAGACGCCAGTATAGGCTTGGCATAGGGATGCGGGTCTTCCGGGAGGATTACCACGGTCGGCTTCACGTCCGCCTGGGAAATGCTCGGCTGTTCGTCAGCGAGCACCGGCTTCGGCTCTTCCGGCGCGATGTCGATCGGGAAACCCGAACCGCGCACAATGCGTTTATGGACCAGGCGCCACACCACGAGAATCACGATTACCGCGATGGCACCGATGATGAGACCAACTTGGGCATTGGTCAATTTTTCTGCAAAGTTCATTTTTGCCTCGTTTGTAGATTACTGACCGTAAACTAGGTTTTATGACTACGTCCGGGCACTATAAACTAGGGTATAAAACACCAACAGGAATTGCAAGATGTCCGAAAAAACCAAGCTCCTCGTCGAATCGATCCAGCGTGTCGGCGTGCGCATCCCGGTAGGGGAACAAGAACGCGTCGAACAGATTGCCTCGGCCATCTTCGAGGCACAGGACGACACACTCGCCACCGAACCGACACCCACCCCGGAACCTGACCCTGCCACGGCAGCCAACACCGCCCCGACCCCTGCACCGCAGGGAGCCAACACGGAAGAACTCCGCGACAAGAGCATCTCGACCGGCACAATGCTCGCGTCGGATCTCATCCCCAAGTTCGTCGCGGTTCTGAAGCAGTACAACCCGGAAGAAGCCAAGCAGTATGAAGCCATCGACCCGGCGACCATCCCTGACGAAAACCTCGGAGACATCCTCGAAGACCTCTTCAAGTCGATGGACACCATCGCACCGGAAGGATGCTACTTCGGCGCCCACGAAGGCGACGGCGCTGATTTCGGCTTCTGGACAGTCGCCGACTAACGACCCAGACAGGCACCTTTAATGGCAAACCCGCGGGCGCACCGCGGGTTTTGCTATATTTCGGGCATGGCTGAATATCAAGAATGTAACTTTTCCGAAAAGACCGACCTGTTGCCGCCTGGCAAGGAACAGGTCAGCGATACCCCCAAACCGCCTGCATTTGCAAACCACGACCCCGAAAAGAGGTTCCTTCCGTGTGATTTCTGCAATTTTTACGCATCCTCGATGTGCCAAGGTTGCGAATATTTCGGCGCATGCGTCGGTTCGATAACCGGCGACAGCTATGGCGGGGATCTCACCCAAAAAGAGGCTATGGCGTTTGCCGACCGCATCTATGACGATTGGGAGCGTGACAACTACCGCAAGGACTATCCGCGCACCTGGCGCATCCGCCTGGCGCTGCACAGGCTGCATGGCAGGATTTTACGTATCTGGTATTCCTACCGGTCATGGAAAATAAGGCGGGAGCTTGCCAGAAAGGCTAAGAACGGTTGATATACGGGATTGGACGCCGGTAAGGTTTGGAACTTTTTCGCTTGGGGCTCTCCGTAATACGGGGCATGTGCATCACATCCTTGTAGATGTCATGGACGAAGCAGTTTCCGCCGAGCTTGAAATAAACGTCGCATAGGCCTATCAGGTTCTCGCGACCCTTGTCGGTCACACCGCCCTCGTCCAATGCCCTGTAATATCCCGTCGTGATGTCATTCCTCAAAGATGCGATGATTGCTGCCTTCATGGCAACCATTTCGGCATCCCTGTCAACCATCTTGACATTTACGTGGTCCAACCCGTCGTTCAGCTTCTTTACGTCGCTCAAGATTAAGTCAATCTTGTTCTTTTCCGTAAATTTTTCTTTTATTTTTCTTATAAACCACTCACGAATCGGCGTAATAAATGCACCAACAGTCGTCAACAGAACCGTCACCGATGCAATTAGCGCCGTGAACTGTGTGATCGTCTGGGTTGCCGCCTCAATACCGTTCATTACACTCTCCAAAGACATGACTTCAATACAAAGTAGTTTAGACCTTAGTTAGCCACCGCCACACGCTGCCCACCGTGAGAATAGGCATTGCGCCACTTCTCGGTGCGCTGGAAGTCATCCCATGTGTAGATGCCATGCTTGGAAATGAATTCCGCGATAATGTTCATCACGGTCTGGAACGAGCTGGCCACGCTCTCCCCGATTACGTCGTCGAGGGCGGACTTGGCAGGCGCCATGACGGCCTCGCCAAACGGCTCGACATCGCCCGCAAAGGCATCCCCGACATCATCGGAAAAGCTGGGGTCGATTTCAAGTTTCATCTTGCACGGACCGCCGTCGGCGAAGTCCACCCGCGCAGCGGAATTGGTGAAGTCGATGAATACATTGGCACCGCCGAATTTCGTCGGGTCAAACTTGTTCTCCGTCCAGTCAGACTGGCTCTTATAGTCCGATATGGAAAGGTTCTGGAAGGCCTGCTCCAGTTCCTCCAATTTCTGCTGTATTCCTGCACCGAATCCAGCGTCCGTCAGGGTAGCGCAATCGGACCACTTGATTTGCCTGTCAGGTATTGTCAAATTTATGTGCCCCGTGTACCGAGGGGTGTCCCCGAGCGTATCGACGATTGACCAGTCGGGACCATGCCCGTCCCCCGCGAATGATATGTCGGCATCAATGATGTAAGAATCGAAATCCGGTCGGTAAGTAACCTTGACATTCTCCGTCCAGACATCATCGAACGCGATTTCGTATGCGGCAAGTTTGCCTTCCGACAGCGCCAGCGCCGCGCGTTCGTTCGCTTCCAGGAATATCTGCCCGGCCTTGACTGCGCTATCCCTGTCCATCCGCTTCGCCGCACTTTCAAGCATGGCGGCAAACTGGCGCCCGGCGACGATGGACTCGATCATCGGGTTCTTCCTGAGACTGTCGAGCCTGCGGCCTTCGGCACATGCCTTGCGGAACCTTTCCGACGACGCGATACGATTGTATTGGGTGGGCCCATAGGTTTCCACGAGCTCAACCAGGTCCTGCAAGGCGTTCATGTACTTGTCGAGGTCGCCGTCAAGTGTCCGTTCGTCCTCGGCAATCTTCTGCCGGTCATACGGGGTAATCTGGACTGATTGGGCAGCAACCTTCGTCGGGTCGCCCATGAGGAAATCGTGGCCCTTGTGCATCGCGGTCCCGAACCAATTCTCGATAAGCGCACACCCGGAGTCTATCGCCTCCAGCATCGCGGCGTTCTCGCCGGTCTTGATTTTTTCAAATTCTGCGGACATTGACGATTTCATGTCAGATTACCTTTCAGGCCTTAACCCGTAGTTTATAACCCACCAGTTTTTGCTATATTTCGTAGCATGAAAAAGACCATCACGAAAAAGGACCTGAACGACGACCAGACCGCCGCTCTTGACTATATCCATAAATTCATCGAAGGCCCCAACCGGCAAATGATACTTACCGGGCCTGCCGGCACCGGCAAGACCGCACTGCTCAACGTGGTGCTTTCTGAACTCGGCAACAACAAGAACTACCCGATCGTGTGCACCGCCCCGACAAACAAGGCGGTAAGCGTCATTTCCAGGGCCACGAAGAAAAACTACAACAAGACCGTATGCGGACTGCTCGGCCTCGTCCTCATCGACTACGGCAACGGCAAGCCGTACCTCAAGCAGCAAGGCGAAAGCACCATCCACCAGTATAGCCTGGTGGTGATTGACGAATCGTCCATGCTTGACGAAAGCATGATTATGCAAATCCAGTCCGCTCTCCAGGCACATCCGAAGACGAAGGTCATCTATGTCGGCGATGCCTGTCAGCTCCCGCCGGTGTCAGACGAAATGCGCGGCCTTACCCAGTCCAGGGTGTTCGAGCTGCCGCTGCGAGTGAACCTCACCAAGGTCATGCGCGTTGCCGACGCGAACCCCATCCTCGATGTCGTGACGACCATCCGCCAGAACATGGCTTCCCCGGAAGACCTGTTCAAGCACGAAACGCACCTTACCGAAGACGGGCGCGGTATCGAGTTCGTCACCAACCAGGACGAGTTCTATGAAAAGGCCTTCGCCGCGTTCGATACAGACGAATACAAGGCGGACAGCTCCTATGCAGCCATCCTTGCCTACACGAACGCGATGGTCAAGGAAGCGAATACCAAGGTCCGCGAGCATATCTACGGCAAGGATGCCGACGGGTATGTCAAGGGTGAAGAACTCCGCGTCGCGAAGCCCTACATCATGGAAAATGCCAACGGCAAGGGCTCCCATGTGGTCTACAACACCGAAGACCGCATCAAGATCGAGACCATTACCGCGATGAACGACCCGAGCTACGGTCTCCCCTGCTTCAAGGTCCGCGTCCATGCGACGGAATCATCCAGCAGGACCCAGAGCTCCGTCACGGCATACATCCTCCGTCCCGACCCGACCGCGGAAAGCATGTACATGACCCTGCTCGAAGAAAAGCGCAAGGAAGCCCTCGACAAGGAAAAGGAATGTCGTTTCGGTGGCAAGTTCTACTCCAAGAAGGAAGCCTGGGCCGACTACATGAAGCTGAAAAACTTCTTCCTCTGGGCGGGCTACGTCTATTCGCAGACAATCCACACGGCACAGGGTAGCACGATTACCAACGTGTTCTGTATCGAAAGCGACATCAACCGCCTCCGCGAGAACCACTTGCAGCGCAACAAGCTGAAATACACCGCGTTCACCCGTGCCGCGGAAAGACTGACGGTACTCACATGATAAAGGTTCTGCTAGTAATCCCGGCCCATGGCCAGAACATCTTCCTCCCGAAGATGCTGGACCGGCTGTCCAAGCTGAGCGTATATCCGACCGAGTGCCGGTATGTCATCGACCGCCCGCAACCCGGCGAATACGAGGAAGCCCTGGAAATTTATGCCAAGGCCAACCGGATAGCCGACGGCAACCTCGGTTTCGTCAAGATACTCAAGAGCGAGGGGTACCCGGAATGGGTGGGGCACCCGCAGATGAACGCCGGTTCGGACTATTTCCTTACCGGCTACGTGAGGAATACGCAGGTCGAATACGCAATCAAGAACGACTTCCACTACGTAATCTTCATCGACGGAGACTGCGTACCCGAGCCGCACCTGATTTCGGGGCATGTCGATACCCTGTCCGAAAAGAGCTCCCCGATCGCCACCGTCGGTCGCCGCAGGGAAATCATCTGGAACATGGAAGACCAGCGCATGGCAAGCCCCAAGTCTGTCTGCCACCTGTTCACGGACACCCCGAGGCTCATCGACAACGAGTTCTGGTTCGTTGACAGCGGTGTCGTCTGGACCTGCAACTTCGGCCTGAACATGTATGCCATCAAGCAGCTATGCAGCATGAACGCATCCCTATACGGCCGGGAAGAAGTGTTCTCCTCCGAGTTCACCGGGACATGGGGTGGGGAGGACGGGTTCCTCGGCCTGGAGTGCTTTTACAGCGGAATACCGGTATATGCCGTGCCGAACGGGGATAACGGCATCATCCACCAGCCGCATGTGCGACCAATGAACAAGTATGACCACCCGCAGTTCATTCCATACCTGGAAGCGATGCGGGAGGACCTGATGGCACGGATGCACCTGCATGGGTGGCTGTCAAAGGAATTTGTGCCGCGATTGCGCATGACGAAATGAATAAGGCCGCTAGATGCGGCCTTTTCTTATGCTGTCCTGGAACCATCGCTTGCCGGCGACAGATCTATCAAGTCGGTATCGGTGAGCGTCGTCGCAATATTATCGACCTTTGCCGAATTATACTGCATCTGGGTCTTCAATGAATTGAGCAGCCTCTGTGCATCTGGATTGCTTGACGGCGTCACCGTAAATGGCCCGGAGACACCCGAACCCGGCTTAGACCACGCGTCGGCGAGGTTGTCGAATTCCTGGTTGGTCGGATTTGCCCATTGGGTCTGTATCGGGAGCACTCCTGCCCGTGATTTTGGCAGAACGGTTTTCTTAGTATCGAAAAGGTCCTCCACTTCCGGCTTCACAGAACGGATGCGGTCGATATAGCATCCCTTCTGCCCAGCCAGCGGGGTCAGGTGATTGGTAAACACAAGCTGGCGCAGTTCGGCGGAACACATGCTCATGATGGTATAATAGTTTTCCGCGATGGCAGCCAGGGCAATCTTCTTTTTGAGCACAGTCGCCCCCTCGTGAAGGAGGTAACTGTGGATGTCGGTAAGCATGCCGATTGCGCGAGTAGGATCCGTCTTGACGATCTCTTCGAGAACCTTCATGGCCTTGTCATGTTCCTCAATGCTCATGTTTGCCTGCGTGAGGACTTCAATCACGTCAATCTTGGACAGCACCTTCATGTCGAGGTAGAATGTCGCAAAGCTGGTCGCAAGGAGCGGGCCGACAAAGCCGGCACCGAGTGTTTCCAGGCGCCTACGCGTAGGCGGATTGCCCTCACCCATCTTGCGTTCCATGTTGTTGAGAGAACGGCTGAACATGTCCCAGGAACGCGGCGTGGAGAGCACGTTTCTGTAATGCTCGCGTGTCATGGCGTCGTTTGCGAGCTTCGGGTTGGAAAGCTGGTGGAGATAATCGGGGTACTTGCGAATGAACTCGACAACGGCGGAGTTGAAATGCTGCGGCCCGGCGATGCGGTTCAGCCAGTATTGGGCATCGCACATCACCTCGGCGACATAGAAACGGTCGGACTGCGCAAGATCGAAGGGAATGATGTCATACATCGGCCCCATATCCGGGTTCGCTGCCGATAGGATGCGGGAACCTTCCGGCATCTTGAGCTCGGCGATTGCACGGTTGAGGACAAGACCCATGCAGCCGCGGACGATTGAGTTCGCGCCCGCACGGTTGATTTCGTCGATAAAGAGGATAGTCTTTTCCGTATCGGAAAACCATGGCGGTGGATTGAGTACGGTGCGCCCGTCAACCACGCTGTTGCGTCCCAGGAAGTCGCCTATGTCAAGGACTTCCGCGACATTCTTCTCGTAATAGCGATACCCTTCCTGGTGTGCAGCCCAGGCTTTGGCAAACGAGGATTTGCCGATACCGGCCGGGCCGACCAGCAGGACGGCCACTTCCGGCGGGATGAACTCCAAGTTTTCTTCGAGTTCGGAAAAAGTTACTGTTTCTACCATGGTAGATGAAATATAGCAAAAACTACTGCAGGCAGTCCTCGTCAATCGGGCCGTCAACGATTATCACGTCCTCGCCCGCCGTAGAGGCGAACGGGCTGCTGCCCGCGGACAGCGTGCCACCGTGGACGGACAAGCTGACACCGACGTCGAACGTCGCGTTGATGACGATGCAGAGCTTGTCGAACACCACGTCGATAGGCTTGATTACCCGGATGATGTCCTTCAAGTAGTCCATCGAGTTGATACCCACCAGACTGCGCCCGGTAGCCGTCTCGGCCTGCACTTCAAGGTCGATGTGCGGTGTCGGGACCCACTTGCTCTTGATTTCGCCCTCGGTCTCGATACGCTCGGCGACCTCGTCCGCGGAAAGCAGCTCGACATACGGCTGGCTCGTCTCGGTCCACTTCGTCAGGACCTTGCCCACGACGCCAAACAGGGACATCACGGCGCATACGCCCGCATCGGTGCCTGAGTGCGAGTAGATGTCCGGGAGGTTCTCCACGACGGACCTGACGGCCATGCGGCGCATGGCTTCCGTGTTGTAGAGGGGGTTCTCGTTGATGTTGTCGTCCATGCCGGAGATGTCGAAGCCCATGAACCTCGCGAGATACCCGATGAGGTCATAGTCGATGACGCTCGCGTCGCGGAGGTAGGCGAGACGCTCGATCTTTTCGGCAAGCGGATAGCCCATGTCGGGAACGCCCTTGAAGGACGAATCCATGTTGCGACGGGAAGCGACAGAACCGTAGTCATACTTCGATGAATACTGGAGCATGCCGTTGCCGGTAGTGTCGATGTTTTCGAGCGCCTTGTTGTCGAAATTGTAGTTACGCGCGAACCCGCGCGGGACGGTATATGTAGAATCCTGCGTCTCGGCAGCCTTCATCACGCTGATGTGGTCGTGCGGGATATACAGGTATTCCGGCACCCCGTCTTCCGAACCGGCTTCGAGGTATGCGGCGTTCTTCATCATGTCCACCGAGATGTCGCGGATCTTCATGACGCGCTTCGTGCGGACGGGAATCCAGCTGGCATTTGCGGACACACGCCATCCGATACGCTCGTCCGGCCTGGACTGCGCAAGTGCAACCACGATGTCGCCATCGGCAAAACGCAGCACCTGCCCGTAGCTGGCAGAATTGAACGCATAGGCACCCTGCAGGTTGCGCAGGTTGTCTCCCGCCTTGTCAAGGACATAGCCCTTGAATACGGTGCTCGTGCCGGCTTCGCAGGCGGGCACATAGTTGCCATACACGGCAAACGTGCAGTCGCCCGTAACCTTCATGACATAGGCCCTGGCAAGCCTTACCGCGGTTCCGCTCTTCATGTCGGCCACACCGGTGCCCGCATAGTCAACCACGATGAAATCGTGCTCGGAGAACCTGTGCGGCGCCTTGGTGGTGATATAGGTCCACGCCTCGTTCTCTCCGTTCGCCGCGACGCCCGCATGGGCCTCCACGACCACGTTCTGCATGGAATAGGTGGTGCAGTGGGAAACGCGGTCCCATTCAAGGCTCTTGATGGTGTACTTGTACCACGTTCCCGGGCGGAGTTCCATCACGCGGTTATCCACCGGGTTGCCGTCGAGAAGCGGAGTTCCCGTCTGGTCGTTCACGCGGATCACGATGAACCCGGCGCCCATGACCTCCTCGACAGTATGCCAGCCGTTATATTCGGTCGGATAGACATTGGAGATGAACACCTCCATGCTCCCGTTCGCATACTTGGCATCGGCCTTGTTGAGATACGGGACGGACTTCGAGAGCTCGACGAGGGCGCGTCCGTCGCCCATGTAGCGGATGGAACGGATATTTACCGTCTCGCCCATGGAGTTCACCGGATTGTCGTCCGACGTGTCGAACAGGTTCTGCCTAGAATACAGCGTGCATGGCGTGATGATGGCCTTCGGGTCAAGTTCTTCCCATGCGCCCGGGCCTACCCTGTAAAGGGTTTCCCCGACGGTGACGATGTCGCCTTCTTCCGGGGCTATCCTGATGGCAGCGCCGGAAACGGGAGTTCCCTGCTGTCCATGGACATCCACGCCGAACGAATACTCGATGCAGGCATACTTGTCCGTGTCGGAGCTGCCCGCAGCCGGGTCGGAAATAATCTCGTGCGTCCCGGTAAGCTCGACCGGTTCGAGGAGATTGGGGAACTGGACAAAGCACTTGTCGAAAGTGAGCGAGCGGCCCACATGGAGCACCCCGTCACCGTTCACCGCCTCCACGCGGAGAAGGTAGGTATTGCCGGAAACCGGATCGTCGCTGACGCGGACACCCGCCACTGAATACCTGTATGAACGGTCATAGACCATCACCGCATCCTGGTCGGAAATCTCGAACACGCGGCGGGTAAACACCTCGTCGGTTTCCACGGTGTAGCTCACGGTGTCGTTATCCACGACATGCACGGCCACGCCGGAAAGATTGAACAGGATGTCGTTCGCGAGCGCATCCTCGCTGTCGATGCCGGAAATATCCACGGTAACGCCGTCGACGAGCCCGTGCGCGGCAGAGGACACGGTAACTGTCCATGTCCCGTCGTTGTTATCGACGGCCATCACGGAGTCGATGTCATTGCGGATTTCCTTGTCGGCACCATAGGCAACCACAGGATAGTCGATTACGGCATCCCGGAACTTGGTCAGGTCGCTGTCAACGATGTCGGAATACTGGCCAGCGGACATGAACTCCACGAAACCGTTGCGGTCATCGGCAGCGATATTCAGCTCCGCCGCATGATAGAGCCATTCCCTGTCCTTGTAGCCAAATTTCAGGCCAGTCGTGTTCACCTTGCGGATGTAGGTCAGCGAAGTAAGGACATCGTGCGGGAGGGAGTAATCCGGCTCCTCGCCGAGTTCGAGCGTGTCATACTGCCCAAAGAACGGGACAAACTGGTTACGGATCGAGATGAAATTGAACGCGCGACAAGAGAGCTTGTCGGCATAGCGCATCCCGTGACGGACCTCGTCAATCTGGTCATCGACCGGATCGTAAACAAGGTCCCCGTCAAACAGCTGTTCGCCGTCGGTCTTGACGCCGGTCGTCATGACGAGGAGGGCCTTGCCTTCCGTCTCGCGGTCAGTCGCAACGAGCCACTTGGCCGTAGTAATCTTGATGCCGGTACAGAAATCGAGCACCGCGGAGGTCTCGTCATCGCCATAGATATAGCGGACTACGCCGTTCGCGAACATGCTCTCGTCCTTGACGAGCTTGGTGACGAAATAGCGCTTGCCGATTGACAGGGTGCTGCAATCGAAAAACACTGTGCGGTCTGCCGCGCTGGCGACCTGCATGAAGTGCCGGTCCATCGGGTCATCGACCGCCGTCAGCAAAAGCAAGTCCCCCGCGGAAGGCATCGTATCGCCAGAATAGACACAGTCGGCGTTGCTGTCCGACCCTGCGGTGATGATACCGCCGCGGACGCGGGTGATGTTGACCTTCTTCCCGTATGAGGAACGGGCCACGCGGACACCCTCGCTGAGGAAATACTGCGTATATTCGATACCGTCGATAAACACGCCGGTAACCTTGTCGCGGATCATCGCGACCCCTTCCCACATGAGGTCGTCGGAATACACCGGGTCGCCGATGTCAAAGTCGCCATGGTCCATGTAGAAGCCGTCACCGCCGCAGAGGCGAGAACTCGGGACATATCCCTCATACACGACATCATTCACGATGTCGGCATCGCGGTAGCCACGGAAGGAGGCCTTCCCGGAGCTTATCGTCCCATGACCGCAGAGGGGAACCTGCGCATTCCACTTGACCACCGTCTTCGGGTGCTCGTAGTCGAGTGACCAGTAGCTCTCGAAGAGCGGATATTGGGTGAACTCATACTGCGTGATGTTCTCCACGATTGCCGTCATGTCGCAGGCGCGTGTGGGCACGAGCGTGAGCGTGACGAGGCCATCCACCGCCATCGTCGAAGACGGGTCGGGGAAGCTCATCTTGAACTCGTAGTAAACGTCCTTGTTCTTGCGATGGACGAGATAGCAGTATGCCCCGTCGGCGATTGTCGGGAGCTGCTTGAACGTAAGCCGGAGCACGCCGGAACTGTATTCTGCAGTCGCGATTGCACATTTCTCGGTGACATCGGCCTGGGACGGGTCCTTCGCCATGTCCCCGCCGTCACCGGAAAGGTTCACGATGTTGGCCGTGCTCATGTCGCGCATGTAGAACATGCCGGTCGGGAAACCGTTCTTCCATGAATACACGGCGCTGTCGGTAGATACGAGGGACGTCCTGATATGGTCGCCAGGGTTCACCACGTAGTTGAGGTAGTCAACCACGAGGTTTCCGTTCTCGCCACTCTCCACCGTGCGGGACACCGACGACACATGGAAGCGGAAATAGACTTCGTAGTAGTTGATCCCGTTTACCGTCTTCAAGTAACGGGCATAGACACTCCCCACCTCGTCAACGACGAAGGAAACCACGCTGTCCGTGGTATTGTCGGTCCCGTCGAACGGGTCCTGGGAATTTCCCATCGGGTCGGGGCGAAGGCTGTCGGAAGCCTTGTCATAGTAATAGGGGTGCACATCCCCACCGGCAAACTCGACATACACGACCTGGCCGTCGGCGACGCCGGTCCCGAGGCCCCTGATCGAGGCATTGGGAACCACGTCCTCCTTCTCGGTCTGGACGCGCATGGTAACCGGATATTCCGCGTTTACGTTGCCCAGGGCGGCGTTGCTGCGCACGTTGTTGCGCGGCGCGGAAAGGAGCAGGATGGGGGATGCCCTGTGCATGGCGTGCTCGAACATGTCCTTCAACTTGGACTGCGCCTGCTTGACACGGAACACGTCCGTTTCGGAGCACACCCGGACAATCTCGAACTCGGTGGTCGTCCGCAGGTTGCGATATGCGTTGTTGATGTAGTCGCTCATCACCTGGACGAACTCTACAACGTCGGGCTCCGTCTTCAGGAAGTCCGGGAGGTAGGCGACAAAGTCGCTGTGTCTAAACTGACCGCCGTCGTTATACGGTATCGCTCTCATTAGGTATCCATCGAAGTCTTAAGTGAGACATTGTAATCGACAGAAAGCTCGATGCCCTCGGTAGGAATCACTATCTGCACGATTTCGTTGCGGTTGGAGTAGTTGGTGATGTTGCCCTGCTCGTCGATGAGCGACGCGCACACGTAGTATTCGAGCACGTTGCGCACCAGCTTGATATACTCCTGGCCATAGCGCATGTAGCTGTAAAGGCCGGAACCGTTGATTTCGGCCATGCCGACCACGTTCTCGGTGTCCTTGAACGTAAGCCCGTCGGCTTCCATGCTCCAGCCCTTGATGGCGTTGATTACGTCATAGAGGCGCCCGGCAGTAGCCACGTCGCCGGTAGTGCGGGCCTCGGTCAGCGCCTCGTAAACCGGGGTGAAAATCTCCTGCATCACCTGTTCCCAGATGTAGGCGACGAACGTATCGATCTGCTTGTCGGTCAGCTTGCCGGCAGCGAGTTTCGGGGCCACATTCTGCTTGTAGAACTCCTGTATGCGGTATTGCATGCTGCCCTGGTCCATCTCGCCGGTCTGCTTGCGCATCTTGAACACGTCCTGATGGAGGGAAGCGGATGCCTCCCCGGCATAGCGATACTGCAAGGTGAACTCGTTGCCCTCATCATCGACGGAATCCGGCGTGATATACTCGTAGGTCAGCTCGCCGAGCCACGGGAGGGTGGCAAGGTCGAGGTTGCGGAACCCGTCATCAATCGGCTCGAAACGGACATCCACGCCGGCCACCTCGACCATCTGGTGGATGAGCGCCTCGATGCGGGAACGGTAGATCGGGACGGAGAACTCCGTGTTGTCCTTCAAGTAGGCATAGACCACATTCTTGATGCGGTCGCGGATGTCGGTGAACTTGTTGCCCTTGTAGAGGGTAACGTCCATGAGCAGCTGCATCGTGTGCACGGACGGATAGACGTAGGAGTGGAACCCGCCACCTACGGTAAGCATGCCGCGACGGTTGAGTGCAACCATGATGGAGTGCAGCTCGGAACCCGGCTCGACGAAATCCATCGGGCTGAGGTTCGCGTTGAACACCTTGTAGTCGAGCGGGTATTTCGGGACAAGGGCGGTAAGGTAGTTCGAGATGATTTCGTTGGCGAAGCCTTCCGGGTCAGACGCGCCGTCCACCCAGCGGCTACCGAGATGGTTGGCGGCAAGGTCGGAAGCCAGCTTTGTGCGGATTGCCTCAATCGTATTCCGCAGCTCGGTCTGGTTCACCGCGCCAATCGCATCGACATCCTGGTAATCGTATTCCCAGGTGTACATGAGGCCATTGACCTTCGCGCCGGAAAGGAAATACTCGTCGGAAGTGGTCGGGTAGTAAGTGCCCTCACGCTCGCGGTAAAGGTCCTTCAACGCGGAGAAACGCACCTGGTTCATATACTTCACATTGATGCCACCGTTCCTCAGTTTCGTATTGAGGATGTCTTCGCCGAAAGCAATCGCATACTTCACGTCCGCATAGCGGCGGAGGAACACGCTGTAACTCGTGCCGTTGATGAGGTGGTCGAGCGTGTTGTAGATTTCCGGGGAGTTGTTCTTGATGGACTCGGCGCTTTCCATCGGCTGGCCACCGCTGATGTCGGTAGTGAGCGCGATGTTGAGGTCGTTAATCGTGATGTCACTCTCGGAACCGTCGGCCTGCGTAATCGTGATGCTGGAGGCAGATGTCGAAAGCGTAGAGCCGGAAACGTTGGTCAGGTTGCCCGCTTCGCCATGCGTGGAGAAGTAGGTCACGGAGATGATGCCGTAAGGGATTGCCGCCTTGAGACCGTCGCTGAACTTCATCTGGACGTTGCCGTCGTTGGACGTGTTCAGGATTACGGTATAGTTGGTCGTGTAGCTGCCGGAACCCGGGACAAAGCCGGAAAGGTCGTTGGCGGAAGAATCCTTGGACGGATCCGTGAAACCGCGGCGGGAAATTCGCCAGTAGAGACGGTCGGCCATGACGGAGTCCATATCGACCCCGTCAACGAGCGTCGCATCGGAAGTCACCGTCGTGAAACCCGACGCGCGGTGTGAAACGTTGCCGTCATCGGCATAATTCGGGTCGCTTTCACCAAAATAGTCGGCAAACGTAGGGTCGTTGATGATGAATACCTGGTGCTGCTTGCCGGAAGACACGAAGTTCACCGTCTTGCTGATACCTTCCGCGAGGACGGCATAGCCGCTCATGAGCGTCATGAGGCCCGTGTGGTTCGCGTCCAGGTTGCGGTCATAGGAAAACTCCATGTCGGACATTGCGGTGAGCGTGAGCCCGCCGAGGGCAAATTCACAGCCCTTCGGGATGAACACGCGGATCGTGTCATACTGGCCCGTCGTCGTGGTCTGAATGCCGACGCCCGCCTTTGCGGGAACGGGGCGTCTCGGGCTGTAGCCGAGCATGCGGCCACCGGCATAGATGGACCCGAGGTTGGTCGCCGTTTCCAGGAAAGCGTTCTGGAAGGACGATTCTGCGTAATACGCCATGAGGTCCGCGGTGCCCGCGAACAGGTCGAGGAGGATACGACCGTATGAGCTGTCGGAGAGGTCAGCGAGGGGTCCGCCCTTGGCCTTCAAAATGGTCATCAGTTCGGACTGGATGTCCTCGAACCGTATTTTAGTATATTTCCTGGCTGCCATTCTCTTGATCCAAAACTTATCCCTAGTTTATAGTCCCGGAGGGGTCGCGGGGCAGTTTTCGGACCGCCAGTCTCTAAACTATTGGCATGCCCGAACTCATACTCGACATCAAGGCGAACGTCCGCCACACATCGCGCCTCGTTCCCAATTTCAGCGTCCTAGCGAACGTATCAATGCCGTTCTGGAACAAGCGTGCCCAGGGTTTCGTCGAGCGCCCCGAAAAGATACAGGCCAACCAGCCCGAGTTCGAGCATACGGAAGACAAGGGCTACACCTACCACTTCCGCCAGCACAACTCGTTCCGCGACCAGAACCGCTACGACGTCATGATCAAGGCGGTAATGAAGCGCCAGGCCGGCACGAAGTTCGCCTACTACACGACCACCTTCGATGTCAGCTCGGACCCCCTCCACAAGGAGGACAACAACCGCACGATAGACCGGTACTTCGAGATACCGGCCCTCGTCGGTTTCAACCCGCAGAACGAGCTCTACAAGCGCTTCGGTCTCCAATACACGGCGAAGCAGGAAATCTACCTCCACATGCCGCTGTTCCTCGAACGGAACTACGCAAGCCTCCGAAGGGAAGGCGTGGTGCCGAAATGCGACCCGAAGGAGCACAACCCCATCTGGTGGCAGCGCGGCTACGAGGAATTCCGTTACTTCGGCTATACGGCGGACCAGATTTTCCCCAAGGCCGGGGACAAGCTGAAACCGCTCTACGACAACAAGCTCTATAACGTCAGCAGCGTCACCGACGAGATCCCGGAATACGAATACAAGTGGAGAAAGTATTTCTGGAAGCTCTACCTCGAAGTCGCACTCGACAACGGCATGCAGGTCTCCGAGAGCGTGAAGAACGACCCGGAGCAGCGCCACTTCATCGACAACCTCCTCGGCCTGAACAACCTCCAGACCGGAGCAACCGGGGAACAGCAGGCCACGAGCATCACCCCGGGCTACGCCTTCGACGTCTCGGACATCGTGGACGAGATGAAGAAGGATGTCCTGTTCCACCCACCGGAAGTCAAGAAGTGCGTCAAGAACGTCACGCAGGACCCGGACTGGTATGCCTGCAGCAACAAGTTCGGGATGTGGTAAACGTAAAAGCCCGCGGTCTCCCGCGGGCTGTTTCTATCGGATTTCTATTATGGCACACACTTATTGCTGCATCTGGCCGGGGAACGGAGTATCGACCCCGAGCGTAGCATGCTTTATGGGAAGATTATACGGAGGATCCTGTTCCGGCTTCGGCATGTTGTTCCAGAAACCAGGCTGCCCGCCGCTCCCATCGTCAAGGAAGTTGGTATGGGATGCCGCGTTACGCTGCTCGATAACAGTGAAGGTTTCCATCAGCATCTCCGGCGTGTAGGTACCGGCAAACGTACCGTCGATTGCCACATGCGAGAAGATGTTGTAGATGTCCGCCGGGGTAAAGTTGCGGGCGATGATGGCATCCTTCACACAGTCGAACTCCGGCGCAGTAAAGTCAGTCTTCGACTGCCCATTCACTGCGGCATCATACGTCGGAAGCAGGTAGTTGAGCTGTTCCCGGGTAAGTTTGCCAATCGTTTCCACTTCGTCAATACGGCCGCTGCGGCGGATGATAGTGCTGTTTACCACGCTCGGGTCGTTCATCGTGCAGCAGAACAGGTACGACACCCCGTCGCTGGTATGGAGCTCGTTCAGGCGATCAAACACCTCAATCCACTTGGAAATGTGGCGGTCCTTCGCATTGTCCTTCTTGACCCATCCGTCAAGGTCGTCGCAGAGAATAATCACGTTGCGCATCACGCGGATGAACTCGTACATGTTGCGGAGCGCCTGGGGGCGGTCCAACATGTCCGGTTCCAGGCGGATTGTCATATATTCCGGGAAACGGTCGGAAATCTGGCGCATAAGCGTGCTCTTGCCGCAGCCAGGACTGCCGACGAAGCAGATACCGCGATGCAGGCCCTTGTCGAACATCGTCCTGAAGGACTTGACATAGGCATCGAACTTTTCCGGCAACGGCTTGTAATCGACAACTGCGCGTTTCTGCGGGTTCAGTGCACCGTTTTCCGTAAACGAATACACGAACTTCTTGGTGTCGAGGAACTTGCGGGTAATGCTCATCATGATCGTGCCCGGCAGGTCTTCGGGGAGTTTCTCCTCGCCCATGTTGGCAATGATTACCGAAATGGGACGCGGTTCGTTCATGCCGTTCCGCATGATCTCGGCCTGCTGCATCATACGGTTGTATTCTTCGGTTCCCGGTGCAGGCGGGTTCGATGACTCGTAGTGAACCGGGGAATCAAGACTCATCACGAACGCGATGAAACTGTCGCCAACCTGGACGCATACATACGGGTCGAACGAACCTTCGTATTCGCGCTTCGACGTAATCCTGAGCAAAGCCGAGTTCACCGGAATGCATTCCTCGATGTTTGTCGCCACGGGGCGGACCTTATAGGTCTTCCCGTTATGGACTACATCCATCGGGACATCGGAATCGCCAAACCTGAACAGGAAATTCTTCTCGCGAGAGCTTGCCGCCACGATTGAGCGGGACACCAGATTGATTTTCGTGATGGGGATATTTTCATACTTGGTCCCGACAAGATCGGTATGCTGGATATTATACCACACTCGCTGGTTCGGTGTGCTGGAGAACGAGAATAGCTTATCGACACCGCGGGCAATGGTATATTCGGCGAGGACGTTCCGGGCGCACGAAAGATATGCCGCGATGACCGGGTGACCGCTACGGGCGGCAATCGTGCACATGACATGGGACACTGAAAGGAGAGCACATGTACCGCGATACCCCAGTGCTGCGCTGCTGGTGTCGGCAGTCACAAGCGCCTTTGCCGCGCGTTTGAGGTTGTCCTTGGCCGACAGACGACGGCTGAACTTCGGCATGCCGAGTGTGCTTACTATCCTGTCGATGTCAAAGATGAGGTTCGTTGCGGAGGCTTCGTCATACTTCATCATACGATGTCCCCCCTGAACTTGCGCACCAGGTTATAGATGAAACGCCCCGCGAAAAACGCGATTGCGACGAGCTGGATGCAGTTGATGATTTTCTGATGTGTTTTCATGTCAAACCCTTGAAAATGCAGTCGCTTCGGTTCCCCGCTACCATATCCAACGGGAACCGCATTTGGCTTCCGGTCTAGTCGGGCATCGCACGGACCAAGCAGTATAGGGAGTGACTGTTGCGAGCGTTGTAACTTTAAGAACTCTACGAACGCCCTCGGAACACTTTCCTGTCGCCGTGCCGTACCTGAGCTGAACGGAACTAGCCGGACCGGTCGACACCAAATTTCCTCGTAGCGTTTTGCACATACCGTGCAGCAACGATCTTCTTTGGCGTGCAACGTGGTGGCATTGACCGAAGCCGTTGCGACCGTTAATTGGTGGCTTCTTCCTTCCCCAGGCCGATCTTCTTGGCGATTTCTTCGTCGAGCGGGAACTGCACAACGGTTTCCGCATTATATGCAGAAAGGGCGTCTTCGAGCGTGTTCTTCTGGTTGATGTCGGCCATGATACGCTTTTCGAGGAACTCCGTGGACGGCGCGGTGCGCTGGAGCTGCGTAATGATGTAGTTGCCGTGGACCTGGTCAAGGACACGTTCGGAAGTCTTGGCGTCCTTTGCTCGTGTAAGCATGCTCTGTTCGATGCGGAGGGCAGCGTCAACGCGGGCGATGTCGGCAAGGAGATGCTGACCATTGCCGTTCACGTCCTCGATTGCCTTCACGATAATCGACTTGGCGTAGAGGAGCGCGTCATAGAACGCAAATTCTTCCTCGATACTGGGCTTGTTGAGACGTCCATTGACATCGGCAACGGCTTCGTCATAAGCATAGGTAGGGAACTTGATGAGCAAGTCCTCTTCCTTGCGGATTAGGTCGCAGAGCTTCTTGCGGATGCTGAACGCCTTGGCAAGGCTCACGCTATGGATAGTGGTTTCATTGGCCATAATTTTACCTCTGAGGTAAAATATAGCAAAAATCACCGCGCGTATTTCAGCTTGCAGTACAAAAGGATAGAAAGGAGGGTAGTCGCAATCCCGTAGTTGAAATACAGGGGCAGGTGCAAGGTGCCGTTCACGACGTCACCGTATGCGACATATTCGGCCGTGGCGAGGTTCCCGACATAGGACAGGAACAGGAAACCCCAGGAAAGCTGGCTCGCGTCCTTCGCACGGAGACAGGAGATGACCTGGGGCAGGAGACATACGGCGAATGCGACTGAACCGCAAATGCCGGAGAAATTGGAGAACAGTTCGAGCATAGTCCAAATATAGAAAAATGGACCGGAACCCGGTCCATCTTTGGCTGGAATGTTGTTAGGAAAGGTCCGTCATAATCATGGCGCCCGGTGCCTGTTCAAGCATCAGGTCAAAGAACTTGTCGAAGCGCTTTTCAGCCCTGTCGTAAATTCCCTTGCCGTCAATCTTGACACCACCCGGCATCGTGAAGTCGTCCTTGCTGAGGATTTCGCCCAGCTGCATCTGCGCCTTCGCGACACACATTTCGCGGAAATACGGGTTGCAGAAGATTTCCGACATCTTCGCCTTCATGAACACCTTGGCGATGGCCTTCCTCGGAGCCTTCGGGGTCGGGTAGATACGGACGATGTGTTCCGTCGGGTAGAAGTGGATGTCATACTGGGTCCCGATAATCTTCTTGTAATCCTGCAGAGTCCGAAGCGAATTGCAGTAGGTGACGAGGTCGAACTGGCCGAAATTGCCAATCGTCGCACCGCCGATAGCCATGAGCGATTCACCCGGACCAACATCCCACGCCATCATCGGGGAGAAGGTGTTGCCGTATGACGGGCTGATGTCGATGAACTGCATGCACTCGTCCGGGACACGGTATTCCATCACGCCCGGTTCGAGGTGGATGACTAGGATGTCCTGGTAAGAGGATTCATCGACACTGGACTTCCAGAAGAAGTCGAGGCAGTCCTGGATGGCCATGTGGATATGACCCAGGCCATTGTCTTCCTCAACCACCATTTCGATGTCCGTCAACGGGGCACCGAGGCGACGCTTGACCCAGGTCGCCATGTCATCTCGTGTCATCAGTCGTCCGCTGGCCATATCTTATCCTTCGAAGCGCTTGTACTTGTAGATGATTGTTGCCATCTTCTCGTCGAAGTCGGAGAAGATGTTGCCGATACCGCCGAACTTAGCGAGGTCCGGGTGCTCGTTGAACGCGTCGTCCATGCCTTTAAGGATGGTCTCCATGCGGGATAGGATAGTTTCCTTGCCCGGGGCCCAGTCCTTGCGATCTGTCCCGAAATTGCCTTCCGGGACGAACGAATCGACATCGGACATAGACAGGTAACGCTCGGCAAGCCTGTCGGACGTGTCGCGCATGAGGTCATAGACCTCACCCATCAGTTCGTGCTCGAAGTTGGTCTTCGAGTTCCAGTGATAGACATGGAACTCGTTCGCATATCCGAGCAAGTCGCATGCAACCGATTTGAGAACATCGGCATCTCTGGCCTTGGCCGTGGTTTCCGCATTTTCCATCATCGGGAACGGATGTCCACCGAGACGGGCCAGCCCGCGTTCCATCTTTTCAAAATTGTTGTCCATTTTTTCTTTCGTACTCCTCTCGGAAAACTTTTGCGTATTTCGCCACCCAATCCCTGGCAGCGGCCTCGCCGAGGTCCCGTCCCGCTTTCTCGGATTCAATCCACTTGTGCCGCTCGATTTCCTCTCGCTGGGCATCAAGGAACTTCTTCATCTGCTCGCGGTTCACGGGGACCCCCGTCGCTGGCTACGTTACTGCATGCTTTCTACGAGACCGCCAATCGGGTTGGTAGCCTCGGCAGCCTGCTTGGCCTTGCGGCTCTTCTTGGTAGTGACCTTGGCCGGGGCCTCGGTAACTACCGTTTCCGGTTCAGCCGGGGTTTCTGCCGCCGGGGCTTCCTCAGCCGGGGCTTCGGGTTCTGCAGCGGCGCCCATGCTTACCTGGGCAGTCCCGCCCTGGTCGGTGCCGGTGAAGAACATCGGGCCAAAATCGACGTTGATGCCGAACTTCTTGATGGCTTCGGCGTCACCGGCTTCAAGGGCCTTCATGAACTCCTGGTAGTCGGCAGTTTCGGCGACTACGCTGAAAGAGCTGGCAGTCGGCTTCTTGCTTTCCTGCTGGTGGGCCATCATCGCGGCAATACGTTCGCCTTCGTTTGCCGCGCCGGTCGGCTTCACGACAGGTGCCGGTGCGACGACCTGGCGCTTCGCGGCGTTCTGTGCGGCGAGAAGGCGGGAGATTGCAGACGGGGCATCGGATGCTGCCGCCTTGCGGGTAATCACCGGGGCAACGGATGTGCGCCCACGGCTCTTGGAGCGGGCCTGGATGGCCAGGAGTGTAGATTCTACGGTCATTTGGTTATTCCGGTTAAGGGTTAAACAGTAATATCCTACAGTTTATAGGTTGCCGGCTAGGCAAACGTGGACCGCATCATGCCGTCAACGCGGCTGTTTGCCGCCTTATAAAGTCCCATCGGGTCGGAATCGTCGTCATCGGAGCTGTCGTTGCCGACATATTCATCGGGCTGTTCCTTCGCAAGCTGTGCACGGATAAACGCGGGATCGTAGGCGCCAGGCCCGGTGAATTTCCGATACCCTCCTTCCTGCCCGTCAGAGTTCATCGTATCGAACATGGCGTCGAATACGTTATCGGAGGTTTCCTTCTCCTTCCCCGGCTTCTCGATGCGGTCATTGTCGTATTGCCGGTCCTCGATGAACGCCTGCATCATCTGGTCAGGCGTATGGGGCTTCGGCATGACGAATTCGGGCCGCTTCGGTGCGGGAACGGACGCTGCCGCAATCCGTTTCTCCATCACCGCCTTCTGGTGGGCAAACATACGCGCTATACTAGGATCCATCGGTAACCTCGAACGTGTTCACGGCAACCATCGTGTCGGAGAAGTTTGTCTTGACGCCGAACGCGCCGTTCTCGCCGTGATTGTAGAGAACGAAATAGAACGAATAGATGGTTTCCGTGTCGAAGTCGTATTCGTCCGTCCTGAACGTCTTGTGCATGGTTGCGGTATGGAAAGTGAAGTAGAGACGGTTGTCCATCACGCCCCAGTCGAACCAGACAGTACCCTTCGGGATTACCGTACCGTCGTGGGCGGTGGTGTCCTCCGGGTTGTAGAGATACTGGAAGACCGTATCGCCGAGTTCCTTGAACTGCAACGTGGCCTTGAACGTGTATGAGGACTCGATGAGACCGCCCTCGTTATCGCCGAACCAGTCAAGTATCTGCGACCATTCCTTGCGCTCGCCGGCGACGCCGGTATTCTGCAGTCCGTCCGAAGCGTACCCGCCCGGGGCGTATGAGCCGTTTCCTGGAGGGATGGACGGGACGAACTCGCGGCTTGCCGCGTTGATTGCGACGAAGTCACGGCCCATGCCGCTAAAATCCTTCGCGACATCGGAATCGTCATCGAACGTAAGGTGGAGAAGGTCAAATTCCGGGACCTCGGTAGGCCGGGCGACATCATCGACCACCACCTCGGTAAAGTCATAAATCGGGATGCGGTCGCCATTCTCGTCAAGGACATACTTGCCGTTATCGTCAACCTCGTACCCGACCAGCTGCGGGTTATACCCGTTCTGTGGGTTCCCGTTCTCGTCGAGGCCAAGGACCTGCGGGGCGGTGAGGAAGATGCGGCGGAGCGTCACGTCCTTCCAATATTCCTCGTTGTCGTCGGCATACTGCTTGACGAGCGTCCTCGTAAACGTCTTCAACAGCGAATAGCCTTCACGGCGGGACGGTTCCACGGTTTCCCACAGCTGCTTCTTCTGCTGCGCAATCGCGTCCGGGTAAACGAACACCTGCAGGCTGTCGATTAGTCGCTCGTCGATGTTGAAGTCCATCTGCGCATAACGGATCATTTCCGGCAGCTCGTAGGGACGGTGATAGACGCCGTGCGCCTCGATATTGTATTTCGCGCGGTAGAACTGGTATTCGTTGGAAGTCAGTTCCTTCTCGTCGTCAATCTGGTCGCCGGGAACGCCGATAGTGAACGGAATCTGTCGTTCGAGCTTGGGGGCGAAATCGAACTCCCTGATGCGCAGGGTGCGGTAAGTGTTGAAATACGGCTCGATGTTTTCCTTCACCTGCCGGAAGTCGGATATGTTGTCACAGAGGATTTCCAGCTCGAACTTGAAAATGTAGGGAGTGGGCTGGATGTCCTGGATCCACCGGTTCAACGGTTCATAGAAAATCCTGCGGGTATATGTCGGCTGCACGCGGCGAGCGTCATCGGGGGCAGTTCCCGTGCAGCGGAGGCCCGCTACGGGGATAGGCTGCGCAACCTGCTTCGCGCGGACCGTCGTTACCCAGTTCGCAAAGTCGTCATTAGTGTGGGTGACAATCGGGATGCGGACGGTACGGTCGTAAATCTGCCGTTTCGTGTCCTTGTACTTGTTCACGCGGAGATTGTTGAACACGTCAAGGAGGGCTATCTCAATCTTCTCGATTTCCCTTACGTAGTAGTATGGCGTCATCCCGACCCCCGGTTATTCCTTCGCCGGAAGAACAATGTTAGCGTATGTTTCCAGGCCACGGAGCGCATAGTCGCGTTCCGAGCCGGATGCGCTCTCGACAATGCCGGCGAGCTTGTTGATAAATGCGCCCCTGTCCTCGCCGCACTGGCTTTCGAGGAAGTTGATTGCCTCGACGCGGTTCCGGTCGGCGGTCTCGCAGACGACGAACGCGTCAGCAACGCACTCGGTCAGCGCCGGGCCCTTCTCGCGCATAATCTCGCCGAGGTCGTCGATAAATTTTTGCTTCGGATCATCCATGTTGTAACCGGCTGTTTCCTTTCCGTCTAGTTTATAGTTTTCCGGGGGTTTCAAAACGAAACAAGGCCGGCGGAATTACCCGCCGGCCCCTAACCAATCAGGATCGCACTGGCTATGCGATAGTCAGCTTCCTCGGCTCGGAAGAGACCTTGTTCGGGATACTGATGGTGAGCAAGCCGTCCGTGTAGGCAAGATCCGCCTTGTCGCAGTCGAACTCTTCCCTGACCGCGAAGTCGAGGGTGTAGGTCAGCTTCTGGCCGAACACGTCGCGAGGGGCGCTCAGCTTGAAATTGTTGCCTTCAAACGTGCAGGAAATCGCTTCCTTGGGCACGCCCGGGAGCTCGATGGCGATTGTCGCGCCCTTGTCCTTGTCAACGTGGCTGTAATTGGACGGGATTGCCTCCGTGGCGACCTTCACGTCCTTATTCTGGTCAGACGCGTCGGCAAGCATGTTGAAGACATTGTTTAAGAAGTTGAAACCGAAATTGGAGTTGAACGGTTGAATCATAGTTGTTGTTTCCTCTTGTTGATTTTTTGTTCTGCACACTATTAGCAAAAACCGTGCCAAAACGAAAGACCCGTGCCTTGCGGCACGGGCCAGGTGAGGTACAAGCCAAAGGAGATTAAAACGCTAACCTCACCTTATCGCAACTTGATCTGGTCCTTGTAGTCTTCCTGTGTGATGGGAGCGGTGCCGTAGGACGTGGCCGTCGTGCAGATGGTGTAGCCGTTCTTCTTGAAGTAGTCCAACATGTCGTTCTTGTTGATCTCCGTCTTGGCCTCGGCGTCCTTCCTGTCGTTCTCGGCGGACTTCCCGTTGGGGTTGTCACTGAAGTCATACTCCATGCGGTTGTAGTTCTTTTCGCCACGACCCGGAGTATTCATCCAGTAGTTTTCCTCGATAAAGTCCTCCTGCGCCTTGGAGAGAAGCCCGTTGGTATGGAGCTTCTGCTGCTTGTAGGCACGGTTGAGGAACTTGTCGGCCTTGCCGCTCTTGATGTCCCCCACGGTAGGGAACACATCCTGGCAAGCGACAAAGATGTCGCGCTTCCAGCTGTTCTGCTGGTTGAAATTGTAGCCCATCATGTTCAGGACATTTCCAGGATTGATATTGAGCGCCATCGCCACTCTCCGTAGGTTTTACGGAATCAGTTTATAGAACTGTGCCGCGCGTCCCGGACGAGGTCGTCCAGTTCAGCGTGTTCCTTGCCGAAATCCGGGCTTTCGATGTTGTCCGGGTCATGCTTCTTGTCCGGGAAGGCCGCTTCGAGCACGCCGACCGCATTGTCGATTTCGCCCATGGAGCCGACTTCGGCCACGGCAGCATGCTTCTTCTTTTCGGCATCTTCCTTCACCACGCCAGCATACTGGTCAAGGGACGAACATGTGGAGAGGAGGTTGTCGTTGAGGCTCGTGAACTTCATACGGGCAGCCTGCTTCTTCTTCTTTTCCTTGATGGCCACGAAGGCCCAGGTAGCGGCGTTCGCAAGGTAGTAATAGGGGTCGCACTTGCCGTTCTTCGACTTGGCTTTCATCTTCTCGGGGTCGTAGTTGTGGCAATAGAGGATCATGTTCTCGATTGCATAGGCCTCCATTTCCTCCTTCCAGTCGGCGGAGTAGGAGTGCCAGCGACCGTCGCAGATGGTCTTGGTGACAACAATCTGGATGATTTCCCCGAGCCAGCGGTTGACGGGGGCGGTCTGCAGTGCGTAGAAATTCGGGTTGGGGTTGCCCATCTCGACCGCCTTCTGGTAGGCGGCATTGTGGTCGGCCTTGTGTTCAAGGAGCAACCTGTTCAAGTAATTCGGGTCGATGTGACCGTAAATCATCGACTGGCGGGTCTGATGCCCGTCCTTGTCGAACTCGGGTTCCATCTCGACTTGTACAGACTTTTCGCTATTCTTGGCCATAATTGGTGGTCCTTGTTGCTGCATGAAAACTAGGTTTTAGCCTAGTGGCAGGCTGCCGAGTTATACATCTTGGCAAAGTCGGCAGCGGACATCGCGGTCTTGTAATACCGGAAACCCCACACACCGCGCATGCCGACGATGCCGTCGTCAGTCCGGTTGCAGAGGAACTTGGTGCTGTCCGTGATTCGCCAGTTGTCGTAGAGGCTGTCCGGGCCGAGGATGGAAGTATATTCCATCGGGACCTTCTCACCGTAGCCGTCGCGGACCGCGAACGACCAGTTGTCGTCAACGAGCCCGAAGCCGTCGGCAAGAATGTTTTCGAGGCTCCGGTTGTAGGCCATCTTGGTCTTGCGGGTGTTCTCGGAATCCTCGGGGTAGATTTCTTCCGGGACAGCATGGGGGATGAACCACGCGTCATGCGTAGTGTGCTCGATTGCCTGCCCGTTGGCATCCTTGACAGTATTGCCGTTCCCGTCCAGCTCGACCACGGTAACTTCCCGGTTGTATTCGACATCGTCCGCCACGGCAGCACCGGTCTTCTTGAGGTGCATCACGTAGTATTCCATGCCGATGCGGATGTTGCCCGTCCCGACGTAGCCATACAGGTGCCACCCGTCGTCGCGACGCTGCCAGAACGCAATCGTAAACCCGTTCGTGTCGGAGCTTGTCGAATAATCGTCGGTCATCTTGACCGTGTAATGCCGCTCGCAGTCGCAGTATGCGCGACAGTCCGGGGAAACGTCGCCCTCGGTATAGGAACATTCCTTGCGGATTTCCGTAGTCTCCATGGAGAACTTGCGTTCGTAGTTCTCGTCAACGAGGACGCAGTCGTCCAGGACCGGATCGCCCGGTGTCCCGGAAATCGCCTTAATAAGCTCGTCATTCGCGCCGTCGCTAATCTTGTAATCGGTGATGATTACCTGGCGTTCGCCGTTGGGGACGACCGATGCGCCACCGCACATGACCTTGACGGTCCTGCGGGCATGGTTGAGGTAGCATGACGAGTTGAGGTAGTAATAGTCGATGTGGAAAATACCGCCGCACTTGCAGAAGTCGATGTCGGTCTGCACGGTGACGGCACGGCTGAGGTCAACCGTATTCCCGCTGATTTCAAAGTCGTTCCCGAGGAACTCCCAGTCCCCGCACGTAACGCGCCATAGGCCATCGCAGTTCTCGCCCGGTTCGCATACCTGGTTGGTAAGGACAACAAGGTCGCCCGGCTTAACGGCAACGCCGCACACGGTCTGCGATCCGTTCTTGACAGGGACATCGTCGGAGCAAACCGTCCTGACGGGCTCGGCCACGCGGACACCCGGATCGATGAACACGCCGCAGTCAACCGGCAACGGGGGATTGATTGCAAAGCACGGGTTCGCACCTTCGCCATACACCGGTTCCCCAAGACCCTGCCAGTCGTCCTTCCTGACTTCCCAGAGGCCATCCGTCCCGTCGAACTGCGCGGCAAGCCACACGATGTCGCCCTCGCGAAGGGAAACGCCATCAAGCGTCATCTCGCCCTTGCGGTAGTCGAGACGGGTATTGTAAATCAGGCGGACGTAGTAATACTTGATATTTTCACACGGGCAATCATAGCTGATGCCCTTCACATAGATTTCGCTCCCGAAGCCGTCACCGGCGCCGGTAGAAACGTCATTGGCCACAGTCCCCACTTCGGAAGTAGTAAGGGAAATCGGGCTGGTAAACCAGCAGTTCCCCTCGCCGCTGTAATCGCTGTTGCTCGTTGCCGGCTCGTTTGCCTCGTCGAACTTATACCTGATTAGTGACAGGTTCCTGGTCGTCGCGGAATTTTCGAGCAAGGTCGCATTGGCGCAAGTATCGCCATACCCGAGATAGATTGAATAGGTAGCACATGCCTCCTCGCTACCGAACATGTCCGGCGTGAGGATGACCGTCGCGGTCTGGTCCGCAGTCGAACAAGCCTCGTCGGAAAGGCCCTCATACTGGATGTCTTCCGGGGCGATGCGGATGCAATTTCCGTCCGCATACAAAAAGACGGCAAGGTTCGCGACGTTCGCTTCCGTCAGATTATGACAGTGAAGCACAACCTCGGCAACCTCGCCTACACGGCTTGCAAGATTTTCGATGTGGTGGATTTCCGGGAGGCACTGCGCACCCGTAGTGCCGAACACGCGGAACTTGGGAAGCGCACGCATGCGCTGGCCGTTGATTGCGATATACTCAATCAGGACTTCGAGGTCGAACGCGACATTCGGGTCCGGCATTTCGGCACCACCGAGATACCGGAGTTCCCAGACCCCCTCGCCGACCTTGGCCAGCTCGAAAAGATCCGTCTCGGTGTCGAGTTCGGCTTCGAGGATTTCCCTCACCTGTTCTTCGTCAGGGACGATTACTCCGATTGCGAGCGGGGTATTTCCGTCCGCCTTGAAAACTGTGCTGGTGAGGGTGAACTTTTCCATGTTACTGTGTCGGCTGCTGCGCTTGCTGTTGTGGTTGCTGTTGCTGCGGCTTGTTCTGCATCAACGTAAGTTTACTGGAATACTTTTCGATTGCGTCAGCCAAAGCCTTGCCCGCGGCACGGTAGCCGTCGACATACTTCGGGTTGCTGACATACATTTCGGGAATCCATAGTTCGGGACTGCGCATGCTGGTCACGACCTGGGAAATCATCCAGCGGAACTTGTCGATTGTGTCGAGCATCGGCTTGGACGACATCATGGTCTCGTCCGACTTGAGGATGTCGATCATCTGGTCGAGCTGCTTCTTGTTCTCCTGGGCCTCTTCGGTCGTCATGTTGAACTTGGCGCAGTCGTTATCCTGGTCATACTGGGCCTTCAAGTTGTCCATGTATGCCTGGCGCTGGCGATATGCTTCCTGTTCGTTGGCGGCACCCTGGTTCAGGTGATAGCCGGCAGCCTGTGCCTGCTGCTGGTATTGGTAGTATGCCTCGGTCCCAAATTCAGGAACCGGGCCCAGGGGCTGTGCAGCCTGCGCAGCAAACCCAGGAATGGCCTGGGGTGCAGGTTGGACCTGCGGTGCCGGTTGAAGCTGCGGCTGATAGACCGGCTGTGCCGGTTGGGGCTGGATGAAAGCGGACTGTTGTGTCTGCTGTGTGCGGGCAGTAGGGGCGAAAGCGCCCGGGCGATGAGCAAATGCTTTTGAAGCCATGGTTTACCTCGTCTTTACGGCGTGAAACTAGGTTTCACCGCGATTAGACGAATCCCATGCTACCCAAGCCGCTCATCTGGGAGATTGCGCTCGCGACGTCCGGGTCGATGCCGTGCGGCATGGTGTCCGCAGCCTCGCCGAGACCGTAGGAGACGTTCGGGGTATGAAGGTCATACTTCATCGGACTCGCCTTGGCACCGCGGGAATATTCAATCGGCGCGTTCTCGCGGGACGGATATTTCGGGTTGTCGAGCTCGAAGGCATGGTCAATGTCGTTGAGTGCGCTGTTGACCTTGTCCATGTCAAGATCGCCGTTCGCTTCCGGGTCAACGTCCATCATGTACGTGCCGCTCTTGCCATGCAGGAAGTCGGAAATGGCCTCGGAAGTGATTTCGCGGATGTCGAAGTTGATGAAGTGGTTCATCACGGCATCTACGACTTCCGGGCGCATGCCCTGGACGGACTTGTAGATGAAGTTCTTCTTCTGCTGGTCGTTGAGTTCCTGCTTTACGTGCTCGCGTTCGGCATAGGCCTTCTTCAAGTTGATGTTGCACTGGGCAAGCTCCGCCTTCAAGCGCTTCGTGTCCTCGGAAACCGGGATGCCGGCGCTTTCGAGGAGGGCGGCCATGTCATGGACCAGCTTGTACATCTTGTCGGTAAGGGCATTGCCGCGCATGGTGTCCACGCTCTCGGTAATGGCCTGGTCAATCTTGCTCTCGGCCTTCGCGGATATGCTCTCGATAAGGGTGTTCAGCTTCTTGCCGGACTTCTTGCGTTCGGACTCTATGGCGGCATTCATCTCCGCGGCGAACGCGGCTTCCAGCTTGGGCCCCACAGACTCGGGGAGCTTCGACATTTCTTCTTCTGTAAGTATGTCCTTCAATACCATTTCGGATTACCACCTTATCGAGCGCTCAGGGCTTCAATCAGCACGTTCTTGTCGAACGTATTGAAACCGGTGCGGAGTTTGTAGTTCTTGCGGAACTCCCTGCGGAAGTTTCTTGCACAGTTCACGGATTCAAGGAGAACCTGCTTGTCGCTCTGCATTGCGGCAACGGACTCCATGTAGGAATCGAAGATTGCCGCTTCGCCATAGGACGGGTTGCCCACGACGTCCACCGTGACGAGCGTATAGTCTTCGTTGACCTCGACCGGCCCGTCCTTCTTCTTGGGGTCGATGAGGTGGGCGGTTCCTGTACCGCGGATAGAATAGCCCGGATGGTAGCCGGTGCGGAGAAGGCCAGCAAGGCAATCGCCAGCGGGCGTCCCTTCCGCGACGACCATTCGGCAAATCAGGTTCGGCCCTTCGAAATGGAGGTCCTCGATGACCGCGCAGGTCTTCCAGAGGTTCATCTCCATGATCGAGTAGTCGATAGGAATATTCTTCTTGTTGAGACGCGGGTGGTTCAGCTCGGCAGCAAGGCGGCCATAAGGCACCTTAGTGCGGACGAGATATTCAACCTCGCGCTTGATAATCGGCAACGGGTACTTTCTTCCGTTGATGCCGATAGTATCGCACACCAAACAGACACCATTGAGAATGATGCGCTTGCGGGGCTTACCGTCAAGACCAATGCGGGAGAGTTCCTGCACCGTAACCGGGCGGTCAAGCGACTCGACAAAGTTCGTTGGTTTCAAAATCTGAGGCATCTTTCTGTCCGTTCAGGATTCGCCTGATAGTTTAGAAACTAGGTTCCCGAATTTCCGCCCAGCATCGAGCAAAAGTCGTCGATTGCGTCGTCCGACGGGTTGTCTATGATGCCGTCGGCATCGGGCGTGTCGATTTCGGCAGTATTGAGGCCGGCATCAACCGGCGCCTCCACGGGCGGGGGCGCGATGGAATTATCGCGCATGCCGGGAAGTTGTTCGGCACGGAAGATGTTTTCGAGCTCTTCCTCGCCGGGCTGCTTGCCCGGATCGACGTTGGCGTTATTGGCCACGTCGTGAATATCGGAAGCCGGCTGCTTGTATTTGTTCGTGCCGACCTGGTCATGCAGGCGCCTCACGGCCTCATCGGAAGCCGACTCGAACTTGATGCGCTGTGCGTCGAGGACGAGACTGGCTATTTTCGGCGACTCGGAAGCCGCCTCGATAAAGATGTCGATACTTGAACGGGCCATGGTTTACCTTTTCGTTTGCACCCATAGTTTATAAACTACGTGCGGAACAAGGAGTTAAATCATGGACCACAAGACCCAGAAAAGGCTCATTACCGCCATCCTCAACGACGACGACAACGCCGTCCGCGAGATTGTTGACGTCTGTGTCGAGTCCGCATACAAGTCCGCCGTCGCGAAAGCAGACCAGGCGTTCTTCGAGGCTATCGGCACCAGCGCCGCGCAGCCCATGTAAACCGGGCATTTCGGCCTCCCACTTCTAAACTATTCACATCAAACACCAAAGTGGTTACGCAAATGGCTATACCTAAACTCCCAATGTATGAAATGCCGACCGAAAGCGAGGTGTTCGCCATGATGGAAGCTGCCAAGAAAAAGGAATCCGAAGCAGCCAACACGAACAACGAACACCTTACCGATCCGTTCTGGTTCCCCGGCCAAAAGAAACTTGGCAGCGGCCCCTATACCGTGAACTCCATGCAGGGAGCGGTCAAGGTCCCGAAGGCCAACCTCCAAGGCAAGAATTACAACATCTTCCATGAAGATGCGCTCACCGACTGGCAGACAATCCTCCGCCGTCTCAAGGACAAGGCCAAAACTGTCAAGACCGGCTCCCCGAAAACCGATCCGTTCGGCACAGTCACCGTCGAAATCGGTGGCAAGACCGTTTCCGCGGCAAAGGTCGCCGAACAGTTGAAGGCTCTCCGCAAGACTTCCGTCACCGACAAGTCCGGCAAGACCGAGACGACTACCGAAGAACTCGGCGTCCCGCTCAAGACCCAGGGCAAGACCAACACGCTACCCGACAAGAGCGGCGCGGTCAAGGTGAAGGAACCCGGCAAGGAATGGGGCAACAACAAGGAAAAGAAGCTCGACTTCTTCGACCAGAAGAACGTGAAGACCTATACCAACGACGGGAAGGTAGTCACGGGCGAGTTCCCGGCAAACAAGCCGGTAAAGCTCCATGACAACAGCGGAGCGGTCAAAGTCCCGAAAGCAAAACTCTAATCGGCCGGAGGGGCTATGCCGGTAACAGATACCCGCAGCAGGCCACTTGCCAGAAACCCGATGCTAGTGCACCAGGGGTTCTGGCGCATATTCATCGGCCCGCTTCCCGTGTCATACAAGGAAACCCGCAAGTCCCCCACCGACCCATACACCTCCCCAGCGGCAGAAACGGTCAACGCGAACATCAAGAAGTTCGTGGCCCCGGGCCTCTCGCTCCATTACCAGAAGGAGCACCACTACCTGTTCAGCACGCGCATCCCGGTCACCGAGAACAACCAGTTCGACAAGGTGCTCACCGTGAACATGTTCTGCGACAACAGGTTCGAGAACTACTGGGCAATCGACCGGTATTGCCGGACGGTCCAGGGAGGGCAGATTGGCGGCAATCCTATCAAGGACGTGAACCACAGGGTGTATAGCTTCGACAAGCGATACCGCAACCGCCTTACCTGGATCCCCTTCGTGGAAATCCACGCCGCGGACGACGTGGCGCAGGAATACATGATATGGCGCTACGAGCGCTGCCGCATCACGGAACTCAGCGACATCGACATCACGCCGGGCAACCTCGACGTGGCGACGTTCACCGTCTCGATGCAGTATGAAGACCGGAGGCTCATCAGGCTCCCGGAACCGAACGAACTCATGACCGCGATATGCGTGTCAAACGGAACTGACAGGTACACATAATGGCGGATAGAGGCCCACAGACCAATTCAGCAACCGGCAGCACCGGTGGAAGCGCGGCATACGCAGCGTCCCAGGCCGCTACGCAGTCTGCCAATGCGCAGACGCTCAACACCTACCGTCCGTTCCACGAACATTACTACGCCGCGTTCTACAAGTATGCACGCGGCCACATCCTCAACCGCTACAACGTAAGCCTGCAGGGCCCGTATGTCGAAGAGGCCCTCCGCGTGATGGACCTCAACACGAACATCGACCGCAACACCAAGGCGAAGAAGCTGGCCCACGGCCAGTTCCCGTTCAAGCACGAAGCCTTCAAGGCATGGCTCGACCTGCACTACGACTCGAGGAACCACCTCCTCAACATGCTCTGGGTAAGCCAGGACGTTGACATCGGGCAGGCGAAGGCCAAGATAGACAATTTCACAATCGACTCGATCAAGAACTCCATGCCATACCCGCTCATCACGAAGTATGAGGGGCCGGGCGTCCTGAAACTGAAAGTCATCGACGACCCGTATTTCATGTGGTATCAGTTCTTCAATGCACTCTTCAACGTCCAGTTCTCCACGCGAGTGCTGAAAGCACGCAGCACCTTCCAGAAAATCCTGGTGTGCGTTGACGTCTATGGCGAAATGACCACCGCGATAGGTCCGGCGGAAAACGAGTTGCAACGGACCAACAAGATCTATTACACCTCGGACGACCTCGCCCAGGCGTTCGAGTTCAATTCCTGCGTCCTCGAATACGCTCCGAAGATGGGAACCCTCAAGAACCAGGAAAGCGGCGACTTCTACCAGTTCGACATTTCGTTCAAATACCCGAACACCTTCCAGGGCACGTCGAAGTGCGAGCTCCGCGGCCTGCGCGACAACACCATCGAGGGAAGCCTCGCAGTGGGCGTCCAGGGCGTGGAAGAAGATGTGGGCTGTTTCAACCGGTCCTTCTTCGAGGAAAGCCGCCCGAACCGCAAGACGAACATCAACACGAAGGACGAGAACTCCTCGCTCAACGCGATTAGCCACACCTACTACGACAAGTCGTTCAAGGAAAAGCTGCTCCCGGCGTTCGGCAAGCTGCCGACACAGCTGCAACAATACCCGGAGAAACTCCCGAGCGGGCAGCCTGTCAAGAACAGCAAGCCGCAGGACGACTCCAAGAACCCGCAGACGGACTGGCAGAAGAAGGCCCGGGACGCTTTCCCGGAATATCAGGTGGAAGACTGGGATCCGAAACGCCGCGATCCGAAGGTCTATGCGCCGGGCAAGGCACCCACTACGCAGAACTCCGCCGACCAGTGGGCCGGTGTCCCGTATCCCTAAATAATCGTAGATTGCTTGAAGAGGTCGCCCATGTTGGCCTCGGTCGCAACGAGCCAGTTGACATTCTGTGCCTTGCACCACAGCATGGCGGCTTCCCATTTGGCCTGGTTCACCAGAACATCCATGTTCTTACGGTCGAACGCGGCCATTTTCTTTTGGAACCGGGCCATCTTCTTAGGATCGGTAAGTCCGCCCTTCGGGGGAGTTGGCGGCTTCGCTATGGTCGCATAGCTGTCCGGCTTAATCTCTATCAGATACCGGTCAACGAAACCGTCCTGATACTTGCACTCCAGATAGATGTCCGGCTTGTAAATCGACTGCCTCATATACAGAGGGGAATAGTAGGAAATCCCGAACGGCTCATAGCCCCACAGGGTCACGAACGGGTTCACGTCGCAGAGTATGAAGAACTTCTCCTCCCACGAAGACTTGAACACGGGAGGGGCGATGTCGGGCATATACTTCTGTGGGTTGCGCAGCTTGTATTCGCCCTTCTTGCAGTCGGTGTAGTAATTATGCTGTGACGACACTTGAATACCTCCGGGCATAGAACGCGCTCCGGGAGCCCGCCTTCTCGGAATATCCGGCAAATGCAGACGGAGAACTCAGCCTGGCCACACGGGCAGCGTCATAATCGTCTTCGAGCGTATAAGTGGCGACCTGCTCGGTATCGTCGATTTCGAGGTCTTTCCTGCCACCGGTAATGGGCATGTAGTCACCGGTGTCGCGGTAGGAAGTATCTACCGTCTCCATCGTCGCCAGCAGCTCGTTGGCCTTCTCCAAAAACTTCGGGGAAGTCGCATACACGTTCATCAGGCGGATAAGCTGATAGAACTTCTCGACATAGAACGGCTCGCCGGCAGCGTGCATGTTTTCCATCATGGCGATGACCGCGTTCTCCGCGTTCACGTCCATCGGCTCGTCGCCGGAGTTCACCTCGTTCTCGGTGTCGGTATTGCCGTCAAGCGCAACGATGGTGGAGACCGGGTCCGGGGCGTTCGGCGGGAGCTCCCCGTTGTGCTCGGCCTTATACTTCTCGATTTCGTCTTCGAGCGCGGCAGTGCTCTGGAACGCGGCCTCCTCGTCGGCAACCTCCCTGTCCTTCTTGGACTTCTTGATCCAGCTCATGATGAGGTCAATCGGGCTTTCCGGGTACATCGCACGGAGCGTAGAATCGCGGGGGCTGAGACCTTCGAGGTCGGCGTTAATGCACATCATGTAGATGTCGATTGCATAGGCGCTGCGCCAATACTTGTCGTCCAGTCGCAGGTCCTTGTAGATTTCCTTGCTCCGGCTCTTGACCTTCTCGCTGAAATTCGGGCAGGCATGCTTGAAGCAGTTGATCCACTGGCGGAACGAGTTAATCATGTCGATTACGGACATGCCGTAATACTTCTTACCCTTCTTGTATTCCTCGGTATAGATGAGGAAACATGCGAAGTTGCCTAGCGACTTGATAAATCCGGTGACGTCAATCTTGTAGCGGAGCATCTCGGCATACTTCTTGATGAGGCAGCGGAGCGGCTTGATGAGCTTGTTGTACACATAGACTATCCACGATTCGAGGTAGCCGAAGGCCATGTCCACATACTTCTTCAAGTAGTTCCGATACATCTTGTCAACAGCGTTGGTCAGGTTCACCGGGGTAAGGAACGGGAACTTGTCCTCGATACATTTCACGATAGCGGCCGGGTTGTTCCTGATGTCGTTACCGAAATCGTCTTCCTGGCAACCGGTCAGCGCGGCAATCACGCGTGCGACGCACGGGCAGTCCTGCATAAGCTCGATGAGAGAACTCCAGTCGATGCTGATGCCGATGATGGCAGCACGTTTCAAGAAACCCGCAAGGTCGCGAAGGACATCCAGTATGCAGTTCTTGACCGCTTCCGAAAGATTGATTAGCGTATTCTCCACACGTTCAAGCATCGCGTCGATGCGCTTGAAGATGACGAACGCCCCCTTCACGACAACCTCGATATAGCCGTCAACGGTTCCCCAAATCTTGGCAAGCATGTCACATATTTTCTGGACGAAGTCGGAACCCGCCATGCCGGTAGAAAGCGACACGCCGGTGCTCAGCCCGTTCATGAAGTTGACACCCTTGTTGAGGAACGACACCGCCTGCTTGAACATGGGGACATTGTCCTCCATGAACTTGAACACAACATCGCCACAGTCCACGGCGTTAATCGCGTCGGTGGCATTGTTCATTGATTTCACGGCAGCGCTGTTCTCGACAGACTGCGCAAACGAATCCAGATACTCGTAAAGGTTCTTCCCGGTCTTCTTCGTCTCGGCCTTCGCGGTCGCGCTTTCCGTACTGCCGGAAGTTGACGACGCGGTAGAGACGGCAGACGAACCGTCGCTGGACTTGACAGCGGCGACGGAAGCGGATGCGCCCACTCCGGCAGACACGCCGGAACCGGACGAGGAACTGCGCGTCCTAGCGGCACGCCCGGAAGCGCCCGCCTTGCCTGACGCGGAGGCCGCGTTTTCCTTCGGCAAACATCCTTCGTTCTTAGTTCCTGCCATATTCTACCTACATGATATGCCGGGCCATCGTAAGGCTCGGGCTGGGAATGCCATCAAACGAATCCGGTGTCACGAGAGGCAAACTCCCGTTACCGGAGTTCTTACGGACATGGTTTACAATGTCCGCGACTATCTTCTTCTGGTAATCGGTGTAATTGTCCATCGCACCGCCCACAACCTGAATGACCACGGCGCCCTCGTTGGCCTTGTCGCCGCTAACCTTGTAGCTGCTGAACATGCCGACGTCGTTGCCGATTTCGACCAGCTGGACGAACCCGTCAGTGCCGGATCCATCAGCTTCATCGAGAGAAATCTGCCCCTCGTTCTTGCCGACGATGAAATGCACGCAGGAATTGGTCTTCATCGAGTCCGTGATGGCCTTGCCGATACCGGCACCCTGCGTATGGCAGATGATGATGCGCGTATATACCTTGTCCGTGCGCTTGATGTAGCGCTCGGTAGCGTGGAACTCGACCTGGACCGGTCCGTCAACGCCGTCGATTGTGCGCAAGTCGGCCTCGCTGCTCAACTGGGCGTCCTCCGGCTTCGGCTCCGGCGGAGGTTCCACCGTCCCGGTCCCGTTGAACGTATCGACGGTGAGCTGCGAGATGTGGGAAATCCCGAGATACTCGGAACCCTGCCCGATGCCGGTGTTGGCACGGTTGTTGCCTACGGGCATGCAGGTAAAAATGTCAATCGTCGCTTCGGTCAGGACCTGCTGCACATTGGCGCCGTTTCCTTCCTTGGCGCCCATGCCGGCCTGTCCGTATGCGGTATTGCACTCCAGTTCGACCATGCCCGCGGCATCCCATGTCACCCGCGTATCGTTGCCCGCGTTCCTGATTTCGGACACATGCGTGTTGCGGTTGTGGGTATAAAAATAATTGTCCTCGCCAAGGTTGGCCACGGCCACATCCGGGTATTCGTTCACGTAGTCAACGGGAAGTATGCTCGGGGTCGCCGACATGCCGTAGTAACGGCCACAGTTGATGTCCCCGCGGTCAAAACGGACGCGGAGAAAGTAGCCCTTCTGTGGAACCTGCTGCATACCGCCCGTAAGCGCGGGATAGACATACGGCTGCTCGCTGTCGTCCCAGGTATCGGTAATGCCACAGATCTTGACGCGGACGGCGCCACGGTGCATCGCATCCTGGCTCCCGCCGACAACTTCACAGATGTAATAGTCTTCTTCAAGTTTCCGCATCAGTCTATCCTATCACCCCTTCCGGGATCAGCTTGGCCTTCTTCAAGCTCTGTATCAGTGAATTTAGGTCCTCGATGACGCTCTTGTCACCGGAACCGTTGGAAACGAGCATGAGCCGCGTAACCAAAGTAGGCGTCTCGTCCGGGTTTGCCGAACCGAGCATACCGCCGGAGGTCACCGTCTTGCGCTCGACATGCTTGGAAACGACAATGTAGCGGTCGGTATAGGTGTAGTCGGTCATCGGGCCGCTGGAACCGAGGTCGGGCATCATCGTGTATATGCCGAGGCACGAACCGACAACCGGGCCGATGTCGTTATACAGCTCAATCTCCATCACCTTGCCGTATTCCGCGGATATGCGGTCGCGCAGCATGGTGGCCACCGGATAATACTTGTGAGTATTTGCCGGGAAGTCGGAAACCACGGTAAGGTCGCCATATACGTCCTTGTTGTCGCCATTCTCGTCGCTGCCGAGGTCGTAGTCGGCACGGGCGCTGTCAGTGTCCTTCGCGCCAACCTGGGAAGCGAGCTCGCCGAAACAGTTGGACTTGCACGAAGAAATCTCCGCCTTGCCACCGGTCACGGAAGATGTCACGATTTCCGGGAACATCGCGGAACGGAGGTCGCCCTGGATATTCCCCTTGTGCTCGTTGCTATACATCCACAGCGTCTTCCCGGAAGCCGGGTCAGTGATGCAGTTGCCGCCCGTAGCCTGCTTGGCGTTCGGGCTATACACGCAGTAATCGGCGCATGCCTTCCGGGCAGCGGAATATCCGGTAAGGAACACCTTGCCCGTTCGCTCGTCATAACCCCAGACGGCATATTCCTGCGGGATGCAGGAGTGCTCGATGATGTCGTTGCCGATCTCCACGCTGTCCGCGTTGACGAAACGCCACACCATCGAATCCACCGGAGTGACGCCGGTCGGGGAAATCCTGTCCTCGAAGTTCTCGATGCCGATGGTCTTGAACGCCTCGCGGAACGCATCCACGGAAGTCGCCGCGGGAACGGCGAACGTGTGCTTGCTCATCATTGCGGGAACGCCTACGACGAACCGGCACGTAATGTGCATCTCGGTATCGTTGACAATCATGCGGTTGATTGACGATATATAGATCGGGATGGAGCTGTTCTCGAAATAGGAATGTCCGCTGTCGGTAAACGTAAGCGCACCGTAGATGCCGCTTTTCAGCGTCGCGTTGAACGCAGTCGGGACAGCAAGGGTAAACTCCCCGCGCGGCAATCCGTTGAGTGGGAAATCCATCGCGAAATTGACAACTCCGTCAACTGCCGACAGGTTGCCCACAACTACGCTGATACCTATGCTGGTTCCGCCAAATGCGTCCATTATACACCTTCACCGCTATACTTGGTAACGAAGTCCGCGGCGCTTTCCATGTCGGGGATGCCGAGGACCGTATTTGTCTCCACGTCGGTAATAGTGCCGGACGTGCCGACGGATTCATAACTCAGCCAGTCGCCCTTGCCGACGGCGAGGTCGCTCATTGCCGCGCTGACCGCCTTGTCGAGCTGGCTATCGGAAACCCCGCGCATTTCCAGTTCCGTCCGTATCGCCTCATCGGCAGGACGGATGGTCGGGCGCAGCGTGAGGACGTTGCGGATGTTGTTCGCGGCCGCAAGCAGCATATACATGCCCGGGTCGCCCATTATCGCATTGGCGACAAGGTCCATGCGCCCGGCAAGGCCGTCGTCAATCCTGGCCGTGCCGGAGAGCTTGAAGTTGGTGTCCCAGAGACGGGGGAACTCGCGTGCCATTACTTCTTCCCTCCTTTATCCTTTCCTGCATACTTGCCGAACATCTCATGGCCGAGGAACGACATATACTGCTGACCAGGGCTCGGGATGAGCCACGGTTCGAGCTTGATGCTCGCCTTGACCCACAGCGGGAGGTGTGCACCGCAGATTTCGGAAATGAACTGTTCGGACGACGTCTCGAAATTCACGTTGGTAATCACCATCGGCTGGAGGTCGAGGGTGTGGCCAATGCTGAGACGGACCGGCAACGGGGCAATCGTGTAATGGGTGCCCCACAGGTTCCCGGTAAACTTGTCAATCGTGTCCGCGGCGGACTTCGCGAAGTCGCTACCCGATGCGCCAGCAACGGCGCCTGTGGCCGACGCGGCAAGGTCGTAGCCCGCGCTCGCGAGTTCGTTCTGCCCGGTCGTAGCGACATCGGTCATCAGCTGGCGGATGTTTTCCGCAATGCCCTTCTCGGTCGCGCGGAGATAGGTCATCCTGACAAGGCGCTCGACACCGACCATGCACGGGATTTCCTGCTCGGGGAGATACCACTGCACCTTGATGTCGTAGCTCAGGTTGATGTTGCCTTTCTTGAAACTCTTCAAGGTGGACGTACCCACCCCGTTACTCATGATGCCGGCCTGCTCCGCAACATGTAGCGCAGTCCTGCGGGCAGCATCGACGCTAGTCAACGCAGTCGTCCCGACCTGGTTCAGCGTGCGCCCGATACCGGTCTTGTCGGCAAGGGCGGTAACCGGGGAAGCGATTTCCCTCAACAGCTGGACAGCACCGGCAAAACCGCCTTCGCTGCGGTTTCCCCATTCAGCGGTAACGCCGAACGACGGGTTGGCGCCTTCGGTCATGATGCCGTAGAACGGGAGATACGCGTCAGCGCCTGCATTGGCGTTCGTCACGGCAGCGCGGACACGGTCAAAGATACTGTAAAACGACCCCAGATATTCCCTGCGGACGCTGGACGGGAGCACCTCGATACGCACCACGTTGGGCTTGGGCGTCTTGTCGGAAAGCGCGTTGCGTTCGCCGGTGTATTCGTCGCCGGAAAGAGACCCATTAGCCCTGTCATAGGCAGCGTTCTTGACGTTGTCCCTGGCCTGGTAACGCATGCCTCCATCATACAAATCACTTACGCGCATATTACATTCCCGTCATTTGAGTGTTCAACTGTCTTCCGATTACGCTCATGTCCTGGCGCATCATTTCGTGGTAACGCGGATCCATCAAGGATGCCGTCATGCCGCCAAACACGGACTGCTGCATGAGAGACGCGTCGAACGGAGCATTATACTCGTGGTCCTTCTCGATAATGTCCTCGGAACCCTCCACCTTGCCAGCCGTAGCGGCAGCCTCAATCTGCGCGGTCTCCTGTTCCGCCTGGATGCGGGCCTGGGTCTCGAATACCCAGTCGTGCATCTTGTTCGGGTCGTAGGTGGACGCGAACTCGGCCATGAGCTTGAGGACATCGTCCTGCGCATCTTCGAGCTTCTTGTAGGCCTCCTCGGAAGAGTCTCCCCAGAATTTGAGCTGTCCGCCAAGGCTATTGGCGTCAGCATAGTTGTCGGAGGCTTCCTTGATGCGACCGATGGCATCCTTGGCACGATCAGTGCTGAGGAACTTGTCGAGAACAATGTTCGAGTCGCCGATGTCCGGGCGCTGCTTGGCAATCTGCTTTGCCTGGCTCTGGAGACGGCGATGGATGGAACTGTCGAGCATCTTCGCCGTGTTTTCCTTCTGGTCGGCAAGGCCGTCGCGATAGTCGAGATAGCCTGAAATCGCCTCGCCGATAGAGTCCGGGGAACCCTCGTCGATGAAGCCCATCTTCTTGCCGATGAAGGTTGTTCCACCAAACGCCAGCTGCCCGGCAAGCGCACCCCAGCCAACGGGACCCGCGGCCAGGCTCGTCGCACCGAGAGCGGCATCGACACCGCCACCGATGAGCGTATTCTTGGCACCGCGCGTGTCACCGCTCTGGTAACGGTTGAGCGCTTCCAGACCGGATGCACCGGCACCGACAGCGACCCCGAGCGGACCGAGAACCTTCCCGACCTTCGCCACAGCGGCACCAGTCTTCGCGAGAGGCCCGGTAGTCAGCTTCGCTATGCGCCCGGACTGGGACGCAGCGCGTTTTGCTGCATCGGCAGCAGCCTTCTCCGCCTCGTCGGCAATGCCGGAGGCCTTGCGGGCCTTGTCCACTAGGGCATTGGACTTCTTGAGGTTGCTGCCCTTGTAGTTGTCCACCTTGGCCTGCGCGTTTGTTGCCCTGATGCGGGCGCGTTCTGCGGTGGCCTGCTTGGCGTTCTTGGCATATTCCGGGTTGAGCATCTGGAGGGCGTTACCGCCAGCCTTCAACCCCTTGCCTTCGAGGACACTGACCGCATCCCCGAACTTGCCAAGAAGGGCATGGTTAAGCAATGCGAGACCGCCACCGAGGAGAAGGGCACTGCCCCATCCGAAACCACCGTTCTTGGGCTGTTCGGCCTCCTCGCCAGTCTTCTTTCCAAGGTCCAGCTTGCCGTCGTCCCAGTCTTTGAGGAACTTGTAGAGAAGTTCGTCCTTCGGGCGACGGACCCTGTTTTCAAATTCAATTCCACGGAACTGTTCGTTGCGCAGTTCAGTTTCCAAGGTCTGGTCGGCAACCGACTTCACCCTGGCGACCGGCTGCTCAGTGCGTTCCGATGCCGGTTTCTGCCTGGTCGATGCGTCCAGACCCAGCATGGCAGCAAGCCTGTTGGCAATCCGCATCTCCTCGGTGCGCCGGCGGTTGGTCCCGGCCAGCATACGGTCATAGTATTCCCTCGGGTCCTCGATTGACGCGGTGGCGCTATGGATATGCTGTTGCTGGGAGTCCCCGATAAACATGGTCGGGACCGGCGGAACGGATTCCACCACGGACTTATGCTGGGTCGATGTCTCGCCTATCTGCGGACCGAAAGACGCCTGCTGAATGGCATTTGTCGATTGCTGGGGCGGATCGATTGGTAGGGTAGGGGCAGGTTCAAGCAGCTTCGCCATGAACGAGTTCTGCGCCATCGGCTGCATCATCGTTGACAGCAGCATCGCCATCCCGAACTCGGATGCAGGCTCGCGGCGATATACCGGTTCCGGCTCGCCCTTCTGTTCCTCGCGGACAGCTTGGACATTGCGCTCATGCTGCTTCTTGAAATTGTCGTTAAATTCCTTTTCGGTATCGTGGTCGGCCAGCGCAGCAAGCACGTTGGTATAAATCGTGTCGCCTATATACGGCAACGCGACATTAAGCTCCTGAACCACCAGGTTCGGATTCTTGACGTCCTGCGACGCGGTTTGCTTTGTTGTATTCTGATCAGCCATGACGACCCGTTACCACGCACCCCTAGTTTATATCCGCCGGGGGTCGATAACAAACAAGACGGCCGCCCGAAGGCGGCCGTGGGACTTGGAAAACTGCCGTTACTGGTGTGAAAAACGGCAGTACAGGCTTTCCTTGACGTTTACAATCTTTCCGTTACCGATTATCCTTCGGAACGAGGAACCGCCGCTGTCTATAAGCAGGCGTTCGCCGTAGATGTCTTCCGGGACATGGACAGTGTAGTCCTCGCCCTCGACCTCGCCGTCGAAACTCATGCAGTAGTCACAAGGCAGGGTGCGGAGATATGAATACAGCGCATCGCAGTCGATTGAACCGTAATACATCCCCTTGGTGTGGGCATACGGCGGATCCAGATACATGAAGTCGTCCGGCCCGGGTTTCACGTCGAGATACGAACACGGAGTGAATGTCACGTTGAACTCATTCAGCTTGGCCGACCACTCCCCTATGATGCGGTCCATCGTGTCGGGGTGCATGCCGTTGCGCGTCACATGGAACGAGTTATTGAACTCTCCCCTCGCATTGTACCGGGGCATGCCGTTGGTAGTCGTCCGCATGATGAAGAACAGCAGCTTGGGATCATGGCTCTCGTTGAACGAGGCACGAACATTCGCGAAATACGCCTTCTTGCGTTCAAGGTCGCCGTCCACGTTAAGCACGGTCCACAGTTGGCGATAGGTACGCCTGATGGCATCCGGGAACTCCTTGACGAGACGGTAAAGTTCGATGAGCGGCGCATTCAGGTCGCTGCACATGTAATTCTTGAACTTTTCCGGGCAGTTATTCAGGATGTAGAAGAGCACCGAGCAGCCACCACAGAAAGGCTCGTAGTATGTGTTATACGAGCCCTTTACCGAGGCCAGGATGGCAGCGGCCTGCGACCGCTTCGACCCGGACCACTTGACGAGTGGTTCGAGCTTTCCCATCAGTAATCAAACTTCCCGCGACGTTCTTTCGCATACTTGTTGCGTTCGCCCGCGAGCTTCTTCGCGTCGAACCCGCACTGCTTGCCGAAGGAGCGGGCCTGCTTGGACTGCTTTGCCCAGCGGGCGTTCTTCTGCTCTTCGGTCTCAAATTCCTTTTTCGGTTTGTCCTTCATTTGTTCTCCTTAAAGCGATTGGGTTTCCTTTCTCCGCATGTAGAGCCGCTGGTATTCCTTGATTGCGTAGTCGCGCAACACAAAGAACTCCGGCAGCAGCATGCGGTCGCAGTCGGCGCTCGTGTTCGATGTAATCTGCGAGATGACCGCCTTGTCGTGCGCCACGTCCTCCGGCCTATATACCGGAAACGTACTGGTCGGTACGAAAGGGATATACAATATCCACCTTTGCGCCGCACACGGGGCAGACATGGATGACATGGTTTTCCGCGATGAGCGAATGGGAGTTCACGCTGTCGAACAAGAGATGGTAGTCATCAATGTTTCGGAGGTTGCGGAGGTAGTTGAACTTCGCAAGATGGCGTTTCTTCTCATCCGGGTCGTCGATGCCCTCGATTTCGATTACGGCTGCAGTCGCGGAAAGCTGCATGTGGGCCTTCTTCGGGGTTACGCCGTATGTCGCGACATAGTCCTTCAACCATTCCTGCATCGGCTGGTCGTGACGGCGCTTGCGCGGGTACACGTTGCACTCGCGACCGTCGCTGAAGTGGAAGGCGAAATAGCCTTCCGGCATGCTGGCCGCAAGTTCCTTCGGGTCGATGTTGGTTCGGAAGTCCATGTTCTTGAAGGAAATCTGGTAATCCGGGGATGTCTCCGTATATCCGCACTCGTGGCACTTGAACCCGTCGGGATATGGAATCCCGATGGTCGGGAATGACGAGATGCGGAGCCACTGGAAGATATAGGCCTCGTCGCACCACATGATTTCGCCCGGGAGGACGCCCTTCACGCGGCGCTGGAGGATTTCGTCGAAGATGTCCACGGTGTCATACGGCGTGGCGCCAGACAGGAGAAGGATGTCTTCGAGCGAGAGGCACTGGCCATAAACCGCGTTCTTGTAGAACAGTCCCTTCGACGGAAGCGCCGTGATGAGCGAGTATGCGTCATAGTTGCGGCGTTCGGCGCCCATGTTGTGGGGAACCGAGTTGTCCACCTGGTGCACAATCGGGGCCGGCTGCTGCGGAGGTTCCGGCGTGGGTGCCGGAGCGGGGGCTGGCGCCTGCCCGTATGCGGGGATGCCTGTAGCAATCGGATCGGGAACGTGATGTTCTGGAGCCGGTGCTTCCGGGAGCCGCATCGCAGCTGCCGGGATTTTCGGGAACTTTCTCGGCGCCGGGCGCTCGACACGGTCCGCCGGAATATACTCGGGAGGGAGCTGCGGCTGTTGCTGGGCAGCCTCGAATGCCGGAGGGGCTACTTCCATCGGCTGTTCCACGGCGGGAGCCTCTTCCTGGACAGGCACCTGGCGCACCATCGGGCGCTTCCTGCGCGGAGGCTTCGGTGCAAGCGCCGCACCCTGGTCGAGTTTGCTGTTCATCCGGGCCATCATCTGGGAAGGAGTTTCACCTTCCTGAAAATCCCCGTGCAGTTCGGCACTCTTCTCTCGTGCAGCGTTCACATACGCGGCGACTTCCGGCGGAAGCTGAACTTCGCCAGCCTGCGGGACGCGTTCCGCCTGCGGAACCTGCTTGACCATGTTGTTCATCATTCCTCCGATACGAGCTCGTAATGGTATCTCGGACCGTTATACTGCTCGCCGTTCTTGAAAATGCAGGACAGCTGCTCGCCGTCCTTGCAAGACTTGTTTCCGGCATCGACGGCCGCCTGGGCCTGTTCCGGGGTGGGATAACCCTGTCCCAGCGAGACAAGGGTCTTTCCTACGGGAAGGGACCCGTCAACCGGATCCCCAAAGCCGTTAAGCTCGCGCCTGGCGAACATCGTCAGGTCATAACGGGCCGCGTAGTACATCACTTCGCGGCTTCCCCCGCTTCGATGGCTTCCGCCGCGTTGTCGCCGTCAGCAAGCATCTTCTTGATGGTGTCGGCACGTTCGGCAGAAACGAGCTTACCGCACATCACGCCGTAGTAGCTACCCATGATGGCGTCGCTGCCGACCATTCTGGTGTCAAGCAGCTTGCGCTGTTTTTCATGGGCGTTGTCCCAGCTGACGCAGGAACTCCACTTGGTGATGAGGGCCACGAACTTTTCGACCGTGATGGAGTGACCGAAAGTGAGGCCGGTTTCCTTACAGATGTGGACACCGTCATCGTAGTTGATGTCGTCAATCTGAGCGATTGCGACGGCACCGCATGCGACTGCTTCGAGAGCGTCCGTATCGGCATCGGCGACACAGTAGATGCAGTCTGCCGGGTCGTCAGGCATCGTGAGGATGACAAAGTCGAACGGCACGTCGCGTTCCACGGCCTGCGTGTGCAGGAGAGCGCGGTCGCTGAGGTTCGGGTGGGACCAGTGGACGATGTTCTTGATCTTCCCTTCGCAGAGGAGCTTGTACACGCGTTCCTGGAGGACGCCACCGGTAGAAATCGTGATGTCGGCCTTTTCGTGATAGTGGAAGATGTAGTTCTGGAGGACGGTCGGGATTACCGGGCCCTTGAAGAGGATTTTCGGCTTGCGGATGCTGGAAGAGCTGCTGCCGGCACGCTTGAAAATCTTGTTGACCGGGTAGAAACGTTCGCTCATGAACGTCGGGACAACGGCGATGTCCTTGTTGCCGACGAAGCGGAACGTACCGATGAGCTTTGCCATCTGGGTGTTCGGGACGACGAGGGCGTCACAGGACACGATGAGGTCTTCCACCGTCTTGACGTAGTTGACGGTATTGCTGCGGCCACTGCCAATCGGGCCTTCCCAGATAAATTCGTCGAGGGCGTAGATGAAACGGGTCGAGGAGATTGCACGGTATTCGGCAACATCCGCCAGATATTCGTCGCGTTCCTTGACAAGATCCTTGAGGGCCTTGGCGGCAGCCTGCTCTTCTTCGGTTTCGTCGTGGTCAGGACCGCCGGCAGCGACTTCTGCTGCGGCAACCGCGTCTTCATACTTCTTGGAAGCTGCGGCAATTTCCTTTTCAAAGTCGTCGAGGTCTTCCTTCCAGCCAGGAAGGACATCTTCCGTTATGCGGAGACGCTGTTCGTCAACAATGCGGGAAAGCTCGCGGTTGGCGACATTGTCGAACCACACGATGCTGAACTTGGAGAAGTCCGGCTTGAGCTGGCATGCGCGGGTGCTGTCCATCGTGACGAGGGAAATCTTGGCCGTCTTGCCGCTCGAATCGTAGAAACGGGCAAAATCTTCCATGGCAGTGATGCCGCGGAGATTATACATACGGGATGCGCCGTCTGTGATGAAGAGAATGTCGAAACGGTCAACCTGCTTGACGCGTTCGGCAACCTTCTGTTTAAGCATTTCCTTAATATCTGGCATTGTAGTACCTCATTTATGGCAGAAAACTAGGTTTTCTGTTCAATCAGTTTCGTCTCCCCCGAACTTTCATCGGTAATCTGTGCGGGGGACCGGTTTGCGAACTCCCGGTCAAGGTCTTCCTTGCGCTTCTCCTCGGCCTTCTTGTCCCAAAGTTCGACAAGGTCGGCCATCTGGGTCGGGCTGAAATCGTAGGTCTGATTCTCGACGTCCTCCTCCTTGACCTCGGGCTTGACATACTTCTCATCGTAATGTTCGCCTTCCTCGCGCAGCACCTGGACGACCTTGATTAGCTTGTCAAGGGACTGCTGGACGGAGTTCACCATCGTGGCGATGGCCGTGCACATGTTGGGCGGAGGGGAAACCGTGCCCATGAAGGTTTCCTTCATGGACATGAACAGCTCCTTGACATTCTCGTACATCTCGAACGCCTCCGACCTGATGCGCTCACGGTCGGAACGCAGCTGTTCCGGGTCAATCTTGGCATAGCCCTTGGCGACCTGCTGTTGGGCAGCGACGACATTGTTTGCCTGGTTCTGGAAGGAAGCTGCCGTCTTCGCGATATTGGACGTGTTCTGTTTCAACACGGCAAGCGCCTGTTCGGTAGAACCGTCAGGCAACCGCAGCTTGCTTTCGATTACCGCAAACGGGTTGGGTTTCTGTTTTGCGGCCCGGGGCGTAGGACGTTCGTCCATGCCGGCAAAGTCAATCGGGCCGGCGTCGACAGGCGGCTCATTCCCGTCCGACGTAAAGTCAAACGAGTGGAAAAAGTCCGTCGGCTGTATCTGCGAGTTCTGATCCATTTGCTATCCTGATTTCTTCCGGTATTTCTTCCATTCGTTTTCATCCGGGATAATCTTGCCGATTTCCACGCCGAACTGATAGACCGCCGTAAGGGCCTTCGCATTGCTGGGGTAATACCGTATCTGTTCTTGCCCGGCTTTCAGGAAATCAATGTATTCCTGCTGCCGGTCAACCATAGATTGGAGTTTAGAGACAGAATACTTGTCGAGTGCACGCATCTCGTCCGTATCGCCGTCTATATTGGTCTCCGTGTTGCCCTCAACGAGCGTATTTATCTCCGAGTTCGTAGGAGACCAGCCGATGCGCGTGTTGCGCATGCGTTCCAACGTCCTTGCCTTTTTCTCGCGGAGCATCTTCTGCATGCTTTCCAGGCGGAGCTTTTCCTGCATGACGAGGCCGGCCATCTCGATTGCGGCCGCGCCCATGTTGTATGTGCCGTTATAGACCATCTTGTGCAGGTCCGGGTCGCCCTCCTCGTTCGTGGAGTCCAGGGTAGCCATGAGGAAATCCCTGACCTTGATAATCTTCTCGTCCGTCTGGAGTTCCGAAATCGGGACACCCTTGGTCCGCTTCGGCTTCGGTGCCGACGCCACGACCTGCTCCTGCTGGGCCGTAAATTGCTGGGTAGCCTGTCTGGCCATCGCATCGGTGGCCTGCTTATATGCTGCAAATGGATCACTCATGTCCAAAATATACCAAAATTAGGGACCAAATACAAGAAAGCCGGCCATCGCTGGCCGGCTTGTGGGAGTTGAAACGTGTCCGGTTGATTACGGCTTGTCACCCACAACTACATAGCCCTTCTTCGGGACGTAGATGTTCGGGCGGTCATACGCGAACGTTGCCGTCCACGTAGCGATGTCCGCCTGTTCCTTGTACTCCGGCGTCTGGTCAATCTTGACCTCGAACGGCCAGGCGTTGACGTAGCACACGCTCATGATGCAGTTGAGGTAGTGCCAGTCAAACATCTCGCAACGGATTGCCGCGTTGCGGAGAAGGCCGGAATACTCGTTGCCGTAGTTCGCCTGCTGGCCAGCACCAAGATAAATCTTGTTGTTGCCTTCATTCGTCGTGCGGCTGGAGTCGGAGTCGAGCATCGCCGTGGTCGGGCTTTCGGAAAGAAGGCCGCAGTTGAAGAGCTGCTCCTTCCAGGCGACGAGCGTCTCGTAAGCCTTCAAGTCCTCATAGAGGTAGCCCTTGATGCTGAACTGGCCGGCAATGCCTTCCTGTCCAACGGGGACCTGGTGAGGGAAGTTCGAGTACACGATGCTCTTCTTGGCGATCTTGACGTTCGGCAGTTCCGGCATCTTCAAGATGCGGATTGCGAACTCATGCTCACCGCCACTGTTGGCGAACGAGTCCCCGTTGGAGGGCTCAACGCCGACAAGGCCGAAGATGCTGGTCGGGATGACCAAGCGTGCACGGGTGGTGCGCCACGGATCCGTGAGATGGTCAATGGCGCCGCCCCAGAAGGCGACCTTTTTCTGCTCTTCCGAGAGGGTATTGTATATTCCTTCGCTTCTTGCCATGATTCATTCTCCTTAGATCAGTGCGGTTGTGACCTGGTTGCCGTTTTCGGTCTTCACAAGTTCGGTCTTGAGCTGGATCCAGCGGGCCGTCTTGGTCGGGCGAATACGGAGCCAAACATTGAGTTTGCCCTGGTCAATCACCGGTTGCGGGTTGTTGGTTTCGTTACAGATGCACTCTGCCATGTAGAAGCCGGACGGGCGGGCGTTCTTGATGGAGTCGAGCGATGCCTGGATGGTGGACTGGATGTCCGCACGGACTTCCGGCGTGTTCAGGTCGAACACGTAATTGTCCAGGTAGTGGTAGTACATCTTGTGGATGCCGGCCACCAACATCGCAACGTGGATCTGGTTGAACGCAGTGTCTTCCATCTGCAAGGTCCAGTCGCCCCAGAAGAAGTTGCCCTTCTTGGTGCAGCGCGTCGGGTTGACGTGGATGTTGATGAGCCTTGCGATGTCGGACGTGGTGTCTTCCGGGTAAGAGTAGCGGCGCGGGTACTTCTCGGAAGTTCCCCATGCGCTCGGGACACCACCCTTCTTCTTACCGGCAGGCGGGTACCAGAAGATAGAGCCGCTGCGGTTTGCCGTCACGAGGGCAGCAATCTGAACGGACTTGTCGATGTCCACCACGTTGTGCGTGTAGAAGTTGTCCATCACGCGGCCCTTGCCGTCGTAGAGCGCGGCCCAGCGGCCGAGCGTAGTCGGGAAGGAGGTTGCGCCGTCATACTTCTTCAACGCCTTCGCGATTTCGGCTTCGCCGATACCGCCGAGGAGCGCGAAGCAGTCCTTACGGGCTTCACAAACCGTCATCATTGCGCTCATGACCTGCGTGTTGAGGGTTTCGATGTCCTTCATGCCGAAGTTGTTGATGTTCGTGCCCGCGGAGACGAGGAACGAGACATCGGAGCCGTCCTTGTCGAGGAACAGGTTCCAGACCGTGGCGAGGGTGCTCGTGGACATGTTGTTGGCAGGCTGGTAAACCCACACAGCGTCGTTCACGATAGCCGGGTCATCCGGGTTGAAGGAGATGCAGGTGCTTGAACCGTCGAGAACACCGTTGTAGATGGTCTGGGACAGGTCGTAGGAGTTGTTGTCCAGGAAGTTGTCGAGCACGCCGCTCTCGTTGAGGAGGAACGACACGCCGGTGTCCGCAAGTTCGAAGCCTGCGGCGTATTCGATGGACAGCTGGGTCTGGCCGTTGAGCACATACGGGACAACGGTTCCTTCGAACTCATACACGTTTCCGTTGAAGCGATACTGCACGTTGAGGAAGAGGCGGGCGACGTTTTCGCCGTCGGCAGTCAGAGCATACACCTGCTTCGGGTTGCCGGTGAACTCGACGTCCTCATACTTCGTGGTAGCGAGGCCGAGGCCGAGGAAGGTTGCACCGATTTCAGCGCTTGCGAGGCACTTGCTGGACTTTTCGACGATGTACTGGTCCTTGCCCATACCCGGGTTGATGTAGGCCTTGCCGTCATAGTCGGCAACGAGCACCAGGTTGGTGTCGGTGACCAACAATGCACCGGTTTCGGTAGCAAGGGCCTTGCCCTGGGTGGTCATGCTGAACTGGGCAGCGTTCTGGGCAGCCGTCGGAACATAGAGCGAGTAGGCGCCGACCACGAAGAACTGGCCGATGTCAACGCTCTTGGTGAACTTGACCGTGTAGGAGATGCCTTCGCCAAGGAGCTTCTTCAACGGGTCCTTGACGATAACCTCGCCACCGGTGAGACCAACCACAGTGAACGTCTGCGGATCCGGGTCAATGTAGGAGTTGTCGCCATCGGTAATGGCCAGCACATCCCCGACCTGAACCTTGCCGTCCAAGTCAGTGTTTGCAATGGTCATCTTGGAGCACTCGACACCGTAGGTTTCGACACTGCCGTTGGCCGCAGACCAGGTAGTGTCGTCGAGGGTGAGCACGGTTTCGATGGTATGTGCACTTGCATACACATCCATTGCAGCGCCGGTGAGGTCAATCAACTGGTAGAAGTGTTCACCGGCAGTGTCGTCCATGCCTTCCGGGAGGGCGTCAAGGGTGATTTCGCCGGTCATCACGTTGATTGCCGTGATCTTGGCGGTACCAACGACCGGGTTGTGCCACTTTTCCATGAACTCGGTGATTTCGGCTTCCGTTTCCACCGTGGTAGTGCCGGAGCCGAGCACGACAGCGACTGCATCGCCGACAGCGTATTCCAGCGCGGCGCTCGTGTCGAGCTTGAGCTTGTTGGCCTTCAAGTCGAAGGTGACAATGTCGTTCACGACTGCACGATTGTTGTAACCGACCGCGGAAGTGCGGAATGCCTTGGCGATGGTCTTGACCACGTCGCCCCAGCTCTTTGCGTCGCTGATGTCGGCGAACACGCTGTCAACCTTTTCGCTGAACTCGGAGATGTAGGAAGATTCGACCGCGATGGAATCGAGGCCAGAACCGTCGAGCTCTTCGTTCGGGGTGCAGAGATACTTGGCAGCATTGGTAACGGTGACGGTCGTCGTGCTGTATTCGGTGTATGTGCCAGAAGCGGACACGATGAACTTCACTGTGATGACGTCGCCATCAAAGAGGGTCACGTTGCCGTCAGCGTTTTCAATGCGGAACACGCCTGCCGGGAGGGCGTTGCCATCCACGTCAGTGGTCTTGAAGGAGATTGCACCGAGCGAGTTGAACTCGTTGTTGATGATGCGGACCGGGATGATACCGTTGTTGGCATCGTTCACGATGATGCAGGAACCGTTCGGGAGAGAATCCTTGACGGAGAAGCGTTCGCCGGCAGCGAAGTCGGCAATGTTCATCACCGTGAAGGTCTTTGCACCACGACCGGCAACGGCAGTCTTGACCGTGAGGTAGTCGAAGCCGTCGGCAACGGCAGTCGCGTCGCTGCAATAGAAGGCAACGGACGGACGGTTGTAGCTTTCCAGGTAGGAGCTGTCATCCGGGGACACGGAAACGTCGAACTCGTCGATGGAGAGAACAGTCGCGCTGGCGAACTGGTTGCTTGCGCCACCTTCCGTGATCGGGAAGTAGAGCTTTTCGCCGACAGAGAAGGTCGGACGGGCACCGAGGGTCAGGGTGAGCGTCTTGCTGACCAGGTTGGTCTGGACGTCGACGATGTCGTAGGACTCGTAGGCGCGGTTGGCGCTGCTCGGGTCGCTGTTGATGATCGCAAAGAGGACGGTGTCGGTCGGAGCCTTCTTGCGTTCGTTGTCGTACCAGCGGCATGCCTTGCTGTCGGTGAACTCTTCACCGGCGCTTACTGCGAAGTCAACGTTCTTGCCGGACTTCACAGTCTCGGCGATGTTGTTGATCTTGCGGCGCACGCCGAAATCGGCGGCAGCATCGGTCTTGAAGCGGGTTGCCGCGAAGTGCTTCATCTGGAAAGAGTTCTTCGGCTGTCCATCATACCGGAAAGCGTTGCGGTCGTAGGTCACGACGAACGCATCGGACTTGAGGTCCCTCTTGTAAGGGCTGGACTTGTCGATTTCTTCGCCGTAAGGGCGAACGAACTCAACCACGCCACCGTTGTCGATGACGCCACGGGCGGCATACAGGCCCTGGTTGTATTTGGCATTGTTGTAGCCATATCCGAGTATGGCATCCATCGCGCCGGAGTTCGAGATGTTGAGGATCTTGTTCATCTCGCCTTTTGCGGCGAAACCAACAATACCGGCGATGGCGGACGGGTTCTGAACCTCGCCATAGGCGGAATTATCCTCGATCGAAAGCAGAACTCCAGGGGCGCACAGGTCACCCATCTTTGTAGCCATGATTTCCTCTCAGGTTGGTGATTTTACGCTTCTAGTTTAATAGGTGGGCACGATTTTTCACGGCATACCGGCACCCGGGATATAAACTATGGTCGAAAACCACACAAAACGCCCGAAAGAGGAACCATGGACGGAGTCGCAGTAAACGAAGAACTGAACAACATCAAGGACCGTTTCCCGGAGGAAACCGCCCTGGTCGAAAGTGTGCAGAAGCTGTTCAACAAGGAAGTGCAGATTATCTCGGACCGCAGCATCAGGGCCCTGAAAGCCTTCCCGATGCAGTTCACGAAGCGAATTCCGACAGCCGACGGCGAATGGACGACCCAGCTGCACATCTGGGCGGATAACCAGGTCGCCGAACTGCTCGACATCGACCCGCTCGTCCTCACCGCCCGCAACTCGGACGGCGAATGTGTCCTCATGAGCCTCCTCATGGCGGCAACTGGCCGCTTCACCCAGCAGGTGAACTATCCGCTCATCCAGAAAATCCTCGACACGGACATGCAGTTCCAGTATCTGACCGAGCCGGGCGACGAAAGCTCGGTCCAAACCGGCAACGTATGGGACGAGGAAGACCTCGACCACAAGACCCCGCTCGAATACCTCGCCGACTTCGCGAAGGGAACTGGCGTCTTCGGTGGCTGCGGACAGGATCCCCTCGTGAGACAGATGCTCGAAAACTTTGCAGACCGCCCCGAACCGGACAATGGCCCCGGCGAACCACTTTCCGACCCCAACTTCAACGAAGACCAGGCCAAGAAGGCCATCGAACAGTCGGAAGCCCAGCTCGCGACAACCGCGGAAACCAACCCGCAGAATATTCCTACCGCAGACCAGATTGTCCAGCAACAGGAACAGGTCCAGCAGCCCGCCGCACCGGCACAGCCGGCAGCGCCTGCCCAGCCTGTCCAGCAACCGGCACCGCAGGAACAGCCTGCCCCTGCCCAAGCTCCGGCTCCGGCACCCGCGCCGACCCAAACGCCTGCACCGGCCCCGGCACCAGCCGAAGAGCCGACCATTTCGGTCCGTGAACGCTGCAAGCAAATCCTCGAAAACAACCCAACCGTGAACGACCCGGACGCTGCCCCGATCGCCGGAAGCAAGAAATTGCTCGAAGCGCTCGTCACCATTGGGAAGAACACGATAGACTTCTCGTAATGAAACTCATTTTCTGTTCATTTCCGCTTTTCAATGAAATACTCCCCTCGCTAGACACCGAGGGGATGTCCCTTCTGCACACAATGATCGGCAAGAACGACTATTCCACGAAAACCGTGGCATACCTTGTCGGCACAAATGCAAAGAACGCCCTCCTCGGGGCGGTCATCTTCTCGCATACCGGGGACACCGGCGCAATCCATACCTTGTGTGTCAGGGATGACGTCCAAAAGAAAGGCCTTGGCACCCGTCTTGTGGACAGTGTCAAGGCCGGGTGTGCCACCGTAACCGTAAACGGGATACACACCGCGTTAGATTTCTACAAGAAACAGGGGTTCGTTCCGGTCGATAAAGACGATCCGGGACCGGTCATTCCCCTTGTTTGGCATCGCTGAAAAGACCATCCCGCATATCGTCAAACGCTAGAACCATAACCGGCTCCGGCTTGCCGTCCTTGACCCACTTGGTCAAGATTTCGTCGATTTTCTTTTCAGTATCGTCGCCGAACTGCGCCTTCATCAATTCGACACACTTGCCGTATTCATAGACGGGGACGGTATCGACTTGCATCGAGCATTCCGGGTCCGGGATGCCGGCATCCATCGCATCGACTATGCCAATCATCGCCTCGCGAGGGAACTCTGGAATAATGCCGCCGACCTCGCTTTCTTCGAGTTTGCTGTCGCGTTCGTCAGGCTCAAAGGCATCATACACCACCGGCGCACATTCATGCAGATACGGAAGCGACCTCTTGGTATTGTAGTCGAACCATTCCATGGCGTCCGTGTATGCGCGGTCCTCCGGGGTCTCGCCTTCGTCAAGTTCATCCGCATTCGGAGTAAATGTCTTGGCAAGCTCGTCGATGCAACGGGAGCTCTCATATACGGAAACTACAACCGTTTCCAGTTTCTGGTTGTCCGTGGGCTTGACTTGCTCACCGTATTTTACGCGAGAGTATGTCGGGCGCTTGACATCCTTCGGCTCCACGATGTAGGTAAACTTCGCCGTCCCGATCATCGCACCCTCCATATCATGAAGGAGGATGACGTGTCCGGCCTCGTTATCCCGTTCGCAGGCGACCTTAATCCTGGCCTGGACATCCTGCGGCAATGAGGCGATATATTCCTCGTCTTCGGATTTAGACATTTTGCATCTCCATTTTTATTACGGTTCCACGGTCATCGTTCGCAGCGTTTCCATGTGCTCATCGACTTTCGCGGCTTCGACAAATTCCCGGTCAGCGGCCTCCGGGTCCGCACCCTGGCTTGCCATGACTTCGGCCTGCTCGGGGGAAATCCCGAACAGGTCGGCCAACTTACTTGCCTTTTCTGAACTTGGGGTACTTGGCCTGGATGACATCGTAGGCCTCCTCCACATACTTTCGGTCAATGACACCGGCCTTGACATTGGCCCAGGCGGAATTGTGCGACATGTCATAGACAACCATCACCTTGTTGATGAAGGCATCGCGGGCAGCAAGCACTTCATTCTTCGCCCTGCACCACCGGTTGTCAACCTGCATGCCGCCAAGCGCCTTGAACGTCTTGGCCTGGAGTTCAAGCGGCAGTTTCGTGAAGTTGGTATTGTTGAGACCGTTCACGATCTTGATGTACCTGCGGTCCATGGAAAGAGACTGCAGAACATTATATGCCTTGAACTCTCCGATTTCCGCCTCGCTCAGCGGGAGCTTCTCGATACGGTTGTTCAGAAAGGTAAACGCGTTGAACCCCATCGGCACCCCCTATTGGCGACCCATGCCGTTCTGGCCTGGCCACGTTTGCTGGACACCCGGCTGAGCATACTGGACACGCTGCTGCGTCTGGGCCTGTGCCTGCGCCTGGACTTGGACCTGCGGACGAGGTTGCATCTGTTGTTGCGGCTGCGCCTGCTGCTGCATCGCGGCAAGCTGTTCGGCGGTAAGTTCCGGCGCCTTCTGCGGTGTCTGGAGCCAGCCTACCTGATGGACAAGCATCGCGGTGGCGGACAGATAACCATACAGCATCGTTTCCGGGTCAACCTGGCCACGGGTGTCAGCGAGGGCATCCGCAGTAATCTTGCCGAACGAGAACAGGCCGCGGTCGTTGATGCGGTCGAACGCATACTTGCTGAACGGAATGTAAATGCTCATCGGGTCTTCCACGTTGGAAGACAGATACATTCTGAGGCCGCGAGGATCGTTGCGGGTGACATAGTTCCAAATGTCGGCGATGGTTTGTGCGCTCGCGAAAATGCTGGGCCTACCAACCACGTTTCCGCCATTCTTGAGGAAGGTCACATGGAGGCTAACAATCATCGAACGGATGTCCGGGTAGCATGCGTTGAACGTGTCGATAATCGTCTGGCGTTCATAGCGGCCGTTGACCGCAGCCACTTCCTGCTGCACGATAAATTCGAGACGCTCGAAAATGGAGCGCTTGTAGAACTTGATTTCGTCCGCGGTGCAGCCGTGCATGGAGAACTCGATGGGGATGCAGCGGGACTTGATAGCCGGGCGAACTTGCCAGATGTCGTTACAGGTCAGGATGAAGCGGAGGGTCGCGGTCGAGGATTCGATTACCGACTGGAGCTCCTTGAAGAACTTCTCCGGGTTGAGTGCCTTGTCCACTTCGTCGATAATCACGAAACGAGGCTTGCCGTCGCTCACGCGGAACATCTTGTACTGTTCGATTTCGTTAATCACCTCGCTGGCCTTGCCATAGAGGAACTTGCTTTCCGTCCCGAGGATGTTCGGGATTGCCCTGGCAAGACTGGTCTTGCCGGTTCCCGGGCTACCGGAATACAGGACATAGTTTCCGAAACTGTTGAGTCGGAGGGCCGTGTCGACCATACGCTTGATTGACGGCGGGAGGATAATTTCATTGAGGGTCTTCCCTCGGTATTTTTCTTCCCACGGGAGGGAGAGTGGGGTTTCCTTGGACGGGTCCGCCTGCTTTGCTGCGGCGACCTGAGCACCCTTGGTTGTAAGCAAACTTGAAGACATTATATACCACTCGATAAAGTTTCTCGGTGAAATATAGCAAAAACGCTAAACTATGTGCATGGATAGGTCTTTCCCCAAATTCATCGCATCATTGGATGTCCTCGATCCGCAACTAAAGGCTAAAATCGGGACCCGCTACGAGTCCTATCTCGAAGCGCTCGCCACCGACGTAATGCCGCAACAGGCAATCCCGGACATCGGGACCTGCGTCAACCCGCAGGTCGATAACCCATATTTCGATGAAAAGACTTCAATAAAGGGGAAGCGTAAGGAGATTGCCGAGGAAGCCAAGCACAACCGCGGCGGGGCAACCAACTTCCCGAAGCCGGGAAGGACCACCCTCGGTATGCCGGACAACTGCACCGCGATTAGATAACCTTCTTCCTCGGACGGCAGAGGAGATTCTTCACTGCCTCGGATTCATCAAATTCAAGCTCTTCCGGCCAGCCGACGGCCTTGAACAGGCGTCCCAGAACCTGGGCGACGCTCATCTTCCAGTGCTTCTCCCAGTCAGGCGTAAACAGTTCAAGCAGGTGCGGAGGCATCTCGTCGCCGGTGTAGCAAATCACCGTGACACCATACAGGGCATCGGCCTTCTTGACGAACTTCATCTTGTCGCCGGCAGCAATCGGTTCATACGGGAACTGCGAGAGGACCGGATCGAACTCGATGAGGTAGTTCCACACGGCAGCGGCCCTGCGGCGCCAGTCAACCCTGGCAAGCTCTTCCTTCGGCATCCTGTACATCTCGGCAAGCGTAGGCGGTTCTTCCTTGACGCCGGACGGGCAGGACAGGTGCGTGAAGTCGTTCTTCTTGACGAGCTCGTAGTATTCGCGCTTCATTTCGAGAAGTCGGTCGCGCACCACCTTCTTGTCCATTGTGTTCAGCATGAGCGTCACCATGTCCATCATACGTTCGCGGGAGAACAGCGTGGTGGAGCTTCGGACGATTTCGAGGCCGGTGATTGCGAACTCGGGCTTCACTTCGAGAGTGCCCTTTACCCACTTGCCATTTTCCTTGTGGCCCTTGTCAAGATAGACGATGTCTTCCATGCTCTCCACGAGACAGATATACTTCTTTTTCGCGGTGACAATGGCCTTGTGGATGCACTTCTCGCGTTTCAGGAACAGTTCGTTGACGAAGTAGTTCCACTGCTGTGCGTAGGCGAGCATGAACTCGTCCAGCTTCTCTTCGAGGGCGACCGCGTCGAACATGCGGCAGAAGTCCGTCATGCGGTAACGGTTGTAGATGATGCGGACATCGCCGTCCTGCACGATGCCGTCGGCGAACATGATCTGCATCTTCGTGAACCCGGTCTTCTCGTCCGGGACGCGGTTGCCCGGATCGTTCCAGACACCCGGGGCATACATCTTGCAGGCAGCCGCAAAGAACTTCTTCGCGTCGGTTTCCTGCTCGACGGTAAATACCTTGGACAGGAAGCGCTGGTGGCCGCGGAACGCGACAATCTCGATATTCTTGCCGGTATGCGTCTCGAAGCCTTCCATGATGTCGCCGAACTTCACGAAGAAGGAGTCGGTATCGCCATGGGACATGCGGCGCTGCTGGACGACACCTTCGGAGTCAACTTCGGTGCCGACGAACGCGGGCTCGATGCGCGGGACATACCCGAACGTATCGTAGAACCGCTTGTCTTCGACCAGCTCCTCGTTGATATACTTCGCCATGCCGTTGATGGTATACTTGATAAGCTGCTGACCATACGCGGTAATGGATGCCGCGTTGTCCACGTCGTAGAGCGGGAAGAACGGGGAGCCGAGCAAACCGTAGAGCGAGTTGCCGAGCACCTTGTACACCTTCTGCATCATGTCGTAGACGCCGGTCATTTCCGCGTCGCCCGCCTTCTTCGCGGCCTTCATCTTCTTCTTCAAGTTGGAACGGCCGTCGAACAGAAGCCTCGTGACTTCCGGCACGACGCCGACCTTGTCCTTTCGGAAGAATACCTGATACTGGCCGTTGTGGGTCCACGGAGAACGGATAAGGTTCTTCAATTCCTCTTCCGGGACCTGGTAGTCGATAGGATAGACCACCTTCATTTCCGGCGAGGTGTTGAACGTCATCATGATGGATGGGTAAAGGGAACGGTAGTCGTATGAGACCAGCTTTTCCTTGTAGCCCGGGATAGCATACACGAATGCGCCAGGAAACTCCTCCTTTTCCTGTGCGCGTAGTGGCGGGAACGTTCGGCCTGTCTTGTGCAGATGGTTCAGGACAAAGCCGACCAGCATTTTCTTCGACTCGAACACGAACGAGAACGGAACCCTGGCTTCCGCGGATGCGGACACCGCCAGGTGGAACATCTTTTCCTTCTGCTCGATCTTCTTCAGGAGGCGGACGTCCTGCATGTTATACAGGATGAACATGTCCCAGTGGTTCTTCCAGGACAGGTAGCCTTCGGGAAGCGGAGCCTTGTGCTCGCCGACCGTGATTTCGCCGATGTAGTCCAACTTGTAGGACGGCTGTTCGGAGAAGGTGTACTTGCGGTAGAGGTCGAGGAAGTCGATGACTTCCGTGCCCGCGATGTGGAGGTCGCCTTCTCGCTGGTCAACCCATGCACGCTTCTCGGCAGCCGGGAGCCTGGACATGAGCTTGAGCGGGATCTTCAACTTCGCCGCTCGGTTGACCATGTAGGTAGTATCGTATGTGAAGTTCCAACCGGACAGGATTGACACGTTGTTGTTGCCAATCTCGGTGAACAGCCTGGTCAGGAGTTCGCCTTCGGTCTTGCATAGGACATAGCGGCCGTTGTCCTTGGCCATCTCGTCCTTCACCTCCTGGCTGACGTCCTTCGCCACGCCGTAGGTGATGTAGTTGTCCGTCTTGGAAAAATAAATCGTTACGCAGTTGATCGGGTATGCGGCCACGCTCGCGCGTGGGAATTTACCGGTGGTCTCCACCTCAATATCGAGGAAGCAGAGGTTGATTTTCGACATGTCGGCTTTGAGCATGCCGGCATTTGCGTAGAAGCGGGAAAGGAACCTCGCCCTCGGGTCGATGTCGATTTCTGCAAGGTGGTTGCGCGGGCCGGAGAACTGGTGGCGGATTTCCCGCTCGTCCTTCGTATGCCGCTGCACGGCAAACATCTCGTTTCCGTAGATGTCGTGCATGCCACACGGTTTTGCGCCGAATTGCCCCCGTATATTGGTATAGAACGTGTTGATGTTCTGCAACACGTCCATAGTGCCATCCATGTACCACAGGAACATTCTGTCCTTTTCCGGGTCATGGTAGATGGCCTCCCACATCTTGGGAGCTTTTACTTCTGTATTAGATACAGGTATCTCCGGCATATCCAGAAATATAGCAAAAAACGGACCGGCATTGCCAGTCCGATTTAATTTTTCCGCGCAAGCGAACAGTTACTTCTTGGCGAACTGTGCCTTCGCGTTCTTGATGTGGGACAAAATCTTGTCGATATTGTCCTTTTTCTTGCCTTCGGCACCGGCGCCGAGGCGTGTTTCCACGAACTTGCCGAGGAGGTCCCAGCGCTTCGGGTCGGAAAGGGTACCCTTCATGAACTTCTTGTTGTCCTTGGCGTCACTTTCCATGCCTGATGCCGCGCTCTTGGCCTTGCTGTCGAAAGCCGGCTTCTGGGGAGGGGTAGTGGTAACGCACTCGACCTGGACGCCCTTGGCGGCCTTCACTTCCGGGTCAGTCGTAGTGAGGGACTGGGTCACGACCTTGGTTCCGCCTGGACCGGCGGTCTTCTTCAAGTCAACAGTCTCATTTTCAGTCTGCTGCTTGACGTCCTTTTCGGGCGCGGTCTTGGCCTTACCGACCTTGGAATTCTTGGAGAGCACGAGCGACTTACCGCCGCTGCACCACTTGTTGGTATCAAAGACTTCACCGTTGAACATCTTGATGCCTTCGCACATAGGCTTCGGATTGTCAGTCTCGTTGAACGGTTTGTCGATGATCGGCTGACTGCAGATGCCTTCGAGGATGGCCTGCACCTTTTCGTCGCCATAAATATCGAATGCCTGTGACATTGGGTAAACTCCGGTGATTGGACTTTTTACTAAGTTTAGAAGATGTCCCCGTTTTTGCCCGTCAGGCAAAACGGCTGAACCCGATGTTCGAGCAGAGGACTGCCACGGACAGCTTCTTGGGGCCCTTCTTGCGGATGCGCAGCCTCTTTCGGACCGGCTTCATGGGTTTCTGGGCAGGAGCCTGAGCGGCCACAGCCGGAACTTCCGGCGTGATTACCTTCTCCGGTTCGCTGTTTCCGGTGATTTCTTGTTCTGTGGTCTGTTTCTTTCGTGCCATACTTGTCAGTTTATAGCAAATCCCGGAACCTATAAACTGTATTCGAACAATTCCGGCGGCACAATGAACACTACCGAGTCCCAAATCCAGCTTTCACCCTCCGAACTCTACCATCCGGGCGTTTCCCCGGCAATTCAGGACCTGTCCCGCAAATCGGGCATGCCCGAGACCGAAGTCGCATCAATCTACGCCCAGACCGAACGCGACGAAAAGAACGACGCAGCGGAAAACCCGGACAAGATCGTCATGGACGTCTACGGCAACTGCCGCTTCGGCGACAAGGTGTGGAGCGAGACCCGGAAGAAGGTGCTTACCCCGGAAGAAACCGAAAGTGACTCGGAGCAGGAACTCGAAGATACGCTTTCCAGCATGAGCACCATGTTCTCCCCCGAAGAAGAACAGAAGTCTCCGGGCAGCACGGGCGAAATCGAGGATGCGTTTGCCAGCGGAGCGAACAGTTTCACTCCCAGCATCGACAACAACTCGCTCGGGTTCTCCGACGAAGACATGGCGCTTACGAACTCCGTCGCCGACGCGGCAGCTGCCGACTACGACCTCCCGGACGACTCCGAACCGTTCGGGACCGACACGTTCACGGACATCGACCCCAATGTCACGCCGGACAACGTGAACTCCGCCCCGGACGGCACCCCGGCCCCGACAGGCGGAGAAAAAACTCCATTGGAAGAAACCAAGGAAGAAGAAGCCGTCAAAGCCTAGCGCACCGCGAAATTCAAAAGGCCTCCCGTCCGGGAGGCCTTTCTTTTTGTCCAATCGAGACTATGCCTTGGAATAGGTGCACTTCCTAGACATGAGTCCCGTGTTGAAGAACGCGAGGAACTTGCTTTCGCCGTCGTCGGAAACGGACCATTCCACCTTGGCGCCGGAACCCATGATGACGGTTCGGAGGAAGATGTCATACGGCATCTTGAACACCTTGTTCGGTGCATGGACTTCGCACTCGCGGATAGTGAAGTTGTAATCCACGCGGTCCGTCTTTGCGACCACCATAATCGTGTTGTCGTCGGAAGTATGGAGTTCGATTTCCTTCGCCGGGAGAATTTTCTTCATGTGGGCGATGGAGAGAACCAGGCCCGAACCCGGGATGGTGGCAAACTTTGAGAGGCCGGCATTGTTGAACGTCTGGACCTGTGTATCGAGGAACGGGAACGAGATGGAAAGGTCGTCGTCGCGAACCGCGATGCGCTTCGAGGTGAAGTCGAGTTCCATCGTCACGACCATGTCAATCTTGATCTTCGAAAGCACGTTGAAGATGACGGACGGGAGCCTGATGGAGAAATCCTTCGGCTTTTCGTCTTCGCTCGCAGCGGCATGTGCCTGGTTGTTGAAAACCGTGGCCATGCAGAAATGCTCGTCACCGATACGGAAGGAGATGACACCGTTCTTGCGGTGCATTTCGATATACGGGAACCCGTAAGTGCTGTCACCGACCATGGCCATGTCAAGCTGGCCAATGACGAGGGTTTCGTCAAGGTCGAACTTCGGAACGTCCGGCACCTTGTCGGCAGGCTGCACTTCGAGGCCGCACTCGAAGTTGAACTCGTCGCTGTTCTCGGCAAGGAACCCGAAGACGAACAGCTTGCCGTCAACGAAGCTCATTCCGGCAAGGATTGCATCCTTGTCATCGACCATGTTGATGTCGCATGCCGCGCAGAACTCGTTGGCATAAACGACCACGTCATGCGGAAGCGGATCGGAACCCTTTGCCGCGCTTGCCTTGGCAACTATGCCGTTGCCGGTAGTGAACGTAGCTTCGACGGAGCCGTCATAGGACGGACGGGTCGAAATTCGGACACAGAGACCCGGGTCATAGGAACAGCTTTCCTTGATAAGGCCGATGGCTTGTCTGAAATTCCCTTCCTTGGTCGGGAACATGAGCATCTTTTCAATGTTTGTCTTCTGCATATTAAAACCTCTTGGCGAGAAACTAGGTTTTCTCCATTAAAAAACGGGGCCGGATGGCCCCGCAGTAATTGTATTCCAGCATGTCGGCTAGACGACGTTCTGGAAAATCTGGTCATACCTGGACGTAGTGTCCTCGCTCTCGTCCGGCAGGAACTGGTCCTGCGCGAGCGCGTTGTCTTCCGCGAGGGAACCGAACACGCCAGAGTCGGTAGCTCCGGCAGCGGGACCTTCCGGTGCGGGAGTAGCCACGCTGAACTCGTCGCCCGGCTTGACCGACGTTTCGTCATACGGGTCGTTCGGGAGCTGGAGTGCGGTCATCTCGGCATCCGGGTTGTGCATGCTTCCCTGGGAGTCGAACATTTCAGGAAGGATCTTGCCGAGCTGTTCCTTGAAGTGGTCCGGCGTGGTGTACTCGTCTTCGAGCGCAGTGAACACGGCTTCCCACTTTTCTTTCGGGAGACGGACATCGGTTTCGCTTTCTGGAACCGGACGGCTCGGATCGGTCGTCATGTCATTCTTGATAAACCCGAAGAGCTTACCGAACGCGTTGATGATTTCCTGGTCCTTCATGTCCTTGATACCGGCGAACCCGTTGAGCTGCTTGTCCATGCCGAGGATAACCGGGGTTTCTTCGGCAGAGCTTGCGATGATTTCCGCCATGTGGTCGGTTGCGCCATTTTTCAGGATGGAAGCGTTTTCCGTCGCAAACTCGGTATAGGTCGGATCGTTGGCCTGAACACCGCCGGCAGTCGGATCGGTCATCTGTTCGTTGGCCTGCTCGGCATTGGCGACCACCTGGTTCGGGTTATCGTCGTCCGGTTCGGCGGCAAAATCTTCCGGTCCAAAGCCGTTCGCGCCAGCTTCCTGCTGTTCCATGAGGATGCGGCGTGTTTCCCTCATGTCGCGGCCAAGCTGCCACCCGACGGACTCGACCATGCGGGTTTCCGGGTTGAGCCCAGGTTCCGCCGGCTTGTTTTCGGGCAACACCGAGTCGAGGTCGTTATAGAGAAGGTCGTCCATGTTGGCCGGCGCATCTTCCGCGGCGAAAGCGTCAATCGTTTCGAGGATGCGGTTGCCGAAGTTCTTGACGTAGTCCTCGCTCTCGATACCGAGTTCGAGCTTCTTGATTTCCCCGTTCTCGTTCGTCACGATGACGGAAATGTCGCCCTTGGTGTTCGGGTAGAGGATGTCAACGGTAAACATCTTTCCGCGACGCGATACGCGAAGCAGGCAGCGGGACTTTTCGGCGTCGATGCTTTCCAGGTTGAGGCGGATGCCCTTGTTGGCCGTCTGCTCGGCGGCTTCCTGCATGATGTCCTTGACATTCTTGCGGGTCTTGTTATCGAAGAACGGATTGCGCTCGCTGTAAATTCGGCGGTCCCATTCCTCGGAAATCTGGTTGCCAATCGGTTCCATGACGCCCTTGGTCATGGCCTTGATGAGCTTGTCCTTCGCAGGCACAATCGGTCCGCTCTCGGTTGAGACGACCTTGAAGCCCTTCAACTTCGTAATCAGTTCACTTTTGTCGTATTGCGTCACGGCCATGGTAAATATCCAGTGCGGTTTCCCCATAGTTTATAAAAATGCCCCGGCTCCGCGCCGGGGTTCTTTATTCGCTTTCCTTCTCGGTGGAATCCACTCCGCCGAGGTGGACAAGATGGTCATAGTTGCCGTCGCCCTCGTCAACCACCGGAGGGGCGGCTTCCGCACCGCCTCCGCTGAACGCGTCCAGGTTCTCGGTGGGGTCGTCCCTGCGCATTTTCTCGGCGTGCAACGCAAAGGCCTCGGCAATCTCGTCAAGGTCGATGTCGAAGAGGTCGGTCGGGAGCCATTCGCTCTCGAAGATGCGCTTCGCGTGGTTGAACCGGTCGATGTCGTTCGCCGTCCACACCTTGAAGGTATGGCCGAACATGTTGGTATGGTAGCCAAGCGGCATGATTTCCGGGATGCCGCCAACGAGGAGAACTTCCTTGCCGGCGAACTGGAACGAGTTGTCCCCCCGGACATACCTGATTGCCGCGGAAACGCTGCAATCGACGGCATAGACGCCGTATAGGTGGCCACCGGTGACATAGAGGTTCCCGTGGTAGAAATCTTCCCACTGGTCGAGGAACATCAGCACCTGCTCGGAATTGATCTGCCCGTCGGTGACTATGCCGTTCCCGGTATAATAGTCCTTCGCGTAGGTCATGATGTCCGTCCCGTCGGGAACGATACCCAGCGAGGATGCGACCCTGGACTTGCCGTTGAACAGGCGGGTGACCATGAGTTCCCCGTCGGAGCCGAGCGCGGCGTGCGCGTAGTCGGAACCGTCAAAGGACGGCAACGAGGATAGGATGAAGATGGTCCCGGCGTCCACATAGACAATCAGCTGTTCGGCATGGATGTAGCCGAGCGTCCCTGACGTTATGTAGAACTTTATCGGGGTGTACCAGAGGTTGCGGTCCGCACGGATTGCTGCGCACCGGTCCATGAACTCCAACGACAGGTCATGCCCGTCATAGTCGCTCATGAATACGTTGAACGTGCTGTCGACCGTAGTGAGGCCGATCCTCTGGGACGGCAACTGCATCCTTACTTACCTTCCGGCTTAGCGTCGTCAGTTTCGCCTTCCGGCTTCGGGAAAATCGGGCGAAGCAAGGCGAGGGCGTCACGGATTTCGCGAGACGATTCGGAACCGCCGTTGGTCTCCTTGATGATTTCATCAAGATACTTGACGAAATCGCGGACACCTTCGAGAGTCGGGCCAAGCATGTCCGCGGTGTATTCGCGGGTATACTCGGTATTGTTCGGCTTGGCGACACCGTCAACGATTTCCACCGTATAGCCGGCTGCCCTTTCCTCGTCGTTAAGGACGAGCTGGTCGATAAGCGCATCGACAGTGAGACGGACGGTGATCGTGCATGGGATGCGGCCGATGAACCTGATGAGTTTGTACCGCTGTTCGAGTGTAAGTTTGACTGAGTTCATGACAATTTACCCTGTTTGGATGAAAACTAGGTTTTCTCGTGGAGCTGGCGAAGGTAGTCGTATGCCGCCCGCTCGGCATCCGACTTGCACGGGGCGAGCCGGAACTTGACACGTATCTTCAACCCGTCGGCAGTCACCGTCTCGACGACAGTGTCCTGGCTGTTCGCCGGGATGCAAATTCTGACCGTCTCGTCGCCGCACTGGACAACCGCCCACTTGCCGAGAACGAGGTCCTCGGGGAAGATTTCCGGCCCATCCACGACAAGGACGCCATCCACGATGGAACAGTTCTCGGGAAGTTCCGGGTTGAAGGTCACGATGAGGTTGCCGTTACAGCCGCCAAAGTGGCCGGCGTTGCCCTTCCCGGTCATGCGGGTCTCCATCATGCCGGGCCTGTAAATCAGGTTCTGGGTAATCTGGCGACGGTTCTCGCCGTTATTGCAATACGGGCACTTCTCGATGACGTTGATGCCGGTCCCGTTGCACTTGTTGCACTTCCTGAACCGGTGGGTAGTCGGGTCGCGATACCTGCCGTTACCGCCGCACTGGCTGCACTTTGCCGCCTTGGCAGCTCCGGTACCGTCACATTCGAGGCAGGTGGAACGGCGCTCGAACTGCACGGGCATCATGGAGCACCCGTGCATGAACACGGAAAACGGGATATTCACAGTGAGATGGATGTCAGAACCGTTGACCGCGGTCCTGGATTCGGGCTTCTTGCCGAAATTCCTTGCCACGGTCGGCGTGCCGAGAACAGATGCGTAGAGTTCGAACTCCGCCATGTAGGAGTGCTTCTTGTCATACTCCTTGCGCTTCTCGGGAGTCCCAATCTGCGCATAGGCCTCGTTGAGTTCGGCCATGCGCTGCTCGGACCCACCCTTGTCCGGGTGGGCTTCCTTGCAGAGGCGCCGGTAGGCCTTCTTAATGTCTTCGTCGGAGTCGGAGAGCTTTACGCCGAGAATGGTATATGGATTCATGTCTAGCCCGCTTGATACGGGCGTAAACTAGGTTTTCTTCCTAAAATCCATGTAGTCGATACCCGTTGCACGGCGGAACGCGCCGAGCGTAGCCTCACATGCTGCAGCGAGGCTGCTTATCGCGCTCCCGTTCGGGTCGGCGTCAAGGCCATCGGCACCCTGGTAGAAGGGCTCCCGGAAGCTGGACGGATCCGCGCGGAGACGGTCGAAGAGCTTCTTGATTTCCGCAGCGGCGTTCGAGTTCGGATGGTCCTTGGCAAGGCTGTCAACGGTATTGCTCACGATGACCAACCCAGCCGGAGTGTTGCGGTCATCGACCGCATCGCCCATCGGCGCAGCAGCGGCATCGCCCTGCGCGGCAACCATGTTGGCTGCGGCAGCTACGCCAGCATCGGAAAAATTGGACGTGCAGGTAAAGTCCTTCACGGAATAGTACGGAACAGTAGTGCGTTCGCCCGGGGTGCTGGAATACGCATCCCATGGCGTGGCGCACTTCTTCGTCTTGGTCCCCTTCTTCTTGGTTTCACCTGCGGTTACAAGCTGGGTCATGTTAATTTGCCTCCTTGCCGCCCTGGGTCTGGACAAACTTACGGGCTTCGTTAAACAACTGGGTTGACTTGCGTTCCGGGTTCTCGGCTTCCGCGTTCGGGTCGTTGGCCGCCAGGAGTTCCTTGTACTTGGCAGCCTGCTTGGCCATCAGCTCACGGTGCTTTGCTGCGACCTTCTTGTTGAAGTCAGCCTGGCCGGATGCGGATGCCTTCGCCTTGTCTGCCTCGATCTGCGACTGGCGTTCGGCCTCTGCCATCAACTGCTCATCAAGCGCCGGGTCAATCGGACGGTGATCCTTGAACTTGGACGGGTCAGCCTTCTCGGCATTGGCGAGCAGACGCTGGTAAGCCATGTTCTCGTAACGGTTCTTTGCCTTCGATACCGGAGAGACCGGCTTCGGTGCAGGCTTGGTTTCCTTGGAAACCGGTTCCCACTTTGCGCCGAACTCGTTAAGCGTAGAGACGACAGCAGAACGAGCATCTTCGCCACCGGAAACCGCGACAGCGGTTTTCTTCATGGCCTTGTCAAACATCGAAGATGCGATGCTTGTGCGGAACCCGTTCACCGTAATCACGTAACCATCGCCGTCCTTTGCCGTGGTATCATACTTGATGTCAACACCCAGCTTGGCAAGCGAATCAATTACGCGGTCCTTGGCTTCATCTTCGCTCACCTCGTTCATGTTGATGTAGTCCATCACATTCGTATTCGGCTTGAACCCACCGGCAGTATCCTTGTCGGTAAGGTCCGGCTTGATGTCGTCGGGGTTCACCTTGGCATACTCACGGCACATCTTGCGCATGAGCTCAACATACTCGTCGCGAGTTTTTGCCTTTCCGCTCTGCTTTGCCTTGGCAAAGATATCCACGATGTGCGGGAACAGAGTAGCAGCTTCCTTGACCTGTTTTGCACGATATGCAGACGCTTCTTTCTGCGGCATATCCTTCGGGGTAGGTGCACACATGAGGTCGATTGCCTTTTCGGCATTCGACATGTCATATTCGGTATTGTGCTGGTCAATGAATGCGCTGCTTTCCTTAACGAACCTTTCCTTGGACCGAACGGCCGCAGCCTGGTCAGCACCATCGGGAAGATGCAAGTAATCAGGGATTACATGCTCATCGACCAGACGAGCAATGACCATGGCAACATCCTGGTCATCCTGTTTCAGCTTTTCGCGGCTCGCATCGGAACCGAAATACTCGCCGAACGCCTTGGTAAACATTTCCCCGGAAACGTTGTCGGGCAGCTCACCCAAAATTTTTGCTGCTTCCGCCCGGACCTTGACGCCGAACTCATTGCGGATGCCAGCCGAGAAGTTCTTCGAAGCGGCACGAGACCTTGCATCACAGAACTGCTCGATAATCTTGTCAATGTCAACCGTAGCGTCATTACGGTCAATGAGGTCATATTCTTCCAGCTGGCCGAAGACCTTGGCAACTTCCGGTCTGGAATGACGGATTTCGTCGCGTTCGCCAAGTTCGGTAAAATACTTGTGGGCAAGAGAACGGATTTCGTCCTCGTCCATATCCGACGGAAGCTGGCTAAGGACCTTGAAGATCTTTCCTGCACGTTCGGCAGTAAACAAGTCAGTCGGCTTTACTTCACCGACATATTTGCCGTTTGACTGGAACTTGGAATTGGCATACATCTTGGTGCCGGAATTAGCCATTTCATAGCGCACGGCTTCGCGTTCCACGTCACCGTTCATTACAAAGACCAAATCGGACAGCGGAATGGAGCCCTTCTCAACGGCAGGCATAAGTTCATTCTTGATCTGGGACTTCAATGTCTCATCATCCGAAGTACGACGGGCGCGAACAGTCGAATTGAACCTACCCATGTTATCCGGGGTGTAACCCGTGTCGACGGACAAGTCAATGATGCGTTCAGCCACCGTCTTGCGAATACCGGCAATGAGGCTCATCATGTCGGCATCGGTCGGGACATTCACGGTGGAGAAATCGCCGTCCACGCCACATGCCTTCGCAATATCTTCAAACGTCATGCCACCCGGGGTCGTGGAAGCCTGACCATCGGGCCCATAATGAACCTGGACCTTCTTGGTCTTGACATTGTAGTCGCCGCGACTACGGTAATCGCTTTCGGGTTCAGGCGCAGATACCGACAGGTTTTTAGAATACACACCGACAGGCATGCCACGCATAAGGGCAACAATGTCTCCCTTCGTGCCATGATATTCCGCATCACCCTTGCGCTCGTCGTCAAAGATGTCATTCACGAGCAAATTCATGATGCCGTTTCCGGCAATGCCAGTAAATGCCTTGACCGGGTTTTCCTTCAAGGAAGCACGCTTCATCTTCAAGCCGGCGTCCTTGGCGTTGATTACGTCATCAGCGTCGTCCGCGCTAACATACCCGAGCATCTGCCCGAGGTGAGCGGCCAGCTTACGCAGCGACGGGTCGCTGTCCACGCGGTGCACCATGGCGGCATTGTAGAAACGCATGGTATCGTGAATTTCTTGCGTGGTGGCCTTTGCCTTGCGGGTGTTTTCCGTAGCATCCTTATAAGGATTGTTGGCCTTCGGGGACACGATCAAACGGGCAAACGAATCGACAATGTCATCGCTGTCCCCAGCCGCGGCAGTCGTGGAAACATTGCTGAGGCCATCGTCAACCACGGAATGTCTGCTCTTACGTCCAGCAAACCCGGTAGCCTTATCGCCGAGCGAACCGGCATTGGGGTCGGCCATCTGCGTAAGCGCGTCATCAAGCCCGGAGATAACCTTGCTTGCAACAAAGATTGCCTGCGGTGCAGTAACTTCGCCCTGCTGGGATTCGATGGAGCCAAGAATCTTCTCGCCACCGGAAAGAATCTTTTCAAACAGCGGGGCAGCGTTGAACTTGAACAGGCGTTCCGTGTCGGCAAGTTCGGCGGATGCCGTCGTCAATGCAGAACGGACTGCCTGACCAGGGGCCTTGTTGCCGCTTGCCTTTACCATGCCATCGCCAACGATGGTAATGAGCTTATCGACAAGGTTGGAAACCTTGCTCTTGATAAGTGTTTCGGCAGAAGCCGGTGTGCGGGTAGTGTCCCCGATTTCTTCCAGCTTGCTAATCTGGGCACGTGAACCGTCATAGAGCCGCATCGCATCCAAGACTGCGGCAGACTGCGCGTCGCCGCGGTCAACCAACTGCTTGATGGTCCCGAGGCCATAGGCTTCGACCGCTCCCGGGTTGCCTTCCTCGATGACTTCGCTATAATCAACCTGCGGCGCCTTCTGCGCTTCCGGCTGTTCAACCTGGACACCGGAAGGTTCCTCGGTAAACTGCGGCTTCATGCCAAAACCGGATGCAACGGCCTTCACGCCGGTATCCTTTTCGGCCGGTTTAGAATCCGTAGCAGCTGCGACAAGCTCGATTACCTTCGAGAACGTGTAGAAGTCGTTCATCTCGTTGACCGCGCCCTGTGCATCAGCCGTTCCTGCACCGGTACCGAGTGCACCCTGCACGGCGCCAACGACTTTCTTGACCGCGTCGCGGCCTTCAATGCCGTCATACTTGCTGAACATCGCATCGGCAACACTGTCGTAGAACTGGTTGACCGACTCAATGACCTTGCGATATGGCGTATTGTCGTCATTAAGGTTATCGTAAGAGAACCCGAGGCACCATTCGTCAAACTGGTCGCGGGCGGCAGCATACATCTGGTCGGTGAGCTTTTCGGCAAACCAGCCGGTAGAACCCTTTACCAAGCGAGCACATGCTGCGAGGTCGCCACTTTCGACCTGTTCAAGCAAGTCGAGAATTTCGTCCGGCGTGTCACTTGTGCCGACAATACTTGCCGCCTTGATATACCGGCGAACAAGATTTTTCATTTCGGCGACATGCTGGTCAAGCCCGGCGCCGCTTTCAAACTGTTCGACCGCCTTTGCAGGATCGGAACCGGCGGACTGCATGTAGCTTCCGAAAATGCTACGGGCAATGCCCATCGCACCGGCCTGGTCATACATAAGCGCAGCAACGGCAGACACCTTGTCATCCTCGGCGTCGAAGCCCATACGCTTGATGTCATATCCTGCACCAGACGCCCACTTGGAAATGAGCGAAGCCTTTACATCCTGCATTGTCTTTTCGCGGATGGCGCGTTCGTCATTGGGACTACCGCGACCCATCAGCATATCAATGATGATGGTCTTGGAAACCTTGTTGACGACGTCAATCATGTTTCCGGTAGTAATCTGCTTCGTGCCATTCCTGGAACCAGGCACAAACGCCTCGGCAACCGCATGGCGGAACTGGCCGTATGAACCCTTGATGGAATCCAAGACACCGAGTGCCACGGAGGCGTCATCGGCGAGTTTCGGATCGCTTTCGGCGCGGGAATGGATGTCCGAAACAACCGCAGCGCGGTCGGCTTCCGACAGATTGAATGCCGGTTCCAGGTTAGAAATCTGGTCGGCAACACGGCCAAAGCGGCCTGCCCTGGTATTTTCCGATGCGTGCTGCATCGTTTCAGAAATGCTTGCCGCATCTTCGGCAGGCGCGTTCGGGTCGGCAAGCGCAGCATCCTGCTGCAAGCCGCCATCAACCTCGTAAGTGAACGGCGCAAGTCCCTTGCACACAACCCAGCTGCGTTCATGGCCGTGGAACGCCATGTTAAGGACAACCGGGAGAACATAGTTGTCAAGTTCAGTCGAATCGTCGATGGACAGGGTAACGTCGATGCCATAGACGTTCAAGCTCACGGTAGAGCCATTTGCGGAACGTGAAACGCCCTTGTTTTCAATCTTAGTGGAAGACGCAACGCCGGTAGCACGCATGTAGCCTTCGTCGGAGCCACGGTTAAGCGAACCTGCACCGGTAGTGCCACCTTCCATCTTGGCGGTCTCGATGCTCACGACACCCAAATCAGTTTTGAGCGTCACGGTTCCATTCTTGCTGCTTTCGCGACGGTTCATGCCGAGGAACTGGTCAAAAATGAGGTTCATCACCGGTTCGTTTTCGAGCGTACCGATTGCATCAATAAGTTCGGTTCTGGCCTCGACCGCGCGAGTCAAGTCGGAACAAACCACACGGATCGCGCGGTTGAAAATTCCGGCAAGCGTCTTGCGGTCAAGCGTAAACGCTGCACAGTGCCCGGTCTGGTTGCCATTCTTGTCAACCCCCGGTTTGAAGAAATCGGGATAAACGGAAGTAAGCGCGTCGTTGAATATCTGGGAATAGCCGGTTTCACATGCCATGACAAGTTCCGGCAAGAGGTTAATCTTGTCACTGTACAGCTTGCCGACATCGCCGAACAACTGATAGAAGTGGCGGAAGCCAAACTTAGTAAGGCCGTTAATCTTTTCCGGTGCGACTTCGACCGTATTGGCAGCGCTATCGCCGCCCGGCAGGTCATAGTTGACATTTACGGAGCTGGCCAGGCTTTCCGGTCCGCTGGAAACACCGTTCGCCGCGTTGGTGTATGCCTTGGCGATAATCTTTCGCCCGACACATGCCCACACGATCGGCTTGAACGCCTTGTAACCAATGGCGCGTCCCAGCTTCGCCTTGCGTGCAAGCTCGGCCTCCGTCTGGGCAATCTCCGGGCGGTAAGCCTCGACAATCTTACTCAGAATTTCATCCGTTTTCCCCGGAGTTGCGTAAGAATGCGACTGGGCGCTCGCGATCAATGTATAGACAACGCTCTGGCCAATCTTGCCGAGGAGGTTCATCAGCCTCGGGTTATAATTGGGGTCGTCCGTGACCTTCTGGTCAGGATTTGCTGCGTTCGGGCGCGTGGATGACCGGAGGGACAGTATGGCGGCATCGACCTGGTCCATGAAAGCGTTCTCCGCGCCGTCCGTAGTTTTGAGGAAAGCATCCTTCGGGAGCCCGCACTCGGTGGCAAACTGTTCATACAACCCAACAGTCTTCCTGAACAGGTCGTGTGCGCCGTTCGGAGTATTACTGTCAACTGCATTTGGGTTCATTCACGCCTCGCATATTTTCGTTCTTTGCGCCCATAGTTTATAGACGGGGACCCGTTTCGGACGGTAAACCGCCGGACCGGAACGATAACCGGGACTTATAAACTATGGACACATGCGGCCAGGTTTACCATGACGTTAGAACAGATAGCAAGAAAATTTACCCTTTCGGATGCAGATGCGGAAAAGGCGATTTCGGAGGCGCAGAAAAGCGCCGGTGCCCCACTGTCGCTGGAAGCCGAGAAGCGGGCCGTAAAGGAAGCCGCGCGGAACAAGAAACTCTTGACCCCTGACGAGTGTGCCGAGTTCAAAGCAGTAGACGACGCGGACTTCAAGCCGATCAGCGACAGAATAAACATTGCGCCGGGCATTACGGCCCCCAAGGACGCAATTCTCGACAATATCCTGTCCGATTATGTCCAGACTGCAATCGAAGACAATCTGGAAAGCCCGGACGAGAGCCCTGCACAGAAGTTCCAAATAATCCTGGCCGGGCTGTCTTCCCCACGCGCCCTCCGCAGTCTAGGGAATACCATTCAGCGTGTGAATACCGAACTTTCAAAGAACGCACCAAAGGAAACTCCGGCAGAACAGCCCATCCAGGCACAAGAAGTTCCTCCGCAGGAACCGGCGGCAGAGCCGCAGGTGCAGGACGAAACTGCAAAGCCGACCGAAGTGGTCCCGCCGGCAGAACCCAATCCCGAAACAACGGAAACCAAGCCAAAGAAACCGGCGGCAAAAAAGACCACCAGCGACAGAAAGCAGTTAAAGGCTGCCCTCGATGCACAGGCGCAACAGCTGAAAACCGACTTTGAAAACGAAAAGGCCAAGCTGATTGCCGAGTTCAACCAGCAAAAGCAGCAGATAATTGACGGTTACAAGCAAAAACTTGATACGATAAAGAAATCGCCCAACGCGGAAGACACAAAAGATGCCGAAAGCAAGGCACTGTCCGATGCGCAGGCCGAACTGCAATCGTTGAAGACTACATACGGGAAGCAGATTTCCGACTTGCAGAATACCCATTCCGCACAGATCCAGGACCTGCAAAACCAACTTAATAGCGCAAACTCGCAAAACCAGAGCTTGCAGGAAAGGATTGCCGAGTTGCAGCAAGAAAACCAGGCACTCAAGCAGAAACCAGAACAACCGGAAGCCGCGGCTCCGACCGCAGCCGGAAACGGTGAAGATGACGACCTGCCGTTGCGTCGAGTTTCCCATATCCAGGAACACCGGGACACTGCACCCGGCAACGCAGGAACTGTCGACCACCAAGAAACCGCGGATGCCGGTGGAAATGACAATGCGCCGGTAGAATATACCAAGCCGGAACGCATGGGTGTGGACACTACCGCAATGGACGAATGGAACCAGGCCGTGGTCACCAAGTTCGGTTTCCCGTTCATCAATTTCGCCTGCCGGGACATCACCAACCTGCTCAACGGGGACGATGTCACCAGGAAACGTGCCTACGCAAACATCAAGGACCAGCTGCGCCAGCTCGCCCACCTGCAGACCAGGGGTATTCTCGGCGGGATGTGGGATTCCATGATGGAAAGCCCCATCATGCTGTTGAAGACGCTGAAATCCAGCTCTTACAGCAAGTGCTACCTGAATACGCTCATCGCCAACGGCCGCGAAGTGCGCGATACGCCGGACGGGGCCAACCTCACGGTCAGGCCGACCATCTACGGCGACGTGAAGTTCCGTGTCCGCAAGCCGGAGGCAATCCCGATCAACTTCATCAACAAGTTCTTTGTCGAAGTTGACCCGTACCGCCAGCTCAGCGTGTACCGGAAGTGGACCGGGAACCCCAACGGGACAACGCCGGAGGCATACCTCGACGACAACGCAATCCCGTACACGTCAGTTCTCGCCCCGACGGCAAAGACCAGTTTCAGCCGCAGCGACCTCAGCACCGGTTCGTTCCTGTCCAGGGTGACCGGGTTCAGGAAGGCGAACTCGATGGTGACCTGCTCTATCGACGGCCACCGCGGCGGGTTCATCATCCCGGCCCATATCGCGGACGTCCTGTTCGCATACTAGGAGACTGCAATGCTGACGAATGTCCTCAAAAACAACCTGATAGCATTTATCGAAGCGAACATGGCCGACATTTCCAAGGGCACTGACACTGGACGCGCACAGCGTTCCAAGTCGCTGCTCCACTACTATCGCGGCCTCGGCAAGGACCGCGAGGGAAATGCCGTAATCCGGTGGAAAATCCCGTCCCAGACCAAGGAAAACGTCATGTACGACTGCTACATCGCCGTGATACCGGCGGGCAAGCAGTCCCTGTTCGCTCTCGCGAAGTCCAGAAGGGACATCCGGTCCCGCATGGAAGCGATCAAGAACGCCGATGTCAAGTGTTTCTGCACATGTCCCGACTTCAACTGGTCGGGCGCCAGATACAACATGAAGCACAAGATGGGCAGTCTCGAAGAAGGTTTCGAGTCCGTTCCCGGAGTGCCGGACGGATCCGACATCAAGCCGGTCGTCAGGGACCCACAGGGAAAAATACTCGTCTGCAAGCACCTGCTCGCAGCGTTCAAGGGCATGAAGACCAACGCAACCAGCATCATGAAGGATGCGGCCAACTCGCACTTCACACCAAACGACGGCCAGGAAAAACAGGCCGAAAGCGCCACCGGAGAATTTTTCAAGACGGAAAAGACCGTCCGCAACAAGCCCGAGAAGGAACCGGTCGAGGTAGACAAGGAACTTCTCGAAGAAGCGCCGGCAAAGGTCGATGCAGCCGAAGAGGCCCTCAACAGCCTTGCCTTCGCAACCGAGAAACTGGATGAAACTGCACCGAAGACCCCGGACGAAAATGTCAATGCGGCAATCGAGGAAGTCGAACAGCCGACGGCGGAACCTACGGAAGAAAACAAGAAGGAAAGTCTTGGCGCAGTCGGGCTCGGTGAGACGGAAAAGCAGGAACCTGCACCGGCGGAGCAACAGACACCGGCGGAACCGGAACCTGAACAGGAAGAACAAAAGCCGGAAGAACGGGACACCGGCGGAATGAACCCGGAAGATTTCGATTATTTGATGTCCCTGTTCTAAACTAACCTCAGAAATACCTCCAATGGAGAAAACCATGGCTTCTAACCAGAAACTCTACGACCGCGTGTGCAAGGCAGCTGACGCGTACACTACCCCAACCAACGCTCCCATCATGGAAGCAGTGAAGGAAATGGGCAAGGTGTACTTCATGGAAGCTATCATTGACCACAGCAAACCCTGTCCGTACTGCGACGGTACGGGCGAATCCAACTACGCCTGGGGCCCTGACGGCAAGCTGAGCCTCCGTCTCCCGAACGGCCTCAAGTTGCCGTGCCCGGCATGCAACGGGGAGAAGTATCTCCCGGCATCCGATCCGAAGGGTGACTTCCTCAACAAGGAAAACGAAAACCCGGAAGATCTGGACATCTTCGACCAGATGAATGCTGCCGAGTTCGGTGGTTCTGACGAGCGCGGCTGGGCAACTACGACCGACGACCTCGACCCGGACAACCGCTAGTCGGGTTCATTACACATCAATGCTTAAATGAAAAGAGAACCCCGCGCCGGCGCGGGGTTTTCTGGTTTCTACGGCCAGGTTTTCCGCCCGGCGAAGCACCACTCGTGGGCCTCCTTCGGAGTATAGCCCCACTTGACCATCTCCTCTTCCAGTTCCTTCCGGTAGAAGTCCCTGCGGGTAAGCCGGTATTCGGACGGGATCATCGGGACGGAAGCCTTCCGGCCCATTTCCAGCTTGCGCTTCGCTAACACCGGAACAGGGTCGTCCCCGTCCTTGGTCAGGTAGTCATAGGCGTTCCCGACCAGTTCGACAATCTGTTCGACCGTCTTCGGGAGCTTCTTGCGGACCATTTTCCGGTAGGCACGGTTCACGTCGCACAGGACCTTGGACAGGATGTCGAAGTCCTCCCAGTCCACATGGGACATCGGGCCGAACTGGAACGTAGCCCCGTCGCGCCCCGCGCCGAAGCTGCCGACAAACGGGTAATACGGGACAAGGTCCTTGTCGCTTTCGTTACGGACCATGTCCTTCCCGACGAATATCCGTATGTTCCTGCGGTATTCCTCCGAGGAAGTCCTGCCTTCCGCGTCGGCGTGCATGTAGAGAAAATCGTATAAGTCGCTCTTTCCAGAAAACCTTGACATGTCAAATCTCCCTTGCGTTGTCAACGCCGTGTTTCATGATGCACTTCCGGCAGAACGGAAGGATGTAGCCCTGCGTAACATACTTGGCCGGACGGCCACACTCGCAGCAGGTATGCCCGGTATCGCTTTCCATGTTCCATATCAGTTCATCCAGCTGCTTCACGCACTCCTCGGACGACACGCCGGACCAGTATAGCCTGGCCTCCCCGTATTTTTCCTTCGCGTCTGTGATGCGGAAGCTGTCGAGCTCCCCGTAACGTTTCAACAAGGACTTAATGCGGCGGAGATGACGGACAATGACGCGGCGCCACCCGTCAGGATAGCTGTCGAGCAGGGTATACGAGAAGTCGTAGTCCTCGATGCGACCACCGTCCACCGCCCTCGGTTCGAGGAACGGGAACCGCCAGACGAGCCAACGGTTACGGAGACTGGCGACCGCAGTCAGAAAATGTCGTTTTTTGTTGGGCATCAGGAAACCTTAGCCAGGCACGGCTGCATTACCGACTGAAAACTATGTTCTCGCGGGTCTGCGGTTTCCACGGTTCCATGCCCCCGCATGGAAAGCGCGTGATAATGGCGCTCGATTGCGGAGCGGATCTTTTCCGCGTCACGCTGCGCCGTAGTGGACGGGCGGAGGATTTCCATTTCCGCCACGGTCATTGTCGGGATGCCTGTCCTGATTAGCTCGGCGTCCATGATTTCCTTCACCGCGTTGACATACTCTGCCGGGACAATGAGGGAGTCATGGACGGTGCACACGGGGCACCCGATGAACAGGCGCACCAGCGGGATGACGCCCTTGAACACGAAGTCACTTTCGGTGGACTGCATCTCGTGGGAAAGCGCTGCATAGTTGTCGCGCTTCATCGAGTCGATGCAGCGGAGAAGCGTCGGGAAGTCGCGCTTCCAGACCTGACGCAGCTTCGACCTGACATAGTGCTTCGCTCGGTCGAAGATAATCGGCGCATACAGGAACGCGAGCCATTCCTTCTTCACCGTCTTTCTGTCGTTCATGCCGATTTGCTCGGCAAAATACTCGTAAATACGGCCTTCGCGGAGCAGGGAACTGAACCGTTCGAGCTCGTCGGAAATCAGCTTCCCGGTAGCCGCGGATTCTTCCGGGCGCCAGAACGGGGTCAGCTTTACGAACCTCGGTTCCGGGACCATCAGCGGATCGGTGGCAAGGCGCTTCCACATGCCGAACACGCTGCAGAGGAAGGCCGCCTGGGAACTCCTGATGTCAACGCTACCAACCGGCGCACCGTCGCAGGACATGCACTGCTCGCGGATTTCCTTCTTCAAGGAGGTAACGTTCGTGTGGACACGACCATAACGGTCCTTGACGACATAGGCCGCAATAGGGTCCTCGCCCATGCGGCCAAAACGCTCGACCTTGTCCATTTCGCCATCCACGCGTTCCTGCGGCACGGTTCCGCTGTCGGCAAGCCCCTGCATGGTGGCCCTTGCCTTTTCCGCGTCAATCTTGAAGTGGGCCAGGTCGTCATACATGTCGGCGACATCGTCCTGCTCGAGAAGGTATTCCTTCCTGCGGACTGCGTCAAGATACAGGCGGCGCTTGGTGAAGATGCTCTCGAACTTGTAGGAGCGGAGGGAGCCGACCGGGTGGTGTTCGCCGTTGCCGCACTTGGATTTCCAACGCGTCCAGAGGTAGCGGAGGTAGTAGGTGGCATAGGCCTCGCCGAGCCAGTAGGCCTTCGAGACGCCCTTGCACTTGGTCGTGGACTTGCGGTAGGAAGCCGTGTGGCAGATGAACCCGTGGTCGGTCAGCCACTTTACGCAGGCCGGATAGCCTGTCCCTGCGCGATAGCGGAACAACGTGCTGTAAAGGTTGCAGTACCAGGAGCTCTCGTGGGTGCGGACGCCGGCGATGTTGTCGTCCTTGAACTTCTCGGACAGGCCCTTGCAGACGTCAAAAAGAATGACGAGCATGGACTCGTAGAGGCAAAGACGCTGTCTCTGTCCCAAGGCCGAGAAAGAAAGGTCCGCATTGAAAGCGGTATCGAAAGAACGGAAGAGGAGGGACGGGAGAAGGCAGGCTGGAGCGAAGTCGGACCATGACCTGTGGTCATAGTCGATGTAGGTGTAGTCCAGGGACCCCCGCTTCATTCCATGTGTGTCCAAGTTACCCTCCGGTATGCGCCCCATTGGTCTATTCGGGAACGACGGTTAAGAATCTATAAAAAACTTTCCGTCTTCGGAAGAGGTTTATATCAAAAAACTCCAGAATTCTGCCCCCTGCGGGCGTGAAAATATAAACTAGGGGCGTATTTAACATATATATGGAAGGTGGACCATGGCAGTCATACCCGAAGCGCTGGTCAAGAAGGAAGCCGGCATCGAAATTCTCAACGACAGGAGCCGCGAAGGGACGGAAACCCTCTGGATATTGATTGCGATACTGTCCAAGTCGGCCGTGTTTACCGGGACGAAGGGTACCCTCATGGACAAGTACCTTGCGTATATCGGGAACCCGGAGACCGTGAACGAAACCTGCGTGGCCCAGTACAGGGCAACTTCGACCCAGGTCATTCAGGCATGTGAAAATAAGTTTACGTTCAACCCGGAAAAGTTCTCGCTTGACCTTGGCGAACGGTCGTTCGACCTTTTTGACATCCCGACCAACATGCTTTTCTATGGCGCGGTGTTCGCGAACCGGATGGTGGGTGTCATCGACGACGCCGACCGAGTCGCGATCAGCAGGGCCTATGCCGGCGCACTGTCGGCCATTGGCGAAATCAGCAAGACTGGCGTAGAAGGCTTGCAGAAGCTCGGCAGGGAGGGCGCCGTACAGAAATACGGGCCGGTCTTCCGTGAAGCGTTCGGTGAGAATGGACAGTTTGACGCCGAAATGTTTGGCGACATGTTCGATATGTGTTCCGACGCTATGAACTCGCTTACCGCAGTGAACGGGAGCCACCCGGAAGTAACTGCGATTGCCGCGAAATCCGGTAGCATTAGCAAGTTTACCGAGGAAGATTTTGATTCTTCCGTGTATGCCCGAATGGGCGATGTGTCCGCGGCGAAGGCCAGACAGAAGATGCGGAGCGAGTTCAGGACCGACAACAAGCATGTCCAGTTCTTCGTGTTCTCCCGCGACATCGGCACGGCGAAGGATTATCTTGCCGAACAGGGCAAGCCGCATTCGGAATTTGATGCAATCGGCCTTTTGGCCGATGCAAAGCGCACGGGCGACCGCAGGTTCCCTCGCTGGGGCCTGGTAATTCCGGCAAAGTGCATTCTCGCAGGTTCCAAGAACATCATCCTCGGCGACGCGGCCTCGTCCGTTGACGGAAAGTGGGAAAGCGTCTATTCCGACATTGCCCGCATGTCAGGCGATACGGTGAAGGAAGTATTTGGCGAGGGCAAGAACGGCGAGATGCTTCGCCAGCAGGTCATGGCTGACTTGCTTCGCGGCGGAAGGGCGGGCGAACTGCTTGATCTGAGCGTCGGCTCGGAAAACGTTACTGTTCGGCCGCCATACATGGTTACGTTTACTGGCAAGAATGCCGAAGCCAAGATGGGAGCTATCATGAAGCTGCTTGGTCGTGTGGCCAGCGGGTTCAGGACTCCGCAGAAGACGGTGTCCGTCGAGGAAATGGCCACTACCGGCAAGGAAGGGAACGAGATGACCGACTCGGCGGAAGCCCAGATGAGTGAGGCCATGAAGAACGGCGCGATTGAGAGCGGTGACGACCTTCTCCGCGAAATCATCAACGTTCCGAACGAGAACAAGGTGTTTGATGCGGCGGTCCGTATTTTCAAGGAGTTCCCTGAATTGCAGCAGAGCAAGGTCTTCCAGGAGAACAAGGAACTGTTCGGGAAGTACCGTGCCGGCCAGCATGAACTCCATTCTACCGGAAATGACAAGGACCTCCCGCTCGATGAAGATGAAATCGCTACGCTCGCTGCCGAAACTATCCATGCGATGGTCGATAGCCGTGGCGTGTATGTGACGCGTTTCTTCGATCCGTCCAAGTTCCGCCTCGGTGAACGTCTTGGCATTCCGTATATCGCCGACTGGGGCCTTACCGAACGTGGCGAGCAGCTGATGGATGCCTATGTGCAGAAGGTCGAAGACCGCAAGGGTGCGCTTGCCGGGGGCAAGTTTGAGACGGCCCGTGTCCGTAACATGTTCCCGTACATGCTCCTTGGACGTCAGTTCGGCGCAACCGACAACAAGTGGGTTAGCGGCGCAATCAGGGACCTGGTTGCGTTCGAGAGCGACCTTACTGACTACTTGACCACCCGCCCGGACAATTCCGACGAGAACAACGGGAAGACTCTCAGCGAGTTCAAGACGGCCGTCATGGATGGCATCCAGGGTACGCCGGATGAAAAGGCGGTCGCGCTTTCCGGCGAAATCAAGAAACTGGGTGCAAAGATTAGTCTCGGCAACCTTGGTGCATTGCTTTCGGATGCCGATCCGAAGACAATCGCCGTTGATGGGTATGACGACCTCGTGTGTGCGCTGTTCGTGAACAAGCACCGCGACCAGGTGGAGCGCGAAAAGTTCTACCGTGACCATTTGACCGGCGGCAAGGAGAGCAGCGGTATTCTTGATGTGCTCGGGATTGACCAGCTGCCGGATCTCGGGACGAAGATGACCGAAAGCGATCCTGAATTGCTTGGCGATTTGGCGCAGATTGCTGCTGACATGTATTCTTCCTTGGATGAGGAAGCGGATGCTACCAAGCGGGCAAGGCGCCGCGCGTCCGCCGATGGCATCATGTTCGAACTGTTCGACATGGCTGTCGTGAACGGTACATACAAGGGCATGGGCGCGGTTCTCAGTGCAATCGACGGTGACCTGCTTTCGGACGGGGTTGTTCCGCTCTCGACAATTCTCTCTTCACCGGAATATGCCCGTCTGTTCGAGGTGAGTGTCGAATACTACAACAGCGAGGAGCCGCATACCGTGTCCATGGGCCCGATTGGTGTCCTGATTGACAACTTCCTTGGTAAGCTCTATGGATTTGGCGATAGTGTGGTGGCCGCAATCGGTGAACCCCTCAAGACGGGTAATCTCGAAGGCCTCGGCGATGTGCTGAAACACATCTACGCAGTTGACCGAGACAACGTGTCCAAGGCAATCATTGCAATCCCTGGCTTGCGTCCGACGCCGAAGCCGCTGCCGGACGGCCGTCTCAATACGGAAGTTCGCAACATCGACCGTGCCGGTGCCGCTGCCGGGAACATCCGCAATGCGCATGACGACAAGTGGCTTGCTTCCGTGATGCCGAACGACAACGACGAAAACGAGGAGTCCCTCCTTAAACAGATCCGCCGCATGAAGGCCGAACGAAAGCTCGCGCTCCAGAAGAAAAACGGGGAAGCAGCTCCGGCACCGGCACAGGAAGCCAAGCCGTCTGCCGAAAAGCCGACACAGCCCGAGGAGACTTATGACTGGTCTTCTACGATTTCTGACGCGACCGCAAAGAAGGGAGCGCCCGCGCCGAAGGAACTGGACGACGATGGCGCCGGAAGACTCAACTTTGGTGATGATTTTGCCGATGAGTTCAACGACGATGAACACACGCTAGACTTCTAAGGAATGGCTATGGCCGAATACGTTAAGCTGACAGTCAACAATAGCGAGCACCGGGGTGACGACTACTACGTCAAGCTCACCCTGGCCAACGCCGATGCGGATGCCGAATACCGCGCCCGGACGTTCTTCTACTTCTCCGGGATGAACGGGTATTCCGGCAAGGCCGGTTACGGGCTATTTGGTAGTTCCGGCAACGGTTCCTATGTCCGCTATGACGACTGGGACAGCTCGTTCAGGCCACCGCGTTCCGACGCGGATGCGTTCAACAACGAAGTCATCGTCGGGTTTGTCGGCGGTGTCGCCGAGCTTACCCTTTCCGGCAGGACCGAGAAGGGCGAGACCGTGTCGCTGGCCGATACGCTTTCCGGCCATTCTGCCGGGGACACTGTCACGCAGTTCCTCGTGGAGAAGCTGGACCATTCCGTCCCGATACTGTCCGTGTCTAGCGCGGGCGGCATCGTCACCGTCGTGACCGAGGGTCCCCATGCTTTCGATGACGGCGATGCGATTAGCATTTACGGCATCCCGGAAGGGGACACTTCCGACCACCTCATGGGTGTTTCGGGAGAGCGCTACATGGGAACCTTCCGCGTGTCGGTCAACCCGGCAACGCCGAACCGGTTCACCTATACCACCGGCCACTATTCCAATCCGGCAGCGCCTTATTCCGCGCTGGCCTCGGCTACGGCGTCCAAGTGGACACCGTGCACCTACGCGTTCCAGAACGCCACGATTGAGCCGGGTGACGACGACGTGTCTATCGAGGTGTCCGGGTTGGGCAGGTCTGTCCGTGAAGGCGACTATGTAATGCTCACCGACTATAACGGCAGCCCGATACTTGACGTATGCGTTGCCGTGAAGCAGGTGGTTACCGATGACAAGGTCGTCTTGGACTGCCCGCCGGGCGTCGGTTCCGGCAGCGGCTACGGGATCCGTTTCTGCGGTTCCGCCCCGTCCCGGGCGATACCGGTGAACTGGCCTGCCTATGCGCTGGCCATACTGGAAAACTCTACCGTCTATGACCACACCGTGAACACGGTCAAGGTAGTCCCTACGAGGGACTCCGCGTTTTCCGCCACCGGCGGGACTGCGCGTGGCAAGGACACCGAGCTCGAAGTGTCTTCGAGTTCCGTCGCCGTCTTCGGTTTTACGCCTCCGCTTGCGCTCGCCACTGACGATGCGGGCGCAGTCCTCAACCTGTTCGTTACCGGCATGACCAGTAGCCAGGGTACGCTCGTCATTTACCAGATGAAGTCGTCCGGGTGGGAATACTCCATGCCGCTCGACACCGTGAAGGGCCTCATCAGTGATGTTCCCATCGCGAGCGCGGACATAAGGAACCCCGGACTTGACGGGGGACCCGACACTTACATTTCTGTCCAGATACCCGGCTCGGTTATCCGCAGGTGGATGACCGAGAGCAACCGTTACCCGATGGATTTTGCCGTCATGTATGTGGGCACCGGGAAGGCCTATGTCCTTTCGTCGGAGTCCGAACATCCGCCATACATGGACATCAGCGGTGGCGCGAAGGCTGTCGAGGACCCGGACCTTTTCGCGATTGCCCCGCAGGTTCCGCATGCCGCGCCGGGCTCCCTTGTCCGGTTCACCGTCCAGGATGGCGCGGAGATTGACGACAGCGTGTTCTCCGATACGTTCTGGTTCATAAGCCAGCGCGGGGAGCGCCCGGAGACCGAGGCGTTCATCGTTTCCGGCTCCAACAAGTATATCGACGTGATTGTCCCGGACGGGCTGAACGGCGACTACGTTGCCGTGCTGCGCGGGAAGCGTGCGGACGGTTCCGAGATTGACCTTACCGACGACACATGCCGTTTCTATGTTGACGGCAACCCGCAGATGCGCGTGGTCAAGCTGGCCGACAAGATTGTCCCGGGCACGATCGGTTCCAACAAGGTCGGCATCCGCGGCATATACACCAGGGACTTCGCGTTCGATGGGTTCGTTGACATTACCGACGGCAACTCGCTCATCCAGAATGTGTACAGCATCCTGCTCACGCGCAGGGGCGAGCGACTGTTCATGCCGTCCTTCGGGACGACCCTGGAAGACAAGATTTTCGACCTCCTCATGGATGGCGAGGAAGACGACATCCTTGCCGAGTGCATCGGGGAGCTCCGCGAGCACGAACCGAGGGTCGAGGTTTCCATGCCCGACTCGTCCGTCGTCGTTGACGAGGGCGGTAACGGCATGGTCATTACGCTCGGCCTGATAATGCCCACCGGCGTCCGGCAGGTCATCAGGCTTCCGTTCAAGCAGAGGGGAACCGGATGGCGCGGATAGTCCAGAGGGTCGGGTCGTTCTACATCGTCTATATGGACGGTGCTTCGGCCGGTTGGCGGAAAGTCGCCGAGGAGTTCGGCATGATCCGCGGTGGCGAGCCGCTGTCGTCTACCGTAATCCGCGAAGGGTTTTCCATGGTGAACGAGTATGGCGAGACCATGACGGGTACCCGGGTTACCGGGCGTTCCGTTGACATGGTCATTACCGAGGCGTCGGTCACCGGAGTGGTCGGCCGTAGCTCGGACCTCGTCACCATGTTGAACCATTTCCCGTCGAGTTCCTTCAAGCTGGGCGGGAAGACATTTTTCGGCAAGTACAAGACGGGCAACAGCCCCGGACAGATGGTCTATGACCGGAACGGGACGTCGTTCCGTGTCGGTGTTGACGCATACCCGGACGTGGAGGCGATAAACGGCCTCGCATCCCGGCTTGCCGAGGATAACGGGCACATCTTCACTCCCGTTATCGCAAGGTACGTCTATGCCGCCAGGGAGATGCCGAGGACGATGAAGGCCGTCGGCTACTTCGACCTGCGGAACTATCTGCAGCTGGTGCGTTCCGACATGAGCCGGCTGTTCATCGACCGGTCCGGGACGGACACCGACCTCGCGCTTGCGCTTCCGACGGGCCGCAAGCTGGGGGTCAGGGTGGTTTCCGCGGTAGGCGGGCGCATCGACATAGAGATATTTGGGCACACCGGCGTCATGGAGACTAGCGGGGCGAAGAATTACCGCCCGATGGTCGTCCTGACGCTGGAACCGCTTCGCATCCGGGAGATGCGGTTCCCTATCCAGAAGGTGACATTTGACAAGACGACGGTCTTCATGACCCCGATAATGTCGCTTTCGGGCGCCTGGGAGAGTTTGCAGGGCGGAATTGACCTGTTGGCTCCTCCGGGAAAATAAATGGCAGTTCCGGCCTTGGATTCCCGAATCCAAAATGGTATTTTTAGTAAAAACAAGTCCAAACACTGTATCACGGAGATAACAAGATATGGCAAAGAAAACTGCTACTGTCGCAGACGACAACTTCGCTTTCTGCCGCGGAATGAAGACCCACGACCGGTATGTCGACGCCAAGGTTGACCACCCGGACTTCGGTTTCCTCGACACGGGTTCCTACGCACTCAACGCACTCATGTGCGGTGACATTTACGGCGGTTATCCGAGAAACGCGTTCATCATGGCTGCCGGTAAGAAGGGCACCGGTAAGTCCGTTCTCGGCAAGAACACGTTCATCCGCCCGTTGATGAAGGAAGGCTACTACGCTTTCCACTACGACACGGAAAACGAAGGCATGAACGAGCGTAAGCTCATCGAGGAGAACGGCTACATCGAAGGCCAGTTCTCGCTCATCAAGGAAGCCACTACGGTCGAACAGCTGTTCATTTCTGTCGCCGGCCTTCTCGACCAGCTCGAAAAGGACCGCGGCGATTCCGTCGAACTGAAACGTAAGGTCTGCATCATCATCGACTCTCAGGGGCAGCTTTCTACCAACCAGAGCCTTGCCCATGCAAGCAAGGAAAAGATTAGCGCCGACCAGACCAAGGCCAAGCGCCTCAACGAAATGTATCGCGGCATCGTGAACCGTTGCGGCAACCTCGGCATCCCGGTGTTCGTCACGAACCACGTCTATGCACAGATCGGACAGATGTTCGGTGACCCGACCACCATCGCCGGTGGCGAAGGCGGCCAGCACTCCCCGTCCATCATCATGCTCATGCGCAAGACTTACGAAAAGTTTGAAAACGGCGTTATCCAGGGCGTGGTGTTCATTGCGAAGATTATCAAGAGCCGTTTTGTCCGCGACAAGCTCGAAGTGCCTATCTATCTCGACTACAAGCACGGTCTTGACCGTTTCTACGGCTTGCAGCGTTTCGCCGAAGCTGCCGGCCTCCTCGTCGAATACAAGAAGAAGGACTTCCCGGACCTCGAACCGGCCCGCGACGCGAACGGCCAGGTTGTCCGCAAGAAGTGCTATGTCTTGAAGGACCCGAACCGCGACCCGAAGACCTGGCTCGTCGTTCCCGAGACGAAGCTCCGCCGCAAGGAAACGATTGGCACAATCCTCGATCCTATCAACCAGTGGGTCAAGGAAAACTTCAAGTATACGGCCCCGACCCTCTGGACCGGCGAGTTCAATGCCGACGAGGACTATATCCCAACCGACGCCGACAAGATGTCCGTCGATGATGATTACGGTCCGGCTGAACCTCCCATGGAACAGTCGGGTGTCTCTGAAGAATAGCTTTTTGCTATATTTCTGTGGAGTTAAAATCGGGCGGTCCTTGCGGGGCCGTCCGGTTGTACCGTAAAGAGATACAAAATGCCAGACGTTTTTCAACCACAGGTCCTGGATTTTGGCCGCGAGGAACTCATATTGCAGACGTTCTTTGCACGGCCTACCGTTGCCAGGGCGATGTTGCCGATTCTCGATGTGGGCTTGTTCGACAATAATGGGAACAAGTCGCTTGTCAAGCTAATCCGCACGTTTATCAAGAAGTACAATAAGCTCCCGAACTCGCAGGAAATCTACACGAGCCTGGAACCGGTCGGGATAGGGGGCGAGGTCAGGGACAGGTTGAAGTTCATCTGCGGGTCTCCCCTGCAGAAGATGGACGACAAGTATTGTTCCGACATGATTGAGAGTTTTTACAGGGAAAAGAAATTCCACGGGATTTTGGTCAAGCAGGCGGAGCACTGGCACAACCACGAGATGGATGCCGTCCGGGCGATGATACCGGAAGTCCAGCGGGTCCTCGCGTTTTCGCTCTCCACCAACATCGGCCAGGAGTTCATCCAGGATGCCGTCGAGATGATGCGGCGCCTGAACAACCCGGAAGAAAGTATTCCGACACGCATTTCCGCGCTCTCGATTTTCACAAACCAGAACCGTGACCCGGGCAAGTTCCACGGCGGGTATTACCGCGCCGCGGTTTCTCTTATTTTCGGCCAGCCTAACAAGGGTAAGACCCTGTGCATGGTGTCGGAAGGCGCCTTTGCGATAGAGAACGGTTACAACGTGGTCTATATCACCCTTGAAATGGGCGAGGAGAAAATCTGGAACCGTCTTGCCGCGAACGTTACCGGCAAGCCGCACTGGGAGTTCTTCGGCCGCAACGAGGAAGAGGTCGCGCAGGAACTCAACGACTATGCGACGATGGTCAGCGCGAAGATCGGGAAGCCGTATGGCATGTTCCGCATCCTCGACTTGCCGACCACGACCACGCCGGAAGAGATTAACACATACCTCGACGAAATCGAGGCGGCTACCGGACGCAAGGTCGATTTGCTCATCGTTGACTACCTCGGCATCGCTAAGCCGAACAAGGGTGGCGCCAACGGAAACAACATGTTCCAGGATGGCGTGGAAAAGTGCGAACAGCTCCGCGACATCGCGAAGAAGCGCCGTATCGCGGTGCTTTCCGCGGTCCAGTTCAACAGGACGGGCTATCACAACATCTTCGCGGGCATGGAGAACGTGGAAGGTTCCAGCGGCTACAACAACACCGCCGACCTTATCTATTCGCTCACCAGTAACGACGCGATGAACGAGAACTGTTTCCGCATGAACATCATCCTGAAAAGCCGTTTCGGACCGGCGGGCAAGTCCTTCTCCACGAAGTGCGACTTCACCACCATGCGGTGGCAGGCTACTACGCCGGAGGAAGAGGAGCAGTGGCAGGTACTCGTGAAGCAGGAAATGGAAGAGCAGCGTGCCCTCCGCGCCGGTGGCGGTGGTGGCAAGCGCGTCCCGGTGGATCCGTCCATCGAGCAGGTGTCTCCCGGTTCTGCCGGAAACCTCCGCCCAGGGACTTCCAACAACTTGCTTACAGGCAGAAAGGCGTCTTAAATAACCTAGTTTTCTTCGCGGAGGCTAGTTATTTATGCGCATCGCCGGTATAGACCCTTCGATTTTTTCGACAGGCATGGTAATAATGGACCTCGACGACAAGCTCGAGGTCTCTTCTATTAAGTTCCGCGGTTATACTACAATCGAGAAGTATGCCATCGAGGAGGACAATGTTAAGATTACCCACATTGCCCCTGCACTGCAATATGACAAGATGTCGATGCCGCACCGCATGTCGCTTGCATATCCGCTCATCATAGAAGCCATGGATGGCGTCCAGTATGCGGGTATCGAGGACTATGCGTATTCCAAGTTGAAGAAGGGTTCCGGCTCCATTGTCCAGGTGTGCGAGTTTTGCGGCGGTGTGCGATATGCTTTGTTCCAGGCAGGAATAGGCTACCTCAATTATGGTATTCGTCAAATCAAGCGCTATGCTACCGGCAAGGGTTCCAACGAGGACGACGAGAAGATGCCGATGTGCCTGGCGTTCAAGGCGAGGTTCCCCCAATACTACCCGTCCGCGGTTTTCGACAAGCTGCGCCAGTTCGAGTCCCCGATGGCCGACTTGTGCGACGCCTTCTGGATGTGCGAAATTCTCCACCAGCACCTGCGCTACGAGTATCTTGGTGAGGAGGCCCTTTCCGAGGCTGATATGCTGTTCCTGACTACGACCACTACTGCCGGGGCGTCTTCGCTGGCGGATTCCCCGATTATAATGAAGGGTGTCGAATACGACCGCCCGAAGCGCAAGCCCAGGAAGCGCAAGAAGGCGGAAACGGGCCTCAAAACCTAGTTTCCGGGCAGGAAAGTATAACGAGGCCTGTATGTTCAGGACACCCGACGGGAAGAAGATTGCCGACGCAACCTCGGAGCAGATTTTTAACGAAATTAACGAAGCTCTGAAAAAACCGCGGTTTGAGGGCGACGCATGTATCGTCCTCACGATGCCGGCGAACCTCATCGCCAAGGCGGTCGAGAAGTTCAACGCAGCTATTTACGAGGCGTATCGCGACCTCGAAGACGAGAAGACCGGGATGACGCGCATCCTTGTCGCCATCGAACAGTATGTCGAGGTCGAGCGCCTGGCGCTCATGCTTGACAATGACATCAAGATGATTCTCGCGAAGGAACACAACATCAAGGCAGACGAGGACGACATCGAGAACGCCAAGGTTCACGCGGCTGACGTGCTGTCTCATGAAGAGGCCGAGACGAGCGAAGCTCCGGCCGGAATGGAGGATTTCAATGAGTAAGTTTGTTGCACCGAATTTCAGGACGGCGGAAGCGAATTACAGGGCCGACGCGACTGAACGCAGCCAGGCAAAGGCTGTCGAACTGCTTCCGGCAGTCGCGGCTACGCTGAACCTGCCGGTCGATCCGAAACGTCCGATGGACCCGAACGACCTTCATGCGGCGGGGACTGCGGTTGCTGTCGCCACGCCGGCATACACGAAGTGGCTTGCTTCCGTGCAGGAACGCAACCCGCTCATCGGTCGCAAGCGCAAGGACAAGGACGGGAACATCATCGGCGACATGTTCGAGTCCGCACCGGAATACGAGGCCGACGACGAACAGACCAAGGCGTCGGAACCGATGCCACAGGAAACCGTCGACCAGATTGGCCAGTTCAAGCAGGATGCGGACGGCATCAAGCGCTACCACATCAATGACGACTACGAGCCGTACATGCCGAAGGACTTCGACCCGAAGTTGGACGGCGCCGCGGCAAAACTCTCCGACCTCTACGTCATCCAGAACGCCGTCGAAAAGCGCATTGGCTTTGACTTCAAGGATGTCATGGACGGCGTCATGGACGATTTGAAGGAGTTCCACATCGACGACCTCGATTTCGAGATGCCGGCCGAGGAAGATCTGAAAGCGAAGGTGCAGAAGGCAATCGGCGTGGCAGAGACCCGCCTGCGCCTGACCGACCAGTCCAAGCGGAACGCCGAGCCCGAAGCCAAGGCGGAACCTGCCAAGGCGCCGGAAACGGTCGATGACATCTGTCGACGCATTGCCGGAAAGTCTAAACAGGTGTCGGAAAAACTGGAGTCCAGTTCCGATGGAAAGTGAAAAACGCCCGGCTCCGTTCGGTAGCCGGGAGCGTCTTGTCCAGGATATGCCCTGGCTTGAAAAGTGTAGTGTGACCGAGTCCAATACGCATGCCGCGATCTGCGAAGGTTCCAGCGGCGTGTATGAGGTCAGCCGTAACGGGCGGACGACCAACGTCATCGCCACGAAGGACTACACTTACATGTGGCCGGGGTTCTTTGGCGGCGAAGTTGCCGCCATGAGATACCTGTTCCAGAACTGACGTAAAAATCTTTTTACTTAAAAGCGTTCCAGTTCTCGTGTTTTTTGCTATATTTCACGGGAACAGGGACTTTTATATTATAAACTTGTAATACCTAAGTTCCAAACAACGTGGTCGATTTGACCAAAGAGGTGAAAACAATGACTCAACAGTACAACGATCCCAGCGTCCAGCAGATGGACGTCCTCGCTTGCGGCGCTCCCGCTGCAGCTCCCGAAAACCTCGGTTCCGGGGAAAGAAAAGAAAACCCCAACGTGTGGAAGCCGACCGGCATTACCGGACCTGGCATGGAATACAAGGCGCGTGTGCGTCTTCTCCCCCGCGGTCTCGAAGGTCTCAAAAAGAATCTCTATCCGTCCGTGTGTCTCAAGACCCACTTCTTGAAGAACCCGGCAGACGGCAAGACCCTCAAGGTTGTCCTTTGCCGTGAATCCCTCCCGGGACAGACTTGCCCGATTTGCAAGGCAATCGGCAAGATCTTCAACAGCATCAAGAAACAGCAGCAACAACAGGGTGCCAATGAAAAGGCTGCCAAGGAAGTTGCAAAGACCTATTGCAAGAACCTCTGGGCAGACGAATACTGGTACACCAACGTGCTCGTTCGTAACGATGCACAGCATACCGAATTTAACAACCAGATTAAGTGGTGGAAGCACACCCCCAAGGTCGAGCAGATGCTCGATGCACCTTGCCGCGTGAACCCGAACGCTCCGGCCCAGGCTGCCGCCCAGGTCGATCCGAATGACGAATTTGCTATGCAGAAGGCAAAGCAGGCCGAAGCAAATAAGCAGGAATTCTTCATTCCGTATGACCCGCGTCATGGCCGTGACTTCTTCGTTACCCCGTCCTGGGACAGCGAAACCAATCGCGTCACTTACAATACCTGCTCGTGGGCAGAGAAGAGCACTCCGCTCGCCAACACTGACCAGGAAATGCTCGCCATTCTCCAGGCATGCCCGGACTTGAACGAACTTTACAAGGATATGCCGGACGAAGCCAAGGCAGAAGCTGAATGGGCAGACTTCTGGCGCCTCGTCAATGAAGCCCAGAACCCGGCAGCTGCTGGTTTCCAGGGTCAGCAGGGTCAGCATGGTGGCTACCAGGCCCAGAACGGCGGTGCCGCAAACGGCATCATCCCGAATACCCAGGCCCCGTTCACCATGCCTGGCGCACAGCAGCAACAGCAGACTGGCTACAACCAGGGTGCTCCGATGAACCAGGTCAGCGGTGCCGAATACTTCGGTAACGCAGCCGCTCCGGCAAATGACCCGCTCGCCATCGGTGGCGGTCAGACTCAGGTCCAGACGGGCTATGCTGCCCCGGCAAACGATCCGCTTGCTCTCGGCGGTGGACAGCAGAACTTCGGTGCACAGGCAGCCGATCCGCTCGCGGTCGGTGGCGGTGTGCAGCAGAATTATGCCGCTCCGGTCCAGCAGCAGGCACAGCCGGCCTACACTGCTCCCGCAGCCAACCCGTCCGAACCGGTGAACGACATGCTTTCGTTCGGCGGTCAGCCGCAGTATGGCAATCCGCAGTTCCAGGCTGCCGGCAATCCGGGCTTTGCTGCCCAGACTCCGGCCCCGGCCCAGCAGCAACAGGGTAACTTCGCGCCCACGATGAAGCCGCAGGCTCAGCCCGGTTATTCCCAGGCCCAGACCCAGCCGCTCATGAACGAGTTGCCGGGCGGTGCCGATGAAGACATCGACCTCCCGTTCTAATACGGTCTGATTTGAGCGGAGCCGCCCCTGTGCTATACACGGGGGCGGTTCTTGGTTTTTTGCTATATTTCATGCAACATGGGTTTACGTTTTGATAACATACCGCTTTCCGCCTATGACGGGGTCCTTCGCAAGTTGTTCGGCCACCTGAATTTGCAGGACAAGATGAACCACTACGAATGTGTATGTCCATTCTGTGGGGACATGAAGCAGGCGCACAAGCGAAAGTTATGGATTTACAAGGACACCTGGAAGACGACGTGCTTCAAGGGGTGTTTCGACGGGTCCCTGTTGAAATTTCTGCAGGAAAATTACCCGGACGAATACCATGAGCTTATCACCTATGCCATAACCGATGACGACAAACGGACGGACGGCAACAAGCCTGCCGAGAAACCGTTGGTGCAGCGCGTGGTCCCGACCCTGCCGTTCATGCCCGGAGAGCTCGTGTCGCTTTCCGACTCGTCCGACCCGCTGGCAAAGGAGGCCAGGGACATCTGTGCCGGGCGAAGGATCCGCCCGGACGTGTATGAGACATGGTTTGCCTGCCGGACGGGCGAACAGTTTTATCATCGCAACCCGGACGGTTCCATCCAGTATTATCCGGGAACGACGCGACCAATCGGCAACGAATATCATCACCGCATCATCATGCCATATTACAAGTTCGGTGGGTTGTGGGGACAGTTCGATGCCCGAGACATGGATCCGAAAAGCGAACAGCGTTACCTGAACTTCAAGGGAGTTCGGCGCGAGGCATACAACATCGACTTTGTCGATTTTACCAAGCGCTTCTACATCCTCGAAGGATTGTTGGACTCGACGTTCATCCGCAATTCAATCGCCATTGGTGGCATTTCCCATCTTGCCGAGACGATGGCGGATAACCCGAAAATCAGGAAGTATATCAACAACGCGGTAGTTATATGGGATAACCCGTATAACGATGTCGCCGGACGCCAGGCTTCCGTTTCCGCTATTTCCAAGCAGTTCAGGTGGTTCGACTGGGAAGGGATAGCCTCGAAGGACATCAACGCCGCTGTCCTTGCCGGGGAGATGCCCTTGGACAGTTCCGGTTATGTGGACGCGGCGTTCCTCGAAAGGCGCATCCGCGAAAAGGATATGGCGGACATCGTCATGACGATGCGCTTTGGCAATATCCAGAAGGATATGTTCAAGGCGAAGATGGAAGCGCGGCGGAACGCCATGAAGAACAACGCGCATATCCAGAACAGCAAACATTCAATTTCCTTTATCTAGTCCACTATGCCGGCAAAGACTACTATCGCAAACATGAAGTTGGGAGTCCGCAAGCGCCTCGTGAAGTTCGAGGTGCAGTATGGTTCGTTCACCAATTTCGAGAACGTCTCCCGCGTTGGTGACGACGAGTATCTCACCGCCCGTCGCATTGCGAAGGTGTTCGGCATAAGCCAGGAATTTCTGGCCGAGCTCGGGCTGCTTGCCAGCGTGGACTATATCGTCTGCCAGAACCGGACGAAGGCATACCTGTGGAAGCAGGTCGTGGCCGAGATGTATCGGCGAGGGTTCACCGTGAAGGTCCCGGACCACCCGATGGCCGAGGTGAACGTGGACACGCTCGTTGCCGATACCGGGGTGGACGTGAAGAACTTCTACAAGCAGATCAAGCTCGGGCGCATCACGCCCCACCGCAGGCCTGGCGAGCGATACCTGTATGTGTACATGGGCGAATATGACAAGTTCCTCCGCAGTTACTTCCTCCCGGACAGTCTCCGGTGGATAGGAAGCCAGCCCCTGGGGTCCGGCGAGGCCGCGATTTTCTGCGGCTACAAGGACACTGCCGCGTTCACTACCGCGCTTACCCGCGGGGTGATGCCGGTCCATCGCGTCCAGGGTGTCAAGGGCGCCCGCCGCAAGATAACCAAGTCGGACCTTGCGTCGTGGCTGGACAACTGCCGCAAGACTTTCCGCAGGAACCCGCTTCCCGATGCGCTTCCGGTAAAGCTCGCGGCGATGTACATGCGCCGGAGCGTGTGGCAGTTCAAGAAGATTACGAAACACCTCGAAGGCGTCCCCGGCCGTCCGGGCTACTACACCAGGGAGAGCATGGACCGGTGGTATATGCGCGAATGGTGCATGAAGGCATACGGGGAACATTCCTGCTATTACACGCCTGCCCAGATATGCGCGAAGTTCAACCGCACCGTCGGGTGGGTGAACGAGTTCATCGTCGGCAAGTGCGACGTCTACACGACCCGCCGGTATGTGATGACGCAGGCAGAATTTCGTAAGAACTATGTAGGAAAGCCGGACCAGTATCCTTTCATCTACGGGTATCACAAGCCTGCCGTGGAAGCTATCGTGAAGGCCTCCCCCGAGATGCACACCATCCCGGAAATCGACGATGCCCGCGAGGGTGTCCACCGGCACCCGCACGGGGTCAGGCAGCTTACCCAGTCCAAGGAAGAGAGCATCAGGACGAAGATTGCGGCCGGCATGCGAAGGACGATGAAGCGCAAGGCGAAAGACGCGAAGGAGCATGCACCGGAGGCGCCTCTCCCGATCAGGAAGAACTCGATTGAACTCGGCATCAAGGCATCCCTGCAAAGGAACGCATTGGAACGCGACGCCAAGTACAGGGAAGAACGCAAGAAGGCGCATGCCGCGGAGAAGGAGCAGAACGAACTGCGCCAGATACTGGGCATCACCCCGAAACGCGAGCGCGTGACGCCGAAGATGCTGTTGCAGACGTCGAAGGTCCCGCTGAATGTCTATGTCGTTCACACGCTTGGCTACTCGTCGGGCATGTTTACCGACCGCATGCCCGAGAAGGACGCCTATGTGGTCAGGTCGCCCGAGCTGTATCTGCCGGTAAAGTCGGACAAGGAGCAGTCCAACTCGTTTAGCCTGGTTTCCAATGCCTATGACAAGGTGATTTCGTTCAAGCCGGCGGTCCCCCCTGCGTGGTATGTGCTTGTCGGCGGGAACACCGTCATCAACGACATGGGGTTCCCGGAGAAGCTGGATGCCGTCCCGCCGGATGTCGCTGCCGTCGGCGCCTTCGGCTACGAGAATTTCCTGCATAACGGGTCGTGGGTTGACGGCCCCTCCTACGGCATCTACACGACGTTCCCGACGGACTTGAAGTCTAGCGAGTGGGTAATGGGCAAGCGTTCGGTGAACGGCTCGCATCAGGTTGTTGTCCTCGACGGCCCGTTCATCGCCGTCCGCGGCATCTATGGCGATGTCCTCGGCGACTTGCGCCAGTTCTCGCCGCTGGTTGAGGGCGATGTCGGCCAGCGTATGATGGCCGCGGTCGTTTCGATGGTCCTCAGCCGAATGGGCTTGAAGCTGGTGCAGATCCCGGTTGACTGCTCCATGTGCGCCGACCAGCCGATAAAGCCCGGAACACTGGAATGGAACCGCATCGAGGACCTCCTAATCAAGTTTTATCGGCACAAGTGATGACCTTAACTGTATTTTTTGCTATATTTCATAAAAATTGAAACGAGACGAACCATGGCATCATTGACATTTTCGGAACAATTTTATGCGGTCTTGCAGAAGGTTGTCAAGGCCTTGCCGCAGACACCGGTCCTTCTGTTCAAGGAAGACGGGTTTTCCCGTTTGTCCTATTCAAAGAACGGCCTGCTTTTCCACATCGCGGCATCGCCCGATGACTTCAACTATGAAGGCGAGATGATTGGCCTTTCCTCGCTGCGCGAGTTCAATGACTATGTCACCGCAATCGGCTACCCGAAGGGTGGCGAAATCAGCCTAGTGCGCGAAATTTCCATGTCCGGCCACGCATACGACTTCGTGAAGTTCATCGGCAACAAGAAGACGCTTCGCTGCCGCATGGTGGACCTGGCCTTCTTTACCGAAGACAGCAAGGACATCCCGGCGATGCCGGAAGAAAACCCGCTCGCGCTCGCCGGCAAGTTGAGCCTTACGCAGGACGCAATCAAGGATTTGTTCAGGAGCCGCAAGCTGGCTCCGGGTTGCGACAACGTGACCATTACCTGCTACGAGAACAAGATTACAGTGACCCTCCGCGGCACGGTCGGCCAGCAGGTTGACCTCGACTACACGTACCCGAACATTACAGTCGATACAGAAATCATCAAGCAGGCCTACGCCAACTCGGTTCTCCGCATGTTCCCGATCGAGATGTTCAAGATTATGGACTCGATGGGCATGGACTATACGGTAGAACTTCGCTACGCCCCGGGCGCGAACGGTGGCCAGATGGCACTATGTTCCTATGCGTCAATCCCGGGTGCCGGCGGACAGCCGATTATGGTGTATATCGGAACGGTCGAGTCCGAAGCTGCTACGATTGCAAATATTGACATGGTTCGCTAGGAGGCCGCATGAACAGGTCTTCCCATTTCATCGAGGTGTATGGAGTCCGCAATGCCAGGAAGGGTATCTCGAAGCCCGATGCCGTGGTGTCGGTAACTCCGCGTCCGTATATTGCCGACGGCAAGCCGCAGTATGAAATCACTATTGAGGCCGAGCTCGCCGGTGGCGAAGGCGAGACGCTTCCGCCTGAAGTTCTGACAACTTTAATCCAGGAGGCCGGAAAATCCTGTGTGAACCGATGTGTGGCCGACCTCCTGGTGCTCTATGCGAAGCAGGCCAAGACGGCCATGCCGCTGAACATCTACAACGACACCGACAACAAGCTGGCTGTCGGCCACCGCTACAAGGCGGTCCTCGTCGGATTGAATACAGATGCCGGCAAGATGTTCTATCTCGTGCGCAAGTCCGTGTTCGACGCTGGAAACGACGAGACGGTCGAAAAGACGATCCGTGAACTCTGCTCCGATATGGGGGTCCTTGAATGAGCCTGACGTCCAGGGTGACAGTCATGTTTGTTCCAGCAGACGCGTTCAACTGCCGCGTCGATTATTACGGCAGTTCCGTTCAGGACCTGAACAGGGTCAACAACTACGTCTATACCTCGATGCAGTTCTATGACGAGGGCAAGGGCTTCATGGCGAAGTCGCTCGGTATGAGCAAGCACGAGTGTGTGGTCGAATTTTTCGACCGCAAGACGCGCATGCTTCCTGTCGGCCTTATCCCGCGTGTGGCAAAGCTGCTGCGCACCGAGTTCGGTGTCGGCGTGAAGATTGGCCTCGCCAAGGAAATCGACGACATGTTCAGACCGCCGCATGGGCCGGTGACGGAGCAAGCCATCCGTTCCTATGCGAGTACCCTGAATATCCACAACGCGAAGACCGGCAAGCCGCTCGTCCCGTATGACCACCAGATTAGGCTTGCGACCCGTGCTATTAACGGAAGGCGCATTTCCTTGCTGGCATGCACCAGCGCGGGAAAGTCGCTTTCTATGATGATTATTGCCCGGTATCTGCTCGAACGCGAGCACCGTCGCCGTGTTCTCATAATCGTCCCGTCCACTAACCTCGTGGAACAGCTTTTTAGCGACTTCCATGATGACTACGGATGGGACCATGCCGGCCTGTATTGCACGTTGCTGCACTCGACGTCGACGGACAAGTTGACGAAGTCCGAGAAGGCACGCCTGGAAGCGCTCAACCTCGGCGAAGAGGCCAAGTTGAAACCGATTACAATTTCAACCTGGCAGACGTTGCAGAACAAGCGAGCGTCCTTTTTCGAGGTGTTCGATGCCGTGATTGTGGACGAGGCCCACTCCACCCGAGGTCAGAAGCTGCGCGAAATCCTGTCCCTGTGCGAGAACGCCAACAACTTCAAGGTTGGCGTGTCGGGAACCCTCCCGGACGACGGCCTTGATGCCGGTTATATCGAGAGCGGTCTCGGGCGCAAGGAGGAGATTGTCCATCTCCATGAACTGGTGGAGAAGGGCATCCTTACCCCGGTGCAGGTGGAGGCGGTGTTCATCCCATACCCGCCCAAGCTCCGCCCGAAGATTAAGAGCATGCACTACGATACCGAGTTCGACATGGCCACGGAGAACAGCTCCCGCAAGGACATCATCGACATGCTTATCCGTGCCGGGAAGATTACGACTGCGGAAAACACGGTTATCCTGTTCCGCTACATCGACAATCTGGAAATGGTGATGAGCTTCCTGAAGGAGCGCCACCCGGAGTTCAAGTATTACGTAATCAAGGGCGACGTCCCGACAGACGAACGCGAGGAAATTCGCAAGTCCATCGAGGCGAGCACGGGAAACATCATCATCGCGACCTACGGCTGCATGCAGCAGGGCGTGAACATCAAGCTGCTTCATAACCTCATCATGGCGGATCCTGCAAAGAGCCCCTACATGGTGGTGCAGTCCATCGGCCGTATTGTCCGCAAGCATCCGGCCAAGCCGCTTGCGAGGGTGTTCGACCTGATTGACGACGCATCCTACATGGGCCGTCCGTGGCGCGGGAAACCTGCGCAGCTCCAGATGAACGGACTTCTGCGTCAGTTCGCCAAGTTCCGCAAGTCCTACTACGATGCCGACAAGATCCCGGTGAACCGTATCGACCTCGAAGGCGTTTACTGCGTGAACATCACCGAGGAGGATGTCATGGAGCGCATCTTGAAGGCCATCGAGGCAGCGAAGGCTGCCAAGGCGAAGAAGGAAGCGGCGAAGGGCAAGCAGCAGGCATCCGGCAGCGTGTACAAGAAGAAATTTTTCCTAAATCCATTCCAACAACAAGGAGTAGTCTAAGATGACTAAGCAGATTAAAATTCAGTATCTCAATGACAGCATCAAGCGTCTCGAATATGTCGATGGGAAGTCCGATTGGATTGACCTCGCCGCGGCAGAAACCGTTACGATTAAGGCCGGCGAACTCGCGAAGATTCCGCTCGGTGTCGCAATGAAGCTCCCGGAAGGGTTCGAAGCCCATGTCATCCCGCGCAGCTCCACTTTCAAGAACTACGGCGTGCTCCAGGCTAACTCCATGGGTCTCATCGACTGCAGCTACTGCGGCCCGAACGACTGGTGGATTTTCCCGGCCTACGCAACCCGCGACGTGACCATCGAAAAGGGTGCCCGCATCGCCCAGTTCCGTATCATGGAAAACCAGCCGAAGCTCGTCTTTGAAGAATGCCGTCTCGAAGGCACTGACCGCGGTGGTTTCGGCAGCACGGGGATCAAGTAATGCAGCCCGGGTATTTGACAGAGCCGAGGGTGACGTCGTACCCGTATGTGGGGAACCGCCTGGTCATTATCGACTGGGCTTCCCTGTCGTACCACCTGATGTTCTCGATGAAGACACCCGCTGCCAAGAAGACCCTCGGACTTATGGGTGCGGACGACGAACTTCTCAGGTGGCGTAACATGATGTTCCAGCGCGTCCTTGACTATATCGCGCTGTTCAACCCGCGTCAGCTCATCTTCGCCCTCGAAGGCAAGCATGCGTGGCGCAAGCAGTTCGTCAAGGACTATTACGCCGAGCATGCCGACGTCTATGTGGACAAGAAATACTATTACGTGTGCGCGGACAACTACGCATACGCGGTAAGGCTCCTGTCCACGGACGAGGACGGTGGCCAGAATTTCGAGGTGACACCCATCAAGGCGAAGGACCGCGAGTTCTTGCAGGATCCGACGAAGATTACCGCGCACCGCAAGCTCGGCAAGCTCCCGAAGGAGAAGCAGGAGATGCTGTGGGGCATCACCACGGATTCCGGCAAGCCCATTCTCCCGGCATACAAGGGACAGCGCAAGAGCAAGGACTGGCCGTTCTTCGTGGAGAAGTCCTACTGGATGTCTTACAAGGACGAGTTCGCGAAGGAAATCGCCCCGGTGTTCCGTGCGCGGGCAATCGGCGTGGATTGCGCGGAAGGTGACGACATTGTCTATGCCTCCGCCATGAAGTATGCGCCGCATTGCGATGACGTAATCATCATCACCCGCGATTCCGACTTGAGCCAGATTGACCTCCCGAACCTCAAAATCTTCAACCATGTGTCGGAAACGTTTACCGTATGCAAGTACCCGAAGGCATACCTCGACGCGAAGGTGCTCTCGGGCGATACGTCCGATAACATTTCCGGCATGGCGTTCGTTGACGAGAAGACCGGCAAGTTCAAGCCCGGCAAGGCGAACCAGCTGGGCGAGCCGACCGCAATCAAGCTGCTCGAAAACTGCGCCGCGGTTTACGACGTGGCCAAGGAGAACGGCTGGGCGGACCAGTATATGCGCAACAGGACCCTGATTGACCTCAGCATGGTCCCACAGGATGTCAAGGACAACATCACCGAGGCGATTTCTGCCCCGGAACCGGAAGTCCCCGACGAGCGTCCCATCGAGATGACCGGGATTTCCTCCGCCAGGGCGAGCACGGTGAAGCAGTTGCGTTCCTTCGGGTTCTACTTGCTGAACAACAAGGCCGACGTTGACCGCGATCCGTCCATCTTCAAGGCCGATGTCTACCGCAAGGAGGCGCCGACCCTGGGCGACAAGGTCAGCGAACAGGAGCTCGTGGACTTCGACAACATCGACATGTTCTCGGGCCCGGGTGTGTCCTTCTAGCCAAAACCTAGTTTTCGTGGAAAAGAAAGGTTGACGATATGTACCTTAACTGTCTTCTCCACGTATCGGGTGAACGCCCGTTAGAACTTACCGAGTGGCTGGATTTCCACCTGGCCCTCGGTTTTGACTGTGTCTATGTCTATGATTCGGGGAACCGTCCCTGGATTGATGGCATTTGCGAACGTTATGGCGACAAGGTGCGCCTCATGCCTCGCATAGAGGGCGGTTGGACCAAGCGCCGTGACATTGTGGCCGACCACCTTTCCAAGCGCAAGAGCCCGGAATGGTGCATCTGCCTCATGGACAACGAATACGTGTGGATTGACTTCCACCAGGTGCGTTCGCTCAAGGACTATATCCAGATAGCCGGTATGAGAACCCGTAGCAGGGCAATCACCGGCTATTTCGTCTATATGGGCGCCAAGAATCCGATGCCGAACCGCGTAGGATCCGTCATCGACTGCTTTACCCACACGCGTCCGAACCCGCAGGGCAAGGTCGCCCCGAGCGGCAAGACACTGTTCGGTGGCGAAACCTTCTTCCTTTATGATCGCATGGGCATGCAGCCCCTTGCCGGTCCTATCCAGCCTACTTGCGCTGAATGGGTTGACGGCAACGGAGCCCGTCTCACGAAGCAGGCGCTCGACGCGGTCAACGCAAACGGTTTCAACTCCCTCAACTACGCGATGCGTATTTACAAATACGCGGTGCTTTCCGACAAGGAAATGAACTATGCGGTTGGTGAGGAACGCCCGGTCGGCTATACCCAGCTCGACCTCTCCATGCAGAACCTCCGCAAGTTCCTTCTCGGCGCACCGGTGGTGGAAGAGTCCGAAACGCTCTTCACGAAGCCGGCTGACTTCGACGAGGCAGCCGACGCTGTGAAGAACGGCCCCGCCCGCACCGACACGCTGTTCGACGTGAACCTGCCGGGTCTCCCGATCACCCGCGCAAAGCTCGACCAGCTCATCCTCGAAGGCAACTACTACGAGGACGTGGTCGAATACCTGAACGCCCGCGGCATCGAGTTCAACCAGGACATCCTCCTCTCCGCCTTCGACAGGGAACGCCAGACCATCGTCGACAGCTCCCCGGTGTATCGCCAGGTGCAGGAACTGATTGACGACGGGCGCTCTGTCAAGGAAATCTCCAAGATTACGGGCATCGCCGAAGTGACCCTCGACCGCATGGCCGCTGCGTTGAAGGTCCTTGACATCAGGACCGGCGTCATCACGGACGATGTCATCGCCAAGGCAGTCGGTGCCTTTGAGGAAGCCGAGGAAAAGGCCATGTCCGCAAAGGAAATCGAGCAGAACGACGCCCGGTTTGCAGAAGTCAACGCGAAGCGTGCTGCCGCGCAGAAGAAGTCCCGCGAGAACCGTGCCGCGAAGAAGGCCGGCAAGCAGGTCCAGAAGAAGGCCGCCGAAGACGACCTCCCCATGGACATCCTTTCCAGCGGCGAGCAGGGAGCCCTCGACAAGGCCCTTGACGCGCTCGGTGCGGACGACGATATGCCGAGTGCGGAAGCCATCGCGGCAATCGAGGAAACCCACGAGGAAAAGGCACCGGTGACGGTAGTCATCGACCCGGTGGTTCCCGAGACGCCTGCCCCTGTCGTCGAAGCCCCGGCCGCGCCGGCACCGAAGAAGAGCAAGAAATAGCATCCTCCGGGAAATTTGCTATATTTTAGTGCGTAGCAATGTGCTGCGCACTTTTTATATAGGTTAAATATGTCCCAAATCAAATTCAAGAAGCTCACATTCAGAAATTTCATGTCCTACGGGAACACCACGAACACGTTCGAGTTCAAGGACGGCCTGGTTATGTGCTACGGATCCAACGGTTTCGGAAAATCCACGATCGTCGAGGCCCTCAACTTCGCGCTCTACGGCAATTCCTATCGTGGCGGCAACAAGCCGGACCTCATCAACACGATGAACCCGGGTGCCGAACTCAGCGTGGAGCTTGAATTTGCCATTTGCAAGCCGGGCACCGATGAATGGCAGGATTGCCGCGTTCTCAGGACGATGAAGGCCGGCGATACGAATGCCAAGGGCGAAAAGACTGTCAAGAGCAAGTTTGACCTTTTCCTCCTCGAGGACGGGAAGTGGATTGTGCAGAACAAGCGTGCCGGGTTCTCCCAGGACGACTTCGAGGAGAACTACCTCGGGTTCAACGAGACGCTTTTCAAGAGCAGCATCGCCTTCAATACACAGGAAGCTCAGCCGTTCATGTCCCTTCCGGCACAGAAACGCCGTGACATCACCGAAAGCCTCATCATGATGCAGCTCGGCCCGTGGAAGAAGGCCAACAACAAGCGTCTCAACGAGGCCACCATCGCGTTTGACGTGGCATCCAACGAATACAAGCGCCTTAACGAGTCCATTGCCAACCTGGACCAGATACTTGTCCAGATGAAGGAAGAAAAGAAGGGCAACATTGCCGACATGAAGGCCGAAATCGAGCGAAACAATGCCCAGATTGAAGCCAACAAGGCCGAGGCCAACACGATTTTGGCTCCGATTGCCGAACATGAACGCAGGATTGAAACCATCCAGTCGTCGATTGACGGAATAACTGCCGAAAATGGATCAAAACAGGTCGAAATTGATGCGATTGACGCTAAAAATAAGGAACTGAACGCGAAAATCGTGTCCGAAACCGACCTGAACAACCGAATTCGTGTCCTTGAAGCCGGAAAGAACGCCGTTGCGATGAAGTCCAACTTTGAAATCGCCTATAATTCCGCCAAGGAACGCCTTGCCACGGTCGATGCCGAATATGCCGGTCTCGGCAAGGATGCGCTCGTTGCCGAGCAGACTGAACTTGAACGCAAAAAGCAGGCTGACACCAATCGCCGCAACGAAATCGGCAACCGGAATACCAAGCTGACGACCGAAATCTCCTTCATTGACACCAACATCAATGAATTTACCAGGCAAGCCAACGAGTTGAAGGCCAAGGCGGAAGCAGTGAAGCCCGGTGTTCCGTGCCCGTTGTGTGGCAAGCCGTCCACCGAGGACGATGTGGAACATACCAAGGCCGAGCTCAACAGACAGCTTGACGCTCTCCGCGAAAAGTGTCGTGGTTTCATCGTCGATAAGAAGGCCAAGATGGGCGAAATTGCCAACGGCAATGCCGAAATCGCCGACATCGACGCCCGCCGTGTCCAGATTGACCACCGTCTGACTGAAATCGGGTTCAAGATTACCGAAATTGGCGCCTATGAAAACACTACGTTGTTCCCGACAAGGGCTGCGGTAAAGAACGCCAAGGAAAACTATGACGGCTGTATCAAGACGATTGCCAACATGGGTATCGAAGTCAGCGCCGTGGAAGGTGAACTTGCCTCCATTTCCAACGCATTTGCCAACAACAATGCAATCCGCGAAGAAATCCACAAGAACGCCGATGGCATCGCGCAGATCCGTGCGGCAATTTCCGCCAACAGCGTGAAGATTTCTGAACTTAAAGGCGAAATCACTGAAATCCGTTCCAAGATTTCCGAAATCCGTTCCAACAGCAATACGGTTCTTTCCCGCAACACGCAGATTGCGGAGCGCAACTCCGACATTGCGAAGAAGATTGCCGAAATGGAAAGCGCCGACGCAAGCGACGCTGTCGGGACGACGGAACGTAGCCTTGCCAATGCGAAGCGTGACCGCGATGCCGCCCGTGAACGCATGAACGAAACGAGCGACACGAAGGCAATCTGCAATGCGATTACTGAACTCTGCGCCGATGACGGCATGAAGAAGATGGTGTTTGACGTGTTCATCCCGAGCTTCAACAAGGCGGTTGCCCACAACCTCCTTCGCACCAACCTTCCGGTCACGATTAAGTTTGACGGCAAGATGGACTATACATACGAAGCCGGACCGGGCATCGCCCCGACCTACAAGCAGTTGTCCCAGGGCCAGCAGCGCAAGGTCGGTTTCGCAATCGCCATGGCGTTCCGCGACTTCGCTGCCATGCTCGGCAACTTCAAGCTGAACTTCATCAGTTTCGACGAAGTCATCGACCAGTCCACTGATGACAACGCAATGCGCGAAATGCTTGAAATGATCCGCGGCATGGTGCCCGACATCGGTTGCGCCTTTGTTATCACCCACCGTGGCGGCGTTGTTCGCGACCTTTTCGACTACAAGCTCGAAGTCAAGAACAATGGCGCATACTCTCGCCTTGGCGAGCTTGAAGCAATTTAAGGAGGCCAGACATGGCAACACGTTCCAAGAAGGTTCTGACGGAAATCACCAAGGCGCTTGATACGCCGAAGAAACCGTCTGTCAAGAAAAAGACTAACGTCAAACGCGCCAAACCTGCCGGCGCAGCTACGGTGGGCCAGGAAACCCCGGTTGGCACTGCCCAGGAACGGCTTGACCGCAAGCTGTCCGCGCAGTATGCCCCGCCGGTCCAGCAAATTTTCGACAAGGGCGCCGACCGCATGCGTTCCGAGTTCGAAAAGGCTACCAAGAAAGGCGAAAACGTTCAGCCCGGGTTCCAGACGGTTTTCCAGGACACTTGCCAATTCCAGACGGCGGTGGCGACTGACATGAATGGGAACCCCATCCAGGTCACCCCCGAAAACATGCTTCCCAATGGCGACAAGTTCCGGGTTGCGGGCCAGGTTACCGACCAGGCAGCAGCCGACGGGCGCCCGAATACGGCCCTGCCTGCACGGATTTTTGCCCTCGCGATGAGCGGTCTGTCCGGGATGGGCGAGTTTACGATTACGCAGAATGACGACCGGACGGTTTTGCGGCTGATAATCGGGGCGCATTTGACGATTGAATATGCAATGCCTGACGACATCCTCGCGATTAAGGCCGATTTCGTGTCTGCCGGGCATATCTGCAAGTTCACGGGTACCTATACCGGCAAGTCGGGTGGCGCCGTCAAGTGGATACGCGACAGCATGACGGAACAGATGCACAGGGTCTATTCGGCTCACGAATAGCAAGAACTTGGTGTGGAGTGGGGTGTCCCGGAGTTCCGGGCACCTTTTTCGTTATAAACTAGGGGTATCTTCGATTTTAGTACCCGAACCCCGGTTTCCGATGTCCCAACTCTACGATTACGAGAAGTATTACAAGCCGATGAAGGCCACCGCGAAGGTCAAGCTGGACCTTAGTGGCCTCCCGCTGAAAACGCTCGCGTCTATACAGGACGAGGAGGGCGAGACCACCCTCAATGAAAGGGTGACGAACAACGTGATGGAGTATGTCCAGAAAATCACGGCAGCCGCCTCTACCGGGTCCGAGGTGATGCTTCTCGGGAATGTCGCAAGCGCCACAAACCGGGTGATACACCTTCACTGGACAACTACGACTGCGGGCAGCACGCCGGAGAATACGGACGTGTTCGTTGCCGCGGGTTTCGTCGCCGATGACCTCGTGAAGAGTGGCATCGTCAAGGCGAACACTACCCCTTACCGCAGGAAGCCGGACACGCTTGTAAACGGGCAGGCCATCAGGCTCCCCGACGACGGCCCGTCCGATACCCATAGCCCGCTGACGATCACGCTGGAAACCTATACCGCCGACAGCCCGTTCCCGGTAGTCACCGCTGTATCTTCCGTGACGTTTGAGTATATCCCCCGCTATCTCCTGATGGTGGACAAGGACACCCTGCAGCAGTCCCAGAATTTCAGCTGGATCAACAATGTCCACGTATATCGCGCCGCGCTCGGGTGCCTCGGGTTTGACCGGGTCCGCGAGCATGGCCGGAAATGGTTTACCAAGACTGCCCCGAAGGACAGGAAGGCGATTACCGGGTATGATGCGTTGCAGAAGACGCTGAAATACATGTCCCCGTTCTACAACGATGGCGGCATGGGCCTGGAAGTCGTTTACTACGACGACAAGTTCAAGCAGCCTGTCACCGTGGACGCGCCTACCCGCGCGGAATGGCAGCTGGACCGCAAGGCCGCGAGGGCCAAGCTGAAAGCGCACATGCGCGATGCGGCGTCGAAGGATCTTGGCTACACGCTTACCTCGATGAAGGGCAGCACGAAGTTCTCCGCCCTCGGCAGTATGCTGGGAACGGATTCTAGCGGCTGGATTAACGAGAAGAACAAGATTTATGCCGAGGTTGCAGATTCCGAAGTCGTTGCACAGGGCGGTGAGGTTGATTACAGCAAGAAGCTCGTGAGTTCCCTTGCCGGGACCGAGGAGACCGGTGGTACCGGCACCGCGCTCATCCCGAACGTGTGCGACGCGTTCAAGGCGTTCTACTACAGCAAGGAAGAGCTGCGTTCCATGCTTGCGGATGCGCTCACCGAGACCGCGGACGAGTTCAAGAACGCCCACGGGACGCCCGGTTCGGCCAGGGCCGCACTGCGTTCTTTCTATGGCGCGGTGGCGGAGAGCGCGTTCCAGCTCAACACGGACAGTGTCGGCAAGTATGCAATCGACCTCGGGGAAATCCGTAGGTCGCTCTATACGGTCGGCCGCAGCAAGCAGGACTATGCCGGGATTGGCTACTATGTAGATGACAATACGGCCGAAATCAGCCTTCGCCTGCGTGCGCTCAGCATCCGCGGGGCGAACGAGTATGCTACCGACTATACGGGGTATGACACGAAGGACGGCTATGGCCGTAACGTCCCGGTGATTGCCGGACCGGCATGCCTTTATGCCAACAAGGGCGGGCGCAATGTCGTCTGGGCCGGATCCGTAAGCGAAACCGCTTTCTGGAAGTATCACCCGACGATGTATTACGATGGCATCAATACCTACGAGGATTACATCCGCGAGAAGGTAAGTTCCAAGGTGGACGCGTCGTATATCAAGTCGATGCTGCTGGCCTGGTATGTTGAATGGGTGTCGAACGTAAGCGCAAAGAACAGCAGTAGCATTTCGGTAGACCTGTCCCGTAGCCGTATATGGGAAAGCGTCGAGGACTTTGATCGCGATTCCAGCTTTGTCAGGAACCATGCTGCGGTCAAGGCGACCATGACGAAGTACCCGTATGCGGGTGGCATGATTTCCTTGGTGCATGTGAATGTTTCTACTATCGCCTATGATTACGTGACCTGGTATGTTGGCGGTGGGTATGTTACCGCCCGGTGCGACATCACTGCGCCCGATGGATCGCTATATACGGTGGGCGTGGGCAATGACGCTACGCACTGCCGGATGAACAGCATCAACTATGCGACGTTCTATTCCTCATACGGGTTCAGCGTCTATACGCTTGCCCAGTTCGCGACCGAGGCTGCTATCCTCATCAGGGGCATGCGCGACGCGAGCGCTTCCGGGACCGTTGCCAATGTCCATTCCTGGTACCCGGTGAACGACAACTGGAAACTTACCGGGGAGTTTACCGTGCTCGGCGTGGACGAAACGGAATTTCCGCTGGGCGACGCCCTGTTCAATAATGACGGGAAGCGGTATGTGACCGGCCTGGACTATTATGCGGCAGTGCATAACCAGTATGACGACGACATTGACTTGAACGATGTTGACGTGTCCATGCCGTATTTTGTCGATACTTTCCTGTGGGCATACAAGAAGATGCTCGCCGGATGGCGCGACTGGCTCGATGACTTGAAGGTGAAACTGTTTGCCGGTTCCCTGATCGGGGGCGCCGCGGCTGCAGCTGCATCCGTTCTCGAATTTACTACGCGCAAGGAAGAATACGAGGATGCCAAGGATGCGTTCGGGCGGTTGAAGACCGCGATTGAACGGATCCGTTATTACGAGTATATCACCCACGAAAGCGTGTTCAACAACAAGTCGAGCATGTATGGCGGTTTCGCCGGTCTCAACTTCAAGATGGTCCCGGCCCGGTTCATGGTTGCCGTGTCGATGTACAAGAAGGTGCGCAGGCGCTACCGCCGGTTCGGGTTTACCCGTCACCGCATGGTGAAGCAGTTCATCGGCATCCGCTGGGCGGAAGTCCGCATGATCGACACGAACATCTATGCGGAATATCCACAGCTTGTGGACGATACCTATACCGTCTATCCGGTCGGCCAGAAGGCCACGATTATCGGAAACTCTACCGACGGCTATGTAGTTACTGTCCCGTCTGCAATCGAGGGCGAGGACGATGCCAAGCCGGGTGACATTTCCGGGCAGGCCGAGGTAGTCCTTGACCTGATGGCGTCCGACGGGTATGTCTATTCCTACGGTGCTACGCCGGACGGGGACTTGACCTACTACATCACGGACGATGACTTTGTTGCATCCGATTTTGCGTCCGGTGCCACGTTGCTCAATGTGAAGGTTCCGCTTCCGGCAAGCAAGGACGACGACAGCCGCACGACCGTGGAGCTGCGTTATGACATGCCGTCTCTCCCGAGAGCGTCGGAAATCCGCCATCGCGCATTTGTGGACTATGGCCCGTTCGACCAGTCCAAGTATGCAATCGTTGACCGTGCGGGCGACGTCTACAAGGGCCACATGGACGGCAACGGGAAATTTATCTATGACACCGACAAGGACGGCAACCTGATACCTGTCGTTGACAGGGTGGACGGCTGGCGCATATTCCACGAGAGTAGCATGAGCATTGCCGACATGCGCAAGGGAATGGGCGTGTTCGATGCGGCAGCGAGCCTGCTCGGTATTCTCCGCGCGGAGTTCGGCGACAAGCGCGTCGAGCTGTGCGAGACGATGCGTTCTGCGGAGGACGAGGCACAGATTTGTTCCGGCGGGCCGGAGTCCGAGTTCCTCTCATGGCACAACTATGGCCTCGGGATGAAGATTTTGATTTATCAGGACGACCTGCGGACGCCTATCGCGGAAGATAGCGACGATTTCAGGAAGCTGATTGACATTGCGGAAGCGTTCACGGAAGACGCCCGCGAGGCGAAGGTCTGTCCGAAGCCGCTCAATGTCGTGTGGTGTGGCCGTCTTGTCATGGGCGCCAATATTTTCTGCTGGGAGTTCCTCCCGATTGGCGTGGAGCACAGGGATGCCCCGAAGTTCCGCGAGGCGCTGCTTGAACGGATGGATCCGGTCGAACGGTGTTCGTTCGTGAACGTCGATGCCAAGGGCTATGCGATGGCGGACCCGCCGAAGGACCGCGTCCCCTATATCCTGTCCGGTTCGGAAACGTATCAGGATGCAGAACAGGTGAACGGCCAGCACTACGTCGATCCGGTGAAGGTGGTGAACTATGTCCAGACACAGGTCCACCACGACCTTCCGCTGATTAACGTCATCGAGTTCATCAAGATGATGCAGTTGAAGATGGCCGCGAACGGCAGCACCCTGACCGACCGCGCGAATATCTATGAATGGAAGTCTGTGAACGAGACCGCGTTCCGCCAGCTGGTCATGTATTTCGGCATGGTCGGGAACCTCAGCGGTGCGCAGTCGCTCATATCCGGCGACTTCGTGGAAAGCTACCAGACAATCGTCGATATGTATTACACTACCGACATCGTGGAGTTCGTCAAGGCTATGCTGGGCAACCTCTACTCGTCGGCGAAGGTGTTCCTTACCGATGTCGGCGACGGTGGCGCGTTTATCTCGCTTGCCGATGGCCGCATCCATGTGTTCGGTGAGAGCACCCGCTCCGCCTATGACCAGAATTACGGCGGTAACGTTTTCGGCGAACGCCAGGTCACCCCGACCAAGCTCGTCCGCGGCATCGAGCGCGATGGCGTGTTCTACACGGTCGAGGAAGCGAAGGCTCTCGGCATGAACGTGGAATATGTCAGCGACGGGCCGGTGCTCAGTGGCTACACGATTAACGCCGACGGCTCGGTGACCATTGATGGTGGCGATGCCCAGCTTCTCCATGCCCTTGCTGCAAGCCAGATCAAGGAACAGTACGAGAAGCTGAAATCCAGGTTCGAGGACTACGGCGGTGCGGTGATGTATGACCATTTTGCCGACGGACCGAACGCCAACAATGCCGACATGCTGGAGAACGAGTTCGGCATTATTGCCGGCCAGACGCTGATGAGTTTCGATGCCCTCCGCGCGATGGTTGACAAGTCGGGCATCAACGGTTCTGGGAACACTTTGGGAACAGGTGCGGGCAAGTTGAGCGACGACAGCTACGGCGACCTTGACGGTAACGGCAACCCGCTTGAAAGCGTGTTCGAGAAGGTCGTGTCCAATGCCCAGCTTTCCGGTGTCCGGTTGGCGAGCCTGACCAGGGAGCACGTTACCGAGGTTCCGAGATCCAACGGCCTGAGTGTCGAGCGCATCTATGCCATTCTCACCAACGGAAAGAAGGTGATGGGCAACGATTTGATGCGAAGGAAATAATTTGTAGATTTGGATTATGAAAGCATTTATTCTATCCGACATCCATGTTGACACATGGTTTGAAAATGCCGTTGACCGGAAACGGCTGAGTGGGCTCAACCCGGGCAAGGGCGTAGTCTCGGAAACGATGGATTGGTTGTGGAAATTCCGTGAATATCCTGTTACTGACGCGTTGATAGTTGCCGGCGACATAGCCAACGACTACCAGTCGTATGTCCAGGCGGTGGAATGGCTTTCCAAGAAATACAAGAAGGTCTATATCTGTGTGGGCAACCACGATATTCTTGTGCGCCATGCCACCCCGTATGCGTCGAACGCGAAGTTTGCGCTTTCCGAGGACAAGCTGGATGCTATCCTCATGCAGGACTTGAAGTATGACAATGTCCATATAATCGAGGGCCGCCAGGTTGACGGTATCGCCGGGTGTATGGGCATGTGCGACTTGAAATGCGATGCCATGCCGGGGTTCGATTACCGGACCGCGTGGCGCAGGTCGTGGTTCGACGGACGTAACTGGCGCTACATGAACCAGGAACCGGGCAAGATTTGGAACTACTATGATGCGATGCTTACCGGGCTTTGCAAGGCTGCGCCGAAGATCGTGATGACGCACTTTGCCCCGTTCCAGGTCGGCGTGAACTGGAAATACCGCAACAACCGTGGAAACGTATTCTTCTACTATCAGGGGGAGAAGTATCTCGACTTGCTGCCTGACGGGACGACATGGATTTGTGGCCATATACATGACCAGAAGATTTGTGACTGGGTGAACTCGTCCGGGGCGCATATCCGCATACTCTGCAATCCGTCCGGCTATCCGGGCGAGGGGCGGTTCGAGGCCGACACGGTGAAGGTGGTCAACGGGAAAATCGAACGGGACATCGTCACGACGACCCACGAGGACTTCATCATAGACATTTAGAGCCCCTCCCGCTTATAAACTGGAGAAAAACGACGGTTTATTGATGGCAGCGGGTGTAATCATACGCAAATACACGGGAAAGGACGGGAGTTTCGGAACCCTCGTTTCTTCCCTCGGCATCAAGAGGGTGGACACTTGTGTGCCCGCCGTTTATTCGTCCGAGCGTCTCGGCGGAAAGGTCATCCCGGCGGATGACGCGTCCGAGGCGGCATACTACTGCATCTATGCCGAGGAGGACCGGAAGTGCACCGCATACTCGATGGAGTGCGTGTTCAAGATCCACCTCGAAAAGGCGCCCGATGTCCAGCTCTCCAACATAAGGATTTACCCGGAAGGTGAGCCCCCGATGGACGGGAAGGTTCACCCCATCCTCCGTATCGGCAACTCCGTGGGCTATTCCAAGCCGACCAACACGAAGTCGCAGAAGGCCATCCACAACATCTGGGATTTTAGCAAGGAACACCCGTTCTACCTCACAGTCGCCGGCCTTTATGGCCAGGTTCCCGATCCGTCGCTCGGGGTCTCCGAGTACACCGTCGAATACAAGGACTACGGGTTCGGCAACGTGATTGCGCTCAATGGCGAGCGTCAGGTGGCGGTGCCGGTCGCTACCAAGACTGACAGCGAGAAGGACATCGTCGTTACCTTCCTCAATCGCAGTTTCAACCGTAGCGAGGACTATACCCAGGAACCGGCCAACTTCATCGAGTTCCTCGGCCTCAAGGAAGACGGGACGCAGGAACTGCTCGGCGCCCCCTATGTGTCCGTCAAGAAGACCGTCGATGGCGAACTTCTCACGCTTACCGTGAAGAAGGGCGACGACAACCTCATGGCCAAATACCCGGCGGGCCTCATCTACCGCATCCCGAACTTCGACGGCAAGGAACATCCGAACAGCGGTTACATGGTGTTCTGGGTTCCCCTCTACAACAGCACCACCGGGTTCGGCAAGCCGGCCTACGTTCCGCACCGCTGGTTCATCCAGAACCGGGACAACCTGACCTACAAGGTCACCGAGGAACCGACTACCCAGCCTGGCGAGAAGCCGGTAATCTCGTTCGATGTCGAGGCCCGCGACGAGGGCTGTGGTCATTTCGTCTATTACCTGAACGGGGTAAGGGCTCCCCAGCTGATTTTTGATCCGGGCTGCATCTACCATTTTGTGAACCATACCGGGAGCGCTTTCCCGATGCGTCTGGTCGGGAATTTCAACTCCCCGATGGCCTCCGACATCAACGATGTCGTGACCGACGGCGTCATTGTCCTCAATGGCGGGACTGACGAGGAGGAGATTACGATCGATGTCGAGGCTGCCTTGAAGGCGAGTCGGATGGTCGGCGGCTACCAGTGTGTCTGTGCCCCGTATATGGGTAACGTGGTATATAACCACCCGCTCTTCATGTGCGGCCAGTATAACATGTGCCGTGTTGGCGGTGGCGTGTATAACCCGCTGCTTGCGGGAGAGACCGACTACGTCTATTTGCAGCTGGAAGTGCCCGGTGATGCCGAGCCAGGCTATGCCGTCCCTCAGCTCCATATAGAGTATGATGAAAACTAGCGACATCTTCTAAACTAACTTACAAAACACGATACCGGCAGTGTCCGGTGAAAGGACAATAGCTATGACCAATCAGGAAAAAGTCAATTCTATCCTCGCAATGGATGATGACCTTGCCAAGGTTGAATCCATCACTGATGGAATGCCGGTTGATGATTATTCGCCGGAAGACAACAAGGAACTCACGCTCGATGACATTTTCGGCGTGAACACCAACGACCAGCCCCAGACATTCGGTGACTCTTTTGCTCCCCTTGGTGACGACACCAAGACCGAGGAAGGACGCCAGATGATTACGCAGGCGTTCGTTTCCGAGCTTAACAAGCTCCCGGACCAGAAGATTGAAATTGCCGACATCCCGGCAATCGCGGCTACGGTCCAGATGCGCACCGGTGCAACGGGCGACGTCGAATCGTTCCTTGCCAATACGGTGATGCAGACCGTCAATACCCTCGCCGAACAGAACAAGACCGAGCTCAACCCGGATGGTGCTGTCAGCGAAATGGCGAAGGAAACCCAGGAACGCGTTCAGGGCGAAGGCCCGGCTGTCGACCAGTTCGGCAACCCGACCGGCAATGCCGCGACCGGACCGCTCCCCGAGGTCCCCCCTCTCGCCCCGACCCCGGAGCCGAGTCTCCCGACTGAGCAGAGCGCCCCGGTGGACGACATCAACGGTCTTCTCCCGCCGGACGATGTCCCGCCCGCAGACCCGAACGCTGCCGGCACGGAAGGTGACGGAACCCTCGGCCTTGCTGACATCGGCGTGAGCGACGACGATCTCGCTGCCGCAAACAGCGCCCTTGACAACATTGATGCAGCCCCGGCTGCCGATGCCGGTGTGCCGGAAGCAACCGACACTGCCGGTCTTGACAACGCGCTTGCCGGTCTCGACAAACTTGACGACAACATGTTCTCCGGCGATGGTGCTGGTGAGGCTGCGGGCACTGACGCATCGCCTGCCCCCGAAACTCCGGCGCCGGAAGGTGGCGAACCTGCCGCTACGGAACCTGCTGCCGACGACACGAAGCCGGAAGACGACAAGGACAAGGACGGCGCAAAGGTAGAATCTGCCAACGATGACAGCCTTCCGCCGATGCTCGAATCCGCCCTCGACACCATCCACTCCGAATACGTTGCCAAGACACACGCCAGCGAAGATGCTGCCGCTGCCCAGAACTTCGTTCGTAGCGTTGCCGCTATGATGGAAGCCAAGGACAAGAAGGCTGCCGCAATGGCCGAAGCCGCTGCCGGTCGCCGCGCAAAGGCTGACGCAATCATGGAAAGCGTAATCAATGCCAATGACCGTAAGGCCATGCTTGAAAACGCTGCCAAGAGCCTCATCGCTGATCGCAAGTCTAGCGACCGCGCCTATGCCATGACTGAAGGCATCATTGCCAAGGCAGGTGCCGGCATGAAGGCCCTCGCCCAGCAACAGGCCATGGTCGAATCTGCCACTGCCGCTCATGCCAAGGCTGCTGAAAACGCTGCAACCAAGTTGCAGGGTGAGCTCAACAGCCTTCTCGAAAGTGCCGACGCTCCGAAGGCTGCCGCTGCCGCACAGGCTCCGATGGTCGAAAGCGCCGCACAGCCGGCCCCGAAGGCTGACCCGGTTGCAAAGCGCACTGCTCTCATCGAAAGCATCGTTGACCAGTCCGCCCAGTCCCGCCTCAGCGCAATTCGCGACCGCGTCCAGCAGATCTAATTGAACTTATTCTCTAACTTCCTTTGAAATAGACCCGCCAATCGGCGGGTCTTCTACGTTTTTGTAGCCACTGTCCCTAAAATGACTATAAACTACAGTCCAGAAAAGGAACAGTAGATGCCGGGACATTTTAGTGGACGTTTGACATCGGCTATTGAGAGGGCCAACAAGGCGACACGCGGACGCGATGGCGCCTTTTATAGCATCCTCAACGAGCGCGGTTTCTATGACATTGATGACGAGAACAACGGCCTGACACCGGAGCAGCGTGCCGGTGTTCCTGCATACAATCAGCGCCGCATGTCCGCGTTGTGCGACTCCATTTCCGACATGATTGCCGATTTCCTGATGAACGAGGATTATGGCGTAATGACTACGACCCTCGAACAGATTGTCGACAAGCTGGACCAGCGTGCTACGATGAACAAGGCGTCCATGGACACCGTTACTGGCATCCTGTCTGCGATACCGGGCGGCCAGGCCGTCAAGGGCGCCACTATGTCGATGGAGCAGGTGATTGCTGCGATTATGGGCGGCAACCCGTTCGACCCGGATCTCATCCCGCCGCTTGCGCTCGGGTTTCCGGGCCTTCCCGTGGACATCGCGTCCTGCTTCAAGCCCGGTTATTTCAATGCGGACTGGACATTCCTTTACGACCACGAGATTTTCAAGAGCAAGAAGGTCTATATCGGTCCTGACGGCAGTCCGTCCATCGGCGCCGGCATCCCGCTTACTTTGGGCGGGAAGGCGAATGTCCTTGTTTTGAAGATGATTTTCAGTGTCCCGACGACGAACGGTGACGGCATGCCGGAAGGCGACGTGGCCAACGGCATTACCGCCGAGCAGTTCGACATCCTGATGAAGGCATCCAAGATGACTTCGGAGGCGGAAATCGAGAAGGACGAAGCTGTGTCCGGGCTCGAGCTCACTGACGGGCAGATGCGGGCATCCTATTTCAAGTATATCCAGATGACGCTGTGGGGCGTAATCAGCAACCGCAACAACTGGGCATATCTCCATTGGGGATGCCTCACGAACAATTCCTGCCCGGAACCGGTGAAGACTGCCGTCTGCAGCTACATCAAGACGAACGGTCTTGCGCTGAACCCGGACACATCGCCGGAAAGCTGCCTGATTTCGTATCTGGTGAATACCGGTATGAACTATCATACTGGCGCCACCCGCAGCCTTGCCCTGATAGAGATTGACGGGACGGAATACATGGACGGCAAGACCAAGCAGAAGGTCAAGAAGGGTTCATACGAATGGCGCGAGTGCCCCGATGGCGTCCCGAAGAATACCAAGCTGGCGAATTTGTATTTTGCCATGCTCGCCGACGTGATTTCCCGCATGACCTATGGCAGCAACCCGCACGCGGACGAGCTGCGTAAGCGTCGCGTGGACGAGGCGAACCGTATCTATGACTACCTCGGAATGGGGACTATTACTTACGGCAAGGTCCTTACGAACAAGGACATCGTGAAGGAGGCTGTGGAAAGCCGTGGCTTCTTCAAGCTGGTCAAGGCCCCGTTCAAGGTTTACGGGAACGACTCCATCAAGATACCGAACGACCCGGGTGACATCGACATCCATGTCGCATGCCAGACGGAGGTCCCGCTTACCGACATCTCGATGGCCACGTTGCGCTATATCTGCCGAGAGGCCGGCATACAGGGGCTCGTGGTTACGTCGATTTATCGTTCGCCCGAGAAACAGGCGCAGACCATGCTCGGCAACCGCCTCAACGCGAATGGCGGGCGCCCGGTCACATACGCCCCGCCGGGAAGGTCGGTTGACGACAAGTATGACGAAGTTTCCAAGAAGCACCATAACGGCGCCGTCGTGAAGCTGCAGGGTTCCGAAGTGGAGGAAGCCCGCTGTGCGATGACCGAGCAGGTCAAGAAGTGCATGAACGAGGGCAAGTTTGTTTCCCGTCACGTAAGCGATGGTACCATCATGCAGGCAATCGACATCGGCCCGAACTCCACCAAGTCGAGGTTCCGCTATTCTTCCGAACAGCTCATGCGCCTTCACGGCGCCTGCATGGCGGCGAAGAAGGCCGGCTATCTCCGGTCGTTCCTTGCGCCGAAGGCCGAATACGGCGGACCGGGCGACGACCCGGCGTTCCATATCGAGGTGTGGTGCGATTTCGGGCATCCGCACGTTCCCGAGGATGCAGGTGGCGCGATGCCTCTGCCGACGGTGGACGTGAAGGTTGCCAATGCGAACCTTTTGAACAAGGACATGTTTGACGCGTGCTTCACCAATGACCAGGTAGCCGCAGCGAGAGGATAAAGTATGGCGAAGAGATACCAGAACAGGAAGCTAGAATTTGACCGCATGGTGTATGCGTATCTGGTGAAGCGCTTGCGCGAGCCGATAAACGTCTCCGACTCCTATCAGGTGGGTGCGGTTGACAGTTTCGGTGCGGCCAGGGCTGACAACATCAAGGCGTTCTGGGCATACACGCCCTTGGACCGGCTGATTTTCAACCTCCGCGCTGTCCTCGGCGACCAGGTGAAGGCGTTACCTGCAGATTTTGACGATGCTGAGACGCTAATGCTCATGACTTCCGCGTCGGATCCGTCCAAAATCCACTCGAAGTATGACGGCATCGTGTCCATCGTCGAGGAGTTGACCTATCTCCCGCCCGAACAGCGCTGGACCGGGGAGCCGTATCTCGACAAGGATTCCGAGCTCACCTACCCGGAGCGAGTTTCCCGCGCATTGACCGTCGCCACCGCCATGCTTTACTGCATGAAGACCGACGGGACGCCGGCTGCCCCGATTTTCGGCAAGATTAAGGATGCGGTGGAGTCCACTTTCTCCATCCGTTCCATCGGTTCTGCCGACGAGATACTCGGTCTGATGAAGTCGTCGGGTGTCGCCGATTACCGCGACCTTACCAACGAGGGCTACCTGACGCTGGTCAGGATGGCCAAGTGGATTGTCGGCCACGGCCTCCTTGCCGGTGACGGGACGCAGGACGACCTGTCCGGGAACTGGAAACAGTTATCCACTGTGGGGAAAGATGGCGTATAACGGCTTGCCGATATTCGATGTCGAGGAATGTGATTTCCTCCTCGTGGCGGGTTGCAAGCACTCGCCTTCGGTGCGTTTGCTCGCGAAGCAGATCGTGGACAAGAAACTGCGCGAATTTTACGAAAAACAGCGAAAACCGCAATTTGTGGTCCGCTGCAACGACATCATGGTCACATACGGTGACAAAACATAGTTTTAAGGAAAGGATTGGGTAACTCATGCTGACGCAACCCGAAAAACCGAGAGAGACCTGGAGTACCAAGGTCTTGAAGCATGCCAGGGACTTTGGCATCGGCAACCCGAAGGGTGCCGTATTTGAACGTCTTTTCAACAGGGAAGACAGACTACGTGAGGTGACTGCCGCCGAGAATACTGTCGGCGAAGGTATCACCCAGATGACATACCCGAACGGCAGCGCGACCGACGGGTTCAGCACATACACTCCGGCCTACAACTTCTCCGACGAGAGGTTCGACCCGCAGCAGTTCCAGAACGCGGTCGCCGAGAACCAGGTCAACCTGTTCTGGCGCAAGAACGTGGAACGCGCACTCAAATACGATACGGTCGCGAAGCGTGCCGAGGTGAACGAATCCCTCATCCAGATTTGCAACGAGGCGGTCTATGAGGACGACATCGGCGACATCTGCTCGCTTGAAATCGACCAGGACCTCGCCGTGGGCGATCCGGTCAAGAAGGAACTCTGCCGCATCTTCCGGCAGGAAGTCCTCCGCCGCATCATGAACTTCCGCCGTGTCGGCGCGGAACAGATGCGCTACTTGCTCACCCGCGGGCGCCTGTTCTACGAAATCATCTATGACCCGAAGACCCGGCAGATAGTCGGCCTGAACATGCTCCCCGAGGAGAACATGGTCATTATCTACCAGAACAACCTCATCATCGGCTTCCGCCAGATGTTGAGCGGCGCGGCCTTCTCCCAGACGGGCGGAAAGAACTACATCGACTATTCGCCGAACCAGATCCTCTATGCCTCCCTCGGCATGTATGGTCCGGGCGGCATCAACGACACCCGTTCCATCCTGGAACCGGCCATGAAGCCTTACAATCAACTCAACACCATCGAGGACAGCGTGGTCATGTATCGCGTTCTCTGGGGTTCCGAGAAGCTGATGATGAAGATTGATACGTCGGGCATGAACCGCATGCAGGCCGAAAAGTTCATGAAGGATCAGGCCAAGCAGTTCTCCCGCCACCTCGACTACAACCCGATGACTGGCGAGATTACGAACTTCGGCAAGGTCGTGGGCCTTACGGAGCACTATCTCGTGTCCCTCGCGAAGGGCCGTACCGGTTCGACAATCGAGAGGATGCAGGGCGGCGAGCAGCTCGGCAACATCGACGACCTGAAATTCTTCAAGCGCAACCTCGTCAACTCGATGATGGTGCCCCCGGGCCGTATCACCGCGCTTGCCGGGGACAGCAACAACTACTCCAACGGCAAGATTGGCGAAGTCACTCAGGCCGAAGTCTCGTTCGCCAAGCTGGTGCAGAAGTATCAGGCGCCGGTCGAGGACATCATGATCCGACTGTTCGTGATGGTGCTCGAAACCCACAAGGAATACAACGACGACATCAAGGTCCGCGAGAATTTCAGCGTGAAGTTCAGGCGTTCCAACGGCTTCCAGAACTTCATCGACGCCGATGTGTGGGGTTCCCGCCTCGAAACGTTCTCGAAGATGATGGACAACACCATCTCCAAGGAAAAACCGGATGCGCCGCTTTCCAAGAAGTTCGCCTTGAAGTACGGTCTCCGTCTCAACGACGACGAATACACGAAGAACGCCGAATGGCTGGCCCGCGAGAAGGCCGAGGCTGCCGGCGAGGCCCCTGCCGAAGGCGAAGGCGAAGCCGGAGGGGGTGGCGAAGGCGCCGGAGCACCGCCGTTAGGGTAGCGCATGACCTCCTGAAAGGCACCTGGAACGACCGTTCCGGGTGCTTTTTTCATTTCAATGTATGATTTTCGACCGTTTTTGGACGGGTCCCCCGGAAATACTAAACATGAGGTGAATTTTCGGTAGAAGGTCGCGGATGCGGGTTTCTGCCAGGTTCAGAAACCCTAACCAAAAGGAATTGCAAATATGCAGAATCCAGTGAAGAACAGCCTTACCCATAAGTGGCGTGCTTTCCTCGAAAGCAACATGGGTCCGGCTCCGAAGACCCGCACTGAAGCCAGCATCCTTGCTGTGATGTGCGAAAACCAGAACAAGTGCAACAAGGGTGTGCTTACCGAAGGTGCCAACGTCTCGTCTGACGTTGCCCAGTACCAACAGTATGCCCTCCCGATGATCCGTCGTAAGTTCCAGGAACTCCTGGCCATGAACACGGTCAGCGTGATCCCGACTACGACCCCGAACGGCATCTACTTCGCCCTTCGTTACCTGTATGACAACGAACCGCTCAAGTCCGTTGCCTTCCGTCAGGGCCAGAAGCAGGAAATTGGTTACGACCTCGTCGGTGACCACACTTCCTTCGCAGGCTTCCTGAACCCGTGGTCTACCGGCGCAGGTGAAATGCTTTCCAACTACTCGGAAGGCACTGACATCTACGGTCGCGCCCGCGGTGCCAACGGCTTCGCTGCTACGCAGGAACCGGGTGGCCAGCTCTTCAACAACTTCGGTCGCTTTGCCGGCCAGCAGATGGATGGGGATGACTCCTTCGGTGGTTACTCCTACAACATCAAGAAGGCCTCTGTCAAGGTGATTTCCGGTGCCTACCGCGTAGGTACTCGCGCAATCAAGAGCCACTACACGCTCGAACTCCAGCAAGACATGGCTGCCGGCCATGGCCAGGACGTGGAAGCTCTCCTCCTCGAAGCTCTCCAGTTCGAAGTGCAGCAGGAACAGGACCGTGAAATCCTCATGGCCATGTGCATCGTTGCCCAGAACCCGGCCCTCGGTGGTGAAAAGCCGATCGTGGTTGACCTCGCCATCGTGAACAACGGTCCTGCCCAGGGTCGTTGGCCTGCCGAACGCATCGCTTCCGGCATCATCTCCACCCTCATCGCTGTGAGCCGCAAGATCTCCCTCACGACCCGTATGGGTTGCGGTAACTTTGCCATCGTGTCCCCGGACGTCGGTGCTGCAATCTCTACCGTTCAGGGTGCAATCTACTTCAACGGCAACATGCAGGATATGACCAACCAGCCGGCCGGTGGTGTTGCAAACATCGGTAAGCTCCCGGTCGGTATCCAGATGTACCAGGACATCTACTCTAGCGTTTCCTACGCCCTCGTGGGATTCAAGGGTCAGAACCAGGGTGAATCCGGAATCATTATGATGCCGTACATTCCGTACATCTTCGTGAAGACGGCCGGTCAGGAAGACGGTTCTCCGCGCTTGATCGTTAAGTCCCGTTACGCCGTGATCGCCAACCTCCTCGGCGCCGGCCAGTTCTACCGCATGGTTCAGTTCCTCAACATGAACTCTGTGATCGCTGGCTTCGACGTGACCGCCAACCCGTGGGAAAGCAACGCATCTCTCGGTGCAAGCCTCGAACCGGGTCTCTCCTACGAGCTCCAGTCCAACGCGCTCGTGAACGCTCCGGCGGGCCTCACTCAGGAAAGCGGCAACTGGTAACCAGCCCAGTCCGTTTACTGACGGACAATATTAAGGTGGCAGGGTTTCGGCCCTGCCGCCTTTTTGTATATTTAGGATATGAGCAAGTTACCAGACGAAGGAATCGTAATGGGCGGTCGCGACCCGAACGCGAATAAGACCGTCATCAAAATAGATACCAGGCCGCTGTCGCATGCCGAGGCGAAGAGGCTGATGAAGAAGGCTGCCAAGAATTTCAGGAAGTGCCTGAAATATGACGCCAAGACAGGCCAGGTATTGCCTGCATAGAAAAACGGGCCCGCGATTGCGGACCCGTCTTGAAATTGGGTAGGGCTATTCGCAGGGGAGCGGATCCCATTCCGCGGCAAACTGTGCCTGCGGGGTTCCCATGATGTCCTCGACGACCTTGGCCTCGGACGGCTGAGGTTCGCTGGACTTGTAGAGCATCTGCGTGAGGTTGGCTTCGAGGTCCAGCCCCCTGTACACCGGCTCCGGGCCGCTGTAGTCCCACTTGTCGAGCTCGTAGTTGCCCTTCGGGAGGGTGCTGACATCGAACCCTTCCGGGAGATTGTAGAGGTCGCCGATTGCATAGCAGTCGTACCCGGCCTCGTAGTCTTCGTCGCTGATGTTTTCCCCGTTGTTCGACCACTGGATTGCGAGGAGCTTCCGCTTGTCCTTGCTGATGTAGCGTTTGTCGTCCGGGAGGGACCACTTGGGTGCACCGCCGGCCGCTTCCAGGATGGCGTTGAAAGCCAGCTGTTCGCTTGGGAAGTGCGACGCGAGCTTGATTACGGAGTTCTTGAAGTCCGAGATTGCGACGGAAAGTTGTGACTGCATGCTGAAACTCTGGGTATTTCCTTGATAGTTTATAAAACGGGTTGCCTTTGGCGGACGGCGACTTATAAACTATGGACGAGTTTAATTGGGCAGCCCAGATGGCTAGTACCGTAATCACGAAAGCAGGCTTGGACCTCCTTAACACCGTGCCGCAGGCCGGCGGTGATACCTATTGGATTGGCTATTACGGTCTCGCCTTTGTCCCGGCAGAAGAACGCATGGAGGGCAAGGACGATGAGCTGAAAGCCACCATGACTTCGCTCACGAAGAAGGGCGACCACATCTACAACCTGTGGCAGGGTTCGATGGTTGCGGGCGGCTATGCGCAGGGCACGTCCGCCGCGGAACTTGGCGGCGTGGCGATGTACACGTCCAACCTGATGTCCCGCTTCCGTTATGTTCTCGACAAGAACGGGAACAACAACCTCGTCATGTTCCGCGGGACTACTGACAGTTCCGCCTCCGACGTTTCCGGCGCGTGCGTTTTCCGCGGCGTTGGTGCGGACGGTGACTTGACGGGACTTCCGCTTCCCGCCCCGCTGTTCTTTACCGATGGTGCCGAACCGTTCAACAATCCGCCCGCGACCGCTGAGGACATGGGAGATTTCGCGGATTACCCGAAGAATGGCGATTTGCCTGCCGTGACTACGGACACCCGCGCCTATATCGGCAAGACTGCCACTGTCCCGGAAGGCGGTGACCCGTTCAACGCTGCCGTGAATGGCGTGGACACCCGCCAGTGGCTGTCCGCCAACAAGACCTACACCCAGGATGGGCTGAACGGCGATCCGACCCAGCCGTTGGAACCGGACTACAACTGCTTGTGTGAACAATACTGGAAGTTCAAGTCGATTTCCAACTACAACCGTTATCATGCCCCGGCAAGTTCCGAGGGGTTCCTGGTCGATTACGAACCGTCCTGTCGCAACATGGCGAAGGTGACGAGGCTCTTCCCGATTAGCCATTACAAGGTGGTGAACGCGAAGGAAGGGGCATCCTCCATCCTTCCTGGCAAGAAGATTGCCAGCACGCTCCGTTTCAGCATCAACATGTCACTCGATGACATTTACAATACGGTTGCCACTCGCGCTATTACTCAGTCGGGTACAAGTGGAATTACCAGTATCGGCGGGGCCGACCTGTTCCAGACCAAGGAAAGCAGCATCAAGTTCAACCGTATCGGCATCTATGCTGCGAAGATGACTGTCCACCGTTTCTACAAGTCCGAAAACAATGCGACAAATCGCAGCGGTTGTGAGGATTTCCGTGTGCAGTTCGAAATCGACGGCAATGCCGAGCCGATTCTGTTTGCCGTGGTTGACCTCGATACGACGGTGTATCTCCGTGAAGGTTCTGGCGAGACCAGCACCTACAAGGTAAACGTGGACCTCAACTTGGGCGACAAGGACACCGGGTCCGTTATCCGCGACGCTTCCGTCTTCTACAACATGTATGAGGACAATGCGATAACCTGGTACGAGAACCAGCTCATCGCTACGGCAAGCCAGGCGGAGGCCATCACTGATGTGGGCCTCGACATGGCCATCATGAAGCAGCGCATGGACCGCATGACCGCGGGCGTAAACGGATGCCAGAACGATGACTCCGGTGACGAGTATGCGCCGAAGAACCACACCCACAACTTCATGAAAAATTTGGTTGACGGCACGGTGAACCCAGGCGCTGTCCGCGGAGTTGACTGCGCGGTAGAGAGTCTTCCCGTGGACTTTAGCATATTCGATACGTTCAACCAGTCATTGTACACGGCGACGCAGGTTTCCGAGCGTTCCGCACAAAACAAAATCCAGTTCTTCACGGTGCATGGCACCCCCAGGAGTTAAGCAATGTATAAAGACGTCACCGAAACACTGATGACTACCGCCGAGTTCAAGGAACTTGTCGGGAAGAGCAACACGGGAAAACTTAGCGGTAAGATACTTCCCGATGTCTCTTACATGGGTGTCAAGTACAAGGTCGGGAGCGAGACGAAGGTTTATGATGGCGACCATGTTGCCGGCAACTACTACTTCAAGACTTCCGATGGCTTGGTGAAGGTGAACATCTACGGCTCCGCGTCGGATGTCGTGGAAAGCACCTTGGTCGGCCAAATCCAGGCGTTGCCGGGGAATACCGGCGCAAGCGATTTCGAGTATCTCGAATGCACGAAGAGCGCCGTATTTGACCCGCTTTATGGCTACCATTCCGATAGTCCGGGTGTCGGCGTAGATACGCTGGGCATGGGTGCCGGATCGATGTGCGAGGCCGACTATTCGTATTCGAACGGTCCGAGCATGTATATCGACTCGAATTCCAGTTATGTGAATGTGCTCGGCAACGACTCCGTTCTCCAGAACTCGCACTATGTTATGGGTTCCGTGGTGGATTCTTTCGTCAAGGATGCGTTTGGCCTGGTTGGTCTCGTCCGCGATTCCCGCCTCGCCTCGGTGACTGATACGTCGGTGCTCGGCGGCATTGTGCTGAACGATTACAGTGCGCTCGAACAGAAGTGGTGCAGCGCTATGGGTGTTCCTCGCTGGCCGGGATATTTGCTCAATTCTGACATCAAGGGCACCGGCAACGAAATGTGGGGGTCCGTTGATGGTTTGAAAATCAGGGGTTTCAACAACCACATTGGCTGGTTCAATGAATATACCGTCAAGCTGCCAGGGGGTTCCACTAACCGCCTCACGATGGGCGACATTGAAGTCAATGGTACCGAAAACTGGGTCGGGTTCAACTCGAGCAAGGTCAAAGTAACCGGTTCAACTAACTATATCGCGGCCGGCAGTAAGAATGTCAACGTTATTGGCGACCATTTTAATGAGTATTACCAATATCCGTCAAGTTCGGGAAGCCAGAAGTATCATGCCCGCGGCATGTATTCTAATTATGAAATCCTGACGGATGCAGAAGCCCAGGCTCGGATTGATGCGGACCAGGGGATTAGCGCGATTGTCGTTGGTGACAATGATTTGACCTATACACACGGTGGCGTGTCGTATTCAATCGTGGCCCATGATAGCGCAACCTGTATGTATATCGGCTGGGCAGGAAATGCGTCGTCTAATGCGGTAGCCAACTCGAACCGTAAGACGACAGCGGATGGCGAAGTCCTTTGGTATACCGAAGAATGGTCATGGTACCAGATTTTCCCGGCAAATCAGAAGAACGTGTTGTCCATCGGCGATTACAATACTCTTCCCGATGGCGCGGAAAATGTTGTGCTGTGGGGCGATCAGCTGATTTTTGATACCGCCACCATTTCTGACAGCGTGTTTGTTGCCAACCACATGCGTATTGGCGGGCCGAAGAAGATGAAAGTTGGCGATGAGGTGATCGACAAGAATATCATTCGCGGCGTGTGGTGGATAGATACTAACCGCAATAACACCGAAGGCAGTGGTGAAAACGGATGCCTGTCTGACATGAACGCCAACGAGGCGACACCGAGTTTCACCGATGCGTTCGTGTTCACCAATTCCGGCTTCATGTATAACGGCAGGTTCTATGGCACCATGACCAAGTCCGAGGCGCTTAGCCTTGGTTTTGGTGAAAGTCAGATAACCGGTAGTTCCGCATATATCCTTGATGGCGTGAGCGGCTACATTACCGAGGCTGCCTGGTATAACTGCAAGAAGCCGGACACCCCGATGATTTATACCGGCGGTCTTGCCCTGTATGGCGGTGCAAATGCTTCCACCAGGAACCAGTCTGCATACGGCGTATTGAAGCTCGGTAACATGTATTACCATGACAATACCCCGGATGACCAGATCCCGAGCGGCTATGTCGCTGCGGATTATCGCCGCTTGAAGACTGAGGAATACATCAAGAGTATCCTTGACGGCAAGGTGAGCACGGGCAACGTGTTCAAGGGTGCTGTCGTGATGACCCCGGGCACCGACAAGTGTCCGTATGCCGGCATGTCGCTCATCGTCCAGGACCGCCAGGAACTCGACGGCTCGTTCCACATCGGCGTGGGCTACCCGAAGCTGGATGTGAACATTGTCGAGAACACCTTGTTGTATGACCATGTCAGGAAACTTACATGTTCCTACGTCGGGACACTGACTATTGGGTATCAGGAATACTATGACGGGTCGCAGATCCAGCAGTTGAGCCCGAAGGTGACATACCCTGATGAAAGCGCGACTACGGGTTCCGCTACGGCGACTTCTACGGCCGATAACGCGATAGTTACCAGTGTCACGACAACGGCAACCAAGACCCCGTCCGGTGATTCTTACACCGAGGCTATGTCGCCGTCCTTCCAGCTTACGCCGAAAGCGAACGAGATGATTGTCATTGATCCGGGCATATTGCATCTTTCATACACCAACAACACACTTAATGTGTCGCTGGCTGACCCGAGCGAGGCGGACGTAGGCAAGGTATTCTACCTGTACATGTATCTGAGCTCGATTTCGGGATATACTCCGTATGTGACTGCCAAGTGCTTGACCATGACCGGGACATCTATTGCCAGCGAAGGCACATCGCCTGCCATGGGCACGCGGGGTATCAACCTGCAGACCTGGGGCGATTCTACCTTTGCGTCGTCCAAGAACGTATTCCTGAAAGTGTCGGTCAAGAAGGCAAATGGCGAGGTTGGCTACTTCTTCGAGCGTAATCCGCTTCCGAGTTAGTCCGTGTGGGAAAACCTAGTTTTCCCGCATGAAACGTTTCAAACGAGGAAACCGATGAAAAAGGTAAAACGCGCATACGCAATCAACCTCAACCTCATGCTCGAACATGCCGACCAGGTATTCAAGGCCCCGGTCAGCGCATGGTTCCGCTATTTCGTGACCCACAACTTGAAGGTCACCGGCGAAGAACGCAAGAACACGGTGGAAGCCTTCCCGCCCGACAAGGCTTTCCTTGAAGCCGAACAGCGCCGTTTCGCTATCCAGAAGGAACTTGGGTTCAATACCCCGGCTGACTTCCAGACGGCAACGCCGGAAGCCCGTGAGGAGCTCGAACGCAAGATCCTTGACCTTCGCGAAGAGTGCAAGGAGGCTTACGAGAACGAGGTCATCATTGACAAGAACCGCAACGAGTTCTGCGACGAGGAAATCGAGCTCGACCTCCGCACAATCGAACTTGAACGCGTGCCGGAATTTGCTGGGACCAACGAACAGCAGAACTGGTATTACTGGAACCTCCTCAAGCCTCTCATCAAGGATCCTCCGCAGGAAGCCGAAGCGGCAGAACCTGCCAAGGAAGAAAACAAGGGGTAACCCATGGCTACGCTGGCTGTCTGTCTGGTCGTGAAGAACGGCCGGAGGACGGTCCTGTCGTGTCTGGACAGTGTCCTGCTGGTGGCCGACCAGGTCGTCGTCGTGGACACGGGTTCTACTGACGGGACTGTCGAACTGGTTCGTGGTTGGGCTGCCCGCAATAAGAAGGATACGGTTGTCGATGCTGTCGGCAGCCGTTTTCATGATGCGAGCGGCAACTTTGACTTCGGCGCGGCGAAGAACCACGCCATCAACCGTGCCACGGCGGACTACGTGATGTGGATTGATGCGAACGAGACCGTCGAGGAACCGGCCCGTCTCCGCAAGGCGTTTACCGTAATCACGGGAAGGACGCCCGACGCGAGCATTTTCATCTACACCCGCACGAGCCCGAAGTATTTCTTCCCGCGCCTGCGTATATGCAAGCGCTGCAACGCGCGTTTCGAGGGCCGCATCCACGAGCTCCTCAAGAACTGTGCCCCGAACCCGCCTACCGTCGATACCGGCCTGTTCATCAGGAACTTCAAGCCCACGCGCGACGTGGCCCGCAACTTGAAGACGCTGCTTTCCGACTGGAACATCGGGAGGACGCCGAGGACCGCGTTCTACATCGCGAACTCCTATCGCGACATGAAGAATGTGCCAGCTGCGCTGGAATGGTATAACGTCGCGGTGGACGAGTTCCCCGACAACTTTACCGAGGAGCGCGTCAAGTCCCTGGAAATGATATGCCAGATTTCGGAAACGAACCGCGACCTGGAAACGATTGGCAGGCGTTCCCTCCAGCTTATCCAGGAAAGCCCGACACGCCCGGAAGGCTACTACTGGCGCGGAAAGTATCAGTATCACAAGGAAAATTACAGCATGGCCGAGAAGTGCATGCGCCAGTGTCTCAAGCTGAACGCACGCCCCGATTCGGTGACCTGGATTAACCCGGACATCTACGACCGGCGCAAGATCGTGCAGATGCTCCACGAGGCGCGTGACAAGAGCACCTTCCTCGGGCAGAAGCCGATGAAGCCGGACCGTATCGAGGAATGGTATGGTAACGGCGCCGGGGCCCGTTCCAGGGTGGAATATCAGGGTTACGGGTACTGATTTCCGCCCCCGCGGATATAAACTATTGGCGTTACACGAATTTACGAACGGAACCCGCAGATGCAGAATGAAGACAAGCTGATTAAGCAGATTGACGCGATGACCTACAACGCGCGGCAGGCTATCAACGCTCTCAACCGCTCGGTGATGAAGGCCGGGTCGTATAACGGGTTTACCGTTGAACGCGCTGGCGAGACGGTAACGCTCGACCGTGCGGACATCTACAAGCTGTATAAGTTCTATGAGGAATGGGAATACCGTTCCGGGGAGACCCCGTTCGCACAGGACATGTTCGAGACGGCGATGGAACAGGCCGACATCCAGGTTGGTGGTCCGTCCGCGTCCGACGTCCTCGTCAAGCATGCCAAGATACTCTATAAGAGTGCCACGAACGCGGAGCATACCGATGACCAGTTCTGGCTCGACAAGATCAAGACTGCGACCAACCCGAAGCTGGTCTCCAACTCGGCGCCGATTCCGCTGAACTTCCGCGCCCCGATTTACGACGAGAACCTTTCGACGAAGCATTACAGCCAGTATGAGACCTACCTGTTCCCTGCCGGCTACAACTCGATTGACCTTCTCGGTTTCCAGGGTGACGGGACCGACCACCTCGCGGGTGGCCTGAACTGGCGCTTCGAGATTGACGACACGTTCACCGTGAACGCCAACAAGTTCCTGTTTGGTAAGCACCGGTTTGACGAAGTGAAGGCGATGCCGTACACCGACATCAACGAGCGCTTCGCGTTCATGACCGGTGACGATTGTTATGGCTACGGGCCGAATACCTTTGCCGGTGGCCATAGCTGTGTTTCGTATCTCGGGGAGGCGTTCTCATACGGCTATGGCGGTGTCGCCTATGGCGAGGAGTCCGCGACGATTGCGAGCCTGTTTGGGTATTCTCTCGGGACTGCTTCGTTTACTGAAGGCGGGTATATCCATGCCACGGCCGATTTCGGCGCCGCGTTCAACTATATGACGCAGGCTGGCGGCTATCGCTACAAGTTCACTACGTTCGCGGACGACGATGACGATACCGCGGACAGCGGAACCGAATGCCAGAGCCGTATCGTGGTTGACGGATGTACTTATACCCGTGCCACGGGCGCCACCGTGTCCAAGGCTGGGCTTGCCCCGAACCAGATCCGTATCGCGAAGGACGAGTGGGACACCGGCATGCACAGGTTCTACCTCTCTGTCGGAGATTCCGTATATCTCTACAACTGGGAAACGGTCGGTTCTGACGGAAAGCCGAATAAGCACATTTCGGCCGAAAGCTGCGTCCTGAAGCCTTTCGTCTGCAAGATTACTGAAATTTCATCCAACGGCAATCTCGACAAGATTATTTCTCTCGACAAGAATGTTACCAACCGCGAAGGGTTTGCTATCGCTGGCGGTAACATCTGTGCATACCAGGTTGAAGTTACGGGCATGAACCCGTATAATGCTGCCGGTTGGACAACGCCGGGAGCGAACGCCGCGATTACCTATACGGTCGAGTGTGGCCGTTATAGCGCCGCGCTGAACTACCAGACTACCGCGATGGGCATGGCCCAGACCGTGGTCGGCGCCAACAACGTCCCGATGCTTGAACCGAGGTTCATTGTCGGCTGTGGCTATATCGACCGCATGCCACCGGGAACGGGATCCGATTTCAGCGGGCTTGCTGGCCGTTTGGAGAATGCGTTTGTTGCCGGTCCGAGATATTCGTTCATGAAGCTGGCCAATTCCAAGGTGATTGTCGGTGTGTCCGACCACCGCAATACTGCCGACATGCCGGCATGCGGTTACAACACTGCCGTCGTCGCGGACGAGGCGTCCAAGTATGGTATCTACCAGCTGACGGGCGCATACGCGATTACCTGGGACCCGACCGAGAAGATTAAGGGTATCAGCCACGTTTGCTATGACCGCGGTGAGTTCTCTGTCAATGGCGATGGCCTTCTCGTTCGCCCGATCCCGACCGGCGACCGTTCCGGTGCTGCCGAGTTCGGTTTCCGTGACATTTCTACGAGGCTTGGCGGTTCCCATGGTTCCACGGTAATCTGGTCGGGCAAGGACCCGGACAAGGACCAGATGATGTGGGAACGTTACCAGTACATCCAGGCACGGAACGCTGGTACGGAACCGATTAACCGTGTTCACATCTATGGTGAGGACGGCATCACTGTGGAGACCCCGCAGACAATCAAGATGATTGCCCGCAGGACGGATGGTAACGAGACTTCCTACATCGACATGGATTTCGAGCGTCTCATCCTGAGCGGCCAGACATACGGCGCCCTTGCTGCAGACTGCACGTCCCGTTCTTACAGCCTCCGCGGCGATACATTGTTCGTGAACCCGGAATACATGGCCCACAACAGGGAAAGCCACAGCGGTTTCCACTTCGACTGGGCGGACGGCTATCTTCCGAACGAAGGTCTCCCGGCGGCGTTCCAGAAGTCTTCCTACTGCGACGCATACCACTCCATCGTCAGCTCCTATGTCTATTCCACGACATCCACCCACTTCAAGGAAAACCACGACGACACCCAGTCGAACAGCGCCTATGACGTGGCTGGCTTCATCCTCCCGGGTGCGCTCACGGATTCCATCATGCGCAACATGTATGTCATGCCGCGTGTCCAGGTCTTCTCCAACACCATCTTCGGTGACGGCAACGGAGGTAAGAACCCGGAAGGCGCTTCCCTGTATGAGGAACTCGCCTACATGCGCGACGTGAATTCTGCGATTGACACCGCCCCGAAGGAACGGGTCGGTACCGGCACTTTCTGCCGCGTGGAAAATGGCGTCGTGAAGACGAACACGTCCACGGCTTCCCAGACAATTCCGGCCTATGTGTATGACAACAAGACCGGCATTATCAAGAAGACTGTCGAAGGCATGTTCACTACGCCGTGGTTGAGCGGTGGCCTGGATGGGACCGCCCAGCAGCAGGTTCACCAGATGATGGGCGATTATGGCATCACATGGGACGCCAATTCGTTCGGCTACTGCCTGTCCTACGGCAAGTGGGGTATTCCGCTCCTTGACAAGCTCTGCATTACCTTGACCGGCCACATCATCACGGTCTCGTTCATCCTTAACCTTACCCTCCTGCAGCACTACTGCGGAACGTCGTATTATCCTGCGGAGCTCGACAAGACGAACCGCATGTGCGGCCTGCGCTTGCCGATCTATCCGTCCATTGGCGACATCAAGTACCTGGACAACAAATACCAGGTCCCGATGCTTACCGGCGGTGGGCCATACGGCTATCGCTCCGGCATGACGGTCTCGGCATATTTCCCGACCAGCACGAGCGCGATGGTATTGGACATCCAGTGGACTGCCCTTATCAACGGGGGCAATATCGCGGAAGCGCCGATTGTGCCGATTACCTTGCAGGGACCTTGCGCATTTGCGGTAAAGTCGTCTGCCGAGGACTTCCTCAGTTCCCATCACTCGTCTGCTCTGTCATACTGGGATGGGAAGACTGCGGTCACCGATGCGCAGATCAGGAACGTGTTCAGGCAAATCAACTTCTCGTAGGAGCTTTTAGATGCCAAGCAAGATTTCGACACTTGAAGCTAACCCGCTGGGCCATATCACGGGTAGCCTTGCCGTTTCACAGGCCAACTATGAGGCCATCCTCAATGCCTTGGTCGAGTGGGAGCACAGCAAGATGGACAAGGTCACTGTCCGTCTCAGCACGAACACTCCCCCGTATTTTGTCGATTATGTCCTTTCGACGAAGCACGCTGCCGACAAGGGCGGTGGCGACAATGCGGTGGCGCCGTATCTCGGCGCGGGCAAGTATGCCTACAAGGAAATGCACCGCGTTTCCGCGACCTACGATCAGGCAAACCCGGACACCGTCGTTGCCCGCATTACTACCGGTTCCGACTTTGGCCGTAAGGCGAAGGTGTATGCCGTCCCGGCAATCTATGACGAGTGTTCAAGGTGGAACCCGGACACAAATTCCACGGAATATTACGTGGCCGGCGAGTTCACCAAGGATTACCCCGCCGGGACGTATTTCGCCCGCTGCATAGGCAGTCTCGACGACCCGGATGTGCCGGCGTCAATCGCCCTCTATGTGACGACGACCGATGTCGTTGCGGGAGATGCCATTGTGTCTGGGACCGGAACCGGAAGCAACTGCCGACCGGTGGTGATTGACTATGTGTCCAATCTGCCGTTACCGACGGAAGATACGCTGGTGAAGTATCGCGGGGTCGTCTATGAGCTCGCTTCCGACCGGAATATGTCGTATCTACCGGACAATCCGAAGTCCGGGTTCAGGAAGTTCTGTGAGAGCTATTCCGAAGAAGCTGTCTATTCCTACGGAACGCTGGTGGAGAAGGACGGGATGTTCTATGTCTATCAGTTCGACGCCGATTCGTCGGTGGCCCCGGCGGAGCTGGTCGAGGACGAGGGAGGCGACAGCGCCCTCGTGGAGAATACGGACTACTGGGTCCGCATGTTCCCGCTCGATGCGCACTACTCCGTCGGCAATGGCGGGACGCTCCGGTACAAGCTGGCTACGGACATCTCCGGCTTTATCGTCAAGAACAATTCGTCCGAACCGTTCATGTCGGATGCGGAAATCCGCATGCACAGCTCCCTCCGCATCCCGGCAGGCCGCACGGCGCAGCCGAAGGGCGTGGAGATTATCCCGAGCTGCAACTATATTCAATACCCGGATTCCAGGAACGCGAAGTGGGTTTCGGGGAAGACCTACGGTCCTACCGATACGTCTATCGGCGTTTACGGGTTGCAGGACTATTCTTCCGTGATGGTGTTCAGCCATGCGTCCAAGGATGTTTCCCGGCTCAACATCATCAACTATGACGGGCCGGACCTTGACCAGGGCCTCGCAATCTTCCTTCCCGTAAATGTGGTGGGCAAGAATGATGAGGTGGTGTCGCCGAAGGATGGCGCCATGTTCGAGTTCATGTTCCGCATCTGGCCGACACCGGAGCTGAACGGTGGCAAGGTGAACGACCTCATTGTGAACAAGGCCCACATCTACGTGTATAACGTGATGGACTATGCCGACATCGACCTCGCTTCCCGACAGTTCTCCAAGAACAACGTGTGGCCGATCGCGAAGTTCAGCATGGCCAGGATGACCAACTTCTATGTGTTCGGCGAGAACGTCGCAATTCCAGACCGTCCGGTAATCTACAAGGCCCGGTTCATCTACAATGCCACGGATAACGCCTGGCAGACATTCGACTACTACCAGCTCCCGGACCATATCTTCATGTCCCCGAACGGGTTTACCGATTCTGCGGAAACTGCGGGTTTCCCGATGTTCCAGGATCCGTTCTCCCGCAGTGACCTGAGCCCGATTAGGATAGGCGCTGAATATTATGGCCGGATGAAGGGCATCTGGAACCAGCCGGAAACCTAGTTTCCGGCCATGCCGGCTATCAAGTATAAGTGTGTTTTCCCAGGATGTAACTATGAGACCGATGAGCGCAGGCTCATCGAGTTTCATCATGTGAACCCGAAGGAACTGGGGGTGAAGCTCAACAAGGATGTAACCATCCAGCTATGCCCCGTCCACCACAAGATGATTTACCATCCGCTCGCGAAGAGCGGGCAGCACTCAATCAAGGACGAGCACTCCCTGTCCGTCGTGCAGGTGGCGAATACCACTACCGGGAAGGCCGTCATATTCCGTGACATGGCCGGCCATGAGATAACGGTCGAGGTGGACAGCCGTCCCCCGAAGCCTAGCGCCATCTATGCGCTGTCCTGGTCCCTCGTTGGCGGCATATCCGAACAGGAGGTGGGTGACTGCGATTCCTATGTGGAAAAGCAGGTGGACACCCGCGGTTTCTGCCAGGTAGGGAATGTCATCTACTACAATTCGGCGCACTGTACCGTGGCCCATGAGCTGCTGAAAGCCTACATCACCCAATACATGGTTACTGCCAAGGCGGAGTTCTTTGCCGCGCTTGCCAAGGCCCGGGCGGACTACCGCCAGTTATAAACTAGGGTAGAAGAATGTGTAGGTTTAGCGATGGCGGATGATCCAAAGAATTTTATACCGTCGGTCTTGTTCAATACGCAACAGGACGCCGGGTATTATGATGACAGCAAGAAAAGCCGCGCCCGCACGAACATTGGTGTAGACAGTCTATCGGGTCCCCGGCTTGGCGATCATTATTTCATGACGCACATTGCGACCGAAAACGGGAACCTCGTTCCCAAGGCTGTTATACCGGGCATTTCCGACATTGCCAATTTGACTGAAAGCCTTTCTGGAAAGAAAGATACACAGAACCCGGTGGAGGGCGGTGCATCCGGCACGGTTGCTACGACTTCTGATTTCACGTTCGTTTCCAATGTGACACAGGACCGGCAGGGTGTAATCACTCGTGAATGGAAGAAAGTTCCCGATGCGAGCACATCGGCAAAGGGTGTCGTCCAATTATCGGATGCGACCAATTCAAGCAGTCATTCGTTGGCTGCTACCGCCTATGCGGTGAAGCAGGCGTATGACGAGGGTCATAGCGCAGTTCATTCCGTTGTAGCATCGAGCACTAACGGAAATGTCACTGTTGATGGGACTGACGTTCAGGTCTATCAGCATCCGAGTCATACCGCCTATACGGGAAAGCCGACCGCAAACGCGACACCGGGATTTGGTGATACGGTAACCATTTCTCAGATCGAGAGCGACGCGCTTGGCCATGTGACTAAGATGACTGACCGCACGATAAAGATTCCGGCAACGAAGGCAAGCAGCTCGGCCTTGGGCCTGATCCGTTTGAACTATTCTCCGGCTTCCGGCGCCAAGGAATATGCTGTCAAGGTAAATTCCAGTGGCGATGCCTATGTGGCGGTTCCGTGGACGGACACCGATACGAAGAACACTGTTGGGGTTGGAACCAAGACTGGTGTGTCCGATACGATGTCGTTCTATTTCCCGTTCACGTCGTCCGTGAGCGGGAGCAGCCAGCGGTCATACACGAAGACGAACGCAAACACAGGCGATGCGTTGCTTGAAGCGACGTATGATGCGGCAACGGGTGGATGGTTCTTGGATTTTGCCGGATTACAAATTCCGGTGTTTTCGCAGTCGTTGGAAGGGGTCAACAGTGCGTTTGTCGTAACCAATTATGAAGGCCGGTTGACGGTAAAGAAGGGGCCGGTTCGGTATGAAAACGAAACGGAAATGTCGCCTATTCTGGCGACCGACGATTACCCGATGACCATTATCCAAAAGACCGGCATTGATTATGACGGTCCGCAAGTTACATTGGGGACTTCCAAGACACCGATTGGATTTATGCTTCCGCCTGTTACGACATCACTAATTCCTATTATGGAACTGGATCAGGATGGACGGACGTATGCGGACGAGATGGACCGTGTGGTCGCAATGGTGGAATACAATAACAGCAGACCCCCGCTGCTTGGCGTGCAGTGGCGTAACATTCCTGGACAGGTGCATGAGGTGAGTGTGGAGAATTTTGAATCGTACCATTCTGAAATTTACGATAAAATATCGAAAATGGTCCGCAACGGACGAATGGTGTATACATCTCCAACCGGGGTGTCGGCTAGGTGCTATTTGCAGGATTATTTCTTCGATCCTAATAATGGGTGGGGTGCTTCATTTGCTGGCGTGTCTGTGACGAGCAACCTGGTAAAGCTGGATTTGGTGAACTGTTCATCAATTCGAGGTACGAATACGATGAATGCGCGTGAGATGACCTTGTATCCAATCGACATATCGGGAACTTATGGCAACGAGCGAAACACGATTTACATGTTGTAGGCGAGGCGATTTTGAGTGGTATAGTTTATGACGATGAACGTCCATTTGTGCCGGTAGTCAATGACCGGCTTCGGACAGTATTGACCAATCATTCTGGGCAAGCTGACGCTCATCTGTCATTCCCGTATTTGGGTATTTTGGGTGACCCGATGCTGAAACAGTATATAGCATTTAACCGGCCCGAAACTGATAATTTTGGTGCCGCGGGTGTTATATACAAGAACGCAACGGCTTCGCAGGCCAATCGTTCGTGGATAGAGTTTCAGCGCGATTCGTCCAATAATCTCATTGTGAGTGCCAGTTCGCAGATGACCTGGATGCTGAAATATCCTTGTCCTGCTGGTGGACAAGGTTACCCGTCCCCGTATGCGGATGTTGTTGTTTCACTGGCTGGAATAAGCGATTATACTGCAAAGGGGTTTACCGGGAATGGCGATGCGGTGGTCCCGTCGATTGCATACGGTGGCGGTGCTTATGCAATGACGTCGAATAACCAGATTTCGAACTCCATGACGTTTAAGTTCTGGGGGCTTGATCGTATATCCAATGCGACTAGATATGTTTCCGCACATTACTTGTTCCATACGGATATACGAAACCTTCCGACTGGCTACACGCCGAATTACAGCAACCCGGTCAAGTTCTATACCGATATTAACCATGGCACCATGGGGATGATGCACGGCACCGGAACTTGGCCGCTTTATGTCTGGGACACGGGTAGCCAGCAAGAGAGCTCCAGTACGTCATGGCATAAATTTTTGAGCGATCCGAACAATAGCGATTGGTTTAGGTGCACTCGTTTCACCGATAAGGATGCGTTCCCGTCAACGTGCCCGTCCGATGGCAAGATGCTTGCATACATGCGGTTTGACATGCAGAGTAGTGAATCGCAGACATCGTATATTTCTACGACTGCGCCTACTGTGGGGCTTGACCTTTCCGGGTTTACCTATAAGTCTGACGCACCCGGGGCCACGCTCCATGTTGATCTTGACTATGCGTTCCTGTTCTATGGCACGAAGGGTAACGGCTGGATTTATGACAATGACGGCTATATGGATAATGTCCAGACTGCATCTATTTCCATGCAGCCCAGCGAACGCGAAGATGAACTGTTTAGTAATGTGGGCGGATTGAATATCAGGGCCAAGTGTGAGTATAACGGGCCCATGATTCGTTTGCGGTCAGCGACCGGTAGCACCATAAGGGTAAACAAACTGACCATGGTAGCGAAGGCGAAAACGCAGTACGGTGGTGACACTTGGGAACGCGACAATACGAAAACTATTACTACTGCGTTTGACATCCCGGTTGGTGACAACACTACGTTCTATTACTGGTACAATTATCCTGCCACGGTTGCGACCAATACCTCAAAGACGTATTTAAAAGCTATATTTGAGCTTAGCAACGGCAAGAAACTCACGTTCGAGATTAACTCGTCCGGCGGTATCACCTTGCGGCTTAAATGTATAGAGGAATGATGCGTTTCGATGTGGAAGGATATGTTCGCCTAGTCAATGCCCCGGAAACCGCCGGGGTTCTTTATGGTCTGCTGGATGCGTTGGAAGAGAACTTTCCGGGCGCGGTCAGATTGGTTTCCGAAATTCGCGGTGCGCTTTGGCGGTCCGTCGGCAAGGTTCCGACAGTCCCGGCGCAGATTGAAACGTGGCCGCGTATCAAGGTTGATGTCCCGATAACCGACCGGTGCAACCTTGCATGCAAGTCATGTTCGCATTTCGCCCCCATAGCGGCTTCCGCCCCGTTTCTTGACCGCGAGGACATTGCTGCCTCGATGGAACTGCTGAAACGGGCATGCGGGGACATCGTGTTTACGGTATTCCTCATTGGCGGGGAGCCGCTGTTGCACCGTGGCCTGGAGGCAATTATCCGGGACACCCGGGAAATCTTCCCGGATCGTGAACGTTATGTGGTCTCCAACATGCTGCTGTATGGCAGGTGGCGAGGGGTGTTCAGGGATTTGCTGCCCCAGACGGGCACGGCCCTCGGGTATAGCTGTTACGGGGAGGTCAACCGGCGCGTAATCGAGATTGCCCGCAAGGACAGCGAGACCCATCACTTCCCCTTTGTTCAGTTCGGGACCAATCCGCCGGAGTTCACTTCTTACTTGAAGAGCGTCGACCCGAAATATCCGGCCACCGGGAAGACCGACTGCTACATGGCCAACTGCCCTACCCTAATCGGAAACTACCTGTATCTGTGCAGTCCGGTCTCATATCTTCAATATCCCAATGCCGCGTTCGGGTTGAACTTGCAAGCGACATGCTATGACCGGATAGACTTGCGCGAGGTTGAACATCCCGACGAGGTCCTTGTTCTTTCCCGGCTGCCGCATCCGTTCTGCCGTCACTGCAACGTAAAAGGCAACCACCCGATAGGATGGTCGCCAAGCAAGTGTGAACGCGGCGAGTGGTTCGAGGACTAGCCGAAGAATTTCGCGAACGCCTCGTTCATTACCCGCCAGTCGTTGTGGTGTTTCAGGCGCTCGTTGACGAGACCGCATGCGCCGTTGTGGAACTGGACGACGTGCGGGACTTCATGGAACATCGAGAGAATCTTGATGCCCTTCCGCTTCGCATACAGGTGGTAGAGCAGATCGTCGTGGTATGACTGACGAGACAGGCAGTAGTCAGCGATTGCCGCGAATATGTAGGGGTTGTATGCTCCGGGCGGATGCAGGGTCGCATATCCCCAGGGGATCCCGTCGCCTACGGTCTGCGCGATGATACAGCCGGGGTTTTGTTTCCACTTGTTGTAGAGTTCCCCCGCGTAGTCATATTTGTATAGGCAGTCGTCATCCGCGCTTATGATGGGGAGGTCCGGGTAGGCCTTCATTGCGAAGATGATTTTCTTGTAGGGCTTGTAGTTCTTGTGGACCCAGAGTATCTGGACGACACCGGTCTTCGCGAGCGCTTGCAGGTCAGCCGGTAGCTCGGCTTCTTTCCGCGGGAACTCCTCGTCGGACAGGGTGAGGACTACCTTGAAGCCCTTGCAGTGTTTCAGTATGCTGAAAATCGTGAGGCCCACTCCCTTGATGCGGGCTTTCCACGAAGTCAGCGCGATTATCCCCTTTATGTTTTCCATGCTGTTACTTCTTTTCCCCGTATTTCTTGGCGAGCGCCTGTGCTATCCGGGCGCCTTCCTTTACGCCGAGCGTGGTGATCTGGTTGTCCTTGCAGAATTTGGCTAGGCGTGCGGCGATTTTCTTGGCAAACTCGAAATTGTCGGTGTCCTTTGTCTGGACCATCTCGTCCTGGGCTTCGCGGACTGCACCCGACTGCACGAACTTGGTGACGATTTCTTCCGTGGGCATTGCCGGGACCTGTTCCTGGTTTACTGCGCCAGGCGTTTCGTCTCCGGTCGGAGGGGGTGCGTCAACCGTGTCCTGCGCTGCGGTATCGTCTGGTGCAGCCGCGTCGTCCGTGGAAATGTCGCCACCGCCAAGGTCTGCCCCGGCGTCCATGCCGCCGAGACCGGCATCGTCCGCCGGTAGGCTTGTATCGACCGCATTGGGGTCGTCTGAGGCGGGTTCGGTCGCGGGGGCATCGGCGGTTTCCGTTGCCGGATCTGCTGTGGTGTCTGCCGGGGCATCTGTTTCCGTCGCCGGGACGCTGCCGTCACCTTCGGCTTCGAAGATTGCCATTGCGGCCTTGATTGTCGCTTCTACGAGGGGGACATCGGGGCAATCCTGCCGGATGTCTTTGAAGAACGGTGCAAGTTCATTCATTGTGTTGCCAAGTGCTTTTGACATAGTTTATAGCGGCGCTCCGGCTATAAACTATGGGTAATTACGGAGACAAATGAAATGAACGAATTGGACCAGATGATTGCGGCCACCAAGGCCGACATTGCCGATGACAATATCCTTGCCGAGGCTTTCGAGAAGGGCGCAAGGGCTATTTTCGAGGGTGTTGGCGCCGAGGGGACCGAAACTACGTCGCTCCCTACCGAGATGGCCGATGTGAGCGGTGACAAGGCGAAGGAAATCGCTACTGCGGTGACCAACCTTGGTGCAACACAGGATGCCGCTGCCGAGGCGAAGGAAGCCGTTGACAAGTCGACGGAAATTTCTGAACGCGCCGAGAACGAGGCGAAGCTCGCCGATGCCGACAAGGCTGTCGCCGATGCCGCCAAGACGGCTGCCGACATCACCAACTCGGTGACTACCGAGAAGAACGAACAGCAACAGCAGGCCTAGTTATGCCGTCGAGTTTCGAGACATTCCTCGAAACGGTGCGCGGCAAGCTCGGTGAGGAATGCTACGACAACGTTTGCCGGAGATACCAGACGTATCTTGAAAACTGTGCCCCTCCCCCGTTGAGGGTCCCGGACTCCATGCGTGCGAACGCCATGGTCTGGGGGTATTCCGACATGCTCAACATCCTCACTCCGTCGGGGGCGGTTGACGGGAACGACTGCACGGGAAAGTCTTATACTAATCCCAACCAGCCCGCGCCGTCGATGAAGGACCAGAGCGGGCAGATTGACCCGAAGAACTGGGAACACCCGAAGTTCAAGAAGCCTACGCACCTGACGTCGATTCCGATCAGGAAGATGATGGAACGCGCACAGTCGCACATCAAGCAGCCGATGGAATTGGCGAACGCGAGCCAGGTATATCCGAACAAGGTCGGGCCGTTCTCGGGCCGCGACGGGTATAACGTTCCCGTGAGTACCTACGTTGGCGGGGATTCCAGCAGCGCGGCATCCTCGTCCTCATCGACATCGGAGTAGTCATGGGTTCCGAAGTTTAAATTTGTATTTTTCGATTGGGTGGTACTGCTAGATGAAATCAAAGAAGGTTGCCGGCAAACGACTGTTCAACTACCTGCAAGGTGGGATCAACTGGAAGGAGCACAAGGACATCATCCTTGACTTCTGGATTGGTTACAAGTGCAAGGACTATGGCTATCAGCCTAGCCAGTTTGCCCGCATGGTCCGCGTGGTGGACCTTCCTACCGAGGCGCAGAAGCGTTACGAGGAGTGGTTCAACGGATATGACTTCCAGAACACGACTGACAAGGCGTGGCTTTCGTTCATCGACGGTACGCTCAACATCTTCTACCATACGAAGAACCCGGTGATTGACCCGGACGATACCTGGTATGTCGAGCTGATGCAGTCCGAAGTCAGGGCCCGTGAGATTGCCGAGACGCAGTATTACCATGGGCGCCCGAACCTGAACAGTTTCTTCCGATCCGATACCAACTCGAAGCCGGAAGAAGTGGGTGGCCGTCGAAACGGGTATATCTTTTCTCACCGTTTGGCCGAACTCGATACGTCCAAGGAAAGCAACATGTACTGGGGCATCGTGTTCCAGTGTCCCGAGACGGTTACGCTGCAGTTCGACAATAACGGAGTAACCGATAGCCGGTCGATTAACTGGTCCGCCAACACGAAGCACAAGACGCTTGTCCGCGTATGCGCCGACGGGCGTCTGAAAATTGTCCCTGTGTTCGTGGAAGGTAAGGACTGGCACGCCGACCGTTACATGCCGGAAGGCCCGGTGAACCAGTCCCCGATGTCGGCGAAGGCGTTGCTTGCGTACATCAAGGACAAGTTCCAGGACCTGTATGGTATCTGGGACGACATCGACGCGTCCGTGAAGTATGCGAACGAAGGCCAGACCGCCCGTGAAAACGCGATGAACGTCATGAACGACGAAGAAATCAAGGTCGGTAGGGTCATCCCGAACATCGAGAAGTTCATCCGCGAAGGTAACGTTTCCGATGCCAAGCGCGAATACAACAAGGAAGTCCGCAAGGCCGTGAAAGCCCAGGTCAAGGGTTCCGAGAGCGCCAAGAAGGAAAAATTGCGTAACATCGTCAAGGCCAAGAAACGAGCCGCCGATGCGCGTCTGGCCAAGCTGCGGGTGGCATTGGAGGACTAGCCATGTCGCCTGACCGTTTCGCATTATGGAAATTCAAGACAATCGAGGGCATCCTCCAGGGATGGTGCCCGGGAGACTTCACCCGTTCCAAGTATGAACGGGATGGGAAGCTCCGTGCAACGATTGAATATGATCCGAAACAGGAGACTGCGACGGTCTCCGTGGACGGGTCGTCGCCGGTGCAGGTTCCGTTCAAGGGACTTGTCGGCAAGCTCAAGGAACTTGGCCTGTATGTCCAGCGCGACAGGAAGTTCTGCCACGAAAACGCGCTGATACCATTTTGCTAAATCTGAATGAGGAAGGATTTGTGATGGGCGCCTATAACGGATATGATTATGACATGGGCAGTGCGCTGCTCGAAATGGACAGCATCCTGCTCGAAGCGGGGGAAAGGCCTGTCTTCGTGGAGGCCGATGTCGGAACCCCGGCAGATCCGGCTCCAGACGCCGGGGCGATGTCCCAGGCGGTGTGCGACTGGCTCGCCGACTTTGTGAATTCCGACGACGGCTGGGGCTACCTTGCCGCGAAACGCAGGTCCGGCAAGCTCGACGTGACGGTCGATGTTGGCGGAGTTACCATCCATGCGGACAACGAGCACGAGAAGGGCTCTCCGACGAACTCGAAGGCCCTTGAAGTCAAGGACGGCGAGGTGTTTATCGGCCCGCGCAAGCTGATGGCTTCCATCCTTTCCGCGAGTATCAACGATCTCATGGAGCAGGACAAGGATTCCTCCTTGCAGTCGGCCATCGTCAGCGTTATCCGCGGTGATTCCGCGAAGGGGAACCTGAACGTGAAGTTCAAGAAGGCCATCGGGGACTTTATCTCCGGCAAGCGTCCGAAGCCGGCCCCGCAGAAGCAGCAACAGCAGGCGCAGCCTGCGTCTCTGCCCGACCGCGTGTGGGCGTATCTTACTTCTGATGATGCGACCAAGAATAGCGGTCTCGGTGCGGATGCCAAGAACGGCAGGAACGACGGTGCGCAGGAAATGCAGCCTGACTTCTATGGCGAGCGTGACATCGACCGCTTCATCCAGGAGACGGCGCAGAAGGACGGCGTTGCTGTCGATCCGGCAACCGTCACGGATGAAGACAAGAAGGCTATTCTCGCCCATCTCCAGAAGGTCGTGGCTGCGGTCAACGAGCTTTCTTCCGACGAGATGTCCGGGGATGATGCCACTGTCGGCAAGTATGTGACTGCCCACCTGACGGGCGCCGGGAACGGTACCGGCAAGACTGACGGGCAGGGCGAGAACGGAGATGAGAACGACTGGGCGAAGCAGCTCTGGAAGTTCCTCCTTTCAGATAACCAGGACAAGAACCGCATGCTCGGCCAGGACTGCCATCAGGCACGCAAGGCCGATACGCAGGTCGATGGGGACATCTACACCGATGACGCTATCCGGGAATACATGACCGTGATGGCCGATGCGAACCCGTCGGAAATTTCTGGCTCGGTTGATAGCATTTCCGGTGCCGACGTGGACGCATGCCGCGCCGTGATGGGCAAGGTTCCGCCTGCGATGAACCGCGTAACGCCGGAGCAGTATAACCACAACGACGCGGAGCTCGGCGCGATTATCACCCAGTATCTTACCGCCGGCGATGTGAAGAAGGAACAGAACAACGGCATGAAGTCGGTCACTCCGGCAGCAATCATGCGCGGGTTCGAGGCATGGTATTTCGGCCAGTGGGTCCGCACCCGCGACGAGGCCGTCAAGCATGTCGAGAGACTGTTCAGCGGTTCCCCGTTCAGCAACGATTCCAACGTCAGGAAGCAGATCAATTCCCATGACATCGCAAGCGGGTTCGCCAACGAGAACTATGTGACCCGGACGGTCAACGAGTTCAAGGAGGCGATGAAGTCGTCCAAGAACGAGAAGGTAATCCCGGCGATGGACGGCAACGTGATGATGGCCATTGGCAAGTTCTTCAGCAGCACCCTTCCGGCACGCTACATGAAGCTCCGGCAGGCGGTCCAGGGCGTGGTCGAGAAGAACCCGAAGGCCGCGAGGGAATGGGAGAAGATTCCTCGCCGTGCGGCTGCGTTCGTTGACAACCGCGTCGACGCCTTCTCCACCGAGAAGGTCGGCGGTAACAAGGGTGGGTGGCTTGAACAGATTGCCCAGGCTACCGAGCGTGTGAACAATTCGTTCGGCCTCGAAAACGAGAAGCCGATTGCGGGGTTGAAATGATCCAGGAAAATATGCCGAACCGCTGGCTTAACTGCGCCATACCCGGCGTGGCGCTGACGACCTGCATTGGCTCCGTTTACTGCTGGAGCCAGTTCGCCCCCGAGCTCATGAAGACTTTCGACTTGTCGAAGGGTGCGGTGAGCGTAGGGTTTACCCTCATCATCTTCTTCCTCGGTATGTGCGCCGCGATTTTCGGATCGGCCATCGAGAAGAACCCGCGTTTCGGCGCGTGGTTGTCCACGATAATCTTCATCACGGGCTTCCTGATGCTCGGGACGTCTGTCCTTATCGAATCCGTGGCGGCCTTCTACATCGCGACGATGTTCATAGGCGCCGGGACGGGCATAGGCTATGTTACGCCGGTAAAGAGCTTGATGAAGTTTTTCGCCGACCACAAGGGGCTTGCGTCCGGGCTGGCCATTACCGGGTTTGGACTTGCCAAGTTCGTCGCATCCCCGGTTATCGAGTGGCTGCTTGCCACGCTGCCGCTGTATGGCGTGTTCTACGCGCTTGGTGCGGTATATGCCGTGGTGATGGTGCTGTCCAGCCTGTTTATCAGGAAATACCCGAGTATAGAAATCCCGAAGAACCTCGACTGCTTCCGTTATTCCTATTTGCTGCGGTCGAGGGAATGGTGGGCCATCTGGTTCATGTTCATGACCAACATCAGCTGCGGCTTGGCGATTATCTCGCAGGAGAAGGGGCTGTTTTCCGGCCTCGGCATTGCCGCGATAGGCGCCGTCCTGTCAGTCACCGCATTGGCTAACTCCGGCGGTAGGCTAGGCTTCTCTGCGCTTTCCGACCGCATAGGCCGCAAGGCGTCGTATCATTTCATTTGCAGTTTCGGTATTCTCGGTTCCCTGTTCTGCATTACCGGGAGCGTCCCGTTGACTGTGCTCGGCATACTCATGGTGGAGGCCGCATACGGCGGTAATTTCTCCGGCCTTCCGAGCCTGTTGGCGAAGCGCTTCGGCATCGAGAACGCTTCCCGCGTCCATTCCATGACCCTTACCGGGTGGAGCGTGGGCGGAATTTTCGGGCCGCTGCTCGCGAATAACCTGTCCGGGACCGCGCTCTATGCCGTTCTTGCCGTCCTTTACTTCATCGCGTTCACCGTGATGGAAGCCAACGTGAGAAAATAATGTATATTTGGATCATGGCACTCGTTGACGACATGATTACTGTTCTCGGTTCGATGGCCGCGATGGTCTTCGCGCTGATGGGCATTTGCTTCGCCCTGTGGATTGTCGTTCTTGTGTATTGCTCGCTGCACGATGCCATGGTTTCGCGGGCTGCATGGAGGCGCGGCATGAAGCTGTTCATATCTGGTTCTGCATCAATCAAGGTTCTCACCCCGGAGGTCGAGCGCATTATCGACCAGTTCATCATGAAGGGTGCGGAAATCCTCGTGGGCGACTGCTATGGCGTGGATTCCGCCGTCCAGAGATACCTTGCCCGCAAGGAATACAAGAACGTCACCATATACACGAGCAACTCGACCCCGCGGTGCGACTATGTGCCGGGATGCTGCATCATCTCATGCAACGGGGAGACCATCGGTCTGCATGGCGAGGCCTTTTATGCGGTGAAGGATGCCGCGATGTGCCGTGACTGCGATTCTGCGCTCATGTTGTGGGACGGTGCCAGCATAGGCACCAGGAACAATATTGCCCGCGTGAAGGGCGCGGGCAAACCGTATAAGGTGATTACCGTAAATGGCGAGACCAGGGAGAGGATGAACCTTCTCAAACGGGGAGGCGCAGTCCGAGTTCAGGGTGCTCCCGCATGAACTCTTTCAGCGCGGCGCCGTAACGGAACCTGCTGTATTCGTTCCTGAAAGCAATCTTTTCGTCGCCGTAGTCAATGTTTTCGATTACGTTCTTGGGGATCCTGGCAAGCGGGGTCCCCTTTGCCATTGCGCGGAGACCGTTCCACTCGTCGTCGTGGAGCATCTTGAAGTATTTGGAGAACCATTCCGTGGGCCAGTCCGCGAGGGAGTGTGGCGGGAACAGGCGCAGGCCCGCGACCAGCTTCACGCCGGCTGTGGACTGCAGCCAGTGGCCGAGGATTGTTTTCGGGTATGCCTTGTGGAGCCGCGTGAGGTAGTCCACCGTGAACGGGGACACTACGACATCGTCGTCTGTCGTGATGACCGGGATGTCCGGGTATTTCTTCATCGTCGGATCGAGCTTTTTCAGGGCGCGGGTATTCTCCTTGGTCCAGAGTATCTCGAACTTCGGGGAGTTCTGCGCCATGACCGAAATCGCGTCCGGGAGACGGTAGCCCCTGCCGAACTCGTCGGTGGACAGGACCAGGACGACCTTGTACCTGAACGGGGTCTTCTGCGTGAGCCATCGGGCGAGGACGCGGGGAAGCTCCGGGCAGTTGATCCGCCCGGACCAGGTCGTCAGTGAGACTACGATGTCTAGCGGTTCAGCCATTTGGAGATTTCGTCCTTCTTGGAGTAGAAGTATTCTTCCCAGATTTGCGTGACATTGTCGAGGTTCTTGCTGGAGATGTCGTCCATTTTCGGCTTCTTCTGGACATACGGGCGCACTGCGAGGACGTTCTTTTCCCCGATGATGGACTTGACTTCGTATTCCCCGGACTTGCTGGACCTTGCCACCCAGTCGGAGAAGATGTATTCCGCCCAGCCGACGAGGGTCTTGTTGCCGCTGTCGGTGTTCGGGGTGTCCATGCCGGTTTCGAGGTCGAGGACCTTGAAGTTGGACCAGCCGGATTTGAGGAGGCCCGCGTTGAGGACATCGACCGGGGAGTTCTTCCACATGCCACCGTCGATGTAGCAGTTCTTGTCGCTGTCGTAGACGCAATCGAAGTAGGTCGGGGCTGCCGTGCTTGTCAACACTGCAAACCACTTATCAACATCTTTGTCACCAAGATCCCACACCTTTTCAACAGAAGAGCCGTTCATGCAGGTGGACGGGATATAGACCGGTTTCTTCCAGGTCCCGATTTTGCCGGCGAACTTCTCCTGCAAGAGCTTCTTGAGGTTGGAGTTGTTGTAGGTCGGACACTTCGGTTTAAGGCGCTGGATTACGCCATACTTCGTGAAAATCTTTTTCAGGTTGTTGCGGTAGAGGTCGTACAGGTCATGGGCGGAATAGCCTTCCGCGAAACCGGCAGCGATGATTGCGCCGGTTGACGTGCCGGCGTATGCCTGTGCGATGTCGGGGATTTTCTTCCCGGTGAGCTGTTCTACCTTGCAGAGGAAGGCCAGGGGGCCGATGCCCAGGGCACCGCCACCGGCGACTGAAATGACGAGTTGACGTCCCATTGATTATCCTTTCATGTGTTTAAACTTGCGCATCTGAACGAGATGCTCGTCGGCAGCTTCCTTGCTCGGATGGCTGCTCAGGATTTCGCCCGTCTCGTGGGATTCGATGACCCACGGGGCATCCTCACCCTTCGAGTTCTTGTGGCCTTCGCGATATACCACTGTTTCTATGAGCGGTTCGCCGAAGATGGCGTATGCGGCCTTGCCGAACGCATCTACGAGGACATTGTCGTCACAGTCACTGCGGGCTGCTTCTACGAGCTTGTCTATCTCTTCCATAAAAACAAAACTAGGGGTTGTTCAGCCCCTAGTTTATAGTCGGTTTCGGGTTACGAAACAGTTATGCGTCGCACTTGATCGGGAATGCGTCGTAGGTGTTGTCCTCGTGCAGGACGAGGGCCACACCGGAGCAATACTTGACCCACGGGTTGGTGTTGCTGCTGTCGAACTGTCCGTCGGTGATGCCTGCGATGAACGGGCCGATGAAGTAGTCGTGTGTCACGAACACGTTAAGCCGCTTGTCTGCCTTCGCGAGCATCTCGTTCGCGAACTGGAACGTGTCTGCGTTGCGCTTGGCGACCGCTTCCTCCGCCGTGCTGACCCCGAAGTATGTGGAGAGCTCGTCCTCGGTGAGCTGGGACGGGTCGTTCGAATACTTCCTGAGAAGGGCGGTGGCGCCGGACGACGGGCGTGTCTTCATGAACCGGTAGCCTTCGAGCAGGTCCTGGTCCACGGTAACGCCGGAGTAGTCCGCTGCATCCGAGTCCGTATCTCCACGGGCCGCGGCGATTGCCTGTGCGGTATGCTTCGTGCGGGGGATTTCGGTTGACCAGTAATGGGCGTCGTTCGCCTCGATGTTGATCGGCGTCGGGTTGCTGGAAGACGGGGTTGCGCCGTAGGCCAGCTTGGTACCGATTGATGTCGCGTGGTTCACGCCGGTTTCGTTGAGGTCGCCCTCGCTGGATGTATCGTCGCGTTCGGCATGCCTGATGACCATTAACAGCTTGTCGGTGTCGGCCATCTGGATAGGCGCGTAGTAGAACGTATGGAGCTTCGTCATATTGGATGACTGGTCCATGGTATATACGCGGGTGAACGTGGGGGTCTCTACGGGTTCTTCTGGATCTTCCGGCTCTTCTGTCGGTTCTGTCGTGAAGATGAGCTCGTCGCCGCTCGCATACTCGATTGAGTCAGCGGCATCAAGCATGTCGATGTACTTCTGCTTGCGTTCTTCCGTAAGGAACGGGTCGGTGTCGAGTGCCTGGAAGACGGTCTTCGCTTCGCGGAATGAACCGGTAAGCACCAGTGTGTAGGCCGGCGCTAACTTCTCGGCGATTTCCAGCGGGGTGATGCCAATGAAATCCGTGAGGATGCACTCTTCCTTGAAGAGGGCTATCATCTCATTCGCCACTTCTATATTGTAGTCAACCTCGCCCGCCACGCCGTCGATTGCCGCGATGCGGGACGAGTTGGAATTGTATTCAACCTCGAAGCGGACCTTGTCGACAGGCTTGCCCAAGAAGTCAAGGACTGTGTGCTCGTCGTAGTTTTCGATAATGTCCGCCGCGGAGTTCGTCCAGAAATCTTTGTTGTTGTATATGCACTGGTCGTCAACATACACAACGCGGGAAAGGTATTTCATGTCGATGTCCTCTGTAAAAATGAAGTCGGCCTCGTCGCGGTTGTCATACTTGATCGCGTCCTTGAGCATGAAGAGGCTGGCGGACTGGTATGCAATTTCGCGGGTGGCTTTGTCAAGCGCGTAGAACTGTTTCACGGTTAAACCTCCATACCGTTTAGTTCAAGGTAAAACTTCTGGTCAGTGTATTTCGTCGCCGACCTGACCCCGTCGGACTGGTAGGTGTTGTCGTAAGCGGCGGATGCGAGGTCCGACGCCGTTCCGATGTGGTTGACCGCGTCTTCCAATGGCACTTCGGTCACCGCCGAAAAGAGCGAGACGATGTCGAAGAAGTTGGGAACAGTTTGCTGACCTGAGCTAGTGTCGCCAACTATGGTGAACGCGGAACCGGTATAGGCATAAATGCCTGGGTTGTGGTGGCCGTCAGGATATTGCCCATTTTCGTTCAGGTAATAGATACAATTAGCTGTCCATCCGGTGTATGAAGTGCCGTATCCTGCATCGTTTGGGCCGAAATCTACGGTATATCCCGATTTGAGGGTATATACGTCGCCGGTATGGTCGGCATAGTAGAATTCACCGGTTGCGCCGACGGCCTTGTTTGTGCCGCCCGCTACGTAGCTCTTGTTGATGAGGGCCATCAGCGCGTCCATGTAATTGCCGTAATCGCCGAAATTGATTTCTTCCGGGACATTTATGCTGGCAATTTTCCGGTAAATCCTGTTTTGTATCAGGTAAGAGCTGACGTTGCTGCCGGTGTAGATTGCATAGTCGTACAATGCGAGGTCATTGAGAAGGTCCTTGGCAGTTGACTTCATGCCCTCATACTGCAACGGATCGAGCGATGCCGTGCGGGTGTAGATGTGGTTTTCTTCAAGGACGTTTTGACCGCCTTCGTTGTAGTTCCACCCGACGTAGCGGAATACATTGTTTGCGGCTGCGCCCAGAATTGTGTCTTTTGCTGCAACGGGGAGGCTGGTACCGGATGTTCCGACAGCGCCGATGTATGGCCCGGAGGCGGCAGAATTTCTTATGTAGATTGTCCCTGATGAGAGGCCGGTAAAGCTCCCCGTCCACCGATAGAAAACACCGGCGGTGGTCGCAATGAACGTGTCGATGTCACCGGTTTCCCCATAATAACCGTCTGTATCGTTGATGTTGGCGATGCTCTTGCTCTGGGCCTGACCATGCGTCCATTTTAGGTAGTTGCCGTGCCATCCGCTAATGGCTTCCGGCTTGAATGAGGCATTGCTATTGGTGTACTGGATGTAATACTTGTAGCCTTTTTTGAGGGTCACGCCGGACACCGCGGCAAGCCGGCGGTAGCCATTCTTGCCGAACATGGTCTCGCTTGAAATCGTGTCGCCACTGACCTTTGCGACAACAAGGCCGCTCTCGTGAAAGATGGCAACGTTTACCGAGGTAGACGATTCAGACGTTTCCGTGAATATCGCCAGGTTGCTGAGGCTGATGTCCTCTACCGGGATGTATTCAATCGTGACTGCATCGTTGGTTTCTTCAAGCGATATGTCTGTCGTCCACACGATGTATTTTTCCAGGTCGGCCACGGACTGGACAGTCGCGCCGGGTGGGATCATGTAGACACGGTCAATGTCCATGAGGTCATTGGACCCCCCGTTCTTTTTGAGGAACTTGATGCCGTAGGTGTCGGCGTTTGGGTTCCCCCTGCTCGGGAAATGACAGGCTATCTTGCCCCAGTGAGTTTTTGTTCCCATGCTAGACTCCCGTTATGCGGAAGAACAGCGTCCCCTTTCCGCCGATGTCTGAACTGTGGTTCTGGACGATGTCAATGATTTGCGAGTCGCTTTCGACGACGAACAACTGCTGCGGGAGCAGTGTCGGGGTTCCCGTTTCCTCGGGGTTCACCTTGCACTGGACGGCATTGTCGATATTTGCCTTGTCCGATGCAGTGACTACGCCGGTGTTTCCGGTGGAGCCGGATGCCGGTGCGGTAGCAAGCGGGATAGTGGCCTTCTTGTTGGTGATACTCACGTCCGCGGTGTCGTTTTCGAGACGGATGGATTCGATGACGTTCGTTTCGCCACCGCCACCACCGCCGGAAACCCAGTCGAGTGTGCCGTTTGCATCGACTACGCCGAGGACCTTGCCGTTGTCGCTGGCATCAGGTGTAGGCCATACCGAAGAGAGCCAAGTGTTTAACTCGCCAATCTGTTCCTTTTCCGCACCGCTGAGAAGACCAGCGGCTCCGCCGGCTCCCCCCGTTGCCGCGGTTGCGAGGGGGACTGTCACTACCTTGGTGGTAGAATCCGGGGTAAGCGGATCGGATGCGCCATACAGCTTGACGCCGTTGATGACGTTCATTTCGCCACCGCCACCACCGCCACCGGTAGAGCTGATTGTGAGTGTCTTGTCGCCGGTTGTTGCGTCCGTGGATACTGCAAGCGTGACGTTGGTGCCTTCCGCGAAGATGAGCTTCCCGGAGTCGCCCGGGGTGACCTCTGTGTCGGTCCCGCTAATCTTTGCATAGATTGAGCTGAACAGCGCATCGAGCTTGACCTTGTCAACCGCGGACATGAAGCCGGACTTTGCCGGGACATTCACCGTCTGGCCGGGGTCGTTCGGATCTTCCTCGGTCGTTGCGTTCTGGGCGCACGGGGCATAAATCCACGGGTCGTCACTCGGGTTCGTGGGGAGGCTGGCGATAGACGTAATCGAGCTATCGGCTTCCTCGATTGCCAGGTGGACTGTCCGGTTGGTAGGCACCGCGATGTTGACCGACTTGTCGGTCGGATCGATCGTCGCCGCGGTCCCGTTCACCTTGATGGCCTCGATGGAGTTTTCCTGTGCGTTGCCGGGGAGGTTGGCGAGCTTCTCGATAAGGTCGGTAGCGACGACGTCCTTGCCTTCCTTGGCTTCCTGCGCGTTGATTTGCGAGCGGACACGGGCCTGCTCGGTAGCGTCGAGGGTCTGTTCGTTGTAGCGGACACTAGGATTTGCAAAAGACATTATGCTTCCTCCTTACTGGGAAGTTGGCGGTCTTCTCCTTCTTGGAGGGACTTTAACAGCCATTCCTGGATTTTTTCCAGGCCCGAAATTGAAATCTGGTTGATTTTAGCGATGGCAGAATCGAACAGCCCGAGCTGGATGTAGGGGACTACGTCCTTGATGTATGGGTCGAAGTCGAGACCTTCATACTGCGGGAGCTGCTTGATGAAGTCGTTGATGATGACTTGGCCGATATACTGGTTCCATTCCAGTCCGGTCTTTCCGTGGCTTTCGTAGAGGACCGTGCCGTTGGGGCCGGACTGGTTCTGCATGAGTTCCTGTCTGTTGTAAGTAGTAAGCATGGTTCCTCGTTAGGTTGATGTGTGGATGTTGCGGATGGACATGAAGATACGGGCCGTGTCGATGTCCTCGCTGCCCTCGGTGGAGCTCAATGTCCCGAGATACTGCGCGAATGTCGCGTCGGTAAGGTTGTTGATGCTGCCGCCTGTCATGTTTTCCAGGTTCGGCCTATGAAGTGTAAGACGCGGAACGCCGTTGCACTGCATATTGTAGCCGCCACAGCCGTAAAGACCGTTCATTGCCGGGGTATTTCCGCCAGAGTCCTTCTTGCAGATGAGCGCGGTGTAGTAGAGCTTGTCGGAATACAGCTTGTTGTGCGTTTCGCTGATATTGCCCGACGGTATGGTGAGTTCGCGGAAGGCGGACACCGATGCGCTTGATTGCGCGAAGTCGCTGCAGTTGTGGAAATTGGTGTGGCAAACGAGCGTGATGCCGTTCGGGCTGTCCAGGTCGAACTCGTAGATGGCGAGTGCGAACTGACCTGCCGATCCGGGCTGACGGAGATAGAACCCCATCTTGGCGCCTGCCTTGATTTCCTGCGTCATGACCGGCGTGAACAGCGTTCCGAAGAACACGCCGTTTCCGTGCCATGCCAGATTGGAACCGCCGAGGTCGTAGGAATTGTGGATTTCCGAGAACGACATGTTGGTGATGATTCGTTCGTCGATGGTCGCCTGGGTTTCCTTGGCGATTTCGACCGCTTCCTGCGCGGTTCCTGCAAGGACGACTGACACGCCGTCAGTCGGGTCGATGATGATGCCACCGCCAGCCTTCACCTTGACTTGGAGGTTGTTGTTGCCGTCGGCTTCAAGACCCTTGCCAATGTTCACGTTGATGTTGTGGTTGCTTGCATCGACCGTCGTGGCGATACCGCTGTTGTACTGGGTGCTCTGGGAGCTGTCGTATTCTGCGGTGCCGGACATGTATTCCTTCACCGCGATGCGCGGGAACAGAAGGATGACGTCGCCCGTGGCCGAGACGTCGCCGGCATAGGTGAGCATGTAGGCATGGTACACCTTGCCGTTGATGGTGAAGTCCTTACCGGAGTTGTTGGAGATGGTAACTGTGCCCGTAAGCGAGCACATGCTGACTTCCGCCGGGTATGACATGTGGTGAAGTTCCAGCCCTTCGTTGGAGCTGCCGGAGAGGACGCGCTGGACGGAAATGTCGCCGAACCCGTAGAAGCCCGTGCTCCGTGTACGTTCAAGGCGGACATCATAGGTGAGCTCGAAGAGGTCAACGCCGTCAACGCCGTCGTTCAGCTGCGGGTCGGAGTTCGGGATGGTCTTGAGGGCGAACACGCACATCTGGTGGGTGTTCGGATCTTCGGCAAACAGGAACCTGTCGTTGGCGGAATCCAGCTTTATCACCATCGAACTGGTGATGAGGTTGGTCGGGGAGGCGGAGACGTTGATGACGCCGGCGTCACCCCCGAGATAGCCGATTGCATGGTCCAGAGAAACTTCGAAGTCCTTTGCGCCGGTGTAGTCGGTGTATTCGGTCACGGAAACGCCGCGGCCTGCGCTGACGGAGACCGGGACTGCCTGGGAGCCGCCCTGTGCCGAGATTTCCACCTCGTTCGTGTTCGGGTCCGCGGTAAGGACGACGTTGTTGCCTGCTTTCAGGCGGAGCGTGGACTTTTCGTCGGACGGCTCGATGTCAACTTCGCCCGCCGGGGTTCCGTCCGTATCGACGGTGACCTTGGAGAAGTTCTTCAACTCGTCGAGCTTTTCCTTGTCCTCGCCGGTCATGAGGCCTTCCGTATATGTGGTCGAGTCGTTCTCGGTCACATGGGAGGCGAGCGGTACTTCGAGCGTTGCGTCGGAACTCTGGTTGGCGCTGAAAAGGTTGGATGCCGACTGGGCGCTACCGAGCTTGACTTTCAGCTTGCCGTCGTTGACCTGGAGATTGTCGAGCTTCTGGTAGTCGGCTGGCGCGATGAGGCCTTCCTGGTATGTGGTCGCCCCGCCGTTGGTGCTCTTGCCCATCGGGACACTGACGCTCACCGGGTCGTTGTCGGCCTGGTTGGCGGAGAAGGTCTGCGCCGCAGCGGTTCCTACCTGGATGGAGAGCGTGCCGTCATGGACGTTCTCTGCCGTCTGTGCGGAACCGGTAATGTTGATTGCGTATGTGTCGGACGGGGTCCCGGATGTCGGGAGGTTGTTCTGCTTGGTAGTGTCGGACGGGTGGACGTGGTCCTCGCGCGAGAACGCGGAGGATGTGCCTACGGAGGAAACGCCGTTCATTAGCGGTGCGCTGTTTCCGGCGACCGGGACTGTGATGTTTGCTATCTTGTCGTTGCCAACGACCGTCTGGTTGTTTACCCTGACATCCTGGACCGCGGTGTCGGCCTTTGCGCCCTGCGCCGCGGTGGCGAAGTCGCTTACCTTTGCGCCGGCATCTTCGAGGGAGCCGTCTGCCTTGACCTTCACGAGGTTGCCGGTAGTCGCGTTGGTGAGCTTCTGGATGTAGTTGGAAAGGTCAACGGATGTCTCGCCGATGACTTCCCATGAACCCTGTGCGCTGCCATCCGGGATGGACCAGATCCATTCCGTGTATTTGTCCTTCTTTGTGGACTGGGAATCCTTTGTAAGGTAGATGAAGCGCGGGGACGGTTCCTGGACATCGGGAACCTTCGGTTCGGTGCTGGTGAGGGAGACAATCTTGAACCCGCCGTAGTTCGCGAGGGCAAGTTCGATTGCCGTGTTCATCGCGTCCAGTGTCGGGCGGTCGTCGATAGCTTCCTTGATGTTGCGTCCGCTTTCGTCGCCGTATGCGCGGCGTGCGGCAAATTCCTTGCCCTTGTAGGAGAGCCAGAGCGATACCGCGTCGGGGGCCTCGCCGAATACATGGGCGACAATCTGTTGCCAGGAGACGTTGTTGTTCTCGTCTGCGGAGAGGATGTTGTCTGCTGCCTGCGATGTCGGGAGGGTTCCTGTCACCGTATGGGTGCGCGTCCCGGCTTCGGTAATGTGGCCGTTGTCGTCATACTTGACATAGGGAACTTCGACTGTGGGACCTTCGGTGGCCGTTCCCGTGCCGGTCTGACCCGGGGAAACGTGGTTCGTGTGCTTGAAGGTGTTCTTGTTGCCGGACGTGTCCAGCTTTATGCCGTCGGCTGCTTCGTAGGTAGTGTCGGTGATTTCTACACCGGGGATTGCATCGAGGTCCGCCGCGGTAACGGCTTCATACGCGGAAATGTGCCCCTTGTTGTCACGGGCCACCTTGTAAAGGCCGAGACCGAACGGATCTGCTGTCGGGTGGACATACTTGTTTGCGCCATCTTCGATGCCGTTGAGTTTCTGTGCGTCGTTCGTCCGATATGGAGCCGTGATTTGGCTAAGGATGTTCTGGTTTCCGTGCTGGTGGGCCCAGCTTACGGCAGTCTGGACACCGGACTTGTTGATGCCGGAGTCCGCGAGGTTGCCGTAGGCGTCAAACATCGCCATCTTGCCGTTGTGGCCAGTTCCGACCTTGTCGGCCTTCTTGTTCAGTTCGGACGGGTCAACACCCCCACCACCGCCCATCCATGAGCGGAACTCGTCGAGAGTGACCTTACCGGTAATCTGCATTTGGCTGTCCAGGGCCACATAGGCGCCCGGTACATACCCGGCCCTCCAAGGCGGTAAATCTTTGATTCGGACTTGTTTCTCTGCCATACGGGTATCTGCCTAGCCAATAAAAGTTTCGTCCATAGTTTATAGTCCGGGCTCCGGGGCAAACGAAAAAGCCGACCGTGTTTCGGTCGGCTTCGTAAGTGGGAATTGTCCTGTTAGATGAGCGCCGGGACCTTGATGCCTGCGGCTTCGCAGAGGGCAATGGCTTCCGGGCCGCTGAGCTTGGCGACGGTTTCCTGGTCGATGCCTTCACCCAGGAGAGCCTGCTTTGCACCGCGGAACACGCCTGCGAGCTTGCCACCGAGACCCTTGTTCTGGCGGAGGGCCTGGCGGGTATGGGCAGCGAGGGACTTTGCACGGTCCTTGATGCCGACAGTGTTCTTGGCGATTTCGGCCTTGTCGAGGGCGGCGATGTCTTCGTCAACTTCGGGCTTGTTGCTTCCGGCTTCCTTGATCTTCTTGGCAGCCAACTGGGATGCGCGGTCTTCGATGACCTTGGCTGTGCTTTCGTCCTTCGGCTTGCCGTCTTCGCCGAAGAGTTCCGGGCGTGCCTTCTTGTACTTTTCGGTGATTTCGGCGACAGCGTCGGCCTTGATCTTGTTTTCGTCAACTGCCGGCTTGGCTTCGGTGGCCTGGCGTTCCTTGATGTCCTTCACCTTGTCGGTGCGGGACTTGTTGGCGTCGATGGTCTTCTGGTCGGCTTCGTTCTGCGCGGCTACCTTCTGTTCCTTTTCGGCCTTCTTTGCGTCGGCAGCAGCCTGCTTTACGCCGGCCTGGTAGTCCTTGAACGCGGTGTTGATGATGAGCTTCGCGTTGTCCTTGTTGGCGTTGAGGATCGCGACAATCTGCTCGACCGGCTTCTTGATGATTTCGTTCACGTCGGTGCGGCCTTCTCCGCCGTCACCTTCGGTCGCTGCTTCGATCAACACCCTTCCGCGGACGAGGTTGATTGATGCGACATCTTGCGGTGTCTTGGCCTGGCTTTCGCACATGCCGAGATAGTTCATGAACTTGCCGGCACCGGTCTTCGGCTGAACTCCCTCGAACAATGCGCCGCCAACGATGCCGGCGATTGCTTCGAGCTTCTGCTTGTCGGCCGGGTTCTGCGTAAGAGCCTGGAGCTTGCCCATTCCGGCGAAGAAATTCCTTGTATCCATTTTAGTCCTCGGATGTAGTGTTTGACCAATAGTTTATAGGTTGGGTCGGAAAATTTCTATATTTATGTACATGAAGTGTGTCATTTTCAATAAGATCGTGTTTCACGACGTGGCCAGGTGGCTTGAAACGTGGGTGAAGGATGATATTGTGGTCGTGCTGGGCTACCATGCGGCACCGGCAGGCTGCACTATCGAGCATGTCCGTGCGGACAACCCCGGAAAAAAGATAGTGGTGTATCAGCTTGAACAGCTTTATGACGGTTCCCCTGTGATTAACGGCAGATGCGGTGACTGGCTCAAGAAGGCCGACGAGGTGTGGGAGTTCGACCTTGGCAACAAGGCATACATGGAGAAGTATGGGTTCCACCCGAAATACGTCCCGCTTTCGTTTACCGACAGGACGCAGGTAAACATGAGGCGCCCGGAGGACAGGGACATCGACATCCTGTTTGTCGGGTTTCCGTCAACCTACCGTCTGCAGATGTTGCAGCTGATGATGTCGCGCTTCCAGTATCGGTTCACTACGATTCTGGGGACCGGGGTCTCGGGCTTGATGCTGGACGAGCTCATTTCCAGATCCAAGATTTTCTTGAATATCCATGCCAACGAGAACTACCATTGCCAGGAGCAGGTCAGGCTGTTCCGTGCAGTTTCGGGCGGATGCTGTGTCGTGTCGGAGCGCAGCCCGTTCAACGAATTCGGGAAGTCCATCGTCGAGTGCGGCTATCACGAAATTGGGCCGACGTGCCGGGAATTGCTGAAAAGCGGGGACTGGCAGAAGATTGCAATGAACGCGTCAGAAACCTACCGCGCCCATTGTCAAAACCGTAAGAAGGTTTAGGCTACCGCCCGTTCCTTCGCGAGCTCCTTGGCCTGCTTCTGTGCGGCTATGCGGTCCATGTGCTTCATTATCTTGATGAGGGCCATGATTGCATAGCGCCAGCCGCGCGCGGAGTCCCGGAGAAAGTGCACCATCGAGTGCGATGTCTCGTTGAGGCAGATGAAGTTTTCCGGGTGGTCGAGGTTGCAGTAGTTGAGCTCATCCATGTCCAGGTGATGCACAGTGTATTTGCTGTCGAGTTCTGCCCCGGTGACGGGGTCAAGGACCTGCATCGCCTTGAGTTTCTTGCGGAACTTGGTCCACCGGGCAGACGACCGGAACTTGGTCTTCATCTGCTGTGGCTTGCTGAAACGTTTCCGTTTGAATGGCTTCTTGCATGCAGCGCTCATAATCACCGCTCGGCTGTTCAAGAAAAGTTTAGGATAATTTGGTGCAGAAAGGAAAGGCGCCCGCGGTCGCGGACGCCATTTTCTTATTCCAACATGGACGGGGTGACGTGCCCGATCGGGTGGTCCTCGCCTCCGGTGCGTGCCATCAGGCGGCCTCCGGTTTCTCCTCCGGGCAGCGCCCACATGAGCGTCGGGGACGTGCGGTCGTCTGTCGGCGAGTGCTGGTCGGGAAGCGCGTAGCGAGTGACGTTGCGTGCCGGCCAGTCGAACATGTTGTAGAGGCCTGGACTGCCGATGCTGCCGTCGTCATATCCTTCGAGACCCGGTATGTCGATTACGCCCTTCCTTCCGAGGGCGCCGGTTGCCGGACGGATATACTTGCGGACACTCCAGATGTTCGCATGTTCGACCTTTGAATAATTAGATTTCTCAATAACGTCATTGTGTTCGCCGTTCACATTGCACGGGATGTTCAGGCCAATGCCACCTTCCTTGACCGACGCATACGGCTTGCGCAGCCTGGCCATGAGGGTAGCCTTCGGGCCGGATGACGCCTCCTTGTCCACGTCGTTAGCGAGGTCCGGGTTGAGGACGCCCGTATCGAGGAACGGGTTATCTTTGTAAAGAGCCGGGATGCAGGAGACATGAATGTCCATCGGGGAAATCATGCCGTATGGGACAAATTCAAGACCCTTGTATGAGTTTGAAATGTTGTCGCATGCGGAATTTGCCCAGATTTCGTGCTCGCCTTCCGCGGTCGGGAGCTTTTCCGAGAGCGCCCGGTTGCCGTAGAGTGGGGTGAGGTAGGTGGACGGGTATTGACGGTAGCCAGTCGTGAGCCAGCGCCCGAGCTTAGCGGAGAACGTAAAGCTCATATAGACACGGGTGTATGTCGCCTGGTTCTTGAACTCTGGTTTCAGGTCTTCGTCATTGTAGTTGACCCACATATACGGGGCACTTGACAGTGAAGCGATTACCTGGTTTTCATTGATTGTGAACCAGTCGGCGTTCGGGTCGAATGAAGTGTCGGGATTGTCACTTTGCGGATTTTTGATAAAATTATCGCAGACGAACCGGTTCATGCGGTCGCCATCGCTGCCTGCGGAGAGTTCGGCTTCCAGTTTGTAACGGTCATAGACGTTTGGATCGGTGATGGTGCTACCGTTGACGACAACCCTGTTGGACGAGTAGAAACGACGGCCGAACTTGGACTGCTGTAACGGGAGATACGTTTTGATTAGATCGGCGAGCGCACCGGAATGGGCGGTCTCGTTCGGCTGGAACTCGGAAATGAACGGCGTGCTGCTGCCGGTAGCCCACCCATATTGCCGGATGACGTCAGCCGGGAGAAGTTCATGCTGCGCACTCGAAAGTTCTTCCGCTGTGCCGACTGAGATGCGTGGTGCTTCGACACTATCAAGCGAAATCATTTCAACGAATGGGCAGAAAATTTGCGCAGACCCATAGTTGCCTACGGCGCGGTCAAATTCGCGCAAGTCTTCTGCGTAGTCAACTGTTTGCAGGTCGGCAAGCCGGCGGAGGTCGTCAAGCATGACGGCGATTGTCTTGTTTTTGATCCGGTCATCCTTCGTCAGCATGTCGGCGACTACTTCCACGAGACTGCGGTTGCACGGCTCATACTGAGTACCTGGCATACCGATGTCGTCATCGATCGGGGCTGCGGTTTCCTTTGGGATTGAATAGAGTGTCGCATCCTTGTAGTATGGCAGTTTGTCAATGTAGTCGCGGAACGGTGCACGGAACCCTTCCCATGCTGGGGAAGCAGAAGCTGCCTCGTAGTCGAAGAATGCGTTGACTAGGAGTGACGGCATTGTCTTGGGTTTGTAGAGCCACATGTCATCGCCGACACCGTCGAGTACGAAGGTGTCGTAATCGTTTGTGACGTTTGAGTCGCGTTTGAAGAAGTTTCCATTTTCTGGGAACGCGCCTTGCGGTTCGATGCCGACATCGATCGCGGTTTCTTCCGACGAGAATACTGGATTGTAGCTCAGCCGGAGACGGAGCTTGGAGAAGTCTTCGATTAGCTGCTGGTATGCCTTTGCTGCCTGGCGAACCGGGTTGCCAGAAACATCGGGCACCGTCTCCTTGTTTGTTGCGGGCATCTTCACGCGGAGGCGGTAAGCGATTGCGCTCTCGCTTCCAGCAGGGCCCGCATGGTTGTCGCCATCGTCGCGGTCACCGGCGCCTGCTGCGTAGGTGAGTGGGACATCGTCCACACCGAAAGCGAGAACGCCGTCCTTGTGGGTAATACGGGAGAAATCATCGAAGTCACCGGGGTTTGCCGGGTGGTGGATGAGGTCATAGTTGGCTCGCCATGCGCGGTCCGTGATGGAGTCAGTGCCTTCATCGGCCCACATTGTCATTGCTTCCGCGATGGAATTGAGGCGCTTTCTTCCGCTGAGTTTCCACTGGAACGTATTGGTTGCGCCCTGGAATACTGTGGCGAGAAGGTAACGCTTGTCACCTCCAGGGAAATGTGTTCGGGTAGTGTCGGTCGAATCGTCGGAGAGGGAGAAGAGACGGTTGTATTGTTGGAGCGTACCCTCTTCGCCATTGCCAGCATCGTCTGCCAGCAATTCCGGGGTTCTCGTGCGAATGCCGGTATTTAATGTGGATGGGTTATTGCAGTCAACTTCCTGGTTGAGACGGACAAACACGACGCCACATACGGCTACGTTGCCGATGTCGAACCGACGGTCGGAAACGCTCCACGGGAAGTCCCCGTTGACCGTAATCGTGGTCGGGGCCGGGTCTTCGTCGCTCGGGTAAGTTTCTGCCGTGGCTATGCCATCTACCCATGCTTCAGCCGGTTCCATCGCAGAGTTGGTCAGGTGAATGCGTACCGGGAGGGAGACGCCGGTCACGCTGTCGTGGTCGCCTTCCTTGTCCGGGTTGTGGACAATCGGCTCCCCGTTCAGGTCGCGGATTGCTTCCGTGGTCTTGAAGGTGAACGAACCAGAACCGATGTTGAGGTCAGTAATCGGGTAGCGGGTGGTCGAAAATTCCTGGAATCCGCCGCACACGTAAACGCGCGGCTGGGTGATGAGCGCATAGTAGCCACTGAGGTCCTGGACATTTCCTCGTCTGAATGCCTGTTCAAAACTGAGGTTTTCAAGTGCGACTTCAATCTCGCAAGTGTCGCCATCCTTCGTGGAGAGCGGGGCTGGGATGTGGATGAAGGTCGGTTTAACGATGATCGGTGCATTGTCGTCTTTCGGCTTGAGCTCGTTATAGATGGTGACCACATGGCGGTTGCACTCGTACCGGTCGATATTGCCTTCCCCGTCGTCTTCTTCGTAGTCGAGGTTGCCTACCGGGTATGCGTCACCCGGTATATGTGCTCCCTCGCGCAATAACGTAATACTGTTGTTGCTTTTAACGTCGCTGAACACGCCCTTCGGGTTGTCCGATGGGTCGTATTTTGACGCGCCGGTAAACGGCCAGTCCCTCGGGAGGGCGGGCTCGTTGGTCATGTCCACCTTGGCGTCGCTGTTGGAGCCGTAGCCCCAGTGGATTACCGGGTGGCTGGGTTCCTGCTCGTATGCGGGGGTGCCGTCGTCCATCTCCGCGGTAACCGCTGCGCCGGTTTCTCCGGTGTAGTAGCCGCCGAGGCCGAAGTTCTCGATGTTCACCACGGAACCCTTGGCGTTGGTGAACGGGGTGGAGCCCGGATAGAGGAACCAGTTCACGAAGGCGCCGGCATCGCGTTCCGTGCTGTATGCGTTCTTGGAAATTCCTTCCGTGCTGTCCTGGACGAACCCGAACACTTCCTTGTCGCTGTAACCCTTGCGGAAGTGCGGGATGTTCTTCACGCCGTTGCATGCCCAGACGTTGTCGTCCACTCGCGGATCGGCAAACGGGTTATGCTCGGGGTTGGACATGTCGTCAATTTCGACATACTGGTCCTGCATCGTCCCGTCGATAATGTCCTGCGGCATGTCGGAGATTCGGATAAAGCTGTATGTATCGGTGTCTGCGTCCTTCGTGAGCGAGTAAACGCCGTTTCCGGTGTTCTGTGCGGTGAGCGACACGACTGTATCGTCGCCGACACCTATTTCGACATCGACCGTGTCGCGGCCAACATGCGTCACCGTGCATCCGGCGGGGATGTCGATGAGGAAGGTCGTGGTATCGGTAGTCGCGTCGTAGGCGACCTGCTCGACTTCCGCCACGGTTACTTGCAGGGCGGTTCCTTCGATGTCGGAACCGGGCGCTGCGACCGGGGTGAGGCGGTCTATGGCGGGCGCGGTTGCGCTGAAATCGCCGAGAAGGGTGAACATCAGCTTGTCGTCCACCTTGTCGATGCTTTCCACCGGGATGCGGAACTTGCCGTCCGAGTAACGGACTGTCTGGCGGAACACGATGTCCGCCTGCGTGTTTTCGTACTTGACGCCGTATGACTGCTTGACGAACGGCGGGTTGTTTGCGCGGTCGTAGTCGTCGCTGCATGTCGGCTCGTTCGGGACGCCGGACTGGTTCACTTCCGGGAACCCGATAGGGCTAATCTCGATGTTGCCGTTGTCCTTGACGATGATGTCGCTCTGCGGCCAGTTGACGTAGCTGGCGATGCGGTCGCTTTCCGCGTCATATTCGCTCTTGAACCCGGAGATGTAATGGCCGAGCCAGGTTTCCGCGTTGAAGTCGGTAGTGACAGTGTCTTCCGCCGCATCGACTATCTGGAACCCGTTGGCCACCGCATATAGTTCGACCGTATCGGGAACGTCGATGATGTCGAAGAAGATGCCTTCCGCGGTTGCGCCCATGTCGTCCACAGGCAGGGTGATTGTTACCGACTGCTGGGGATTGACCGTGAACGGTTCCTTGCGGTATGTGCCGTCGATGGACACGTTTACGGTGAACGGGCGGTCAAGGAGCGTGCCGTTGCTGTGGGCGGCGATTGCGAAGTTGAATTTCAGGAATTTTCCGTCGTCGATACTTTCCGGCATCGCGGCGAATTTGAGGGCGGCCTTGCGGCTGCCGATGGAGCCGGTAGTGCGCCGGCGGAACGTCATGCAGACGTAGTATGGCTGTACGGAACCCATGGGGAGCCGGTCGCTGGGCCAGGCTACCGACACGTCGGTATCGGTGCCGCTACGCAGCACTGCGTCGCCCGCCTTTGGGAGGTCTTCAAAAGTGGCGTTTCCGCCAATCCACAGATCGATGCTGGCCATTGGTTCCGTCAATTCTAGTTACTGTCCCTAGTTTATATCCGCCAGGGGGTCGGAGGAAGGTTTCAGACTATAAACTACGGATGTAAGACTTACGGTAACCAAATGGCAGGTAAAGGAATTAACAAGCGCATCATTGAACTTGACGAGTTTGCCAGGAACGGTGACGTAGACCCGGACGTAAACATCGACCGCCTCCAGAACGACTGGCCCGACAATGACCAGCCGTGGAGCGCCAACTGGTGGATTCCCCTTGACTGCAAGCCTGTGGACGGTGCTACCGACCCGGAAGACCACGGGACGCTGCGGTTGCCGTTTTCCCGCGTCGCCATGCTGGACCAGTCCGGCAAGGTGCCTAACGCGATGCTTCCTGGCTATGTTGACGAGTGGGTGCTTGGCGAAATGACTATCAAGACCGGGACGGGCGGGGCGGAAACGCAATACCTGTTCCACCCGACCGATGGGAGCGGCCCCGATTACGAGTGCCCGG